ACAACTCTATACTCTGCATCTGTTACTTTATATGAAGATGAATACTTAGCAAACTCATCCTCATATCCTGTACATACCAGTGGAACCTCACCATGAATGAGATTCAAATGCTGATTCAAGTGCTGCGCAAACATTATCTTTCTTTGCGCACTACATGCTGGAGTGAAGGGCATCATAAGAGTATTGCCCAACATCTCTTCTGGAACTCGTATTCGTTCCTCTGCTTCTTTAATTCTAGTACTTAAACTCAAATCTGAGAGAGCCATATAAGTACCTCCTTTAATAAAACGATTTCCTTTGCTAGTGTCGAACTCCTTGACACATTCTTATAATATATAAATACTAAAGAGTTTGAAGGGATCACCGAAGTGATCCCTAATCTCTTATGCAGCTTCCTGTTCTCTTATCTTAGACATTATTATAGATGCTGTATCTACAGTGTCTGTAATGTAATCATCTGAAGTATCAGTGATTGTAGTCATCAAGACTTCAATCACATTTTCATAGAATACTTTAGCGAACTCAGGATCTGTGTGCAGTTTCTCTTTAAAGTTTTTCTGAGCAAACTTCATATCAGTATGACCAGTTATATAGAGATATGCTCCAGCTCCTCCTATCTTACCATTATTCTTTAATAGTAAGTATTCAGATAGCTCTTCATCATATCCCATCTCCTGGTTGAATACCAGTGAAGCAACCTTACCAGCTCTATTAGTTCTAGATTTTACAAAGAGTATATCTACTATAGAGCCATTTATGCCAAGGCCTTCATCATCCTTAAGCTTAGATCTATCCTCAAATCTAAGAAGCAGATTAGACAGATATACTATAGCTTCGCCACCTGCAAGCCGTTCACCCTGTTTCAGGTAAGAAACCTGAGATTTAGGCGGAGCATAAGCATTAAGGCTTACATTCTGTGTTATATGGTTTATTACGAAGAGTATTATATTTGCTGCTTTGAGCATCGGTATAATTCTCTTGAAGATAGCAGTATTAGCTTTTGCAGCTGCTGTTGCTGCCATCTGACCAGATAACTCATCTTCTTCAGTATATTTCTCAGGCATAAGCAGAGCTATAGAGTCAAGTATATATACTGTAGGTTCAAGCTTATAGATTCTATTACCCATATCATCACATAAACCTGTATCATACTCATAATCTGCTCTGTTATTGATCTTAAGATCATGTATCATCTTAACTCTTTCATAGAAATTCTCTGCAGTGATGCCTGAGTTTCTGCAGATAAATCTATCTTTAAGCTCTTCTGAGTTAAATCTTGAAAGAGTAGCTCGTCTTGTTGCTGTAAGACCACCTTCTATATTATCCTCAAACACACATGAGGTTTTGAAAGGCCTTACTATATTAGAAGCAGACTGAATACAGAATGTAGTTTTACCACATCCAGATCTACCGATAACCATAACCATACTACCATCTGTAATTCCTACAGAATGATACTTCATATCTTTTGTATTACTTCTAACATGAACCATCGTTCCATTGGCAAAATCAAATGTAAGAAATCCAGTAGAATATCCTACATCAAATTCTGTTTCTGACTTCATTCGAAAGTCTTTAAGTTTAGAGACTGACTCTCTAAACCTCTGTGCTAATAATCCAGCCATTTAATTAGCCTCCTCTGATATATAATGTATTCAATAGTTAGTCATGTTTTCAAATACTACATTCCTATACTCACCTATTATCGACAAAAAATAAAGGTTGGTAACAAGACCAACCTTTATTTTATTCTGCTTTAGTATAGGTGATAATGATTCGGCATAGCTCATAATCTTCTGTATAATCTACGTCATAAGAATTATATTCATATGCCGGATTGTACACTATTACTTTATCACTAGTTTGTTGGACAGTAACAACCTTCTTGTTTATATCATCATTCTTAGATGCATTTATAGTTATTAATATGATTCCAATCCCAATAACTAAGAATGCATAAAATACTCCAATACTGTGGTCAAGCAAAAAATCAGATATATACTCACGCAGCATCTTGATAAAATCCTTCATTTTATTACCTCCTTATGGTATAGGATACTCAGGAATAAGATTGTCCATTACATACTCTAATCTATCAAAGTCAGTAGATAGTTTATGCATAGAGAATCTGACTGATTTAGGATCAGAGTTATGAAGAGTTACAAACTCATTAGAATACATCTTAAGCACAGCTACTATAACATCCACTGGCTGAGTAACAAGTATATCAAGAACTGCAAGCCCTAATAACCCATCGACCTCAATCATATCATACTCTTCATGAGATAACTCATCTGTTACAGTATCAGTCTGAATAGGTGAAAACATTACTGTTGTAAATAGTACACCTATTCTATCAAAGAGTTTTCCATAGATCTTTACTATATCTTCTACCTCTGTTTCAGCATTGAAATAGTTGACCAGGATTACATTAACTCTCTGAATATTGATTCTTTCATTGAATGAAGAATATCTGGCTAGAGATAGCTTGATTGCTAATGACTCTTCTAAGCCTATAGCAAGAAGAGTAGGAATTATATCTCTATTAACTGTCTTAGACATTATTAAGAATAACTCCTTCATGAACTTAGAAGCTCCTGGTAGGGTAAGATAATCATATGCAAGATGGTTGCAATAGGTTCTTAACTCTATAGGGAATGTATCACAAGACTGTAATACTTTTATAAATGTATTCAGAAATCTCTTATCCTGAAAATGCTGCTTATAGATATCACCTACGTTATTGAAGAGATCCTCTAAGATATTATAATACGATGATTTAATGATCTCGTACAACTTAGCATCATCTATTTGGTCAAGCGGTGTAACTTTTAATATATCTTTATTGAAAGCAGGATTGTTTGCAAAATCAAGATGAACAACTTCATCTTCCATCACTGGTTGTAAACCACGTAATTCCATACTAACCTCCTAAAAATATAACACCATGGGCGTAAACCCATGGTGTTTCGCTTATTTATAGTTAAGAGCTTAATATTCGTCAATTGTATTGCCAGCACTTTCTACCAGCTTTACCTTAGACTTAAAGCCTTTCTTCTCTTCAGGAGTAGGTGTAGGAGTAGTCCTCTTGCCAGGGCCTCTTCTACGATCTGTAATATTGAAAGAAGAGTCTTCATCAAGATCTTCCATAGTCTTTACAGAGCCGAAGAATGTATCCTTGGTCTTATCAACTCTCTGAGATTCATTTATATACTTCTTATAGATAGCTTCAACCTCTTCGATCGGAAGCTTCATACCAGAAGCAATAATGCTTACCCATTCTCTATCTCCTTCACACTGAATGTGGTGGAAGATTTCGAAAGGCTGACCAAAATTCTCCTTGATCTTATCAAAGCAAGAAGTAATAATATCAGCCGTTTCAGGCTTAGCATTTATGTACACTGCTATAATGGATGCAGTAGGAGTGAAATCTACAGAATGAGTATTATCGATAGCATCCTGCAGAACCTTAAGCATCTGTTCCTGGTTCTTGATCTTTTCGAGATTGATATTTTCGATATCCATAAAACCAGGTCTTGTTGTAGCCTTATAATGGTCTGTAGAATCTATATTCTGGCTAGACTCTACTATCGGATTGGCCATGTAGATCATCATACGATTAGCAAGCTCTTCATTAGCCTTAAGCTCAGCCTTAAGTCTAGAACCTGTATCTCTGTAGAATTTCTTATTGCTAATAGCTTCAACTACATAAGACTCATCAAGATCCTTAAAGTAGTTTACTGTATTCTTAATACCTCTAGGGTCATCTTCAAATCCATTCAGCATGAAGATATGTACAGGAAGGAATTCGTTCAGCTTCTCAGCCAGAACCACAGAAGCACCAGATCCTGTACCACCCTCAGGTGCAGCAATGATAGTTACACTATCATCATCTGGGAAGAGCAGAGAGGATACATCAAACTTAGTATTCTTAATATACTCTTCCATGAGAGCCTTACCAGCTTCTCTTTCTTTACCGCATCCACCAGATCTTTCATCATCACAGATTATGATGGATATATCTCTATACTCCTCAGGTACATCTCTGAGAGTAGAGTTTATTATGTGAGCGCGATTCTTTGCTATTACTCCAGTCTCGATCAGATTGATCAGAGCTTTCGTACCAGCAGCGCCACATCCTATAACTGTCGTATTCATGTTTAATTTGCCTCCTTGATGATATCGGCTACAACTCTATAGTGCACATTGATCATCTGTTCTGTAATGGTTTCAGCCCAGTATGTGCCACCATTATAACCATTGTAACCGTTTTGATTTATTAATGCTAAAGTTGTATTTCCTTTAGTATAATAATTTTCATAAATCCAGACAGCCCCATCTATAATACCTTTAGATACTTGATCAAACTCAGATAATTCTGAATCTTCATCAACAAATCTAGAAGCCCAATACATAGGATCTGAATCATATGCGCCTATACCATAGTAGTTATGCTTAGCAACAGCAAGTTTAGAATTACCCCAACCGCCTTCCCAAGCAGCTATGCCTAAGATAATCAAGGGATCCATCCCAGTCATTTCCCAGACAGCATAAAAGTCTTTTCCATGACCTTTAAATGTTGTTCCCTTATTTTCCATTATTCTGGGATCCCACCAATCGATAAGTTTATCAAGAACTTCGATCGATGGACAAGTCTCTACGCAGACATCAGAATGTATTGTTACGTACTCTCTAGTTAACCCATTTGGTAAAGGTGTATAAGTAGTATCCACTTCTTCGGAATACATCCCACCATCCTCTACATCAATAGTATAAGACAGAGGATCTGGATCATAGAAATCTTCAGTCTCCTCTTCGTCTTTAAGTTCAAGAGTATGTCTTTGAGAGAATATAGTATCTTCTTCTGATTCTATTGTAATCTCTTCAAAAACTTCTACACTCTCTTGTTTAGTAGTTATCGGATCCACATATGCTGAAACAGCTGCCATCCTTCCATAAGTAACCAGAACTGCTATAGACATGATTACTGATGAAGCAGATAGCAGCACCTGTATGTCTCCGATTTTAAACTTCTTACCCATAATACCTCCTACAATAAAAACCTTGGGTGTGTCATCTGACACACCCATCTACTTATGTGTCGTCTTCATCATTATCTTCTTCCTCAACCTTCTTAGCATCTGCTTCATTGAGGGGTGAAAAACCGAAAGAGCCAGCGACATAGCCCTGCTCAGTTATAACACCTACAGTCTTCTTGTCATCCATTTTGGATCACTCCTTTCATATTATAATGTTGACTGGTATATATTATTCACCAGTAGCATTCTTATAATATACAACCATAACTAGGTTAAATAACGAATATGCAAAACTCAAATATTTCAATTATATATTATAATAGTGAATAGAGAGAATTAATCTATAGCTTCTATAATTCTCTATAATGCTATTCACAAAATTTATCACAAAAATGGAGAAGCTAAAGCGCTAAGGAGGCGCAAAAACTATGTATACATATACCAAAACGAGAAACCGTTGCATCTGCTGTGATGCAGTATTCCAGTCTTATGGGCATAGAGATTACTGTCACAAATGTGCAAAGGAGATAAAGGCTTGCCTGCCGGCAAGCTTAGTGTTAACTCCGTGTGAGAGACACATCCCTGAAAACGAGCTTCGTGCTCGCATTGACGCTGTGATCGATTCCTACAACTCATAATTGTAGGAATCAGAAAAACAAGGGGCTTATGAGGCCCCTTGTTTTTTATACTTCACGTTCAACTCGACGTGTTTTATTTTTATAAGTATGAGGAACCATATAGTCTTCATCGACCAGATTACATCCAAGCTGAGATCCTATAAGATATACACTCATAAGATTCTTAGCCATAGAGTCATCTTTCTCTAAGACTATGTCATCATCATCTACATCACCAAGAGTATTAATATCATTATACATAATATTCTTGGCTCTGATTGCATCAGCTTTAGGCCTAGCAAGCTCCATCATTGTAGCATCAAGACCATGTACTGCAAGAGCTTCAAACTCTCTATCAGAAGTCTGACCACCCTTAGATTCAGATATAAGACGTCCAGTCTTCATATCTCTCTTAGACATATCTGTATGTATAGAGTTCTTCTTTGTAACGAATTGTTTCATCTTCTTTACATTCAGATATATAACCATAGCTTCTCTAGCTTCTACAGCAACTCCATCAGAGTTTTTATATAAGTAAGGAAGATTAAGTTTTTCAATCATCGGAACGTTTAATATCTTAAGTGCTTTTTTAATCTCAGTCATAGACGGCTCTATTTTGAAGAGTCTGGTTTGGAATCTATATGGTAAATCACGTGAAATGAATTTTAACCACTCCTCGTCAGACATACCAGCAAAAAGATTTTTATAGAATTCAGAGTTAGTTCCAGAAGGATCTAAAGCATCCATTACTTCATATACAAGAGCTTCTGACTCTTTTCTTTTAAGTTTCTTCTCAGCCATCTATATCACCCCTTTGCAGCCTGCTGTATTACAAGAGTAAAGTAAGTAAGAATAGCTTTATTATAAGATATCTTAGTTACAGTTCTCTTTTTACGTTTTCTATATGCAGGAGAGTTTGCATCAAGCCAGTGCTCAATGATATCTCTTTTTCTTATCTCATTTTTATCTTTACTATTAGGCTTAGGTCTAAGGGTAAAGGTAATGAAGTCTATATCTCTTACATCTTTATTTTTTGACTGTACCATGTAAGAGGCTACTATAATACGTATCAACTCTATCATCTCATCTACATTATCTGTATTCTTGATGATAGTTTCTATGATACTCTTAATTTCTTCAGTCTTGACATCAGTATTAGATGCCATCTTGCAGAACTTATAATCTACATCATTAGATGTGATATAATCTATAGCTTTATTGGTAACTGTTTCAGCCTTCAGAGAATCATTATCTGCAATTCTGAAGTTACCCTCATCATCAGCCATATCAGAGTCATAAGTAATATAATTAGCATTATTATCATTATATGCTTTATAGTAAGCATTAGCGATATTCTTCATAAAGGATTTTATTCTTACATGAAGCTGCTGTATAAGATATACATAATCTTCATCTGTAGTAGATCCTTTAAGCATATCGTCACCATAAGTCTCTATCCAAGTAAGTGTTATAGCTTTAACAGCTCCAATTACAGAACCTTCTTTTGCTATATTATACTTATCAGATAACTGAGTATTTATTACATACTCCATTACATGAGGTGCAGGAGTGGTGGTAGGAAAACTACCAAAATTAATAGAAGGATAGTAGTTTCCAGAGAATGATAAATAGAGCATAGAAAGTTCAAGCTCTTTCTTCATCTTCTTCTGGAAGAAGTATTTGATAATACACATCATCAATACTGTAACACTATTCTTAGCAGCTCTAGGATTAAAGTTAGGAATCTTATAGTAGTAGGTATGCGATATTGCAGCCATAATCTCTCTATCAGATATTCCTACAGCTTTAAAGAGCTCATCTTCATCTTCTTTTCCATATGCTATTCTTTCTCCAACTATAGGAGAATAGAGATCTTTATTCCTCTTCTCAAAGAACTTAGACAGCATATTCTTATATTTAGTGGTATTCTTAGATATCAGAGTTGATACTTTAGGATATAACTCTTTATCGATAGCAGAAGTATCAGCAACATTAGCCATCATTATACCTCCATACAAAGTTAGTATTACAAGGATGTTGAGGTTCAAAACATTATAGTAAAAATTAAATTCGAAAGTGGTGACATTAATGGCCTTATATCCTATTCATGAAGCATATTTTGGCAAAACGCCTGAAATATTAGCTTTAGCAGATCAATTTTCAAAGTTTAGAAGAAAATATGTAACTGGAAGCATATTCAAATACAGCCCAACTATAAATACTGATGAAGACCTCATCAAGTTCAATAGAATGATGGAGGATACATTCGGTTTTCAGGTATTTGAATTATATATAATAAATTCAACTCAGGTTAATGCATATACTCATGGTATGACAGAGACTCGTTTTGAAAAGGTCTCTAAAGCATTAATTAGAACCAAAGATGGAATCAAATATGATACAAAATATGGTTTCTGTTGCTTAACTTGTATTTATACAGGATTACTGCTAAATAATGAATATACAGATGATGAAATATTTGCAATAATTTTACATGAGATAGGGCATAATTTCCAGGAATCATTAGTAAAAGATATTAAAGATCTTAATATATTATCTTATGTATTTTCTTTTATCACTGCTATTATAAATGCCTTTAAAGGAGATTTTAATGAATTAGTCAAACTTACAGGAGATAGTCTGGTAGGAAGATATATTAAAAATATTAGAGCTGCTGGTGCAAAGTTTACAAGAAACAAAGGAGCAGCTTCTTCTATAATAAATTATTTTGCAACATTTAAAAATGTACTTAGTGACACTTTTCTTAGTGTTGGCCAAGTATTGATAGGATTAGTTCCATTCAGTGGTCTATTGTTATCTCTTATTGATTTACCTACACGGATTATAAATACAGTGTTTAATCTTCCTAGACATGTATCTAATGTAGCTGGAGAATATCTTGCAGACTCTTTTGCTGTAATGTATGGATATGGTCCTGAAACTGCATCTGCTCAGAGAAAAATAAATAATGCAACGACTGGTTTTGCAGATGAAGCTGTTCAGAAAACTAAAGTGCTTAATGCTATATATCAATTCAATCTTGTTCCAATATTAGCCACAGCTTCTATGTTTGATGAGCATCCGTCAAGCTTAGCAAGAGTGAAAAATACTGTTGATTCTTTGGAAAAAGAGTTACAGAATGAGAATCTTGATCCTAAAATGAAAAAGAAAATCATAGAGGATGCAAAGAAGTGTAAGAAAGAATTTGATGAATTCTATAAGCAAGCTTCTTCTCTTAATCCTGAACAGAAGAAAGTCATATATAATGGTTCCAAGCTTTAATGTATGATGCTACTGGAAGTGATAATAAGCAGTGGATTAAGAATATGATTGATGTAAATAGGTCTGCAGACAGAGCAATAGATAAAGCAAAACTTCCTGTTAATGATATAAAATTCAGATAAAAATAAATAGGGTAGGCGTAAAGCCTACCCATATTTTATACTTCAAGTAAGGTTTCAAGCCCATTTGTACTTGCATCAGATTTAATATTTACATCCTGTTTAGTAATAGGTTTATCTGTTCCAGCTTTATTCCAAAGCTGATCATTACTTAATTCAGAAGATGTATATACACATCCACCATGTGGAGCAGTAAGTACACCACTAACAGTGTTATATGCTGCTGCATTTTTAAATGCTTCTTTAGAATCTTTAACTCTTTTATATTCAGCAGAAAAGTCATTTATAGGAATCTCAACGTTCTTCAAGTTCTTATCGTCATCTTTATTTATATAGCATTCAAAAATGACAAATACATCATCTTTGGATACATTGATTAAGATTGGTTCTATGAAAAGATCATAAAGATTCTTTAAGTAATGTGCATCATATATCTCGGCAAATACACTCTTCTCATTTATATGGGCTATATAACCAATTGTATGAGTAGGATCTGCTACTACTATATTATTCTTTATTGTTATATTAGTATCAGGTTTGAGAATAGCCATCTTTATATTCTCATTGAGCTGTTTTCTCATATCCTCAGTTAATACATTAGGATTGATAGGAATCTCTACTGTAACATTAATCACTTCTATTGTGTCTCCGCTTAATAATTCTAACCTCATTTGTTTACCTCCACTCTTACTGCTTCAATTCTTATAATCTTCTCTACCATATATCCTTCCTCAGTCTCATTGGTTAGAGTACAGATTCTAGCTTTAAGATTATTTCCTCCGTATTTTTCAAAGAAACCCTTGTCAATCACATTGACAAGGATATCTGATGGTCTGATAGCAACTATCTCAGCAATGATATCAGACGTTCTATTTATATAAAAGTCTGCAGAGTCTTCATCGCGCTTTGCAGATACTTTAAACAAGAATGCAGTTTTATTCATCCTATGGGATGCCAAATATTCCTTGAGCTTCTCCTCAAGGTTTAGATATTTCTTATCACTAGTTAAGCTAGGTTTTTCACCAGCTTTGATAAGTCTAGGTATTGATAATAGTGTCATCATCATTTCCTCGCTCTGGTCTTAGATCTAATTCTATTCTTTTAATAGAAGCAACTCTAACACCATATTCCATATCGCTATTTTTACATATAGATACTACTCGTATTACTGCAGTATCTATATTTTCTAATATAAAGTTGCAGGCATCATTGTTTTCTACATCTACAAGAAAACTTGTAACATCAAAATCTAATACTTTTCCTATAACTTCTCGTTTACCAGCTGCATGTCCTATTAAATGAGAATTTACAAATAATGGTACTCTATTTTTACCATAAATGTATTTGTATAACATTTCATGCATATTATTATACGGCTCCCCATGGGGAGCCGTAGATTTAGCTGGAAATAGTCTAGGTATTGTCATTAGCATATAATCATCCTCTAAACTTTTTATTTCCGGCAAAGTCTTCAAGATTATTCTCAAATACTTGCTTAGCCCATTCAGATCTCCAAAGTCTAGTTCTTCTTATTAATTGTAATCCTCTTATAGATTTGATAGAATACTTATTCTTTGGCAACTCTGAACCAGTTACAATAAATTTGATATATGGAGACTTCATCTTTCTTATCTTACTAAAGTATCTAGAATCTATCAGGCACTCTACGAAGTCATCATGAATAGAGATTACATAACCAACTCTATTCTTAGGATCGACAGGGTCTGACCATTTAGATACCTTATAAATATAGAATGCGTCCATATCTTTACAATCATTTGTCATATCAGATAGGATATAATCAAGTCCATAGATTCCAAGTCTTGGTAGAGTCTCTTTAGGATTCATTCTTGGAACCATTTTATCTACCAGATGAAGCTTCTGAAGATGTTCATCTATTGGTATTATTATATAAGAGAATATATCATCTTTCATCCAAGTACCATAAGTAATTAGATAATTCTTATTGGAAACAGTGTCTATAAGATTCTTATCCTCTGTCTCGATTGCTATCTCATCTTTAGTAGATAATTCGGCGGACATTGTGCCAGCCTTCTTACCATTGAAATGAACTACATCTGTTAATAGTGAGGGTGGGAAATTTTCTCCAGAGGTGTTCCAGAGATACTGTAATTTGTCTGTGAAATTACAATATGGTATCTTAATAATCATAATACTATCCTCCTTTACGTTAAATTTGGACTACATTTACTCTAATGTTGACCAACATTAAACGTCGATAGTATCGTTGATTTTATCTAGTATACACTACTAGAAAGGTCTTATGATTCTGTTTACTCTCACAAATAGATACTGTAGTATATTCACTTAAGTCATATCCAAGATCATCTGCTGTCTTTCCGAGCTTGATTGTTATAAACATATGAGATACGTCAAAGTTAAAATTTACAAGAGTTCCAAGTTTCTTAGTAAGTCCATTAACTTTTACACTTTTATCTATAATACTATAGTCTGAATTAGACTCTATCCATTTTATAAGATCTTTATGAAAAGTATTCTGCTCTAACACTAAAGTCTTATTCTTTAACCAATCTTTCTTTGCTGGCATACTAATACCTCCAAAAAGATAAAAGGGGGAGATGAACTCCCCCTTTCTTAAATGCTCTTAGGATCTCTAAGAATATTAGCCTTCAGAACAGTTGTACCTTTTATCATTTTAGTACCAGGACTAATACTAGATCCAATCGGTATATCTGTTACAGGTATCTCAAGCTTCTCTTCAGGAGTTATGATTCTGATTATATCTTTCTCATTAACCCCACAGATATACTTGATACTATCTGTCTTCTTAAGTTTGATCACAGAGCTTCCTGCTTTATATCTTCCAGTATAAGGAAGAGCTGCAGGTGAGAATCTGTTAGCAAATCCATTAGTAGTTATTACTATTATATCAGTCATATCAGGGGTTATAACTGACAAGCCATCTACTAATGTATCACTACTTATACTCTTTACTCCTCTTGCCTGTCTAAGCATCTTAGGAATATCATTCATACTAAATCTAAGAGCTTTATGATTGCTATAGACTACTACTTCAAATCCATCAGGGATTATCATAGTATCTATTACAGAATCACCAGGATCAAGCTTGCTATATGCTAAACCACTCAGCGGTACTGCAAGGAAATCTTCAAGATCCATCTTCTTAATGAATCCCATTCTAGTCAGTACCACTAAGCTATGCTTACATAACTGCTCAGATAATTCTTTTACCATAGGCTCATACATTACAGTGCTGATATTAGATGTAATATTCTTAGACAGAATTCTTATATCAGTACCATTAGAGTTCTTATCGGTAAAAGGTATCTTATGAACAGGTAACTTAAACACCTTACCTAGCTCATCGAAGATCAGGATATTCTCAGCATTGTCTACCTTAAGCATTAACTTAGGAGCTGTACCTCTGAAATATCCTACAGGATCGTTCAATGGAACCTTCTTGATAAAGTTATTATCAGTAATGATAATCTTAAACTCGCCGCTAGGTATATCAGAAGCTTCAGATTCTGATATAATCTTACAGCATCTAGGACTACCATACTTATTCTTTACCTCTAAGAGTTCACTTTCGATCTCCTGATCTATAAGTTTATCATCATTGATCATCTTAAACATGAACTCTTCTTTAGGCTTAAGATCTGCAAGCTCATCAATATATGCTTGCAGTCTAGCTTTAGATAATGAAGCAAGATTAGATCTAAGAATATATTTAGCCTGGACATCTGTGATCTTAAGTTTCTTAATCAGATATTCCATAATATACTCTTCGTTCTTAGTCTGTTTCTTTATCATATCTATTACATTATCGATCTCTCCAGACTGCATCAGTTTAATGAATGGCTCTATCTGATGTATTCTAGTCTGTACAGCCTGAAGTCTGTTGCAATACATTCTAAACTTAGTTATTCTTCTGAACTCGATGAATGCCTGGAGATATGATTTATAAGACATTCTCATCGGCTGAATTCCATCAAGAACTTCGAAGTTAACTCTACAGTTCTGTTGCATATCTGTATTCTTATAGATTACTTCTCGTACAAAGTTAGGATCAGTACCTTTCTTTAATACGATATAGTACTCAAGATGGTCCTTATTAGAAGCGTCTTCGAGAGACTCTATCTGAACCAGCTTATTAGCTTTTACAAGCTCTTCTATCTTATCTATGATAGACCCGAGGAATATCAGATTAGGTACAGATCTTATTATAAGACAAGGCTTATCTCTTCTTGTACCTATATCTATAACCCCTCTTACCGTATAATATCCAAATCCTTTATTAGAGATAGATTTGAAATCTGTATTTACTATCTCACAAGGCTGGCAATGATCAGGAATCAATACCACCTGAGCATTCGGATTATGAAGAAGCTTTATTGTAGCATCGATTACTTCATTAGGATTATGTGAAGGTATCTCTACCTTCATTCCTAAACCAATTGCAAAGCTACCGTTTATAAGTAACAACGGTACTCTACAAGGTAAGAACTGAGGTTCTTTAATCTTGTTATCATAGTTAGGATCCCAGTCAACAGCTTCATCACATTCTTTGAGTTCTGCTATGACATTCTCCATTGCAAAGTCTGATAAACAAACCTCTGTATATCTTGATGCTGATGCAGGATCACCATATGCGGATCCAAATCCACCTTTACCTCTAAGCAAAGGTATCTTACATTCAAACCAATTTATCATCGGCTTCATTGCATCATATACTGCTACATCTCCATGTGGATGTAATCTCTTAAGCACATCACCTACTACTGCCATACTTTTTACTTTAGTAGACCAGCTTACCGCTTTAGAGAACTTAAATGCACCATAGAGTATTCTTCTCTGAACAGGTTTTAACCCATCCCTGTATTCAGGAGTAACTCTCTTTCTACTTATATAGACTGCATAGATTGAATAGTCTGTCTTAAACTGTTCAAACGTATTGCGGTCTACTATCTTTTCTGCCATTGTGCTACCTCCCATTAGAGTTGTCTGTCTATAATTTCTCCATTACCACAGACAAATCTATACCTTTCTTCTTTGTTGTCATAGTTTTCAAACCATACTACTCGACCATTACGATGTATAATAACACCATTAGTCTCATCAGTCCAGTCAAACTTCTGACCATTTATACATATATACTTACAAGGTTCACCTTGGCCTTGCGATACAAGTATAATGAAGATATTCATATTGATATTATTGATCACATAGTATCTATCAGGATATCTTCTATAATCAAGATCTTCTACAGTTATGCCATCAAGACATAACTCTTTATTAGGATCTCCACCTTGTCCTCTTACCATATTTATAAAGTATTCGAGCAGTGGAGCTCCAGCAGGAAAATTAAGATTCTTATCAATCGCTGGCATTGTTTTTGTCCTCACTTTCCATATTTATTTTTATGAATGCTATACTATCTATAATTGTATTGTCTAGATAATCAGATAATACTAATGTATCCTGATAGAAACTAGCAGTGACATTCTTAAGAGGTTTATTATACTCATTATCTGCAATAGTGTCTATAATAGTTATATAACAAGGAGTATCTGTATAAGTTATGCATACCATATACTTATTACCTTTAGCCTTTTTCATATCATCAGATGCGGAAATCACTCTAAATGGCTTATCAGGATGAGTAACTTCAGCATATTGTATATTAAAATTTTCTACCATATCATATATGCGGTTTGTCTTTGATAACTTTTCAAATTTAGCCATGATTCTATACTCCTTTAAAATGATTAATATATAGTTTTTGAATCACTATATTTCCACATCTATAGTATATAATCAATACAAAAAATAACCAGCAGGCCGAAACCTGCTGGTGTATGTTGTTAGTTATTCTGTGTTTCTTCAGTAGAAGAAGTAGCAGAACTATCATCATTCATGATCTCGAAGCTTATAATCACTTCTACTTCACCAGAACGATTGGTCCTTACTTTAGGCCATACATAAGGGCATGTAAGTTTCTCGATTGAAGGTACATTCTTCGGGAAGATTGTACAAGTCAGATATACCTCTGTACCCTCTTTAGATTCTTTAGCCTCAACTGAATTTACATAGCCGACATTTGTAGTGCCAGTCTTATTCTGATCTTCAAAGACCAGATCCTTAGCGCAGCTGATAGGGAAAGAGATTTTCTCCCACGGCACACTCTTAAGAAGTGCTACAAGAGTCTCTGTATCATACTGCCTATCTCCCTGCGTCCCAGACATATCCATCGGATATGTTATTGTAAAGGTCTTAGGCTTTTCCTTTTTGACGAACTTTTTGCCGTTATTGTTGTTTGTTTTCTGAAATCCCATCTCAGATTCCTCCTACAATATAATTAATTTATTTAAACGACGTACAAACGTGTTCTAATGAATAGTTATGTGCATCGTTATAATTAAAACCCCTTAAGCTTCAGACTTCCTTTGAATAAGAGAGTATCAGATGTGAATCCTGCAGCACCTGTATGACCGCCACCTCCATACATTTTGGCTATAGCCGCACAGTTGATATTAGGATCTTTGAGGTTCGAGTATAATGAATATACGAACCTTTCACCATCGAATGCCCAGGCTACTACGATCGGATACTCATCATATGCTGCACCAAAGACATCTGAATTTGTCTTATATGAGAGTACTGCACAAGGGTATGTTTTCCCATTCTCATCTGTTATAGTACTCTGATACATATATGAGTCTCTGTAGCGCTTATTATTAGATGCTACATATTCCATAATAGCTCTGCCTTTTTCAACAAAGCCTTCAGTTTCTGTATCATCAGCAAGCATATCACTCCATACCCCATCAGTAGGATCTGTAAGATTGGTGGATGCATAGAATGCCGTGTTAGCCATCTTTGATTCAGGGTAGTTGTGCACCCAGCGATCATAGTCATCTATATAGGTAATTATATCAGGATAATCATTACCGATAAGATGATCATAAGCTAGCCAGGCGCCTGATCTGTTTATATCGAGTATCTTCTCAAGTTGTCCTGACTCTTCTGCTTCTCTCAGAACGCTGAGTTCAGGATAGTTGATATAATCTTTCCAGGCTTCGATAGAGGTTACATGATGATCAATATATACAACCTTGCAGTTATATTTAGAGATCATCTTCTGAACTTCCTTGAGGCTATCAAGAGTTGTCAGTGACAGATCAACGATATAGATGATATTAGTATCATCATCTTCATCGAATTCATCAATCCTATCGCACTTAACGAGTTTATCATTATAGTTGACAGGAATAAATGATATCGACTTGAATTCATCTTCCTTGATTAAGTGGCTGTTATAAATAACAGCCGCTGAACCATACCCATCGAAATCTGTATGGTGAAAGACTGCTATATTCATATTAGACCTCCTTTATCTCATTGCCATCATCATCGATCTGGCATACTTTGAGGACAGATGTGAAGGATGCTTTGAACTTCTTCTTCATCATATCCTCACCCTTTTCCTCAGCCTTACGACGTCCATTTGCCTTTACCTCTATGGTAACTACTTTCTGAGCATCGTGGTTGAGTTGTCCGTAGATCTTCCATTTTTTAACAGCCATTTTTTACCTCCTGAAAATTTATCAGCATCAGGAGTTATCCTGATGCTGAATTGTTGCTTATTCTTCTTCCTCGGATACAGTAGTATTAGTATCCTCGACCTTATAGGGAGCTTCCTTCTTATCCATGAAGAGCTCGTCAAATACGCTTACAGGAAGTACAAGTTCCATATAATCATATATAGCCCCTATACCGTCCTGCCTTGCTTTCTTCTGAGAAGTGCTGCTTTTGTCTTTTGTGGGAGTATGAGCCATCACCCCTATTATTTCACCACAGAGGTATGCTACTACTACATAAGGACAATCTAATTTGATTGCCTTTTCAAAATTATCCCTTACATGCTCGCAGGATGATTTGGGCAGTCCTGAGGTATCGATAAGATTCCTTATTTTACTTGCATATTCTGCCTGATTTTTAATATTATCAGACAAGCCTTCGATAGCAGTCCAGATTTCTTCTTCTGTGTCATTCGTATAGAGATCATAATTACTTTCTTTGTAGAGATAATCCATGATTCTCTCTTTTTCGGTTCTATCATGATAACCAAGAACTTCGAGCGAATCATCGAACTTAGCCATCAATGAGTATACATTTTTTAAATTAGGATAAGCCATAAGTATTCCTCCTTTTAATTTAATGTCTTTAACCTAATACATCATTATAATATGCAACTCAAAATAATAAGATTTACAAAAAAGAAAACAGGTGGTAGAAACCACCTGTTTATATCTATCACTTAATCAGTCCTATATGAAATGCTACCAGAAAGAATTCAACAATATTTAATGCTACTACAAAGATAGAGAAACCATAAAGCTTTACTAACTCTTTACCTGTCTTTTTATCTATAGCATTGATAGCCTGAAGCTGTGTATTATCACATTCTTTCATATATGCCATCTGATTAACGATCTCAGTCAAACTATCCTGCTGCTTTTCAACCACATTCAGAAGTGATTCTATATTCTCACCCTGATCGTGAATGACATTTCCAGCAGACTCCATAAGTTTAATAGTCTCACTGAGCTGTTTCTGAGTCTTTGTAAGATTAGTATTAACCTTATTGATCTTATTATAGATCTTCTGATTTGTAGCATCCTGCTTTTTAATCTGTTCTATGAAATCAGTAGCCTCTACTCCAGTACCTACAAGTGTTACAGGATTTGATTCAATATAAAAGCCAGTTGTTTGCTGTTCATCCATAGTTGTTCTCCTTTATCCAAGCACATCTTCCTTAGTAACTTTTACGTCCTTCAGAAGTTCGGATCTGTTACCATCAATGAATCTAATCTGTTCGATCTCTTTCTTGATATTCTCTACAGTATATCTAATCAGAGTTCTATTAGATCCAGGGTACAGGGTTGATTCTGATAACTGGTCAGGGTCCATCTCACCAAGACCTTTATTACGTTCTATATGAGGAGGCTTTGTAGTATCAAATGCTTTAAGCAATCCATACAAAGAAACCATCTGCCCATTCATAATAAAGTAGTTTGGCGAATGTTTGATAGCCTGCAGTATAGATCCACAGAAACTAAGTAAACGATCATCAAGGAAGATATTATCCATAAGACCATTTACTATACCAGATATGATAACTGTATTACCATTCTTAGATACAGTTACAAATCTATAGAGCTTTTCAATATAAGCTTTAAACTTATTGAAAGGCATATCCTTATTAATAAGGACGATCTCTAAGAGAACAGGATCTATTGCAAAGGTTGTTGCAGTATTCTCCAGAGTTTCTACATAATACATATTATCTCTGAGTACTCTAGAAAGCTGTGCATAAGGTAACTGCTTTCCATTTACATCACAGATTACATTGTTCTTCATGAACTCTTTCTGTACATAATCGATGTAGTCCTTCATATCAGTGAAGTATACATTCTTACCATTCTTAGTCATATTATACAGAGGCGGAACTGCTCCATATAATCTTCCAGAGGCTACTAATGGTTCACAATAAAGCAAGAATAAGCGGAGAAGTAATGATCTAATGTGATTGCCGTCCAACATTGTTGGTTAGACTATATCATCATCTCATAGAGATGTCTCCCATTTCGAACCTTTCGGCCCTACGTTTTTCAACTAGTCGTTGAACCTTATCCTTAGCGGATCTTGGCTGCTGATCAGTACATTATAAAGTACTTAGAGTTACTATCCTCATATACTATCTTGATTAGTTCTTTCCGACTTTCGTCACATTCACACTTGCCTTTTCAAGCTATGTTGTAGTCAATCAAGCATTAGACACTTCCAGCAGTTAAAGAGATTTTTCAACGAGGATCGCTCCCCGAAGCCCCAACGGTCTAGGGTCTGCATCACACATCATTACTACCTTTTCAAACTTACATTTATTGATATCAAAAGATCTACCATATCCAGCATCCAAGATATTAAGAATAGCACTTACTTCTTCATTCTGTAAGAACTTATCTCTTGGAGTTGTTATAGCATTAGATATTTTTCCTCTTATAGGGAATATACCTTGCCTCTCAGGATCTCTACCTAATCTGGCAGGACCAAGAGCTGAATCTCCCTCAACTATAAAGAGTTCAAGATTCTTTTTACCATTCGGTTTTACATACTTCTTAGGTAATCCACCAATTACACTAGTAGCATACTTAGTAGAGAGTTTTACTCTACCTTCTTCAGACTTACTTCTAACCTCTGCAATATCTTTGAAATACTGACAGAGTTTCTTTAAGTCGTTCGGATTAGTCTTAGCCCAGTTATCAAGTTCTTTAGTAACCAATCCTGATACGAAAGGCACCATTTCAGGAACATAGAGAACTTCTTTTGACTGACCTGTATAAGACGCTTTAAGACAGAATGCTGATATACTTGCTTTGAGTCCAGCCTTTATATCAGAATTCATTACAGTGAGAGGTTTCTTAGACTTCTGTCCAGCAAGGAATATATTATTCATATACTTACGGAAGAAGTTACATACACCATTAAGAAGACCTTCTATATGAGATCCTCCTACAGTAGGACATGTATTACATAATCCTATAATTTCTTCATCTGTAAAAGTCATTGTACTATCATAAGTCAATGCTATATCTGCCTTGAAATATCCAGTATCAGCGCTCATTAAGATTGGCTTAATGAGAGGAGACTGAGTCATATTATACAAGTGATGCATTATACCATCAGTATTAGTCAAAGATTCTTTATGAAGTTTACCATTCTTATCAATGAACTCCATAAATATATTCAGACCTATTCTGGTTGCAGGCATAATGACTTCTATAAGTTTATATACATCTAACCAAGTTATAGTCAACTGACCTATAACATCCTGGTTAGGTACGAAGCTTATAATTGTACCTTGTTTACCTTCAGAATTAGGAATAGGAACTTCTCCCTTCTTCCACATATGTCCTTCAATAAACTCAGCATGTCTTCCTTTCCCAAGAACAAATGTATCTACAGTAAATGTATGTGACAGCATATTAACTAAGCTACCACCTTGACCATTCTTACCTGCAGAATACTCACCTGGCTTTTTATTATAATTTGAGGACGAGTGAAGTTTTCCAAATAATGTATCGATCATTCCTTCAGGAATTCCTCGACCAGAATCTTGGACAGTAACTCTCAGATCACGTTCATCAAACCATACATAAACGTTTCTACTACTAGAAAAACCTTTCATATCTTCATCAAATGAGTTCTGAATGATCTCTCTAGTCATAGTCAAAAAGGCGGGGTTTCCAAGTGCCCCAATATAGACATCTGCTATTTGACGCACTGCTTGGACAGGGTCATCTATAGAAACTATAGAGTTTCCATAATTTTTTATCTCTTCCTCTAGTGTTGTATTTGTTATGTCTGTCTTCCTAGACACGCATATCCACTCCTTTCGATTACTGTAAAGTTGCCATTCCTGTGGCTATTCATTTTCAGTTATCTGGTGAGATAAAATTTAGTTGTATTTGATAAAAGATAAAGAGATGGGCGAACCCATCTCTTTATTCTTATCTATGCGATTATACGTTGAACATCTTCTCATTTACCGCATCAGCTGCAGGTGCAGGAACACCCTGAGCATTCAGAGGCGGATGAGCTGTAGGAGCTGCCTGAGGAGCCGGAGCCGGCTGAGCTACAGGTGCTACAGGCTGCTGAGGCTGTACATTGTACGGAGTCTGCTGAGGAGCTGTAGGCACATTATATCCAAACGGATTTACACCTGCAGCTGCAGGATCATACATAGGAGCCTGAACAGGCTGCTGAGGCATCATAACAGGATTCATCGCATAGCCATTAGGCTGAGGAACAAACCCCTGCTGAGGATAACCTATCGGGTTCGGGAAAGCAGGCTGTCCATAATAAGGATTCTGCTGTACCATACCCTGCTGAGGATATCCATAAGCACCATATCCCATACCTACCATAGGATTCATGATATTGCCGAGCATACCAAATCCATAGGGCTGATTAACTTCAGACATTCTGTGCATATCCTGTACAGAGTTGAAGTTCTTTGTAGCCAGTGCATAGACTTTCGGAAGTCTCTGTATAAGGGGAAGTATGGTGAAGAGTTCTCTTGCTACATCGTCCGGAACATCGAGCCAATATGTCTTGATGGTCTGGATTATGTTTGTGATGAGTTCTACTGCACCTTCTACGGCTGCCTGATCACCATTGGTAAGATCAAAGGTTTCACCGCAGATCGAGCAAGTTACCCTTTCAGGGTTAGCAGGATCTTCGTTGTAGAGGCAGATCGAGTTACCCTGCTTGTGGGTGCAAATTGCTTTTGCTACCTCAAGAGGAGTTACTACAAGCGAAAGCTTATCAGTTCTCTTCTTGAGAAGTTCCAGCTGCTCCTTAGTAAGCGGATTGCTCAGAGTTACAGGCTGCTGCTGAGTAGGCTGCATACTGTAATACTGGTTGCCACCAAAGGGCTGCTGATAAAAGTTGTTGTTATACATGGTTCGTTTCCTCCTATTGGATTAATATTATTGGTCTTTTAACCATACTTATAGTATATGATTATAAGTATGTTTAACTTATAATATTTTGCAATTATTTTTAATTGCAAATCGGGGTATTAAAACTCATGCATAATCGCATGAGTTTTAATGTGTTTAGGTAAGTGAATTAGTTATCTTCATCAGAGTCGATAACTCCATCACCAGTACCTGATATTGTAGTACTACCTTCAGTGGTATCATCCAGATCATCAAGATCTGCTCCATCACCACTTACAGTTCCAGTACCTGCACCAGCATCAGATGTAGTATCATCAAGGTCATCAAGATCTGTACCACCACCATCTACTGTACCTGTTCCAGCACCAGTATCGGATGTAGTATCATCAAGGTCTGTACCTCCACCACTTACAGTTCCAGCACCTGCACCAGTATCTTCTGTTGTAGTAGGTTCTGTTTTAGGAGTTCTTCTATCCTCATAAGTCTTTTCAGGCTCTACAGGATGTACAGGATCTTTCAGTGTGTTCTTAACCTGTGCCTGATGAGCAGCAAGCTTTTCGCTATACAGTTCATCAAGATTGGTAAGAGATGACATATCTGTTATCACCGGATTCACCTCCAAAGTATTTTCCTCAGGCGGTATATATGGTGTAGCCTTCTCATTAGAGTAATGACCAGTAGCCACGTCCACCTTCTTAAGGATGTCAGGATTTCTATCCTTAGCTGCTACATAAGTATTCATATCTGTAAGGTTGAAGAGCATGTCCATCATTCTTTCTACTGACTCTGCATTGGTCTTACCATCAGATACAAAACTATCAAGCAGTGTTTTAAAGTCCTCAGAACCATAAGTGCTTTCCATCTTTACGATATTATCATAAGAGATGGCAATCATTGTAGCAGGTTCTGATACATTAGTTTCTCTGTTCTGATTTGCACCAGCAGAGTATAATATAGAATTAGCATCATCCCACATGACAAGATTAGTTCTCTCATCTATCATGTAGTTTTCATCGCTTCGTATAATAAGGGGGCGATTCTTCCCCATCTTCAGCTTCTTCCTGAGAGCGATTACTATGTCTTTTTCCATCAGGCTTTCCTCCTAAGATTTGTTGTAGCATAATACAGTACTTGGGATTAAGCTTTAAAACAGTTATACCGTAGTGTGTATGCTCCGATACTACAATACAAAACTTGTCATAAAGTATTGGATAATACCCAGGTCTGATTAATCTCTTCATATACTTATAGAGGTCGGGTTTACTTTTCAAATCTTTCAGTCGAAGGCCTTTATACCAGGCCTTCTCCAGGAAAGATTTAAATCCTTGCTTATTAAAGCCTAAGCGCTTCCGCCTCTTATTAAGATGTGAAGTCACTTTTAGCTTCATTTTTTGCATTTGCTCAGATTACGTACTTATAGGGAGCAAGCTGACTTACAAGAGTATAGAGGTACTGAAGATTTCCAGTATCTTTAATCCCGTGTAATGCCTGATAGATATAAGAGAATGCGCTCAGACTGTTAGATATATTTCTATATACAGCCTGGAAGCTCTGATCGTTAGCAGTGTTAGGATTCTCTCTTACAGAGGCATTAAGACCTTCGTAGAGATACTTATAAAACACCTGTTTAGAATTAGCTGCTATAATACAATTATCAAGGAACTGAGGATCAAGGAAGTATCCACCTTCAGTAGATATATTTATATTACCTCTGGCGAGATCTCCGAATACCTTAACAGCGCCTTTCTGAGCTTCATCAGCTCTGATAGAATGAATGAAGTCTGAACCATATCTTTCGATCTGCTGTTCAAACCAATTCTTTCTCTTCTTGCCACCATTTTTCTGTCCCATGGTGTATCATCCTTTCTTAAACATCTTTTTCTTCCATACCTATATGGGTAAATGGATTGACTACTTTTGGTCTTTCATTAGTGGAGTCTTCTGTCTGCTCAATAAGAGTCGGCAGAATACCATCTTCAGTCTTGTTAGAACTTTCTTCGTAACCGACATTATAGTCTTCGATATCGAAGCTAGAGTCTTTTTCAAAGAAATCATTATCCTGACAATACTTCATAAACTCATAGACAGTTACAGCTTTTTCTATAGCTATACCTTCTACTAAGACAAATGATGAATATATATCACATCCATCTATATTGTCTTTGATGCGTTCATAGGCAGCTTTTCTACCAAGAACTTTCTGCCACCAGTTTGCATCGCCTTCATTGTCTGCGAACACGAAGAGAATGATGTAGTATTTTTCCTCTGCATCTTTCTTTTTCTCCGTTTCTGTACCTGCATCTGTCACCATTGCAGGTCTAGACTTTACTTCTTCGATCAGCTGATCCTGTGCAGGAATCATGACCTTGTTTCTTTCCTCGACCTCTTCTTCGGTCATGTGTACAAAGGGATTAATAGATTCTGCCTTTGTTGCTACAGGCTGCTGAACTACAGCAGCTTGTAGACTTCTTTTACCTTCATCAACCATTAGATTCTCCTTCTTCATTATTTTCTTCTATCTTAGAAGAGATAATTACATGCTTATCATCTTCTGTAACAGACTGAATATAGTATCCACCAACATCTATACCAATTATGGTGAAAAGCTCTCTATCAAACTGCTTAAGATGCTGAATAAGCTGTTCGCAAGATAAGGTATATGCATCCCTATCAAAGTCTTTCTCAAAGTTTATATATGGAATAAACTTTGTGATCTGAAGTACCATATTAATATCTTCATGTTCATCAGTTTCAGGTCTTACACCTCTAATAGCAGCTTTATCGTCATCATAGTCTCTTACAAGAACCTTCTTAGTTTTATCTGAAACCTTTTCAAGTTCATCAATCAGGTTCTGGTTTGTCATTCTTATCATTCTATTCATATCTTTAATCCTCCATTATGATTCGGCATTGCCATAAGGCCTACACGTATTACAGGTTTATCATCTTTATCTGTTCCCTCAAGAAGCATAATGGTCTGAGCAAGGTCACAGAGTTTATAGAGTTCGCCCTTATCATCAGGGTTCTCTTTTGCGAGTGATACACTGTAGTCAGATTTAATGGTCTTAAGTTTATTGACCATTTCTCCAGTAGTCATTACATCTTCACTATCGATGTCATCTACTATCAGAAATATTTCTTCTCTGTCGTTTTCAGGAATGAAAACGTCTACAACTGCTTTGTATGATCCACACACAATCAGTAAATCAGACTTAACAGCCTCAAGTACGTGCTCTAATAAGAGCACTGACATCTTATATGGTGATTTACTCATAGTAAATCCTCCTTTGAATATTTAAGATAGAGAAGCACTGCTTCTCTTCATCTCAATAATATATACTCATTATAAAGTTTAACCATTTGTCAAATATAACCTTGGTATCATAGAAGAAATCTCCAGTAGCTATGATGCTACTGGAGACTCTTAGATAACGTAATGAGTTTAAAAGATTACCGAAATACAATATATTGATTTGATTGAGTTATCGGTTATTGAATATTGTCGCTTTGTTTTTATGGACCACAACCCAAGTGATAGTTGTTTTGGTCTTGATTAAGAAGTTGCCTGTACAACGTGAATTTAGATATGTAAGATAAAATCTCTCTTTGGTCTTCAAAATGTTGCAGAATTTAAACTATCCATATCGTAGAAACTTTTATACAGATTACAGCAGTCAACCTTTTCCTTAATCGTTCTTACTGCTTATTGTTTTATAAGACAACAACCGTTTTATGGATTTGGAATCACTTCCAAATAAATCTTTTAGACTCATTATTCAAGTGTTTATTATGATATTTAAAATAAATTCAGATATATACTATTATAGTGTAATAGAAAGGAGGAATTCATATATGATTCCTGAAATGATGACATGCGCAACAAGAGGCAATATCTGTAGTTGCGGAGACCCAAAGTGTACTGGAATACACCAGTACTCATCGCCTGTAGATCCTAACTTAGTACAAGCTAGTATGATGACGCAGCAAGCATCAGCAATGCTTGCAAATCCTAATATTTCGGCAGAGGAAAAAGCTACTGCTATTCAGATGCTTTCTGATGCATTAGCTATCTCAACTGATGTGATTGAAAGAAGAGGAGGAATAAAAGCATGAAACCTATAGAGATTCAGAATCTTAATATTGAAAGCCCGCTGGTAAGAGACTATCACATTGACTTTCCGTTCTATCTTCAGAAAGAAGATGCACTTGATGCATATGTCTTGTTAGACAAATTCGGTGACATTGACAACTCCCATATTGATGAAGTTGGAATCACCATGATTGCAAATGAGTACTTTAATACTAATAGCAATAGGCATTTCAGCTACAATAATATTAACTATGGTGAGTATTCTATCAATATAGGTACTACCCCTAAAGAAGCGGCTATAGCTTATAGGGATAAAGCTTTTCCTCTGTTACTAGCTTCAAATACTTATCGGCTTGTTAAAGTAAAAGCTTACGGCTTGATAAAACAAGAAGCTATATATGCACCAGAATATACTAATATAGCACATCATTTCCGGCTTCTCAGTGCTCAGAATATTGATATAGTCAAGATCTATGATCATGAGACTAGTGTCAATATGATACTTGAGGATATGGAAAGTCAGAAAAAAGGAATCTTCTGGAATGCATTAGCAACTTATACGCCATTCTTTATAGAGCGTAGCTTCTTTGACAAGTATTCTAATAAGCTTACTTCTAAGATTGTCAAAGGTATAATGGATGGCAAGTCTAACTCTGATGATAGGAATATAAATATAAGCAAATACAAGCTCGGCACAGGTGTAGACTGGTATATTCGTAGAAGTGGTATCACTGAGAGCGATATTGATATGGCCAGAACTATGGTAGATAAGGACATATCTGAAATTCCTACTCATATAGCTGCAACTATGGTGGTAAAAGGAATGAGAAAGTTTACTACTAATGAGTATAAAGCTATCTTTAAAAGAGTAATCGACAGTGAGATCGGATTCATTTCTTGTTTCGATACTGGGCTTGGTATGTGTCACACTGATATGTGTATCTTCCTTGGAGATCCTCATATTACTACTACAGTATTAGATGATCTGCTGAAGTATTGCTATAAAGAATTCAATCTGTATCAGGAATCTAAAGAAGAGTCTAAGTGGAAAGATAAGAACTTAGACAACATGGTATCTGATATAGTAATAAATGCAAATGAATTCATAATTAATCGGATACTTGATGAATCTTATAAGTATGCTAATGTAGCAGAGATGCTCAAAGATGCAGTCAAGTTGTATCCTTCCTATATAAATAGCTTGATTTATAAATTAGCACAGATCGATATAAATCTTATAATTCCAATATTGGAATTGCTTGAAGAACCTTATAAGCACAAGGCTGTTCAGACTGTATCAAGATCTGTAGCTATAACTGAGCTGTTTGCAGCTACATTCGATAAGTATATAGATTGGGGTGCAGCATCCTCATTCGTAATCACTCAATATCAGTGGGAGAAGCATCCTGAAACTGTTGATTATCGAAATGCGTTCGCTAATACAAATGAGACTTATATGACAGATGATGCTATAAGTTTCTATAGAGCATACTATAGCCATGCTGGGTACAATATCATATTGTCTTGTTTAGGATACTGGAATGATGTCCTTCACTTTAGAGGATTAAAATGGGCTAATAACCCTAATATTCCTGTAAGCTTTGTAAATATCTTATGCGATCACTTCTCTGAAGATAATGGCCGTGAGATAATTATAAAGAATCCTAGACTCTTTATAAACAAGAAGATAGATCTTTCGACATATATGAATGCGGTAGAACCAATGAACTATTTTGGTAGATTTGCTCCCAATAGAGCGACGTTTTATGATTTATTTTCTGACTATGTTTACACGGCAAGTGTAAATGATGCATTTCCGTATATAGATCAGATAATATCGCTTCGCAATGATACAGTACAATGTATCTTAGGTGATATAAACAATAGCACTGATCTTCCAAGTAGTGCTATTAAAAATCTGTTTATATTACATCGCTTACGCTTATCAGCTGGAAAGATCTTACCATTCAACAGAATTAGGCCTATCAAGGATATTAAGATGTATTATAAGTATATCTATTATATAACTCCTTATGAATATAAGGAGCTTATAAGAATAGGTGAGCTTAAGACTGATGAGGATAAAGAGAACTTCAAGGCTTTAGTAATTGACTAAGACATAAAATAAAACGGGTGGAACTTCCACCCGTTTATTTTTTAGTATATACCGAAAAATTTTATACTATTATAACTATAATAATTTCCACAGTCTATACTTAATGTCGTAGTATTACCAAATTCAATAATACAGCATAATTTGTTACTTGTAGTTGGATCATCCCCTCCAACCATATATCCATCATATGTGTATCTATCACTTGGATTAATCAGTGATGTATCTATAAATTCTAGGCATGAATGCTGTTTTACATTAGTCCAGCTAGCTTCTCCATTATTTTTCTTACCATAGAAATCATACACAACTAAATACTTATAGCTTGTATATGGTTTTGGTAAAGTAAAAGTTCCATCTCTTTGAGAAGGAAGATATTCTCCTAAGTATTCTATACCGTTTATAACAAAGCCATTACCAAGGTCTACCTTACTAGTTAATTCCTTAATATTGCCATTTTCATTTGCATATACTGCCATAAATAAAACCTTCTATGATTTTATTTTCAGTTTTATCATAATTCACCTTAAGAATTATTACTAAGAAGTTCTTAGTAATAATTCTTAAGCCATAAAACTGAAAATTTTATATATGGGAGATTTAAGAGTTATGGCGATTTATGCTAATGAAAACAGTGTAATGAAAGAACTGACCAACAAGACTGACTATGGTGATGGTTTTGTAATCAATGGTATCAAGTATCTTGGTACTGTAGAGCATGCTAGTACTGAAGTCGGAATTGATATTGCTAATTATACAGGATATAAATATATCATAGGACTTCCTATACAGCCTGATGATCCTACCGCAAGCATGCGACTTTCTTGTGGAATGTTTATATTAGAAACACCTTTAACTTTTCAAACTTCTGGAGGCCTTAATGGAGCAACTACTAGATCTGTTGGATGGGCCTATAGTGGTTCTGCTGGTAGAGGTGGATTAATAATAAAAGCAACTCTAATAAATTCTACTGGATTAAATATTAAGTTTCATGACAATGGTGCAAACTATTATCCTAAGTATCTTGTATTCGGACTTACATAATAAATACCCACAGGGTTTTCCCTGTGGGTAAATTTTGTTTAATAGAAAAAGATTACATCAAAATTTATTATGAAAGTGTGAGATGCTACCGAAGGAAGAGCAAAACTAGTATATGTAGTCTTTGGTATAGTGACTGTATTACCATTAATTTTAAAATAATGATAATAAACGCTTTTATGGTTAGTGGTAAAAGAGGCAGTTATATCTATTGAGTTATCACCTATTGCAATATCTCTTGATGTTATAATACGATGACTGTTTGTACTGTCAGCGTGTTCTACTGGCATTTTTGCATTATCATAAGCTACAACAAAAGCTTTTGGAGTAAATGGTAAAGTAAAACTTTGGTCTTCAAAGCCAGATCCACGCCATGGATTACTCTGAGCATATGCATAAATAAATTTTGCTGTATAATGTTGAACTGACATGTTTAATGGTTCGCCATCTGTAGCTAACGTTTGCACTGTACCATTCTCATTAACATATACGGCCATAGTAAGCCTCCTTATGATCGTAAATAATTTTTATTCCTATTTATTTTGCTAAACTTAAAAGTAAACTTTTAAGTTTAGTCAAAAATTAAAAATTACATACGACCACATTGTGGCCGTATATGAATAGCCAAAATTTTTGATCAAATTAATTTTTAAATGACTAAACTTTTCAAGTTTACTTGAAAAGTTTAGGAGGATTTTGATTTTATGGCTATTTATGCAAATGAAAATGGAACTTTAAAAAACTTAACTGAAAAAACAGATTATAGTAATGGATTTGTAATAAATGGTATCAAATATTTTGGTACTAGAACAACGGATGATTCTGTTAGTATACCTAATTATACTAATTATAAATATATAGTACTTATACCTCTCCATGTGGAGACAGAAACTACAGTAAGAGTTCCAGTAATAATAAAAGTTGAAGATATGGTATTTACTACTTATAATGGTGAGGAAATTACTAGTAGAAATATAGGTTGGAACTATAGTGTTAATGCTGGTAGAGGTGGAGCATATATTAACTTAGCAAAAGATACAAATAATGCAACAACACTAATTGTAAAAAGTGACAGTTCAATAAAGTATGGTGTATTTGTAGTGTATTAAAAGGCAAATCCTCAATAACTATATAATATATTCAAAAGAAAGGATGATATAGTTATGAAGGTATTTATCTCTCAGCCGATGAGAAGTCTCTCAGATGAGCAGATTCTTGCTACACGAGAAGAGGCAATCAAGGAAATAAAGGAAAGATATAGAGAAGAAGAGATAGAAATCATCGATAGTTTCTTCAAGGATGCTCCTGTAGATGCTAAGCCATTATGGTATCTTGCAGACAGTCTCAAGCTTATGTCTAATGCAGATGTCGTTGCATTTGTAGATGGATATAATACTGCACGTGGATGTAATATAGAACACATCTGTGCAAAAGAATATGGCTATGAGATCATATACTTACAGACAAAGGCATACAATTAAGGTAACGTAATGAGCTTTCAATAAAATAATATACCCGTGTACCAATGGTACACGGGTTTTATATTATTCTATAGTATATTCAGTGTATGATGGTATATGTTGAATTAAATAAGTACCAATCCATTTATAATCAAATCCTGGAGAATTTAATCTATGATAAGAATACAGTTTTGTAGTTAAAGCTGCCTGTTCTGTAATGTCAGAAGTTCTAGCTAGTACTACATAGAATCTATAATTAATACCATCTAAGCATTCTCCCATAGCTCTCAGTTCAACTTTTGACGACCAATTTCTAGGGTCACTAGATTTAGAGGCATTATTACTATAATCATCTGCAATTGGGTATCCGCATCCAACAATACTACTAAAAGAATCACCAACTTCTAAAAACTTATCAAATTCAGCAGTATTACTAATAAAATATTGTTTTAAAACCAAACCAGTATCAGAACTGATTAGTGTATCAGTTCTGATTTGTGATACCATTGCTGCATTTGGACACATATTACGAGGAAATGTTCCAGTATAAATAGTCTTTTTATAACTTTCATCAAGATCTTTTATACTTATATCACGAGATGGATATGAATAAGATCCACTCTGACCAGAACCAGTCTTTTTATCAACTAATATAGTTTTTGTTAATCCTAATGTAGCAGCAGTAATACCCTGATATCCTTGATATCCTTCTCGTGCTACATTGTTATATGACCATTTACAGTATACAAGATCTCTAGTACATTTATATGCACCAGTACTATCCTTATCTGTAGCAATTTCTTTCATAGTACCATTTTCATTAACCCATAAAGACATATATCAAACCTTCCTTCAAAATTTTACACCTATATAACTTAAGTGTTTTACACGATTTAAACCTATATAACTTATTGGTAAAACCAATAAGTTATATAGGTTATAGAAAAATATTTCAAAGATCATACCCTAAAATGGGTATGATCATATATTGCCTCGCTATGGCCGTATGTAATTTTTAATTTTCGACTAAACTTAAAAGTTTACTTTTAAGTTTAGCAAAATAAATAGGAATAAAAATTTAATGAACGTGAGGTGCCTTAGTATGGCAGTATATGTTAATGAGAATGGTAGTATTAAAGATCTTAGTAAAGCAAGTGCCAAGTTCTTTCAAACTTTTAAAATTACTAGCGATACTTGTGATATGAGTCCTGCTGAATTTAGAAGCACTATAATTAATAATTATCCTAGATGGGGAACTAAAACTCCTACATCAACATATGCAAATATGGAAAATTTTGTAATTCCAATAAAGACTATAGATCTTGGATGTACACCTTCTTATATTGCTTTAAATTTTCGAAGTGATGATCCAGATGCTGATGCAACTACTTATACAGATGAAGTATATACAAGTTTGACAGCCACAAGTACTAATACTATTTATAGTTTTCAAAATGAACTTATTAGTTCCCAGTCATGGTATAAGTTAAAACAAGGTCAAAGTTATTATTCCAATAATACTGGTTATTCGTGGGCTATGCTCGAATTAAGTGGAGCTCCGATTCAAATAGGTTCTGGGCAATCACAATACATTATATATCCATATAAACCAGGATTTAGAGGAGTTGACAGTAATGTAATGCTATATACTCTTAGTGGTAATAATTTTATTATATCACAAGCTTTTCAGTTAAATAGTAGTGTTACAAAATCTCAAGCCAAATCAAATATATCTGTATATCCAGGTAATGATAAAGTTAGAGTATTCAATATTCTTACTTTTGATGATTAATATATACCCATGTACCAATTGGTACATGGGTAATTCTTCTATCACTAGCTATTTGGAGAGTATTAACTTTATATTAAAATACACTTTATAAAAGGAGGAGTATTCAATGCCTGTAATAAACGGACTTAAAAATCGTAATAATGAGCCTGTTCCAATAAAGAAATCCGAATGGCTTTTGAAGATTAGTACTGGTGAGATTAATCATAACACCAAGACAGTATATTATATATATGATGACTATGTAGATCCTGGTAGTGGATCATCTATTAAGGCCGGTGAAGGTATAATCTATATCGCATCTACTGGTACTATATCTGTAGATAAAGAATGGTTGAAAACTACTGTAGATTCTATGCCTGATCTGAATGCAGATTCAATCAATGGATATAAGATCTCTGATACTGGTGAAACTGGTATTGCCCTTATAAATGATCAGGGTGAAACTCATATCGCTAAGCATATATACTTTCACGATGGCGCTGTTATAGGACATCTCTATGTATGTGATGATGGTAGCATTGGATCGCAGTATGGATTTACTGGTAATATTCATGGTACTGCTGATAAGGCTATTGCTGATCAGAGCGGTAATAATATCAAGGGTACATATGTAAAGTCTATCAATGTCGAAAACGGTAATATTGTATATACATATGGTGATGATCATACTGCAACTGCACCTCTGCCTGCTGGTACTGCATATACTGGTGGTACTGGTATAAATGTAACTGGATCTACAATCACTAATACTGGTGTTACAAGTGCTGCTGAAAGCTCTATAAATGGTAATATACAGTTTACTATAAATGGTTCTGTTCAGAATATAAAGGTTCATGCTATAGATAGCGCGGCATATAGACCTGATTCATACTTTGCTATTGCTACTCATAACCATGACACTGCTTATGCTCCTAAGTCCCATACACATAATTATGCCGGATCAGATTCTGCTGGTGGCTCTGCATTAAATGCAATAAATGCAAACTATGCAAGTAGTCTTGCTGAAACAACTGAGAATCATAAGACTTCTACTGGTGATAGCTACTATTATCTTAGCTGTTTAAGAAATATAGGATTTGGTACTAGAGCTGCAGATACTACAACTTGTCCTGCTGGATACCTGTATGGAACTCATACCTAATACATTAACCCTACCCATATGGGTAGGGTTTAATATTGCTTCTCTTAACTTTATATTAAATATCAATTCAAAAGGAGGAAATCCTATATGTCTCTTGCAATTGGAAGCAACATGATTGCTGGAAATGCCAGAATCGTCTCGCCTAATACTATATGCAACCCCAATCTTTTGATCAATTCAAACTTTAAGATCAATACTTCGGGTAAAGATTCTTATACAGAATTCAATAAATCATGTGTAAATAACTGGACTGTTACAAGCTCTCAGTCTCCTGATGTATCTTTTGAGATAAATCCTGTAGAACAGGGTCTCAGAGTAAGAGTAAGTGGTACTTCTGATGCTTATATTAATATATCTCAGAAGCTTACTAGAAATATAGAGGTAGGAAGTCTCTTTTCTATCTCTTGTAAGACTGTTGGATATGAAGCTACATGGGATGCATTTATTAGAGATGCTACCAATAATAGCTATTTCTATCAGGAACAGGTAACTCAGATTGGTCCTAGAATAGTATATAATACTGTAACCAATGAGTTCGTTATCAGAGTGTACTCTGGTGAAGATATAATTCTTCAGTATGTAAAGATCGAGCATGGTGAAAATGGTACTATGTATGTAGATCCTGATCCTGCACTCGAACTTGTAAGATGTAATACAGAATCTGAAGGTGGTTCTGCTACCTATGATCAGTCTACATCTAAACCTAATATACTTATCAATCCTTCTTTCTATATAAATCAGAGAGAAGAAGTATCTTATGATATCACTGGTTATACTGTTGATAGATGGTATACTAATGGTTGTAAGATATTTGCTGATGATACTGGACTCTATCTGTCCAATCCTATCAGAGTAAGATTTGCTACTGGTGGTAATATAGTACAGTACATAGAGCATCTTCCTGCTGGAAACTATACACTTTCTGCTAAGCTTACTGGTAGTGCTAATATCTATCTGCTTACTGCTACCAATGGTACTAAGCTCTGTGGTGCTAGTGGTCTGAATATGTATACATTCAATATCGCTGAGCCTGTAGATAATTACTATGTAGGACTTATGGCTTCTTCTGAAGCAGATGCTACTATAGAATATATCAAGCTTGAAGCTGGTACATCTGCATCGCTGTTTACTGTACCTGATCCTTGCTTGGAATCTCTTAAGTGTATGAGATATTACCAGATATCTAAGGACAGATGGGATCTTGACCATCATGATCTTAGACCTGCAATGCGTCATGTTCCTACAACTGCAATGCATCCTCATGGATACTCTTATGATGCTGAGATCCATCCTGAAGATCTTTAAATAAATCGGTCGGGATAGATATCTATCCCGACCACCAAATTTTGAAGGGAGGACTTCAATTGAAACCGATTGGAATTATATCAGACAATTCTTCTAAGGCAGAAGAAACTACTACTAATATTACTCAGGAGAATGTCTCTGTTGATCCTATAATATATGAGAGAATGCTCGCTCATATAACTAATCAGAATATTCATCTTACTAAAGAGAAGACTGATGAATGGAATAATAAAGAGTCTGTTAAGGGCTCTAAGGCTAAAGCAGACCTTGTAAGATCTGAGCTTAGATCCCATACTAATAACGCTATTATTCATATTACTAAAGAAGAAAGATCTAAGATCTTTGATAAGTATACTCGTAGTGAAACTGATAATAAAATTGCAGCTGCTACTATGGGTATGAAATGGCAGCCAGCAGTAAAGAATACTGAAGAATTTAAACAGAAGTATTCTGGTCTTAGTAATATAGAAGAGGGCTGGTTTGTGCCAGTAAATGATGAAGGCATAGGATATCGTTACACTGCTGGTAAGTGGGTAGCTTTAAAGATGTTCACTTATCCTCTTGCTACTAGTGAGATCGATGGTCTTATTACAGCAAAGGACTATGATAAGCTTAAGTCTATAGACTATAATGCTAATAATTATATCCATCCTTCTAATGAGAATATCCGTCATGTATCTGATGAGCAGATTTCATCTTGGGATAGTAAGGCTGATAATAACCTTGTAACCTATTATAAGTCTGGACTTATGTCTCCTGAAATGCTGATGAAACTCGAAGCTATTCAGTTTGAGGGTAATCAGTTAGTATATAGAGATACTAAAGTTCCGATAGTAAGACTCGAACCTAAGGTATATACTATAGGTCCTGAATATACAGGTGCAGACTTCGTTGTTGGACAGGATGATTCTCTTCATGAAGTATTTGCCAAGCTGCTCAATAATGTGAATGCTAGAAAGATAGTTCTTCTTAAAGCATATAATTCATATACTACCAGAAAGCCTATTATTATCAATAGAAACGATGTTGAAATAGTAGGTGAATCTGGTGTTAAGATTACCAACTCTATACATATGGATATGTTTGATAAGAAGACTGAGCAGTATGTATTTGATATCAAGGGTTCTGGAATAACTCTTAGAAATCTCAGTATATCTTCTATGGGACTTATTGGTCCTATTGAACGTCCTTGGGGTAATATATGTGTACATGGTAACAATAATAGAATCGAGAATGTTACTGTAGAGTGTAGACATGGTATCAAGATTACTGGAGATAATAATATTATAGAGAACTGTACTGCTAAGAATTGTAAGTATGGCTTCTGGATAATATCTGATGTCAATACTCCTTGCTATACAAACTCTATAGTATTCTCTAAAGCCATAGATTGTAATCTTGGTATCTATGTAGCATCTTTCTACTCTAATACTCAGTATAATAAGATAGAGAATAATCATCTTATTAATTGCAAGATTGGTATCGCTCTGCTGAATGCTGCTCAGGGTTCTACAGATGTAGTACCGAAATACAATATTTTTGCATATAATACTATAGTCCGTGGAAATGGTGATCCTAAAGACTACAAAGATGATGAGTATACAATATATGTAAATGGCCAGAACAACATTTTCAGCAATAACCTCTTAAGAGGTAAAGGACTGTCTGGAATTGTTGCTAATAATAATACGAATAATAACTATGTATGCTAATAAGAGGAGGGTTTAAGATGATGAATACTATTTTACTTAGTGCAGAATCTCATCCCGAGGTAATGACACCTGAGAATGAGGCTACTAGTGTTTTACTTATAGTAGCAGTAGTAGTACTTGTAATGGTAAATCTTGCTATGTTGATCTTAGAGATTCGTAGAAAGAAGTCTGCAAAATCTGAAGTCACTATGGATGTAGATGACTATCTTACACTTATTCTCGAACAGATTGATCAGGTAGCACAGGATGCAATCAAGATAGCATCTTTAAATAGACGTGATTTCAATACTGAAGATGAGTATTATCTGGCAATACTTGGAGTTGCTAAAGAGCGTTTATTTGAATGTGGGTCAGAGTATGGATTGAGTCCTAATATATTAAAACTCATAGATGCTATGAAGCTCGATCAATATGTACTTGATGCTATAAAAGTATATACTCGTAAAGATGAATTCGTCCAAGATACTAAAGATATTGGTATATCTGAATGGGCAGCAAAATCATTTAATGAAGATGAGGAAGCAACAGAGCAGATATCTAATGATGAAGCTGGAGTTACAGATATTGGAAAAGAACTTTCTAGTGTATACGATGATGAATAAAATTAGCCGTAGGGAATTTCCCTACGGCTTTATTATTTAATCAAATATAGAATTTTAATCATTCTTATACTTAGGCAGTATGGCCATATGTAAAATTTTACAAGCAACTAAACTTAAAAGTTTACTTTTAAGTTTAGCAAAATAAATAGGAATAAAAATAAAATACATTCATAAGGAGGTTTACTATGGCTATATACGCTAATGAAGATGGTACTATATCTGATTTAACTGGTGAATATCTTGCTGTTGATTCTGGGCTAACAGGAATAAAAGCTTTTACTAAATCGACTACTATAACGCTTGATAGCAAGCCAAAATTTGTTTTATGTTTTTATACATATAATAAACTTATAAGTGGTACTGCTGGTGGCCTTGAATATCACTCATATCTAGGATATTCTGTTAATCTAAGTGGCCATTGGGTTGGTAAATTTGATTCAAATGGAAGTATACCAAACAGTTATTTATATACCTATAATTATATAGAATCAACAAAACAGCTAGTAATTAGTATAAATAATGGACACGCTGGTACCAATCAAACTTCAGAAGATAGAAAATATGAGGATTGTCTAATGATAGTCTTTTATTAAAATAAATATCCCTAGGGTATTTTACCCTAGGGATTTTATTTATCCAAATGCTATATAAACAACATTTCTGTTGCTACTACCATTATTACTATAGGAAATAGTAGTTCCAGAAAATGATACATTTGCGTAATCATATCCTCCTACATATATAGATCCACTATCAACCGCAAATGTATTAGACTGTATTTCAGGATAACTGTCTCCGCCACTTTCTCTAATTCCAATAAATAAACAATGTTTTATAGTAAAACCAACATTTTTTGATATAGTACCCTTAGAACCTATAATTCCCATTGTAATTTTTGTAAAACCAGTATTAGTTATATCAGTCAGATTTTTAATAGTACCATCTTCATTAGCATATACAGCCATAAAAATGCATTTCTCTTTCTTTCCTAAACTTTCAGTAAAACTGAAAGTTTAGTCATTTAAAAATTAATTTGATCAAAAATTTTTACCACTCATATACTTAGGCAGCATGTGAGTATGTAATTTTTAATTTTCGACTAAACTTAAAAGTTTACTTTTAAGTTTAGCAAAATAAATAGGAATAAAATTTATTTACATTCATAAGGAGGCTTATTATGGCAATATATGCTAATGAAGATGGTACTGTAACTAGTTTAACTGATGAATATCTTGCTGCTGGTTCTGGATTAACAGGAATAAAATCTTTTAAAGCATCAACCAGTACTGGTTCATTAAATAAAACTGTTGATCTTCCTAGCGCTCCAAAATTTTGTATGTGTTTTTATAGATATACAGAACCAAGTTCTTCTGGTATTAATAGTGATGGAGTTGACAGATTAAACATAGATACTAGTTCAGGGTCTAGTGGTAGCTTTGTAGGAATAAATAATAATAATGGTAGTACTGGACGATATCATTATAAATATTCCTATAATGATTCAACTAAAAAATTATCTATTGAAATTTCAAATGGATCCGATTCTACAACGTATGGTAGCAGTAGTTATAAATATGAAGATGGTGAACTAATCATCTTCTATTAAAACAATAAATCCCTAGGGTATTAATACCCTAGGGATTAGTTTTAGAAAAATGCTAGCCATGAGAAACCATCGGTACTCATATTAAATATTAGATATTTTCCTTGTAGTTCTACATAGTTAGTACCAAAGATGTGTTTAGAAGTATCTTGATGAAGAGTTATAACTTTCATAGGATTATAAATACTTCTTGTATCATATAGATATAATACTACAATCTTTGGTGGATGCTTAAATTGTATAATTGGAGTATCTTCTCCTACCCCAATATTTCCAGAATCTATGTCAAATAAAAATGGTTGCTTATTATTAGACATATATAATAACCTCCTATACATATAGTCATCTAAGACTATATGTACAAGAGTATTATAAAGTTATACATAGATTAATTGGAAATATTTACTTAATGTAATATAGGTATAGTGTACATTGCTATACCTTTACCACCAGTCGAACTAGCTTGAACTCTAAGATTATTTCTAAGTGCAGAAGTAGTTTCATGTTCTCCGCCATATGAATAAATATTTGCTGACTGATAGAATATAAGATTTGATCCAGATAAATGCATTACAACGCACTTCATAGGTGTCATTACCGGTCTATATGTAATAGTTCGACCATTGCGTGTTGTAGAAACCTGATTAGTTTCTGTTGTAAAAGGCATGCTATAAGAATATTCTGCTTTAAGATTAGCATACTTTCCTTGACGTAATATATTAAGATCTACAGAGATTCCAAAATCTCCTCTTTCTACATAGCTATATCCGATTCTTTCTATAGTTGTTTTTGTTACCGTAGTTGTTGTATTAGATAATATAAAAAGGTCATAACTTGAATAATCATTACTATCATCTATATCATCTTGATAAAAATATTCTCTTGTATAATTAATTCCTATAAGCTCAGGGGCACATCCAATATTAACCGTTTTTATAGGAATTAGTAATTCACCTTTATATTCATCATTAAAAGCTGCCTTATTCCAACCAGTCCAATTTATAATATAGTTTTTTACCTGATCAGCAGTTACATCAAGATCATCTATTCCAAGTTTTACTATATTTATAGCATTGCTTTTATTTACATCAGTAATCTCTTTCATTACTCCATTTTCATTAACCCATAAAGACATATATCAAACCTTCTTTCGAAAATTTTACACCTATATAACTTAAGTGTAAAACACTTAAGTTATATAGGTTGTAGAAAATAATTTAAAAGACTGTGCTCATTTTCGAGCACAGTCATATATTGCCTTAATATAGGTATATAAAATATAGTCCTAGGGATAATTCCCTAGGACTATTGTTTTACTGCATATTAGCAATGATGTCAGCAAGTTCTACTATAGCAGCGCCCTGTTCATCGATATCAAGAGCTGTAAGCCATTCCTGCTGTTCTTCCTTTGTCATCTGAGCAAGCTTGAGAACAAAGCACTCACCGAAGTCTTCTATATATTTGATACCACTATCAATTACCAGTGTATAGAAGCCATGCTGGAACTTATTTTCCTTGACGATAGTTACATCTTCATCATAATGTCTTTCAATAAGTATGAGAAGCTGAGTATTGTTCTCCTTGTCGACGATCTGCCTTATCTGTTCAAAAGAGGTTTCCTCTTCAGGCATACGGATCTCAAATACGTCTCTATTTGCTCCGCTGAACCATTCTTTATAACTGTATACAGCAAGTGTTCTGAGAACAGTCCCATCTACAAACTGTATAAAAGACTTAATATCAACCACGGGTTTTGTTTCCTCGGCCATGATAAAAATTCCTCCTTATAGAATTATTTTACTATAAAGTTAGATATAGTATTTTCTACGTTTAGCCTTGACAAAGATACAAGACTTTCTGAAACGAGTCAGTCCTACATATGCTAACCTTGCATCCATGCTAGGATTTAAATGCTCTTCAAGATATACACCTTTATCCCATTCACTTCCTTGAGAGATATGAGATGTAATAGCATAAGCATACTCAAACTTCTCTCCTCGTGAAAACCTATCTAACTTTAATTTTTGTCGTTGATCATTATTTGCTAAGAGATAATTATAATCACATTGTACTCTTTGAAATGGTCTACCCATTAAATCTGGCTGGAAATCTATTGTGTAAGTCTTACCATTGAAAGTACTTGGATCTACATGGGAAGTTACTTTACCCATTAATCCATTTGCCAAAGATATTCCATCTACTTCTAGATGGAAATTATTCTTTCTACATACCATTCGTTCACCATACTCTGGTACTCTAGAAGTCTTTCTTAGAATATCTTGTCGTATATGATGATTCATCATATCCCTAGTTTCATTTCTACCACAGATTATTACTTCTGCTCGTGAGATTATATCATCATTCAACTCTTCATTCTCTATTACTAATACATTACCATAGTATCCGGAATGTATTGGTAATCCTTGTTTAATCCTCTGAGATAGATATATGATAGCAGATCCTTCTTCTTGTCTCATTATCTCATCTAGATAGTATATTCTACCATCTACAAGATATGCTGGAGCATCTTTCACTGGGGATAACTGATCTTTATCACCTGCAGCTAATATAAGCTTATTCCTACATTCTATATCTTTTTTAAGAGATAATGGAGTAGCATAAGCCTCATCTATAACCATTAGATCTATATCTCCTAAAGGCTTAGGTTCAAAGACTAAATGTTTCTTAGGCTTATTAAAGTATGAATCTATTATAGGTTTACCATTTTCGTCTAACATGACTTCTTCTACAGGCCAATATAACCATGAATGAATAGTCTTAGCATTATAGAAACCTTTTACTCTCATATTAATTGCTGCAGCCCCAATGAATGACATTGGGGCTACACGATCTCTATTTAATTTAAGCTCATCAATGATAGCATTTAATGTAACACTCTTTCCAGTTCCAGGTGGTCCTTGTATCTGAAAGACTTGTTCATTAGCACTACGATACCATTTCTTAGCTTCTTGTACTATATATTTTTGTCCAGGGTTTAATATGATACCCATATTATTTCTTCTTTCCTCGTTTTTTAACTATCGGTGGAGCATCAAACTCATCAAATCTTTCATTTCCACCATTAAGCTTACAGATCAGACTACCATACTTAAGAGAGTCTTTATAGTATTCATCTGACTGTATAGTATCATTACCCTCTCTACAACTTACAGTACCTTTCTCAAACCTCTCTTGAGAAGACTGATATACTACAGAGATATATCTATCATCTTGCTCTTCGAGTTTAGTTGCATAGTATTGGAAGAGATTACTCATCATATTATTATTATTTAATGGGTCGAATGGTACATCATCCCGTCTATACTGCATATCTGTAGGATCTGTTATAAATCTGGTTCTCTTGCCCTTAAACATAAGAGCATCTCCAGTATCCTGATCTACTACATAATTATTCGGACCTAATTCAAGTCCGATTTCTTGCATCATCTTGATTGCAAAATCTGTACTATTACTCATCATTAACTCTCCAATCTCCTAAAAGAGTTTATCACAACACTGCTCTAAACCCCATTCTGATATTAAATAATATCCATCTGTTAAGAACGGTCTTATTCTTCCAGATTCTATAAGATTCTTTAATTCTTCTTCTGTACAACGTGCTTTACTGCATGCTTGATCAAATGTCAGCATTCTATCCATTTCTACCTTTATAATATCTTTCTTGATATCTTTTAAACTTTCCTCATTGCAATTTTTTATAATTTCGCACGCTTGATCAAATGTCGGCGCTGTATTTATTTCTACCATAAAAAGCACACCCTTTCCAACCTATCATTTTAGATAGGTTTAACTATTTATTAAATTTATGTTTCCAAGGATGTGATTATTAATGTCTCAAGGTAGACACGAATTTGTTGAAGTTGCTGAACTTGTTGTAATGGTAAACAAGTATCATTCATATATACATCCATTCTATGTACCAAATTTATCTCCTTATCAGTCTGATGCTCCTGATGTATCTAGAGATCCTGCTATCTCTAAAACACCTCTTAAGAATCAGAAGCCTTCTGAAGTTGTGGTAAACTCCTATGGTGATAATGGACTACTCTTTATACCATTTCCTAAATATGTAGCACTTACTTATCCAGAGAAATATATTCCTGCTGGAACACTCTGGATAGTAGAGTTTATTGGTGGAGATGTCACCAAGCCTATTATAGTGGGGAGGTATCAGAATCATGGCAAGTCTTAAAAGTACTTCTACTTTGGAACAGTTTATCGAAGCTGGTAGTGCTGTTACTATATCTTATGCTAATTTAAGTATGCTGGATGAAACTGGTGATATAAAGATTCCGATATATAATGTAGTCAGTGATTACCTATTTGAATTATTAGGCAAATCTACTACAGTGGTGCTTAATGATCAGGAGTTCTGGAAGTATAAGTATAAGCCTAAACTCCTTGCTGTAGATATATACGGTAATGCTGAATTATATTTCGTTATACTTATGCTAAATAATATGTGTTCTGTGAAAGAGTTTGATATAAAGAGAATCAAAATGCTTTCTAAAAAAGATATGAGTGATCTCTTAGGCCTTATCTACAGTAGTGAGATGGACTTCTTAGCACAATATAACGACAAAACAGAGAATAACCTCTAGGCTATAATGCCTAGAGGTTACTTTTTATGCTACATGGATGAATGGATTGATAATTTCTCTTTCCATATAAGGATTATAATAAGGCCTTACTCTCATCTCAATCTCATCATCTTCTTCATCATCAAAGTCTGCAATAGTAATTGCATTGCTAGACTCAAATATATTAGTAGTCTTACCAAGCTTCTGAGTTCCAAGATCAGTAATATCATTGATCATATATCCACTCTTACTTGCTATACCTGCAACTGTTCCAACATTCATCTTTGCTGCTACAGCAAGAGAATCCTTGAATGCAGGCTCTGCCATATAAAGATCTTCAACCAACTTGATTGAATTACCAGGTACATATGGCTGATAGATATACTGTCTACCAGATGTCTTATAACGAGCTTTAATACTCTGAATACCAAGATATTTATGAGTATTATTCTCAGTCCATTCTGGCGCTATCATAAATGCCGCATCTATATTTTCAAGCATTAACATTGACTCACCTATATTAGACCTTCCAAGAAGTCTAACAAGATCAGCTTTAGTAGATTTTCTACCCTCATCTATATGCTTAGTGGCATCTCTATTCAACTGAGATGCAGATATGATCGGAATATCTTTTGCAATTGCAAATGACTTAAACTCATTTACCACTGCTCCTAACTCAAGTCTAACTTCCTGAGATGAATGAAAGTTAGTTGAGTTAATCTTCTTTACATAATCTTGTATCATACATATAACTTCATATCCCTCATCTTCGAGATCTTCAGTTAATGTATACAGATAACTTGTATCTACACTATTACCTGGAACATATTTGATTATTATATCTATCGGGTTATCATCTGACAGATATAATTCACCATTCGTTCTCAATAACTGTATTACTTCATCTGCAGAGTAGTTGATTATATCATCAGTACTACCTGCCATATTAAACAATCTTTCAAAACTCTCTCTTGGAGAGTTTTCCATTGTTAATAATACTACACAAGGTATCTTAGTCGGATCCTTTGTCTTGAAGTTTCTGTTATATTTCTTAATCTGATATGCTATATCAAGCATACTTGTAGACTTACCCTCACCAGGAAGGCCGAATAGCATATAAGTTCTTCCTGACTCAAATCCACCTGCAAGCATCTCATTCAATCCTACCATTCCAGTCATTAACTTATTGGCAGGATTCATTAATTGATCATGGAAGTCTTTTACACAATCTTCAAAGACTCCTTCTCGTAAACTGAATATAGACTCACTTGTTCTTTCTACTCTTGCATTTCTGAACTTATTGTTCATATCTACAATCGCAGCTTCAAGTCTCTTTACAACCGGACCTCTATCTTTATATTCGGTCGATTTGAACTCGTCTAATATTCCTGCAAGGACATCTATGTCCTCACATATGAAACTATCTTTAAGTGCCTCGGTAACTGTGTCATTAACCCAATTCAATGAGTCATTATCCAGTTTATCTGGCCCATATGTATTAGGATCTACACTAGAACCCAATACATACGTTAATATCATATTTCTATCTTTAAGATTTAAATCAATTCTAGCTGTTAAAGCTTTATTGATGAAATCTATCTTATCCATTCTCTGAGCATCTTGCATATATTTTCCAGGTATATCTAATATACCCATAAGCTTTCTCAGAGACATCAATTGACTTTTTCTTATATTTCTATTCTCACTAACTGTATAATCACAGATAGTTTGAAGCATAAACAATGAGAAATCTACATCCGACTTTGGCTTATTTTTAGTCGGAGTTTTATTACTTTTATATTTCTCCCTCACTGATATTTCCATATCAAACAGTACCATCCTTTACACTTAGATTTTCCTGTACTATACTGTTTATATAATGATTATTTTCAATACTTTCCATTCATAATTCGATCTAAATTGGTAGAATTATGAATAATAGATAACACGTAATAACATAACATAACAATAAGAAAGGAGAGATAAGATTTGATAACAAAGACACTTATTTGCAAAGTAGATATAACACGTCGATGTGCTTCTGAAGTATGCAGTGCATTCAACAAAGTGCCGAATGGATCTGCAATATATCTCAAAAAACAGGGCGAGTCTAGAACTTGCAATGCCAAAAGTCTCTTAGGACTTCTTTCTTTAGTTCTCCGAAAAGGAGATATATGTGAAGTTATTCTGAATGCTGATCTGGAGTATTTTAACTTCGATCTGATTTCAGAGTATTTTGACGTAGTTAATTAAGACATACAATATATTGTCCATGGCTAATATAGCCATGGACGTCTTTTGCAACTCTAGAAGATTTCAATTATATATTATAATAGTGGTCATGAAAGGAGTTGATAAAATGACTAAAGAAAAAGCCTTAGCTGACGCATTTGATGACTTGGTGAGAATCGGCACCAAGTCTAATCAGGAAGATTACATAAATTACACTCTTCCTGTACTCTGTAAGTATATCAATATAGAGAATATTGATATGCTTACAAAGTGGATGCGAGACAAAGCATCTATCCAGAACTCTAGATATTATAGAGAGCTCTGGAAATTATCGAGTCCTCTTACAATCAGAGGATACAGGTTCAGACAGCAGCTTGCATTCTTACTCGATCTGATAAGGATCGAAAATACCAAGATGATGCAAAATGTTTATGCTGGTACATATCCAGCATAAAAAAGAAAACCGTGGGATCTCTCCCACGGTTATTTTTTACGCTAAAGACCCCAACGTATTGCCCGCCAGGGCAAAACTGAATGAAAATCCCTAGCACAATACGCTTTAGAAATCAGAAGCGTAAAGTGTTAAACTTTTAAACTTAGCAAAATATATAGGAAACTTGAAAAGATCAGGAGGCTTGACTGCTGTCTTTATGGGTTAATGAAAATGAAACTGCTTATCAGGCTATCAACACACACAAAAGATCTTGGAAGATTTCAGGTCTCGTCTTCCAAGATCTTAATAAGTTCTTCGGCAGTGATATAAACATATCCCTTATTCTGATTTATATACCTACAGAGTATCTCTTGTGGAGATAAACTTGTATCAAGTATATATTCATACTGTTTATATTTTTCCTCGAACTCAATTTCCTGTTTAGCTTGTTCACGTACTGAGGCAGTGTCTGCCTTGATCTTTATTGTAGGGTTATTTTTATAATAATTTTGGATTATCTCTAACCACTCAGCTTCACCCATAGTGAACTCTACACGAATATTATCAATACCAGAAGCTTGTAATTGTCTGATATATTCTACTACTTGTTTAGGATCAGAGTTCACCATATTATCTAGATTGATTGTATCATATCTAAATGATGTAATCTCTTCAAAGTGAGCATAATGCTCACCAGTATCTAGATTATGAAGTATTATCATGAATCCCTTAGGCTGTTCTTCACCAAAGTTCCATCTATATGGAGATCCATTATAATACATATACTTATCAAAACATCCTGCTATGTGTACATGCCCTGCAATTATAGGACCTGTACATAATCCAAAGCTATTAATATCAAATGTAGGATTCTTAACTGCATCAAGATCTTCTTCATTTGCTCCAAATAATCCACCTTTAAGATTACCATGCATAAACACAGTATCATAGAGTCCTGACCCATATAAGAATCTCTGATAATATGCTTTACCTTTTCCATATTCTTCGGGTAAGCATAATACTCTCATACCTTTTATATCTTCAAACCTTGCAGTTTCTACTATTCTTATATCTAATCCTGGAGTTCCAAGATAGTGATAGAATAATTTTAACTGTCTAGCATCATGAGACTCTGTCCCATGGAGTAATACTAAAGTAGCACCATTGCCTCTACATAACCACACCAATGCTTCAACAAACTTAGTTGCATACATTACTGCATCTGAATTTGATAAAAACTTGTGGTCAAATAGATCTCCATCTACAGATACTACATCGAAATGTAATGGAGCAATCTTTGCTAAGAATTGCTCTGATAATATATCAAATTGAACCTTGGGATCAAATACACCAAAGTGAATATCTGAAATATGAACCTCTGTTAAGGTTCCTCTCTTTACTGGTTCTGCATCAATATGAATGAACGGATTCATACCAAAATTCATAAGTATAAGACTCCCTTTCCATTATTACTGGTAAGTTTTAAGATTAGTTAAACTCGATATTTTCATTTATATAATATATAGGTGGATATGAGATTGTCAACTCATATTACAAAACCGAAAGGAGTAAAGTCATACTATGGAAACTGTAAGTATAGACCTAAAAAAATGCATAGCCAAATTGGGAGATATAACACTAATAGAAGCTTGCATGGATCTAAATGTAAATTTGACATACATGATCAATAAGTTTTACGATATAATGTGGAGAAGATATCGTACAGGCGATCAAGATATGTCTAATACTAATGATGTAAATAGTATTAAGAAGAAAATACTCCAGGCCACATTTCTACTCCCGTTGGCCGCTAGATATAGCGGCACTCTAAAGGAATTCTGCAACGAAGAACTCCCAAAAACATTGAAGGTTCTTGATCACTTCAATAATAATAAAACTCCGTATAATTTCAACTCGATCGATGAGGAGTTGAATACTCTGGAGTATATTACTGCTCTTATCGGAATCGGAGCAATAACAGTTCCATATAATTTCAAATTTACCCTGAAATACTCTAACAAAGATTATTTAAATTACATCGAAGATAAAGTAGTTCGGGAAAATAATGCAATCCGTGATTGTTTAGATCGTGGAGAGATGCCACAAGATACCAGCATGCTGAGTAGGAATGACATAATACATCTAGAATATCTCTTTGCTAATAATGGTGAAGAGTATAAGAAGATGAAACAAAAGTATGTCTACTCTTTAAGTTTCTGGGACTTTGCATTTCCAATCCCTGATGGTTGGAAAGCTAAAAGAAAGGAATGTGAAGAGATATATAAATTCTTTGGTAATTGTATTACTGAAGAAAACTTTGCATCTTTAAAAGATGCTTTAGCGACCAAGAAGCTTTCTGAGAAGGCTGAAAGAGAGCTCTTTGAAAAAGAGCAGGAAGAAAAGTACAAAGCCCAGAAAGCAAAGCAAGAAGCTCTTGATCAATATTTATGGCTTCATAGGTGCGAAGCTGAGAGCATCAGGGATGAAATCAAGAGGTTGTCTAAACAACAATCAAAACATCGAATGACATCACTTAGAGGCTGTTCGAGAGAATCCATAATGAATGATGGAGTAAGCTATAGTTATTATATGCACCAGTACTCTTTTACAGATATATACAATTCGGCAAAAGAGTATATAGATGACAAATATAAATCTCAAGGATAAGGGAGGATTTCAAAATGACAAATACAACTATTTACCCGGGAACTTTAGTGTTCCCTAAAGAAGGCTCTCTGTTTAAGAAAGAGCTCGATATTCGCAGCCAGGATAACACCACAATCCTGGCAAAGAAAGCTGGTAGACCTTATGTGGTTCTGTCTCCCAGTTGGGTGTCCAAATTCCTTGGAGTAATTTGGATTGTCCCACAGAAGTCACTCTCATCATTTAACGTGAAGAATAGAGTGTGGTATGCTGATGAGAGTGATACACTCAGAGAACTCCTGGTAATGCAGATGATTACAGTAGAAGTGGGAGATGTAACTGTATCACCTCATCAGGAAGCTCTCAAAGCTCCGACAATGAAAGCTATAAAGTTGCTTAAAGATCAGCTCGATCAGGCTCTATCAGAGCTTAATGGAGATCCTGTAATTTCCAACAAGCGTAATATCCTCAAAGATATTACTAAACCTGAAGTAGTAGAAGAGATTGCTCCTGTCACTATAGAGACTACATCTATAGCACCTGTTATAGATGTAACTCCTACAGAAGTATCTACCCCTCCTAAGAAGAAGCACACTCTTGTAGACAAAGGGCTAATCTATGAAGAACTTCGCAAGGGTACTCCTCGTAAGGAGATATGTACTAAGTATGGTATTTCTAATACCACACTTATGCGTAGGGAGTCTGAATTTAGGGCTGCTCAGACTTCATCTTCACATACAGAGTCGACTCCTAAAAAAGAGGAAGATAAGGTGACATATATGTCCTGGAAAACAGGTGAATTTGCGGGTACTGACTTTATGCAGATAAACGCTGACTATAGAGGTGGCTATCATATTAATAAGCCTCCGCTTAGATATCCAAATCTGCTTAAGCTGCCAAAGAAACTTCAGAGAGAAGCAAAAGCAGAATACTTATTTGTATACCAGTGGAACTATGATTCAGATTTCTGCAAGAAATATCAGTCTGCCGAAAAAGCCAAGAAACGTTATGATGCAGCTGTAGAGCTTCTCAATACATATGGTATTCAGATGCCGTAAGAGAGGAGGAATATAAATAAACATGGCTTTCATGCCATGTTTATTTTTTGCATGTCCATCAACTTTTAGTAATAAATTCGGAGGTAATATGGATGAAAAATGAGGATATACTTAAGATGATAGACTCTAATCCTATGGAGATTAGAGACCCACATTATACTTTTGATGGAATTCCAGTACCGAGAGTTACAGAAATATTAAGTTTTATAGATATGGCTGATCTTCTTGGATGGGCTAACTATATGGGTTTGGTCAAGCATAAAAGATATGCAGATATAATGACCGAAGCTTCTAATATAGGCACAGCAGCTCATAGTAACATAGAGAAATTCTTCTCTGAAGATCAGAAAGATAAAGTTGACAAGGATAATATATCATTCCAAGCATTCATGGTATGGTGGAATAAACTCAATATGAATCATAAAGTGAGTATATTAGGACAAGAAGAGAAACTTGTATGTCCATATTTCGGTGGTACTTATGATATGCTTGTATCTATAGATGATAAAGTATATCTTATTGACTTTAAGACTTCTAACCATGTAGGATATAAGTACTTCTTACAGTTAGCAGCATATAGATATATGCTTTATGTAAATAAAGGTATATCTATAAATGGATGCTTAGTATTACAGCTCAGTAAAGTTAAACCTGAATACAATGAATATCTTCTTGACTTTGAGAATCAGGAAGAATATCAATTCATTGAAGCTTGTACTAGGGCATTCTTCTCTCTTGTATACTTATACTATAATATATACACAGTCAAGAGAGGATTCAACAAGCTATTCTAATAAAAAAATAAGGGCGGCGCTAAGCCACCCTTTAATTTTTTATTACTCATAATAGTCTGAGTAATGATCATTGAAGAACTTATCAGGTAACGATGATATTATTCGATGTATCGTTGAGTAGAGTATTTTCTGCAAAAACTCTAAATCCCCACCAATCATCTTCTTAGGTTTAGAAACAACGAAGATATAGATAGTGTTACCATCATCTTTTATCTTTGCATATCCCGTATCTACAGACATCTGTGCATACTCAAATGCACTTGTAGATTTTTCAGATAATATATTTTTGGTACCGAATTCAATCAGCAGTCTATCTATAGCTGCTTCAAGATCTTTATCGAATACTATTACGAATTTCTGAACCCACACTGAATTCTTGTCTTCAAAGCATCCAGAACACAGAGGTTTATCAGAAGTCGATAACACACGTTTATTTTGTGCTGAGAGCAAGCCATCAGTGATAGATGAAAAGATAGAATTCAGCAAAACCTCATTTTTATTACTAAAATTGCTGAACTTGTAGTCTTTTGACGTATCCTCGTTTACCTCAGTTATCTTAGATATTGATCTGAACTTAACGTTAAGTTCAGTATCATTCTCATTATCTTTACCAACGATGAGAATGATATTATTTGGGCTGGCATCTACATTAAGAAGTATTTCATTATTAATGTAAGCCGGAGACCCTACCAGGGATTTGTGAATCGATTCTCCTATTATCTTTCTCAAGACCATATCTTCTGATACATCGATATTGATTTTAATCATCCTTAGTCTTCCTCCCGTTTGAATTTCTTCCATTCGTAGCCTGAAGTTTTAGGTTTAACCATTTCAGGTATAACCTTAGATGTTTTGGCTTCAGGCACATCATTTATATTGTCCTTCTTCTTGGCCAGCCATTCCTCTTTCCTCCTGTTATAGGTTTTTGTGCTGACCTTGAACTCCTCCATTATCTGCTCCTTCGTATATCCTTTATCAAGAGCAGCATATATCTCATCTCTGCTAGCTCTTTTCTTTTTAGGAGCAGGCTCCGGTTCTTTGACTTCTTTATCGATGAAAGGATTCCATTCCTCTTCAGCAGATTCAGGTTCAGCCTCTTCTTCCTTAGCTTCTTCCTTCTTAGGAGTAGGATCATCGAAAGGATTCCATGACTCTACAGTAGACTCAGGTTCAGGTTCTTCTACCTTTTCTTCGACTTCTTCCTTGGCCTTTTCCTTCTCAGGAGTTTCCTCATGGAACAATATAAGCAGGTCTTTCTCCTGCTTTTCATATTCCTTTTCTACGTCATCGCTATTATCTATCTCTATGCAGCTAAGGATAACAATGGTAAGAAATTCCAAACTCTTTTCTACAAGAGAGTTTATCACGGCCCATGTTTCAGCTGTGCTCTGATATGACTCATTTACACAAGCATCAAACGATGTTATACAACGTACATTACCCTTGCTATCATACGTTGTATCTTTCTCAAAGCCGAAATCTTTGATAGATATATGAGGCATAGCTTTTAATTTTTCGATGGCTAACTTCATATATTTATAAATATATGAAGCCTTATCCTCATTATAGTTCATCTCAACATGTAATGAGATGCACTTTGTTTTGAGGATTGTCTTCATCGCATAGATTGCCATCTGATGAAACTGTTTAGATTTCCCTATCGCGAGCAACATAGGAAGAGCCTGCGGGACATTTTCGATGCCATCAAACTCTATCATTTCATTAGAGTTACATGAATAGACAGAGCAGCAGGATGATACCTCTTTCACCTCATGAAAACCTTTCTGTTCAGGAATCTCATTATCGAATATGAGGTTCCCACATTTTTTGCACATGTAAATCATAATATGATCCTCCTTTACACTTTAGAGATCCGTTTGACCTCTATTCAATACTATAATATATCAGTCAAAATGGTTACTTTTACATCTCGAAACATATAAGTAATCTAATTCCTAAAGGAGGGAAATATCGTGGCTAAATCATTTGCCAATACCTTTTTATACAATAAATATCCTAAGTATGAAAAGCAGCTTATGGACTTCATTATGAGGTCTGAAAGAATAGATGTAAACTCTAAGGAGTTTGAAGACGTCTTTATAGACGTAAAGAAGAGACAGATTTCATCTTCTCTTGTACAGGTTCTGAAGTCTAAGAATGTAGTACTCTGTACAGGTCAGTCTATATCCCAGCAGTTCAAAGTAGTAACTTGTAAGGATATAAAAACTGATAAGAAGATCAGAACTTTTATAGATGTATCAGGAGTAGTATATGATTCTAATGGTGTATGGGTATGTGATCATCCTGATGTACTGATATCATATATTGTTTCTGCTATGACTTCTACTATATACTATCTTGATCCTACTAGAATCACTAATAATTATACTATCAGTGATACCGGTGCTATGGCTTTCGGAAAGCTCTTCTGCCATGTATTAGAATATATCCATAAGATATCTACGATACCTGGACTTAAGGCTAGAGCTATGTATATGTGTGCTATGTATTATATGGTATGCATACTCGAAAAGGATGCTAAGTCTGAAAGAACTTGTCAGGTTGCTAGAAAGATAGCTGGTATATCTGAAAGAGAAGAAGAGATTATAAATATGATGTGTAATGAAAATACTTACACAAATATCAAGTTCTTCGTAGAGAGCCTTTCAGATGTACTTAAGGTAGGAACTCTTACTATAGATATGATACTTGAAAAGTGGATGTATCTCTTCGGAGTTTCTACAGTATTTGCTCTTGAACTCTTCCCCTCATTTGCTCAGATGCTTACTGATGCATATGTAGGATCTTATCTCAACAATCAGAAGACTATCGAGAAGGTTTGCGGAGGTGAAATGGTTGCATTTACCAAGGCAATTCTCGAAATAGGGGGTCGCTCAGTATGAGTTTAAATCCTAGTCAGAGAATAGGATGGTTGGAATCAGAGACTGCCTCTAGAAATAGAGATGTTCAGGATGGTTCTATCCCCTATTTCTCTACTGAGAATATAACTAGAGTATTCGATTATCATTTCAATGGTAAGAGAATGAAGAATAAGTTCCATGAACTTGTCTTCGAGACTGATAGAATCAGATTCTTACTCACTCCTAAGTATATGAATAGACCTGTCGAGGGTAGTGTTCCTACCCTCGTCAGGCTTAAAGTTATTCAGCCTTTTATCTTATGGCTGAATGGTAGAATGGTAAAGTGGTCTGACATCAAGATCAAGTTTGATGGAAGAGCTACTTTTATGTGTATAACTGGTAGAGATTACATCAGAGATGTAGTATATTATCCTGATATACTCCAGTTACCTTTCAATGTAAAGTATACAGAGACTAATGAGACAGTTGACTCTAAGTATGTAGAGATATTTAGATTCAATGAGCTTGGAAACCTTGATATCTCTGGTGATATCGTAGTATATATGAATCCGTATAGCGATATACAGTTTCTCTCTGTAGATACTAATGAAGATCTTATTAATCAGACTATGCCTGTTCCGATTGAGCATAAGCTTAAGCCTGAAAACTTCCTCATATTCAAAGATGGATTACTCTATCATGATTATACTCTCCATGTAAATCCTCTGAATATCATTACTATGGGCTTTGGAGTTATACAGTATGTAGCTACTTACAAGATATTCTATGCTAATTGTGTAGAATGGAAGCATGATAATGTATATCATCTTGGAGATAATACAGAATATCTTCAGGACTATGCTACTAAAGAGCTCAATAAGGCTAGAAGACTTCCTGAAGTATTCAACAAAGAGTTTGACTTTGATAGAGATCCTGAGAAGTCTGACTATACTAATATGGTAGAGTCTACTGATTATATCTCTAGATATAATTCCCAGCTCTTAGAGCAGGATCCTGAGACTATTGCTGATATAGTAGTAAAGTCTGGTAAAGAGATTAAAGATATGATTGATGATCAGCACTATGTACATATGGTTAGATATACTGCTAGACCTATGGATAATAGTGTAATGATCTTCAAGAATGGTCTTCTTTATAATAGATCTGATACAGTAAGATATAAACTTCATCAGTTCTACTTTAAGGCATATCCTCAATTCATTGAAGATGATGATGTATTCGAGTTTATATTCTATAAGAATATCTTGAATACAGTTCTTGAGAATATTCCGATTGATGAGAATGGATATATACCTTATGTAGAGTCTACTTTACCTGCTGCTAATATCACCATACTCTCAGATGATCATGATAATAATAGATATACTGTTAAGGATTCTGGATATGCATACTATTCAATACCCTTTACAGTAGAAGGTGATAAGCTTAAAGTTGAGGATGAATATTACCATGGTAAGACTGTAACCATTGTAACTAAGAATCACTTCGAATATGCTAGATATACCATGAGCAATACCAGTAATAGAATCTATCTTGGTGGTACTTTTAAGTATTACTATGAGCATGCTAATTATATGGTATTTGTAAATGGTAGGAAAATGAATCCTGGCTTTGGCATAGTAAGACCTACACCTGATTCTCCTGTACATGGTACTACTATATATCTTGAGCTTGAATATGAAGCTGGGGATTATGTAGATGTATTCTATCTGCCTGAAGGCATTAAGATGGATATGCTCAAACCTACATACAACCTTGTAAGAAGAGTATATACATATCCTAATGTAATGCAGTATAAGATACCTGTGCCCTATGATGACTTTTTTAAAGACAAGAACTCTGTTGATATAACTAATGAATATGGTGCTCCGATCAAGAATATGGAAGTAGACTACACAAATAAAACCGTTACTTTCCTTGGATATTCTAGAATCGAGCTTGCATTCCAGTTCAAGTTTGATGAGTTTATGTCTAGAATAAAGAATATGATGAGTGCTACAACAGATGCATTCAGAAATATAGACTCTAATGAGATTGTAGCAGCAGATGAGTTCTATTATACTGATGATATAGATGTAATAGAGAGTGCTCATAATCTCGTAAATGAGTTCTTCGGTAATGAAAGAGCTGGTATACTTAGACTATTCCATAGAATGGTTGATGATGCTTACAATGGTCCTGCTTTAATAGAGTGGGCTCTTAGAAAGAATCTTGCAGACCAGTTTGATTATATAAGAGTATCAGATAAACTTCCTATATTTATGGAAGCTATCGATGAAATCATGGACTTCGAGCACTGTGCATATAAGTCTTGGGATGATACAGAGCTTGGAGTAGATGATATTTACTATACAACAGATCCTGAAGTACTGGCTAGAGCTCATGCTTTAGTAAATGAGTGCTTTGAATACGAATCTGATTCTATATTAACACTCTTCCATAAGATGGTAGATAATGCATTTGAGACTCCTTCTCAGATCGAATGGTCTTTGAGAAAAGGATTGCCTGAAATGTTCCTGGATCCTATGGAAGACCAAGTAGTATATAGAGATCTTATAGATAAACTTAATATGTTTATCGGTAGGGTTGATAGATACTTTGTATATGAAGAGCAAGTATTTGAGCGTTGGGATGATTCTGAGCGTGGTATTGATAAGATCTACTATACAACTGATCCTGGTCTTATAGAAAAGGCTCATCAGTGGGTAGAAGAGGACTTTGAAGGCCAACCTACAAGAATACTTGATATACTTCATAAGATGGTAGATGATGCTTATATGGAACCTAATCTTACAGAGTGGTCTCTTAGAGAACATCTGCCAGAGATGTTTATATATATAGCTGTCAATAACAGAATTGATGACTGGATCGAGCATATTTATCAGATTACTAGATCTAGATATAATGCTGAACTTGATGACGTTGTACTTTATGAGAGATCTCCTCTTATAAAGAAGCAGCTTCATGATTCTGTAGATGAATGGTTCGGTGAAGAACCTAAGTATATTATAGATCTATTCCATAGAATGGTAGAAGAGTCCTTTAGAAAGCCTTCTAACCTTAGACTCTCGCTTAGATTTAAGCTGAGTAGTATGTTTAACATACTCCCCTATGTAATAGTATTCTATTTCAGATATAGAGGAAATGATTTAGGAGTATTCGGTAATGGATATATTCGTATCAGAAGACATGAAGCTCCTATAGGAATATCTCCTCAGACTGTATTGGTATGGATTAATGGTAAGAAGGTTCTTCAGAGTGATCTGATGAGAATATCTTCTTCTCTTATGAAAGTAACCAAAGATGTACAGTCTCTCCAGAATCTTAATGTAGTAAGAATTGCTAATCCTGAAGACTGGCCGATTGATGTTAGTCAGTATAAATCTGAGCATGATCTCTTCATGATCAGTACTTTAGGAGCAGACTTAGATCATATCAATGCTATGCATGGTACTTATAATGGTATTAGTGATACAGAAGAAGAGATGATCTATGACATTGAACCTGAAATGATCTATAATGGAGTTATTCTTGACTTCTATATGGATCAGGAGTCTGTAGATGCAGATCCGTTCTTGTATAAGTATGAAGATAAGGATTACTTTGATAAGGATGGAGTATATATCTCTACAGTTCTTGACAATGATAGAAGAGCTAATATTCCTGATGATAATGGTTTGATGAATAACTAAAAGGCTTACCGATGGGTGTAAAACCCATCGGTTCAGTCTTGCAACATTAATATAATGAACTTACTCTATTGGAAGGAGGATGTTTCGTGAACAATGATGTTACGAATTCTAATGTCAGAATAGCGGTCTCGCCATTACCTTATGAGCGAATTCAGCTGGCAAAAGAACGAGAATTATTGTGCGATTATAACAATGGTCGTATCTATATAAAGAACGGCGAAAATGTTTATGATATTACTTCCAAGATCAAAGAAGCAATTACAAAAGAAGGAATGTCAATAGACAAATGTACTGTATTTGTTCAAGATCTTGGTACTATTCTTATTGGTGATGCATTAGAGCATATAATGCATAGCCTTATAAATATAACAGATTTAGGAACTGAACCTGGTGAACTTGTTACTGGTTATAATGTAGACTTTATGTCTATAACTAACAAGGATAAGAAGATTCAGTTAGTAGGATTCTCTAATGCTGCAGACAATACAGTTCCTGTAAAGCTTGGAGATACTATTACATGGAAAACCTACTCTTCTGGTGGAGGAGGCGGTGGTGGAGAAGATCTAGTTGTTTATGATGTTTCTCCAGATATGGGAATATTACAGTTACTTGGAAAACAGATACAGAGAACCTCTGGTCTTGCTAGTAGCATGACTGTTCAGGTATATCCCCCTGTATGTGGTAGCCAGTATTTTGCTTTTAAATGGAGACTTGATACTAGTGCATATCCTTTAGTATTAGAGTTCCAGCCTAACGTAGTATTTGAATACAAGAGTGATGCTAGTGTTGATTCTGGTAGCACTTATGTATTTGAATTCGAAACATATAATTATGGTCAGTCCTGGTTGGTTAAGAAAACTAAGTATAATCAGGATTCTTATACCAATGCCCTCGTTGATGCTATATCTCCTAAGGTATATACTAAAGACGAGGTTAATACTTTGATTTCTTGGCTCACCCCTGAGGATTCCCTTGATTCCAGTGAGTCTTGAGATAATAAATTTTAAACCAATTTTACAGAAAGGATGAAAAATATTATGGCTGATGTATCTAAGCTTTTAAAGATGGTCTATATCTCGGCGGCTAAGTATGCTGGTCTTGAGACTAAGGACCCGATGACGCTTTACTTCATCAAGAACACAGGTAAGATCTATCGTGGTGCACAGGACTACACTGAAGCAGTTCGTGTAGTTGAAGACTTCCCTGCAACTAACCAGGCTCAGGGTGTTATCTACATCAAGGCTTCTACTTCTGAAGCTAAGACCTGGACAGGCTCCGCATGGAGAGTTGTAATCCCTGCTATCGATACTACTGTTACAGAGAATTCTACAAACCTCGTAACATCTGGTGCAGTATATACTGCTATCGATAATGCTGTTGGTGGCATCGACTTCTCTGACTATGTAACAAACGTAGAGTGGGATAACGAGGCTAGAAAGCTCAAGGTATACAAGGATGATGCCCAGACGGTAGCATTCCAGGTTGAGCTTGACAAGATCGCTACAGACATCGCTTATGATGGTTCTACAGGTGTGATCTCTCTTAAGGACGTTAAGGGTAATGTACTGAAGACAGTTAACATTCCGCTTGACAACTTCGTTAAGGATGGTCACTATGATTCTGCTACTCAGAACCTCGTACTTGAAATGCAGAATGGTACTACAGTATCTATTCCTGTATCTGCTCTTATCGATATCTACTATGGTTCGACAACTGCTACAGCTGTTACAACAGTTACAGACGTTAGCGGTCAGACTCAGATTCAGGTTAATGTACGTATCTCCGCTAAGACTGGTAATGCTATCCAGACTCTCTCAAATGAGGGTGAGGAAGGTCTCTATGTAGACATTTCTGGTAAGGTAGACAAGGTTACAGCTGCTGTTGCTGGTAACATTGCTACTTTCGTTGCTGGTGGCAACATCCAGGATTCTGGCAAGGCTGTTGGTGGCGCTACACTTGCTGCTACAACTGATGCTAATACTCTTGCTACAGAGGCTGCTGTTCAGGCTTATGCTGATACCAAGGCTGCAAGACTTACAACATTCACAGCTGGCGATATCGCTACTGTAGGTGCTGATGGTGGTCTTGCTGATTCTGGTAAGACAATAGGCGGAGCTACAATCGCTGCTACACCTACTGCTAATACCCTTGCTACAGAGGCTGCTGTTAAGGCATATGCTGATGGTGTTGCTACAGCTGCTGATGACAAGTATGTAGCCAAGACTTCTATCAATACAGATCTCACAACAGGCACACCTACAGATACGCAGGTTGCTTCTGCAGCAGCTGTTGTAGACCTCCTGTCATGGGAGATCGTAGAAGATTGACCTAATCTTTAAATCTGGAGGTTCTTGCATATGAGTCCATTGGAAGAATTTATGCGGAGTATAAAGACTGCCAAAGCTAATGCTCCCGTAGTTACGCACTTTGTTCAGTGTAACAAGAGTGCTCTCAATGATGTGGATATAACTCCAGGACAATGGATTTTCTGTGCGGATACCAAAGATTACTATGTCGATACAAAGAATGGCGTCCGAAACAAAGTTTCGGACGTTATTTTTGTAGACAGTGAGGAGGATCGCACAGATCTTATATCACCACTGAATGATAAGCTATATATAACTAGAGATACTGGTACTGGCTGGTTGTATTTAGACGACGAGTGGGTTCCTCTGCACACTAAAGCTTCTAGTGTATATACAGCTGATGGACATACAGTAGAAGATAAATTAGCAGGTATCTCAAAGATTGGAAGAAGAACTGGTAGAACTGTTGCTACTAGTGATGGTCAGACCCAGTTTACAATTCCTTTCCCTTTTCAGAACTACCTTGCTGCTGGAAACTATGTAGAAGTTCTTATTGATTCCAAGTTAATTGATGAGACTCTTTATAGTATAAGCGGTGACACACTTACTGTAGATCAGAGTTTAGCTCTGAATACAAATGAAGTAGTTCGTTTTATATTCTGGTATAATGATTACTCTGGATCAGCATATAATCCTGACTCTGTTACATTACCTGCATCGAATGTTTACTTAGCGAACGGTATGACAATTCAGCAGGCAGTAATGGTTCTTATGGATGAAGTTTCTACTCATAAGAGTATTGCTCAGAACGTTGTTGATCTTACAAAATCTGATTCTACTGAAGAGTCTAATGACTCTGAAAGCGGTACAGAATAAAAGTCTGGATGGCTATAATGCCATCCAGATTTCTTATCTAACGTCAACTGGCTTGATTTGGGAAAACATTATATTAATATCTTTGAATTATGTAGAGGAGGAATAACAATGGCGTCTGAGTTATCGCTTGTCAAAACTCTTTTGCGACTTGTACCAGAAACTAATATAGTTCCTGGTCAGTATATAGCATGTACAGATAGCACCAGAGCATTCTATGATATTGCTGATGGTGTACGTATAGAAGTAAACTTTTCAATAGAAGCTCAGTTAGTACCCGATTATATAACTGATCGTGTATTGGGAAAGGTTTATTATCTTGAACCAGTTCAGAGATTCTATGTATATGAAGCTACTGGCTTCAGAAGAATCTTTACTAATGAAGAAGCAGATGCTTTATATGGATCTTATTCCATGGTGCCTTTTACTATGGAGAATCAGATCACTGGTATGAAGCTTGCTCCTAGAACTCTTGCTAGTTGTGTATATACATCTTCTGGTGAGAGTGTAGAAGCTCTTATAGCAAATACATATCGTTTAGGAAACTATGTAGCTCTGACCAAAATTGGTTATGATGGTACTAGTTCTGTATTAATACCATTCCCATTTGATGAATATTTCGCTGGTGGAAATATCATGGATGTATATCTGAATGGTATTAGACTTAATAGACAATCTGACTATACTATTTCTGCTGATGGAATGTTGGTATTCTTAGATCCCAGCAATATTAGAGTAAATGATGTAGTCACATTTGATTTTACTTTCAATTCTACCAATATATCTGGTTCTGAAAGATATCAGACAGTTATAGAGGGTGGATATATTACCAAATATTCTATACCTACTAACAGACTTGCTTCAACAACTTCTAGTTATCTTATAGATGATGCTAGTACAGTTGCTACAGCAGCTGCAGTAAATGGTGTATATAATAAACTCAATGATAAGATAGATGATATAGCTACTAATTATCGTGGGGTTTATAAGACTGTTTCTAGTGGTACAGGTGATACTATAGTACTTACCATACCAGATATTAATCTTCAGGATGGTACTGAGATTAATGTAAAACTTACAAGAAATCTTAATAACAATGCTGTAGTAAGACTTAATACATTAGCTGAAACTATTGTATATGTAAACGGCACAAGAGCAACAGGATTATATAAGAAGGGTGATTATATCTGTCTTGTATATTCTGCTGAGCAGAATGCCTATAATGTCAAGCTGTATTGTGATTATAAGATTACAACTCATTCTTATGCTACTAGAGTAGATGCTAACTTAGGAGTTATACCTTTTTATATTCCTCAGTATCTGCCTGGTATTACAACTTTAAGAGTATATCAGAACAACCTTCGCCTATTTGATGATATTAATTACGTTGTCTATGATAATACTATCAGACTGTTAGACTACACTACGAATGACGGAGACCTCTTCGTATTTGAAGTAGATACAGTTGAGAAGTATTATTTGTAATATACATCAAATATATGACGAAGGGTGGTGAAAATATGATGGCTATTATTTCTATTTGCTCTGGATTCGGAGCTGTTCTAGGGACTCTGATCTCAGTAGCGCATATAAACAAGCGCGTTAAAGAACACAAGAGACTTATAGGCTTTAAGGAAGAAGCCTAAGTCATATAAAATAATTAAAGGTGGTGACATCCAATGGATCCTGTAGTTATTTCTGCATTGATTGCTGGAAGTTGCTCACTTGTTTCGACCTTTGTAGGAATTATGGTGAGCTCTAAGTTAAGTAATTATCGTATTGAGCAGCTAGAAAAGAAAGTTGACAAGCATAATAATCTTGTTGAGAGAATGTACAAGGTGGAAGAGGAAAACAAACTCTACGATCTTGAACTTAGAACCCTCAAGGAAAAGTTTTCGGACCTGGATAAGAGGTATCACGATCATGGCTGATTATAGTAAAAGACCAGCAGATTCGAACACTGATTTCAGGACTAACAAGAACAAGATGGAGTTCTCTAAAAAGTGGCTCATATCTGTGATTGCAATATCTTGTATATTTACAATAGCATCTTATGTACTTGCATTTTTTGATAAGAATCCTGTATCAGAGATTGCTGTTGCAATTATTCAAACCCTCTGGGGTACAAGTGGTGTATCGTTCGTTAGCTATGCAGTACAAAATAGTGTTAGAGCATATACTTCTACAAAAATTCTGGGGATAGAACTCGAAGAGCAGAAACTTCAGAATGAAATGAATAATGAGAATTCTGAATTTGATCAGAATAATCTTTATAATAATGATGGAGGAGACGACTATGACTATAGGTGAGTTTCTTCAGGAGAACTGGCCATATATATTAGCTGTCCTCCTTGGGTACTTATCTATAACTAATGGCTCCAAAATACATCAATGGTTAATCTATGCATGTACAGTATCGGAAAAAGAGATGGGTGGGGGAACTGGTAAAATTAAGCTTCGTATGGTATACGACTTATTTATCAAAAAGTTCCCCGTCATCGCCTCTATTTTTCCGTTCTTTATATTCTCTATGTGGGTTAACCATGCACTTAAACAAATGAATGCTATAAAAGATAGTAACTCCAAGGTTGCGGCATACTTAGAAGGAGGAACTAAAAAAGATGAAAATAAAATATCTCAATAGCCCAAATCACTATAATGGGCGAAATGGATGGAAGGCTGATGTAATTGTCTTTCATCAGACTGGCACTACCAGTTTAGAAGGTGCATTAAAATGGTACCTTAATCCTAATGCACAGTGCAGTCCTAACTGGGTAATAGATGTAGACGGCACTATATATCAGCTTGTTAATCCAAACAATGCCGCTTACTGCAACGGCACTCGAACGACACCTGGTCAGAAACTTTACTATGGTTTGGCTACAAGTAGGCTTGTCAAAGCAAGAAAAACAAATGCTAACTATTTCACCTACTCAATGGAGTTCGTGCATTGTCAGTGGGGAAATATTAATGATGCTCAGATTCATGCTGCAGTTGAGCTGATCAAAGAAGTCATTATACCCAATATGAAGATGCATGGAGTTACTCCAAAATATGATAGGGATCATTTCATCGGACATTGTGAAATAGATCCTATAACCAGAGCAGCGTGTCCTGGAAAACAATTCCCTTATGATAAGATCATAGCGGGAGTTAGAGGTCTCATAGACACCACACCTAAAACTGTACCTACAGTACCTAGTGTTACACCAAAAGCTAAGTTCAAAGCTAATGATAGGGTTAAGATTTTATCTACTGCTACTACATATGCTGGTATATCTACTAGAATACCTACAGCATATAAGGGTGATAAGATTACTTATACAATTACTAAAGTTAGTGGAGAAAAAGCGCTCATTAAAGAGCTGTATAGCTGGGTATTACTTAAAGACCTTAAATCGGCTTAATATATACAAACCACGGCGTGCAAAATGCATGCCGTGGCTTTTCCACATATAATTAATAAAAAATTTTAAGGAGGAATATTATATGGCTGGCGAGAACCTCTCTGAGTCCACTAGGGTTACTATAACCATTAGTGAATGGAAGAGAAAAATCGAAGCTGGAGAAATTACTCCGCTGAATGCTACCAATTATAAGATAGTACCGGATCCTGATGGGGAAGACTATGGAGTAGATACTTCTGTTGCAGAACGTCTCACTACAATGGATCTGTATAACCTTGTATCTAAGAAAGCTAACGCTACTAATGGTGAAGCTGGTCTTAGATTAGAAACTGTATTTGATAATCCTATTACTGAAGTACCTATTGTTGGTGCTGGTAATGTAACTGTAACTTCTGATGCTACTGGTAAGATCTTAGTATCATCTTCTGGAGATTCTGATAGTCATACTGATGACCCTGATCAGATTCATACTGCTATGCCTATGAATCTGTATAAGATGTCTACATCTTCACATGGTCATGTACATGAAGTAGAAGCTGTAACTCTGGGCGATGGCATTACTATGGATAATACCAATAAGATCAAGCATACTAATGCTATTGAACCTGGCGTTGCTCAGGGTAGTGCAACTACTACACTTGGCAATGGTGGATCTTTCCAGATTCCTGCAGTAAGATATGATGCTCAGGGTCATATTATAGATAAGGGTACAACCACCATGACCTTGCCTACATATTCTGCAAACAATGGTATTCAGGTTACTGGTGGAACTCTGATATCTCATACTAATGCTATTAGCCCTTCTACGGCTAAGGGTTCTGATACCTTTACTGCAGAGAATGGTGATAGCTTTGATATACCCACAGTTAGCTATGATGCTCAGGGTCATGTAACTGGCAAGGGTACCACTACAGTAACTCTTCCTGAGTTTGCTGCATCTGATGGTATCAAAATTGATGAAGATGGACTTACATTTAAGCATACTAATGCTATTACTGCTGGTACTGCTGAAGGTACAGATACAAGTACGCTTATTAATGGTGGAAGTTTCACCACACCTACAGTTAGCTACGATGCTCAGGGACATGTAACTGGTAAGGGTACACATACTATTACACTTCCTACATTTGCAGCTGATGATGGTGTTAAGATTGACACTGATGGACTTACATTTAAGCATACTAATAATGTAACTCCAGACACTGCATCTGGATCTGCTACATTTACTGCAGATAATGGTGATAGTTTTGATATTCCTACAGTATCTTATGATAAGCATGGTCATGTTACTGCTAAGGGTAAAACAACTGTTACACTTCCTACATTTGCTGCAGACGATGGTATTAAAATAGATACCGATGGGCTTACTTTCAAGCACACTAACAATGTAACTCCTGGTACAGCTAAGGGTTCTGAAGGTGTTACCATAGAGAATGGTGGTACTATAGATCTTCCTACTGTTACTTGGGATAAGCATGGTCATGTAACTGGCAATGCTAGCACTACTGTTACGCTTCCTGAATATGCAGCTACAGATGGTATTGAAATAGATACTGATGGCCTGACCTTTAAGCATACTAATGCTGTAGGTACTGGAACAGCATCTGGATCTGCTACTAGCACTCTTGCTAATGGTGGAAGCTTTGATATTCCTACTGTTACTTGGGATGATCAGGGTCATGTAACTGCACATGGTAAAACTACTATAACCAATCCTACATATGCTGCAGGAGATGGTATTAAGATAGATACAGACGGTCTTACTTTTAAGCATACTAATGCTGTTACAGCAGGCACTGCTCAGGGTACTGCTACATCTACACTTGCTAATGGCGGAAGCTTTACTACACCCACTGTTACTTATGATGCTCAGGGTCACGTAACAGAAAAGGGAACCAATACTATCACACTTCCTACATTTAAGGCTGGTGATGGTGTTAAGATAGATACGGATGGCTTAACCTTTAAGCATACTAATGCTATAGCTCCTGGAACAGCTCAGGGTACAGAAACAAGCACTATTGAAAATGGTGGTAGCTTCACGACTCCGACTGTTACATGGGATGCACAAGGTCATGTTACAGGTAGTGGTTCTAATACAATCACTCTTCCTGAATATGCAGCTACAGATGGTATCGAAATCGATGAAGATGGACTTACCTTTAAGCATACTAATGCAATAACTGCTGGTACCGCTGCAGGATCTTCTAGTAAGACTCTCACAAATGGTGCTAGCTTCAATATGCCTACTGTAAATTATGATGCTCAAGGTCATATTACAGCTAAGGGTACAACCACCATGACTCTGCCTACATTTAAGGCTGGTGATGGTGTTAAGATAGATACAGACGGTCTTACCTTTAAGCATACTAATGCTATAACTGCTGGTACTGCTCAGGGTACTGCTACTAGCACTCTTGTTAATGGTGGTAGCTTCACAACTCCGACTATTACATATGATGCTCAGGGTCATATTACAGCAAAGGGAACTAATACGATTACCCTTCCTGAATATGCTGCTGATGGTGGTATCGAGATCGGTGAAGATGGTCTTACCTTCATGCATACAAATAATGTAACTGCTGGTACAGCATCTGGTACATCTACATCTACTATAGGTAATGGCGGAAGCTTTAGCATGCCTACCATATCTTATGATAAGCATGGTCATATAGTTACCAAGGGAACTACTACTATTACTACACCTAAGTTTGGTGCAGGTGATGGTATCAAGCTTGATGGTCTGAATTTTAAGCACACTAATGCTATTACTGCTGGTACTGCTTCTGGTACAGCTACATCTACACTTGGTAATGGTGGAAACTTTGAAATACCTACTATTACTTATGATGCACAAGGTCATATTACAGATAAGGGTACTACTAAGATCACACTTCCTACTTATACTGGGTCTAATGGTGTTACAGTTTCTGGAACATCTATTACAAACTCTGGTGTAAGATCTATAGCTACAGGTACAGCTAATGGTACTATCAGTGTAAATACTAATGGTACTAGTGCTAATGTAGCAGTTAAGGGACTTGGATCTTCTGCATACATGGATACAACCGATACTTATTCCAGTACTGGTACAACACCTACATCTGGTAAGGCTGTTGCACAGGCTATCGGCACAGTTACAGCATTGATGGGATCCAATAATGGTATCGCTACTCTGGATTCTTCTGGTAAGATTCCTAGTTCTCAGATACCTGGATCTTATGATGACGTATTGAATTTTGATACAGTAGATGATTTCCCTGATACTGGTGAAGAGGGTAAGATATATGTAGCTAAGGCTACTAATACTCAGTATCGTTGGGGTGGAGAATCATATATTCCGATTGGTTCTCATCTTGCACTCGGTGAAACATCTTCTACAGCATATCGTGGAGATAGAGGTGCTGTTGCATATACACATGCTACAGATTCTGCTAGAAATACTACAGCTAAATCTGAAGCACTCTATGCTATAGGTATTACAGCTCATGGCCATGTAGGATCTTCGACAGCTATTACAGCAGGTACAGGTATAAGCTTAGCTAGCAATAAGATAAGCCATACTAATAGTGTAACTGCTGGCACTGCTAGTGGATCTGCTACAGCAACTATAGGTAATGGCGGAAGCTTTAGTATTCCTACAGTATCTTATGATGCTCAGGGTCATGTAACAGGTAAGGGTACCACTACTATAACAATTCCTACCTATACAGCTAATACTGGTATTAAGCTAAATGGTTTGACATTCCAGCATACTAATGCCGTTACTGCTGGTACTGCTAGTGGTTCTGCTACAGCAACCATAGGTAATGGTGGAAGTTTTAGTATTCCTACAGTATCTTATGATGCACAGGGTCATGTAACTGGTAAAGGTACAACCACTGTTACACTTCCTACATTTGCTGCCGGTGGTGGTATTGAAATTGCTGATGATGGTTTGACATTCCAGCACACTAATGCTATTACTGCAGGCACTGCATCTGGTTCTGCTACTAAGACTCTTACATTTGGCGATACATTTACCATTCCTACAGTATCTTATGATGCTCAGGGTCATGTAACAGGTAAGGGTACCACTACGATGACAATGCCATCTCTTGGCACATCTGCTACTACTGCAGCTTATGGTAATCATACTCATGCTACATCTATAGCTGCTTCTAGTGCAACTAATCAGCTTAGTCTGGCTGCTTCTACAAAGTATGCTATTACTGCTGGTGGAACCTCTTATGTATTTACAACACCTGCAGATACTCATTGGACTTCACATCTTTATGCTGGAGCTTCTGATGGTAATGCAAATGCTGCAACTACTAATGGCAATACTTATCTGATTATCTGCGACAATGGTACTGCTAGAGATAGAAGAAAGATTGCTGGTGCTGGTGGAACAACTGTAACTAGTGATGCAAATGGTAATATTACTATTACTAGCCCTGCTCTCGGCACAGGAGCTTCCAATGCCGCTTATGGTAATCATACTCATGGTATAACACTTGCTACAGATTCTGGAACCAGTGCTATAACTCTTAGTCCTAGCACAAAGTATAAGCTTACTGCAGGTGGTCAGTCAATAATCTTTACTACACCTGTAAATAGTACTTATACTGTAAACAATGGCACTCTTACCATTCAGGGTAATGGAACAAGTCTTGGAACGTTTACTGCTAACCAGGCAGGTGATAGTACCATTAATATTACTCCTGGCAATATTGGAGCTGCTCCTACTGGTCATACTCATAGTATTGCACTTGCTGCAGATAATGGTGAAAGCACTATTACATTATCTCCGAGTACAAAGTATAAACTCACTGCAGGTGGTCAGAGTATTATATTCACTACACCTACAGACCATACTTATACTGTAAACAATGGTACTCTTACCATTCATGGTAATGGTACAAGTCTTGGCACATTTACTGCTAACCAGTCTAGTGCTAGCACTATCAATATTACTCCTGGTAATATTGGAGCTGCTACTAGTGGTCATACTCATGATATAAGTATTGCTGCTTCTAGTGGTACAAGTTCAATAGCTCTTGCAGCTAATACCAAGTATCAGCTCACTGCTGGTGGTAAGTCGTATATCTTTACAACTCCTGCTGATACGAATACATGGAGACCTGTTGGTACTGGTGCAACTGATGCAGCTCCGGGTAACCATACGCATGCTATAAGTATAGCTACATCTACTGGTACTAATCAGATTACACTTGCTCATGGTGGTAAGTATGCTATTACAGCTGGTGGTCAGTCATATATATTCACCATGCCTGCAGATAATAACACTACTTATTCTGCTGGTATTGGTTTAACTTTAAGTGGAACTACATTTAAGACAAAACTCAAATCTGAAACAGCCCTTACAAATGACTCAGCAGCTGCTACAGAAACTGCTGGCAGAATATATCCTGTTGTTTTAGACAAGTCTGGATATCTTGCTGTTAATGTACCATGGACAGATCATACTTATACCGTAAACAATGGTACACTTACTATTCAGGGCAATGGTACAAGTCTTGGCACATTTACTGCTAACCAGTCTAGTGCTAGCACTATCAATATTACTCCTGGTAATATTGGAGCTGCTCCAACATCTCATAACCATGATTCTGCTTATGCCCCTAAGTCTCATACGCATAACTATGCTGGATCAGCTTCTGCTGGTGGCCCTGCAACTAATGTAGCTGGTACTTATTCTGGTAATGGTGGACAGCTTACACCTTCTGCTGTATCTAATGCAACAGTAAGATTCGTTATGATGAATAATCCTAAGGGTCTTTCTGGATTCCCGACTTATGCAGACTGCTTGCTCATGGATACTTATTCAGGTAATGATGTACCGTGGTCTACAGGTTTAGGTATAATTAAGCAAGATGCTGCTCCTAGAATGTTCCTGTTTAATGGTGCTAAAGGTAATACTACTACATGGAAGAATATCAATGAGGTTCTGACTACAAGCAACTATAGTAGTTATGCAGCTACTAGTGGCCATACACATGCTATAAGTATCGCTGAATCTACAGGAACTAATCAGATTACTCTGGCACATGGTGGCAAGTATCAGATTACAGCTGGCGGTAAGTCATATATCTTTACTATGCCTGCTGATAATAATACTACTTATTCTGCTGGTACACATTTGACACTCTCTGGAACTACATTTAATGTAACTGCTAGAAATAATACTAAGGGCGGTCCATTAGGATGGACTTCAACTTCGGCAGACAATATACTGATTACTTCTAATACATTAGCATATTGGAATGGTGCATATGCGGATACGAGTTCTAATCTTGAATATTGTAAGAAAGGTGCCTTTGGTACTATTGTTACTAAGAATGCTGGTGATTATGCACTTACTTCACATGGTAACCATGTACCTGATACACAGACTGCTAATAATTCGATATTCCTTAGAAACGATAATACATGGCAGAGAGTTACTCCTGCAAATATAGGAGCTGCAACATCTGGTCACAACCATGATACAGTATATACTCATAAATTCCATTATGGTGGAACAGGCAATACTACTAAGATTAAGATAAAGATTAATAGTACTACTTCTTGGATGCTTTCATTTGTAGTAAACCTGTATCAGAGCTATAGAGCTACATCTGTACTTATATCTGGATATCAGTATGGTAACAGTCATTGGTATTCTCCAACAGCAGTTGTATTAGGAGATTCTACTAATGCTGCTATTAATGTATACTTTGGATACGATTCTGCTAATAATCTTTGGGTAGGATTCGATGGTGGTGATTATACTGGTGTTTCCATTAGTAATGTGACTAACGGCTATACTCAGATAGATAATTTTGCAGGACTCTTTACAATAAGCAATGTATCCAGTCTTACAACTCTTCAGACTACTGTAACTGCTCAGCCTCCGTCACTTAAAGGGCATACTCATACTAAGTCTCAGATTACAGATTTCCCGTCATCTATGCCTGCAAGTGATGTATATGCGTGGGCCAAAGCAAGTACAAAGCCTACTTATACTGCATCTGAAGTTGGAGCTGCGCCTACTAGACATGATCATACTGAAATGGCTATGAGAGCTCAATGTACAACTGCTGATGCAGCAAATGCATTCCATTATCCTGGATATGTAACTGCTTGTAAAGTATCTAATTCGGTATGTGGATCTTATACAGATGGTATGATAATAGATATACCATGGTCTGATTCTTATGGTCATCAGATATATATTGATGATAATAGTCTTACCATTGGTCATAGGTATATGAATCAAAAAACTTGGTCTGGTTGGGCTACATTATTAGACACTAATAACTGGTCTAGTTATGCCGCACCTGCAAGTCATACTCATACAGTATCTCAGATTACTGATCTTCCTACAATTTCAGATAGTGCTACAAATTCTACACTTGTTAAGCGTACCTCTAGTGGTTATATATTTGCCACTTATCTAAACCAGTCATCTGGTGCAGAAACTCCGACTACATCTAGCTATATTATATATGCTAACTCTGATGGATATCTTAGAAAGAGTTCTCTTGCAAATATAAAGACTATACTTGGTCTTGGATCTGCAGCATATACCGACTCTACAGCATATGCCGCTTCATCTCATAGTCATACACCAGCAAGTATAGGTGCCGCGGCCGCTAGTCATACACATTATAGTCTTGCAACTATTGGAGATCAAAGAAATGTTGCAACAACACCTAATAGCTATTCCAATACATTTACATTTATGGGCCTTAAATCAAAGGCTACAATAGGATCTCCTTCTGATGATACTTACTCTTATCTTATTGGCCTTAGAGGTTGGTCTGATAATTCTGGTGGTAAGTCTCATGAATTAGCTTTCAATGATACTGGCCTTTACCATCGTATAGGTGCTACAACATCATGGGAAGCTTGGAAGAAAATTGCTTATACATCAGACATTCCTACAGTATATGCATGGGCGCAAGCATCTACCAAGCCTACATATACTGCAAGTGAAGTAGGTGCAGCTCCAACTGGACATGACCATACTATAGCTCTTGCCGCTTCTAGTGGTACAAGTTCTATATCCCTCGCCGCTAATACTAAGTATCAGCTTACAGCTGGTGGTAAATCTATTATATTTACAACTCCTGCTGATACAAATACTAATAATGCGGTTACTCAGACAGCTACTTCTACAAATGCAAACTATGAAGTTCTGTTTTCTGTAACAGCAGATAACACCACTAGAACAGAAGGAGCTAGAAAGAATAGTAATTTGACTTTTAATCCTTCTACTGGTAACCTTAATGTTACACAGATCAATGGCGTTACAGTAGGATCTTCGCCGAAGTTTACTGATACAAATACCACTTATTCTGCAGGTACTGGTATATCTCTTAGTGGTACAACTTTCTCTAACTCTGGTGTAAGATCTATAGCTACAGGTTCTTCAAATGGTACAATTAGTGTAAATACCAATGGTACTAGTGCTAATGTTGCTGTTAAGGGACTTGGATCTGCAGCATATACTGCTTCTACAGCATATGCGGCTGCATCACATGATCACCATTCTACAGCATACGGAACTCAGGCTCTTAGACATCTTGCTTCTGGTACTGCAGCGGCAACGACTACTAACTGTCCTTCTGGCGCTTGGTATGGTTATCATTCATAATTATACAAAAAATAAGGTAGGCATTACGCCTACCTTATTATTTTATTCTTTGTAGCTCGACATCAGATCTAATATGGCTTTATTTACATCTTCAAATTCCCGAGATGTAAGAAAGTTCATCTTATCAAGAACATCATCTTTATCATAAAATACTACTTCCTGGCCAGACCAATACCTTCGGGGCCTAATAAGATCAATTAAAAATGCTCCATTATTTGCATTTAGCTTAATATTAAAAAAGAGTAGTCTATGATCTACATAATACATTTTGACGATAGTAATAATTATAAGATCACCATCAGTATTCTTATAAGATGCTATACTGATCTTTAGTTTAGCTTCGATATCACTTACCAAATCGGCGTCATACTTTAGGCGAATTGGTTTTTTATCTGTTATGATATCAAAGGTCTTTTTTAATCCCAATACCTTATCTACCGTTTTTCTACTAAGTTCCATATTGTACCTCCATTTTATTCGATATAGCTCATCATCAAATCAACAACAGCTTTATTTATATCATTAAATCTTTTATAAGTAAAACTATTCATCTTATCGAGAACTACATCCTCATCATAAAATATTCCTACTGGTGTAGACAAAGTAGCCGAAGTAAGATTGATCAAGAATGATCCTCTGTCTGCATTAAGCTTAATACTAAAACCGTGATTTTTAGAATCATATTGTATTGTAACATTAGAAACAATTATAAGATCGTGATAGCTATTCTTATAGGATCTTATATTGACTTTTAATTTGACATCATGAGATATTAAATCAGAATCAATACAGAGTCTTCTATCTGTTATGATGTCAAACGTTCTTTTAAGCCTTAATACCTTGTCTACTTCTTTTCTGTCAAGTTCCATAATACCTCCTTTTTAATCTTTGTAGCTTAGCATTAGCTCGACAATAGCCTTGTTTACATCCTCGAACTCTTTACCGGTAATGCTATTTATCTTATCGATAACTACATCCTTATCATAATAGATGCTTGTCAAGGCAGACCAACTATCCGGTCTAGTAAAATAGATCAAAAATGACCCCTTTTGGGAGTCAAATTCAACTTTACGCCATACTTCATTTTTAGAGTTATCATGATATATCAATATATGAGCAATGACATCTTCAAGAATACCTTTTTTGTTCTTATATGCTATTATATTGATCTCCAATTTAACAGTATGGCATACTGAGTCAGAATCAGTGCAGAGTCTTTTATCTGTTATTATATCAAATGTCCGTTTTCGACTCAGCACCTTATCTACTACTTTTCTATCAAACTGCATATTATACCCCCTTATTTGATATAGCTATACATTAGATCTATAACCGCTTTGTTTACATCCTCGAACTCTTGGTAAGTAAGACGGTTCATTTTATATAAAACTGCATCTTTATCTTTCTCTAGCCCAAGTGATCTATATGGTAAGTTAAACAAGAACACTCCAGTGTTTACATATAACCTGAGCGTAAGATTCGTTTTCTCTTCATCTTTACCATAGTCTGATTCGTGTATTGTGATATCAGCCATGATTAAATGATCATTATCAGCATTCTTAAAAGAAATTATATTGATAGCTAATTTAGCCTTCTTATAATATAATGGTCCTACACAGACCATTCTTTCATCAGTTATAATATCAAATGATCCCTTTAAATCTATTACCTTTTCGAATAATTTTTTATCAAGTTCCATATTATCCTCCTTATAAGTTAAACCATATCTCATAGATAGCATAACGAAGCTCTGCATCTAAATACTTAGGGAAATCTGTCGTTATTACATCGTCCCAGAGTATACCTCTATTGATAGGTCTATATACACTTTCTTCTTTATCGAAGATATACAACTGATCATCCTTAATCATAAAACTCTCGGAATTAAAGCTGTTTATATAAGCATTCTTATAAAATCTACTAGATTCAATAGATCTTACTTCTATAATCCAATGCTTTTTTGTTTCTGTTAACGGAACTTCTTTAATTATAATAGTAGCCATGCAGTTAGGATATGCATGTTGTATATTATAAACTTTATACCTATCCATTGCAATACCATTTCTGATATCATCACCAGATACTTTTAAGCGATTAGTCGCAAATTCTTGCATCTGATGCATCAGTGTAATTATCCTATCGAAGAATTTATCTACTTCTTCTCTTGATTCTGATTTGGGAGGTAATCTTTTAATAATATCAAGATTAGAGATTCTTGTATTTATCTCACTAAAGTTGGTTTGTGTATAGGTGTGAGCAGTCTCTGTACTTTCTGTTTCTACGTATATAAGACCGGTATGGTCATCTATTTTTATATCAGGTAATAATGCATTAGATTTAATATCAAATACATCATTACCAACTACTTCATTATCGAAGTGAAACAGAAAGCTTCCAGAGTTTTGTATATAGATATCTACGCTGATATTGTTAGTTGTGCCCTCTGCATCATAGAAACTGGTTTCAAGAGTTACAGGCGCATAAGCTTTCTTCTCTGCACCTCTAAGAAATGCCATCTGAAATAATTTGTTTAATTCTGTCATAGTATTATACCTCCTTATAATTCAAAGCATATATCATAGATAGCATAACGAAGTTCTGCATCTAAGAGTTTTGGAAAATGACCTTCTATATAATAAGTATCAAATAAATCACTTCCACTAATACGCTTATACAGGTTATTTTCTTTATCAAAGATATAGAGATTAGATATTAGATCATCAATATCTATCAAGAATTTCTCTGTATTAGTTTTACTAATCAGAATATCTCCTTCTTTTTCTATAGTATTTACTAATATATCATACCCATCCTCGCACTCAGCATCAGGCTCATGACGTTTAATTATAATAGATGCCTGACTATCATCAGTGGCTTTTATATTATAGACTTTATATCCATATTTGCTTATACACTCTATAATATCAGGGCCGGATGGTTTTATTCGAGTCTTAGCAAACTCTTGCATATCTCCTATTAATAAGGTAATCTCACTAAAAAGATCTGACACTTCCTTATTTAAAGCATGCTTATTGAGTATAACGCTCAGTTCTTCTACAGATATTCTTTTGAATCCTTCATCTCCATTTTTAGAATTGGTAAATATATCTATATCACCAGTTTTATTATCAACCATTATATCAGGAGGGGTAAATAGAGAATCCTTGACATTGTAATTTATAACCCGAATTTTATCTTTCTCTTTAATATAATGAGTAAAGTGAATAGAAAATACTTTAGGGTTAGTTATATAGACATCTGCACTAACTGAATTACATACAGAGTTTTCATAAAATGATACCTCATAGGTTATTTTGGCCATTGACATTTTCTTATCAAAGATAATATTAAATGCCTTATCTAAATTTAAATGCTCCATATTATCATTCCTTTCTGTTATTGTATATGGATACATACCTAAGCAATAGTTATCGATGATTTTTATTAGATTGCATGTAAAATCTAAGAAATTGGAATCTACTCCATATTTTCTGCATATACCATATATAGTCTCTTTGATCTTATCTACATCTATAAAATAATAATTGATCCAGTGGTACATACGGAGATATATATTTCCTTCCTCTTCATCATCTTTCATTATATGTATCACCATACGTTCTATTTCTTCACAAGAATTGTCCTCTTTTAAAGCATATATATTTATCTCTATATCAAAATAGTTGCTATCATCTAAATCACAAAGACGTAAAAACATTTGATGCGATATATTACTATTTGGTGTGTATACTCTAGAACTAGACTTGTCAAATACTAGCTCACGATGAGCTTTTCTCATGTTTAAAAATTTATCAAAAAATTCTTTTGCAGTTTCCATATTACTACTCCTTTTTGTTATTACGTATATTATATACCTAGACAATGATTATGGATAATCTTTATTAGATCGCATGCAAAATCTATGAAATCAGAATCTGTTCCATATTTTTTCCATATATCACATATAATATCTTTGATCTTATCCTTATATATAGAATAGTAGTTAGACCAATTATACATACGAAGGTATATACCACCTTTATCTTTACCATCTTTTGATATATGTATCCACATACGTTCTATTTCTTCACCAGAATCATCTTCTTTTAAAAGAGATACATTTATCTTTATCTCAAAATAATTGCTGTCATTTGAATCATAAAGACGCAAATTCATCTGATGTAATGTGTCACTATCTACTTTATATACTTTAGAACTAGACTTGTCAAATACTAACTCAGGAAGGTCTTCTCTCATATCTAAGAACTCATCAAAAAATTCTTTTGCAGTTTCCATATTACTACTCCTTTCATCTTTATAGTATGTAATCAAAATATTCAAGTTTAACACTACTTAGCTAACTTTATAATAAATAATTCTATAAGGAGGAATTGTTGTAATGAAGACGATTACAATTACATTTAAGAATGGAACTACTCTTGAAGCTCTTTCATTCAATAAGAGCCAGAGATCGTTCCAGAAGGCTGATCGTGAAGTTGCTACATTTACTTTCAATCGTTATCAGGTAGAAAACTTTGATCAGCTTAAGAATATTTTCAAATCTGAAGATTACACTGCAGAGATCGAAGTTCATACTGTTGTAACAGATGATTCTGAAGAAGCTCAGGGTGAGGTTATAGAGGATTCTAAGGTACTGCTTGAGGAGTTTGTACTTCTTAGCAAGCTCGTATTTGACGAGTCTAAGTATACACTTATTCCTCCTCAGCCCGAAGAGACAGATCCTGAAAACACTCAGGAAGTTACTATGCCTAATCCTCAGTATATTCCTCTGTATACTGTAGAGATTGCAAGACTTTCTGAACTTGAAAAGAATCAGCGTAGGCAGACAGCTATGGTAGAAGAAAATATGGATGCTATCGTAGAGCTTGCTGGATTAATAGGTTAAGGAGGAAGAAACCATGGTTGCTATTTATGTAAGAAGAATCCGTGAGGGTAAGATGACTCTTGAAGAGGTTCCGCTGAGATGGCGTGAAGCTGTAAGAAAGGCTCTCGAAGAAGAATAAAAATAAAAAGAGTAGGGTTAGACCCTACTCTTTATTTTGCCATTTCTCATCATTCCAATATATAAATCGTTCAAGTATATATCGAAAGTTTTCTGGTTTTGTCTTTATATAATTTAACCCATATCTATATCCCATAGTATTATACATTGCTGATACTGGATAAAAATCTTCTAGAGACTCGTATATATCTTCAAAATCTAATATATAAGTATCTCCAGTCGATTCATCGTAAAAAATCGTTCCCAGCAAATCTATAGTTTCTACATCCTCCACATCTGGGAAGTCTGTGAAGCTCGGATAAGTTACAATATTCTTTCCATTTGCTGCGAAGATATTTAAATATTCTCCTGGGAATAATAAAACAAATCTATTTATTAAGGTATAATAATTCTTACCCATATTCTGTATAGATACAGGAATCTCTAATATCTGTCTAGTGTTAGTGATTAATATATCTATACATTGGGCTTTAGATATCCTTATATTTTTAGAATCACAGTTAGAGCAATATTGTTCATTATCTAATAGGGTTCTTCTGCATCTATTACATAATCTAGATACTTTAGTAATCTTATTATTATCTAATATATACTTTAACCATGCTATCTTAGCGACCTCATCATTGAATGTAGGGATATTCTTGATATCTATGGTAAGCTTCAAGCATGGATTATATACTCTATTTGTTTTAGAGTGTTGTACAATTTCAATGTGTTCAAATGGATTCATATTATTCTCCAAGATCCTTAGATATAACAATTCCTTCTGTAAACTTTATTGCAATAAATGCATAGCGCTTGACAATATCTTCACTATACTCTATAAAGACACTATCTTTATCAAGCTTAATAGTCATTGGCCCATATATCATAGATTCGCCTTGTTCAAGCTCTTTGATATCTAGTCCTAGCTGTGACCCATATCTAACATAATCATCGAATAATAATATTATATCTGGTTCAAAACATAATTTCACTTGTACAGGTTTAGCCAAAGGTTCTATAGTATATGCTGCCGCCATTTTTGCAATAGGACCATCAAAATTTATAACCATATTAATACCTCCTAATAAGAAATGTTACTAATGTCCAATGATAAACACAAGACATCGGAGTTATTTCAAATACTTTAATTATCTCTCCAGATTTATAAATATAAATAGAATATCTATCCACGATTATTCTTCATCTTTAAAAGGGTCTTTGTCTAATTTCTTTAAGTGATCATGAAACATAACGTCATTTGGTAAAGCAAATTTATAAGCACCAAGATCTTCGGTTAACGGAGAATTAGTCTCCTTTATTGTTTTGAATAATTCTCCAACATATTTAACGATTTTTATATAATCTGCTTTACAAAAATAATCACAAGCCCAAGCATAGGCTATATTAGCACTTGCTAAGTACACATAATTATGCTGACCAGAAGGTGTAACCTCATAGAAATTATCACCTGTTTTTATAATTACTCTGTATCTAATAGCCATATATTCCTCCAATAAAATAATTAAAGTACTGGTAGAGCACAAAGCTCTACCAGTATATTCTTATATTATTACCTGTGCTATCACTGTAGCATTTCCATCTTCTTCGAATCTTACAAGCTGCCTTATAATACAGGTTTGCATTCTTTCACTGTGCTCCTGATCAGATTTCTTGTTAGCTTCTACCAAATGGTTAAATATCCATTTAGCTTCCTCTTCTGTTAAATTGTGTATCTTATCAGGATCATCGCTTTCATAGCATGAAATCTTTTGTGTCATAGTGACATCCGGAACATCACCATAGAATGTGTGCATCTCATAATACATATTATGTCACCTCTGCAACTGTTTTATCATCTCTAACTGTTTAGTAGAATACTTATCTCTACTCAGCTGTATCATAGAATTACAGTTGATCAGAATATCTTTAGCATGGTTTACATCACTATTAAACATGCCATCATTTCGAGATATCTGCATAGCATTTCTCGGATTCATTACACGCTCAGCTGCATCAATGAAGTCTTTATTGATAAGATACATTATATTCAGAGTATCTCCATCAAAGTCTGCAGCCAAAGGTTTAAGAATTCTAAGCGGTACTGATGTAGTATAGTTCATATTGATTCCTATTACATGCATCAGCATAATACCACCATATGCTATAGTCGGATTTCGATTCAGTAATATCGGAATACCATTAGGATAACTAGCTATAATACCTTTAATGATATCCTCTACTATCTGACTATGTGTAATCTGTGCTTTATACCAGATCTTATAAGCATCAGAATATAATATACTATGAGTCTTCTGAAGTATATTTATAATACTCTGCTGAAGTAACTCACATAAAGCATGATAAGGTAATCTAACCTGATCTATTCTAAGTTTCTGGTCAGGAACGATTACAGATCTTGCAGAGAAGTTATATCTACCACCGAAGAGCATTCTAACAGAACCCTTCTTCTGTGCTAAGATTCTTTCACATTCTGCATAGATCTCATTATACTGAGTCTGCATATCATATAATGCTTGGTTCTTAGACTTCTTCTTTCTGAAGATATTAAGCTGGTCTTTATTTACCAGTGCAGCCAGTTTAGCAAGCATATTATAATTAGCATTTACACCCTCAAAGAATAATGATGAACCATCTACTTTAAAGGGTCTAAGATGAGTAGTATATACAGGAATAGACTGAGTAAATATCTTATCCCTATTCTTTACTATATCATCATAGTAGTCTTTCTTTGCAGGATTCTTAGAATAGAAGAAGTCTAATATCTCATCAAACTTCTCTACGAATCCCATCATTCCTAAACCTTGATAAGGATTATCCTTAGGAGGCTCAGGAGGAGTAATATCATTGCCATCTTCATCTTTTTCATCGATGGGTCTGATAATAGCTTCAAGTCTAGTGGTTCCAATAAGGAACTGAAGAGACTTAAACAGATTAGGATGGATTATATAATAAGGATCTTTAATACATATCCATCCAAAGTATTCGAAATCATCACCTACATATCTTACCTTAGTACCACAGTTCGGACAAGTTATACCAAGATAGAGTCTAGATGTGATATTTCCACATTCACATTTATATCTATTTGCATAAGGGTTTACATCATTAAGAGTCTGACCAAACTTAGATGAGAATGGAGAATAAGGACTCTTCAGATCCTTCTTAATAGACTGGGGTTCTGTTACTACAAAGCCCTTATCTCTAGAAAGATCTCTTCTTCTTTCATCATCGAGATTTAATCTCTCCAAATATGTTTCATACTCATACTCAGGATTCTCTAAGTAATGAGTAGTAACTTTCATTTTTGCCATTGAGATTTACCTCCATATAATTATAATCACTACTATAATATATACTCGTGATCATTATTAAATTAAAGTTGGCCAGAATATGAATTCTTACAAAAAATAAAAATAGATATGAAGCACAAACCTGAGTAGCAAATGCTACTCAGGTCAATACTTCTATGATGCATGGTCATCAACCATAACGCATATGTGCTCCCCATGCAGTATACACATACATGCTGATATGGTCGGACTGAGATTCTGTTCATTAAGATACGGAGACCGTAATCTTATAGAACTTCATCTCAGCTCCCTCAGGAAGTTCGGTGCAGCCTTCAGGAAGTCTAGGCCCAATGTACTGGGCGACATATAAAATGTCTCCAGGATTGAGACTAACACTTATTCTGGCTGTTTCCACCTTTCTTCCAAGGATGCTAGATACAACATTTGCTGTATCGGGGTGACCGATGCAAGATGTAGCATCTTCAGCAACCTGTTCAGGGGATATCTCGCTCCTGGTGATTATTACATCTCCGGAAAGATGTGTAACCATCTGGAGTGAGAAAGCGTTACCGAGATAACTTACCATGTTTTTCACCTCCTTTCATGGCTTATTTCGATGAGAGTAAAATAGTTGGTATGTAAAATTACAAGTCTTCTACTGTGCCGTCAGACCAGTATATCTTATTACCAACTATTTTACCCTCGCGGAGCTGCTTGATCTTCCCACCGGCCATCACAGAATTTTGTCTTGGCATTTTGAAAGCATGGCAGTTGGTAGAGTTGTATCTCTCCGTGTCGATAGGGGTAATAAACTTCCGTATATTCATCATATCACCTCCTTTTGATGAAGATTTTGCTGATGAGTATCATAGAGAATATGCACAGTAATATCTCTATTCACTATTATAATATATAATTGAAACTTTTTACTTTTACGATACCTTATAATCAGGTCAACTTAGTATTAAGGAGATGATATAAATGGCTGAAAAACGTGTTCCTAAGAAGATTACAGATCCTGAGGAAATAAAGTTCTTCTTAGAATTAACTGAAGATAGATGTTGTGATATGAGCTTTATGATGGATAACTTTGGCATCTTCAATGGTAAAGCTAAGTATCATGTATATGATATAATAGATATTCCACCTGGATCATATGGTCCTGCTGGTAAAAAGAATAAGAATACATTTACTACTACACTTGGTAGATGGATATTCAATAAAGCATTTATTGAACCTCATCTCTTTGAGGTACATGGATATGTAAATGAGCCTCTTACTAAGAAGAAGATGCTTAAGTTAAACCAGGAGCAGTCTTATGCTTTACTGGAGAACAAAATTACTATAGATGATATCTTTGACTTTTCTCAGAAGGTTCAGAAATTCCAGGGTTATACTACAATGCTCTGTCCTAGTATATCTGAATCTATGCTTCTTATATCTAAAACTATAGCTCCTAAGAAGAAGGAGTTACTTAAGAAGTATGAGAAAGAAATAGCTAATGGAGATGCATATGTTCTTGGAGAGATAGAGAAAGAACTTTTATCAGAGGCTAGAAAGATTCTTAAGGACGATCCTGCAATGGATCTATATAACTCAGGTGCAGTAGGATCTTTCGATAATAACTTCAAGAATATGTATATCATGAAGGGTGCTGTTAAGGACCCAGATCCTTTGAAGGGCTATAATATTATACTCTCTAACCAGATAGATGGTATAACAAAAGAAGAGTATACTAAATTTGCCAATGCATTACCTGCTGGCCCTTATGCTAGATCTAAGAAAACCTCTACATTTGGATATTATGAGAAACTCTTCTTGAATGCATTCCAGCATATTATACTTGATAAACCTGATTCTGATTGTGGAACTAAGCGTACTATTACAGTAACCTTAACTCCTAAGATGATGGATATGATGATGTATTCTTATATAGTAGAAGGAAATCATCTTGTAGAACTTACTTCTGATAAGAGAGATCATTATATGGGTAAAACTGTAAAGTTTAGATTCTCTTCATTATGTGAAGGTAAGCAGATATGCAACAAGTGTGCTGGAAATCTATTCTATAGACTTGGAATTCGTAATGTAGGTGCTGCTACACCTCAGCTTGCATCTAAGGTTAAGAATATAACCATGAAAGGATTCCATGACTCTACAGTAAAGTATGGTAAGATAGATTTGAAGAAGGCTTTTGGAGTATAACATTTATATAATGAAACTTCTTCATGGGAATCTCGATTCCTCCGTAAAATACAAGAGTTGACCTAGGGTTACCGCCCTAGGTCAATTCGTGTTTTTTAATAGTAGAGGTGATATGTAATATCTAATCCCTTGCTAGGATCTATTAATGATTCATTCGGGAAGTTATACTTTGTAAGAGGTCTGATATCCTGATACCACTTATATCCATTCTCATCTGTTGTAGACCAGCAGTAGAGAAGCGAAAGAGTATTAAGACGAGAATCATTAATACCAGATGTATTGTAGAAGAAGTCTCTGCAGTCTTCCTTAGTAACCTGAAGCTTAAGCTCTACATATATCTCTGCTTCTGTGGTTCTAGGATCGTTCCATACATCAGGAGTAATGTCAGAAGAGTCTGCATATACAAGCTTAAGTATAGGATCATGCTCAAAAGCCTTAAAGTAATATGCGATCTTCGGAATCTCTTCACCATCTATAACATATGCGGTAGGCTTTCTACCAAAGTACTTAGCTCTTTCTACTATAGTAAGATCCTCTTCAGGATCTACAAGTCTGAAAGGAACAAGAGCACTAGGCTTGATCCACTTAGTAGTATCTACATCATATACCTGGCTAGGAAGATTTCCACATCCATCTGTTCCTACAGCGAAGAGGAATGTCTTTACAGCATCCTGAGAAGGCGGTCCACTCCATACAGAGTTCTCCAGCTGAAGAGCTGCATTATAAGTCTGAGTAATCTCTACTCCAGGAAGATCAAAGTGTCTTCTAGCTGTAAACTCAGATCCAGAGACTATAACCTTATTCATTCCCCTATATATTTCTTCTCCTGTTTCCAGGCATTTTATAATTACACTAGTAGCCTTAAGTGACGCATGGTCTCTATTTTTGTTACTATCGAACATCAAAAGCTGCTTGTTGTCCATGATAGATTATTCCTCCTTACACGGTCTAATATTACTCATATGTTGTCTTATTCAAAATATGGCTCAATGGAGACCTTGTCAAGAGGTCTATATAGCCGATCTTCATAGGTTAAAGTAGAATTCATTTCATGTAACCTAGAATCTATTGTATATTTATGACTGAAGAAGTGGGTTGCTATGAGATCCATAAACATATCCTTATATTTATTCCAGTCATCGAATATGAAGTGTAGATAGAATTCATCAATAGTGTCATAGTATTTCATCTTATCAATGTAACTCTTATCTACTAATCTAGACACTTCAATCCTCATCTTATCCAAGAATCCAGCCATATCTTTTTCATTCAAGAAGAACCATATATCTATGAATACTTTCTCTGTAATAGGCTTTCCTTCATCAAGATCAAAATGAGATATAAGATCCTGTAGATGATCTATAGGTCTCATATTATTCTCTAATCTATCATCTAATAGATAGATTATAGTAAGATTCAACAGCTGTGTCTTATAAGACTTGAAGAACATGATCATCTTCATTATATACTGCTGAATCAACTCTTCGCCATGTCCTGGGAAGTATCTATATATATATCTGAGTATCTCATCATTATTGAAACACTCATCAAGAGCATAGATTACATGATCTATAAGATTAACGATCAGATTTCTTCTCTTCTCAAGATCTGTAATTGCAGCCAGTTTTTTGAGTTCTGCATATAGAGTTGGATCTCTATATTTAAGAAACTCTGTATAAGTCTTTGCTATACCTCCTGTAGGTATTTCAAAGTACTTGTTGGTATACTCTATAATCATAAGAGAATCATATATCTTCTTAAAGATTCTATACATTCTCATATCCTTACAGTTAACCATTTCATTTACAAGGTACTTATAAACATCTTTATTATCTACAAAGATCTTAAGCATCTGCTTATAAGTAAGTATACTAGAAGCTTCTACATGGAATCCAGCAATATTAGCAAAGATATCAGATACATGATTATCTGCTAAGTATTGAGCTAGCCCTGCAAGATCGGCTTCAAAGTTAAATCCTTTTATATATAAGACTTTACCCATAGTATCCATGATAGTATCTTCTACATCCATATAGTAGAAGTTTATACAAGTCAAGAATATGAATAAGTCTACCATTCTAAAGGCTTTATTCTGTTTTATATAAGGTACATAGCATACAAGATACTCTTCTAACTTATGCTTATCAAAAATGAAGTTGAAGAAGTAGCATATATTGAATGCTATATCAGAGAGATCGCACATAGAGTCTACTGATAAGTATTTAGTTCTTACTAGTGCAAACTCCTTATCCATAACTCTCTTCTTAATCTCATCATGAGGGAGATCTCCATCCCAGAATTCATCTTGATATACTATCTGATCATAAGTAAGGTAGTTAGTCCTATCTTTGATATAGTAGTCTATCTTATCCTGGAGAGGGAGTTTTATAAACTTCAGTTCAGAAGCTTCTTTATCATAACCAGTAATATCATCTTCAGATACAGTTCTATCTTTCAGGAGATAATACTTAAAGATTACGATATTATCATATCCAAACAGCGAGCATATATCTACAATATTTCTATTAGTAGACTTATACTTCAGTAATGTATGTATATTCTTTATCATAGCCACCTGATACTTTAATGGTATCTCAGAATAGTATGGTATACCATATGATTCAAATAGCCATCTAAGAGTACGAGAATCAAATACATCCTTCTTAAGGATATTAATCTGCACATTAGTAATGATATCTATCATAGTCTGAATAGTAATAAACAGACTTATGAAGTTATCATAGTAGTCAGACTGGAACCTAAATGCATCTGAATAGATAGTCTTTAAAGTAAAGTCTCTATTTCTAGCATAGGTTTCTATATATTGAGATCTGATCTCTTCAACTTCACATCCAGGAATATATAAGAGTTCAAACTCTAAGGCTTTTCTAGCCTTATAAATATCTATTCTCTTATATCCAAGATGATTCAGATATTTAGCATCAGGATAATCGGCTTTGATCTTATCCAGGATACCAAATACTTCCAATACGTCTATATCAAAGTCTGAGAATTCATGTATAGGAAGAGTCTTGTCTGTTACATATATATCATCAGGTATATATGGACCAGGATATATAAAGTCACCCAATATAGGAGGCTGACCATTCAGCTCTCTATAATACTCATTACCTTCCTCATAATTCTGAATAGTATAATCCATCATATACTTCTGAATCCGAGGACGTAACTCTTCTGGAATATTGTAATTATCTTGCATATATGATACCTGATGATCTACATCAGGATCTATCATATTTATAGCCCATCTAGGATATGGGAAGAACATTTCGAAAAATGTATGCTGCTCTATGCACGAGCAATAGATATCAGCTCTTTTCATTGTTTCTGCTGTTTCATATGAGTCAGCAGTGTTCTGATTCTTTACCACACAACCCTTAGCTAATATCTTAGTATTATATACTAAGACGTCTATATAAGGATTGTCAGAATAAATCATCTGTATTTCATCACTCATCTATATACCTCCTTATTCAAGGATTTGATTACATTTATGTTGAGCATATCACGAAACACAGGAAAGGAGCCCATGGTATAAAAACCATGGGCTATTGACGAAAAGGAATACGTATAAATGAGTTGAACACAATGCCTTTTAAGCACTACTTATATGTTCTTATCATAAACTTTTATTCGCTTTTTACATCATTTGGAGTAGCAGTTTTACCACTATTATGCTGTACTCTATAAAGCATAACTGCAAGATAGATCTTCATTGCAATTATATCTTCTATCCTATCAGATTTGTAGATAAGAGAAAGCTTATTAATCATAGTAAGAGTAAGCTTATCATTCACATCTCCTACTACGCTATTTCTTATATCCTCTTCCATCTTATCATTGATATATACATCATCCTGATAAGATATATTCAGAGCAGCATATACAGTTATAGCATTTTGAATTATAGTATCTAGCTCATTCTCTATATTAGATGTGTCATAAGCTAGATTGATCTCATATTCATTAAGTGCATTTTTTCTATTAAGATATCTAATGATACCTATAGACATATACGTTATGAGTAAAGTTCCTATCACTGTCCATACTATTGCTAGTATATCATATACCGAAGTTATCATAATTAAATCTACTCCAATCCATTATTGAATCTCTTAGTTTAAGGAGACCATTATCATCTGAATCAGGTTCTTCAAGAGCTTTTCTGATATAATAGATGAGTTTTATAGCGATCTCCTGAGTTATACCATACTTATAACAATCTAAGAACTCCCACCATTTACCAAAGATCTGGTTTGGAGCTACATAGAAGTTAGGATCATCATGGTATTCCTGATGTACAGTGGTGCACATCATTACGATAGGAATAAGGTTCCTCTTGTGTGCATCTTTGAGCATATACTCAAGATCGAAAGAGCTTATTCTACCGATAGTATTTATAGTATGCTCACACATAATCATAGCATCATCAAAGACTGTTAAGATTACATGGTTCATTTCAATGGAAGCTACATCGGAATCGATATTACCAAAGAACTGGCAATGATCTAGTCCAAGATCTCCCATCAAATATGCTTTATAGTTGGTATAAGTACGCGACTTTCTGAACCTAGCTACTGTATTGTCCAAGAACCGTTTATAGCTATCTATATCAGATAAAGTTTCTTTATCCTGATAGAATGGTAAATGTATAGGTGAGTTTGGACTGTATATAGTAGGGTTATTATTATTGTCATACATACTTATATCAGGGAATTCATTGAATGTTTCTTGATACATCTCTAAATCCTCCTAATATGGTTATTATATAGATGTTCTCTAATTCGACCAAATTAGGTAGATTTAATAAAAAATAAAGGTGGCGAGGGGTGCCACCTTTATACAGACTTTATCTTGTTCAGATATTTGGATCTTATAGTATAGCTTTAGTCTGCAAACACTATACCAATCCTACCATACATACTTAACGTGGGACAGTAAAGTATGTATGACAAAGGAGCTGTACAAAAAGCGAGTGTATAAGAAGGAACCGTCAAAAACCTCTTATACACATTTATAGTATATATCTGAAAGATATATTAGCTATCAACATATACATCTTCACAGTCATCTACAATTTCATGTTTTACTCTGTCTTCAACCTCTGCTCTCTTAGCATTATTGAAGCGATCCAAAGTACCTACAAGATAACCTGTGATACGTCTTATTCTCTCGAACTTAGGAGTATCATAGTCCCATTCTACATCAACATAGTCATTATCGAGAGTCAATGTAATTCCTGTAAGCTTTACGTGAGGTCTCTTTTCACGACCCATATCTACATAGGCCTGAATTTCTTTGTCAGAAATGTCTACTCCTCTGACACCATTCTTTATAACAATAGAATCTAACTGGTTCATTTGGAAACACCTCTTTTATATATTGATTATATAAAAGTTCGAATAGTTTTAACTTTATAATAAGTATCTACTTATGAAAGGAGCTATTAAAATGGCATTAAATCCGAAGATGCGTCTCCTCGAACTCGACTATGAGTGGGACGAGACTAATAAAATACATATGCTTACTTGGGATGAAGATTATCCTATGAATATTACAGGACTCTTCACCAAGGTATTCAGACCTTATCATGCATTCACTGTTGGAGATAAAGTTACTCTTAATGGTGAAGTATATGCATTTACAGATCTTAAGAATCTTGCTGCAAGAACTAACGCATTCGTTGCAGATCAGTATGTTCCGATAGCTATAGATCTCGATGAAAAGAGAATCGCTTACTATTCTCCTTCTGGTGCTGGCACTGGTTCTGGAGAAGTAGTTCATGTAGCTATAGGAGTAAATGACTGGGTTAATAAGCAGTATCTTGAAAGAATTTCTGATATGTCTACAGATATGGTTGTAGTACTTGGCTTCGAACCTAATATATCTACAACTGAACAGGATATCATTGTAGGTTCTTGTATTACTGCTGATATTACTAGTGAAGGTGTAGTATTTACTTGTCAGACACTTCCTAGTATTCCGATCCATCTTCAGCTTGTTATCTTATAAAAAAGAAAGTACCGAGGTGCATCAGCACCTCGGCTTCTTGTGCGTCAAGAAATATTGCTTAGAGATACATTTATATAGATCCCTAAGCAATAAATCATTGTAGGATATATCTAAATACCCAACCTGATTATCGAGCAGATATTCTGCCGAAAAACTAGAAAAAGCATTTGGATTAGAGATATAGTAGAATTTGGACTCAGAATTAAGATTACGATAAAATCCAACTTCTAATCTTCTAGACCTGTAGAGGGAAACAAATCTAGATATCATGTCTAATGCTTCAACTATATCAGTTTGAGCAGTTTCAAATAATACTAGCAAGAATTCTATCATATAATGAGTATGATAGTGAAATGATTCATCATTCATTCCTTTGATATCAAGAACCTCAGCCCCTGTAAATGGATGCTTTAAGTAATATAGTTCTTTCTTCTGAGAAGGAATATGATAATATGAAGTATAGAGGTTCTTCTCTTTAAAGATTAGCCATTCTGCTACTTGGAGATTAAGACATCTCTTAAAAGTAAAAATAGCATCTTTCTTTATAGATAATACATCTCGTTCTTCCAAACCATTAGCTTCAAAGAATAATCTTCTTGCTTCTATAAAACCTACCTCTAAGGCTTTAGCAATATTAGGATCTTTCTTCTGAAGTTTTCCAATGAATACTTGCCGGTCCATTCTATCTGCATTATATAAAATATTATATAGATCATCTGTTATAAGATTAGCTTGCCTTAAGATTGATATGTTTGCCTTGCTTAGATCATATTCATAGATTGTAGTATTGATCAAGAAGTCTATATCTTTTAGATATAGAGTCTTCTTATACAAATCAGTCATAATCGTCTAAGCTCCTTCCACAGTTTAGACCTAGATATGCAGTTTGTATAGTAGTATACCATTCTTTATCTTTATCAAAGTTCATCAATCCCCATATGGCGAATGAATTATCCTTGATAGTTTCTATATCATTTACATCCATAACGATATTACTAAGATATCCATATCTCTCTATGAATAGTTTAGCTATAGCTTCTCTAAGGTTATCTCTATATAGATCACTAGCTCCTATAAGAAGGATTACATCCATTCCTTCATATAAAGCATATGCTATATCCATAATCTCAAGCATAGCATCAGTACTCTGAGATAGATATATTTTATAAAGCTCATAGAACTTATCAGGATCATTAGGATCCATATACATACCACCAACATACTTTGGTGGAGTCAGAGCATCTAACCTTCTATATCCTTCTAATAAAGATGATACATTAAATATCACAGTATTTTCAGGATGGGTTAGATCTCTATTGAATATGATGTTTCTTGAAAATGCAAGCATTAGTCACACCTCGTAAATGGAACTATTATAGGTTTATTACTATTAATAACTCTATGTCTATAGTTCTCGAAGTATCTAAGGTAATCATCCTTAGAATATACAGGAAGATGTGGATTAATATCTCTGATTAAGAGTGGTAAAACTCTTTCATCAATTGGGACATTTATCGGAAGCATCTTAAGATATTCATCTGCAGTAATATAATCATATAAATACATCAGTATTACTCTCTGAGGTTCCTGCTGGGGATTGATCATAAATACATTAGACACAGATCCTACTATAATACCAAATAAGGCAAACTGATATAAGAGAGGCTGTAAGAAGTCTGCCTCTTGATCTGGTATAAATAATAAGATATTCATACCTCTATATAAACAAGTTATCAAGAGAACTATGAAAGATTCAGGTTCTCTTCTACACAGATACTCATGATATATCTGAGCGAATATTCTTGTTTCTCCATCTATCATAGCTGCAAGAGCTTCATATGGAGGAAGTAACACACTTCCCATTACCACTATATTATTAGCGCCTTGGAATGGGTTTTCTTCATCAACAATTACAACTTTAACTCCTCCACTATAGAGGACGTCTTCAACAAGTTTAATGTCTGATGTTACATTAATAGAGCCGAGCATAATTCGACCTCCTTGAATAAGTTTAATTGATTGTTTCAGAATTGGTACAATCTTACATTCTTATAATATATAAGTGGAGTTGGGTTTATATACCCAACTCCTGTCTTTCTTTCTCTGTAAGCTTCCATCTATACTTCTCTATAAAATCTTTAGATAGATTCTGGAATCTAAATAGATTATACCAAGTTACATAATCAATATGATCATTGATAAACTCTTCAGACATTTGGAAAACTACTTCTACTATATCCCAAGATAACTTCTTCTTATGTCTATCTATAAACTCTTCTGTTAAGATCTCTTTATTCTTAGATATAGCATCCCAGTCTATATACTGATAGTGATCCATAATGAAGTTATTAGATATATTCTGAAATCCACATATGGTCTGCCAATCTACATAGTCTTTAAACTCATCTATAAATGCTTCAGTAAGTATATACTTAGGACCAGATATTATAGTCCAATCTACTCTAGACTTATACTTTCTGATAAAGTCTATATCAAATTCCATATTAGATGCAAGCATATTCCAATCCTCCTTATCAATATCATTGATATGTTTCTCTAGCCATTTAGTAGATATCTTTTGGAATATGGATACAGTTCTCCATTCACCCTTAAGATTATCAAAGTACTTATCTAATTGATCTTCGGTGAATTTGATATTAGATAATAGATTGTGCCAGTTCAGCCTAGATGGATACTTATCTATAATATCTTCATCTAAACTCTGATTCTTACATACAGCTCTCCAGTCAAGTTCTGTATAATGATCATCTATTAACTCTTTGGATAGAGTTTGAGTCTCAGATGCTATAGTCCAGTTTATGTCTTTCTCGTGTTCCTTGAGAAATTCTTCAGATAAATGATCCTGGAATTTAGTTATAGAATCCCAATAAGGTGCTATATAGTCAAGATGAGCATCTATAAACTCTTCTGTCAGCTTACAATTTTCACATACAAGCTTCCAATCTATAATATCTTTAAACTTATTAACTGTACTAAGCTTAGGATCTAGAGTATCAAATATGCTTTCCCAACTAGTAACTCCAGTAGTTATAAACTCCTGTACTGTTTTTGGAGTTATACTATCTTGATTATCAATTATTATAGGTATATTGACCAGATTTATATTATCTTTGATGAAGTCTTCAGATAAAGTTTGGAACTCAGATACTTTTTTCCAATTTACTTTATCTTTAAACTCTAATAAGAATGATTCAGATAGTACCTGATATATTGAAGTCATCTCCCAATCGAGATAATCTTGGTACTCTTTCATAAAATCTTCATCAAAGTCTTCAGTTCTACATACTCTACTAAAGTCTACAGCTGATTTAGTAGCAGGCTTTCCATCTTCTATAGGAACTAGCTTTTTAATATAACTCATTATAAAATTAGGATAATTTAGTTCACTATCTTCTGTATACTCTTTTTCTATTCTAACCCTACTAGAATATATTCTCATAGCAAGAGCTTCAGGATGATCACTAATATTTTCTTGATTTTCTATAAATTTATAAGCAGTTACCTTATATAAATAGCAATCCTTAGGTCTAGTATTTTCTATATATGCACAACCAAAAGGAGATCTTTGAGACTTAAAGAATTTACCAGTCTTTTGACCATTTACTTTAACTTTATCAGTCTCTTCAATGCTTCTTCTCATTTCTTGGTATTCATTCATATACTCGTCAGGAACTTTATCTTCAGTAATCTGCTCATTATAAGGTGGAACTGTTACATCATATTCTATATCTACATCATATCTCTCTTTATTATATGCGTCTATTTCATCTTGAGTTGCTTGCTCTGGATCAGGATCATCTTTATGCTTCTCTCTTATTTTATCTTTTTCTTCATCAGTAAGCATATCTTTACGACGACACATATACATTGGATATCCATTTTCATACTCTTCTATTAACTGTAACTGAAATAGCATTGTTCTCCTCCTATAAAAAATAAACGGTGGATTGAACCACCGTTTATTCTTTTACTTAGAAACTAGCAAGGTTGCTAGGATCTGTATGGTGCTGTTCACGCTTTACAGTATGTTCAGCATTGTTTGATAACCCATCTGAACCGGATTCAGTATTAGGCGAGATAATTCTTGCATTTCCAGCAACTACGACATTGAATGAGTCATCATCTGTTATCTCTTCCATGAGTTTAGCCTTTACATTCTCAGGGAAAGTTGTACCTCTGATCTTACTGATTCTTTCGAACAGCTCATCAAAGGTTCCATACTGAATAGGAGAATCATAGATCTCATTTTCATACATCGGCATTACAAAGACATGAGGGTCTCCACTTATCTTGAATACCTTTGCATCTACTCTATTACTATTCTCAGGCAGAGATTCCTTACACATTCTCTTGAAATCCTCTGTCAGCTTAGGGAACAAGGGTTCATAGTTAGAAGTATCTATCTTCTGAACCTGTTCCTCTTCAGCAGGAGTCTCGTCAGAAGGCTCTTCAGTAGACTCTTCTGATTCATCTGTAGACTCAGCAGCAATATCTTCTTCATCTACATCCTCTTCATCATCTTCCTCATCGTCAGGTGTATCAAAGATTATATCAGGATACATCTCTTTGATATTATTTCTGAACTTAAAAGGCTGATCAGGATATTCATCTTCTACTATATTGACGAAGATATCTCCATTGTTTCTCTTTATATAAGTATCAACAGTACAACCGTAATACTTATGAACAACGTGATCGATAAATGTGTCATCAGCATTTTCATCAATGTCGATCATACCATCTTCTATGTCAGATCTGAGATCCTCGATAACAGTTCTCATACTGTTTACCATATCAGAAGACGGTAACTTCTTGAAAACTGTATCGATAGTCATCTGAGGATAAGTAGATTCTTCGTCCATCTGTCTCTCAGATATACTATCGATTATCTGCTGAAAACGAGAATAGTCATTAGTCTGACTCGTTCCAGGTACACCATTCAGTTCAACTGTAACTTTAGGAGCAGGCTCTTCTACAACAGGTTCCTTGACAACTTCTTCCTTAACCTGCGGCTGTTCAGGCTGATCCTCTATTACATTGAACTTGGCTTTGTAGTTATGATTGAACTTAGGTCCCTTCCTCATAGGTGTGCCCTCTCTTTTCTCTGTCTTCTTCTCTTTAACAGTAGGATTACCTATTGTAGTTTCCTTACCATTGAATGAGAGTGTTATTCCTCCTTTAGGTTTAGCTACATCAGCTTCAGGAATTTTCACAGGACTGGTATAGTTCTTCTTATTTTCAGTGATCATTACCTGATCAGCTGTAATTGGAGTATTGCTCTCCTGTTTAGGCGGGAATCCAACTATCAGCTCAGGAGCAGACTTCTTTTCATATGCTTCTTCCAGAGCAGCTTTCTGCTCTAACAGTTCCTGAATAACAGGCGGAAGAGCTTCTCTATCTACTTCGCCAAATTTCTCAGGAATATGAGATGAGAAGTCTACAGGCTTAGGTTTCTCTGCAGGATTAGGCATCTTAGCAAGAGCTACCTTAAGGCCTCCTATACTATTGCTGATTGTAGGTTTCTTAGGTGCACTTGTGTACACTATCTTATCAGTCTCCTTCTGCGGTTCAGAGCCTCCAAGGGGCTTATCTCCGAAGAATACACATACTTTTAAAGGCATATCTTCTTGTCCTCCTTTTAATATTATCAGATTATCTTGCTGTGCTTCAGCAAGATCTCTTGCACAGTATTTCTTTCCACACTTGGGACATACTAGATAATTGAAACCATCATCATAGTCTATTTCACCATCGCAAATCCTTCCAGTTCTATTGCCATAAGGATCTATTTCAGGTAAAGCACAATGAAGCTTGTTTCCATCTAGTCTGAATACATATGGGAAGTCTAGCAAGACTGGTCCAAAGCCTAATCTTACTCCCCAATTCATAAAGAAGTCTGTCCCAACATCGTCTAATGCATAGAGTCCAATTAAACCATAGACCAGCACATCGAACACATCATTAGCTATATTAAGGAACTCTTCTCTACTAGTAATAGGTTCTACCTTTTCAACAAAACCTACTGTACCGCAAGGTGAAACTTCAAATACTTTAGTTATGAATGGTTTAAGATAAGCCTGGTTTTTAAATTCACTAGGATTATCTCTTAAACCAGTTCTATCTAACGCTATTTTTGCCACAAACCTAGGATCTTCTAGGTGTCTATATACTACTCTATTGGTTCCACAATGAAACCTTCTGAAACTTCGATTGACCATTATTCGATCAATCTCTTTTTCTTTAAACTTTCTGTTAGCATTATACATAACAGAGGTTGCTACATCATTGAGTGCTTGTATATCATATGGCGTTAAATAGTTGTACATACTTGGTATTACTAAACTCTCAAACCTAAACTCTAACGGACTGAGTGTTTTCGAGTATAATACTTTCAGTATATCTGCTCTAGCCAACTATTTATACCTCCTTTTAGGGAGATTGACCAGGACCCTGGGTTCTTCCAGTCATAATCCTGGCAAAGAATTCGGATCTACGCTTATCTGCCTCGTTACGCAAATGATTAGGAAGAGATACTTCAAGATCATTTACATTTATAGGGCCAGACATATTTATATATCCATTGTTGGTATTCATCATAGCATTCTGATAGATAGAATATCCATAAGGATTAGTCTTCTTCATGAACTGCCGTAATACCTTAGAGAACTCATTACTATCATAAAGACCCATGAGTTTCTTCTGCTGTTTCTGAACGAGATCATCGATATAATCATGATACATTTCTGTACCATAATGATCCCAGAACTCGTCTATCTTCATACTCAGAGGATATTTCTTTCGATAAGCTTCTCTCTGTTGATTAACCCAAGCAAGCTGCTGAGCTTTAACAACATTACCTTCTACTGCAGTAGCAATCGTAGCTCTGAATTGCTGCTCTTCTTGTTCATACAACATAAGGTCACGTCCAGAATATTCGACATCGTGGGCTTCAACTTCTTTAATTACCTTGTCACCTACGGTTAATCTAATTCCAGGGACATGTATTACAAGCTTTCTCTTAGCATACTCATCCTCTATTCTCTTCTGCGGAGGAGTCAGTAACTCTTTCTTAACCTCTTCAGGAGTCGTCATAACGCCAGTAGCGCCAGTTCTGGCCCCAGAGATCAAGATACTCATTATGTTTAACTGCTCTTCTCGCAGTGCAGCAATTCTCTGCTGCTCTTCATTCATAAACTGGGAATACATGGTAGGACTATACGCTCCGTTATACGCATAGGCATACCCATTATAACCAGCATTCCAATATGGATTATAGCCATTATTATAATAATAGCTTCCTCCATATAAGACTTGGTTGCTGAAGCTCTGATTCATCTGATTTATCTGCTCTTGAGTATATGGTGTATACTGTGGAGCATCAGGCGGATCAGGCCTTACTTCTGGTATTTCTGGTTTAAAACCTGCAACATCTTCTGCTGTAGGTCTAGCCATATACCTGGAATACTCTCTCATGAGCTTTTGTTCTTGTTGCTCAAGAGTCATGCCATTCCTAGCCATCTGTAGAGCATCGGCTTCTCTAGCCATACGCTCTCGATTTCTTTTAGCTCTTTCCTCAGGAGTTTCTTCCTTTGGTGGGCTATGCTTTACACCCTCTTTAACATACTTAAGTCTTACTTCTTTTGGAAGACTAGTATCTGTTATAGGGTTATAGTCATTGAAGGCCAATATATTTCCTCCTTTCTATCTACATCTATAGTATATAACTGTAGAAAGGGATAATATCGGAGTTGTCTTTGAGACAACTCCTGTATTATTTTTAGAATGGGTCATATCCATCGTCACCATAATTGTCATCGTCATCATCTTTTGCTATAAGACCGGCTTTCTTTGCTTTGAACTTTTCGTTATAAGCTGCATCAATACTTTTAGAAAGCTCTTTAGATATAAGATTAGGAAAACCATTCATAGTCTTCGGATTATATCCAGGTAGCATAGTAGATTTGTAATATCTTATATCTGTCTGTATAAACTCAAGCATTGCACAGAGTCCGGGTACCATAAAGTTTGCAAGGCTATATATATCTTCCATAGTAAGCGCTGCAAAGTCAGGATAATCTGTAGGTTCGAGCTTTTTATTTATAGCTTCCTGATAGAATACAGTAGCTATATTTAAAGCTGTGACAAATATCACATCTTTAGACATATTATATTCACCAGGATATGCTATAGGGCCGAGTCTATATCTAGAAATAGCTTCAAGATTACCTATAGCTTTGAATACTGCTGCAAATTTCCAGCTATTAGCGGCTAAGCTCATCTGGAATGTAGCAAAATGATAGGATACACGATAATTTATAATAGCATTTACGCTATTTGTATAAGCACTGAAATTTGAACTTAAATTCCTGAGCTCTTTTATTTTATCATTGACATCTTCAATATTAGCGGCTTGTTCATAAGTATTTGCAATCTTGGTAGCAAATACTGTACCTGTATCCTGCAGGAAAGCTCCTACCTTAGTATAGAAAGATATCTGATCAGGTATAACCTGACCTTTCTTTTCATCATATACAAGATCAAGAAGACCTCTTTTCTTCATGTCTTCTTTACACTCTTTTTCAAGCATTGATGTTCCATACTCTGCAAGTTCTTCATCAATTTTACCTTCAGTTACTTCAATTGTATCTTCAGGTGCATTCTGAAATCTAGGATCAGATTCGATCATCGAATCGATCTCAATCTGAGTTGCGGGGTCTAAACGTTTCATTTAAGTAATCCTCCTAATATTATTGATTACTAATAGTTCTTGTAGCTTTAGTTTGCTATTTTGGTGAGTTTGAATAGCATTTGAATATACCTGCCAGATAAAACTTCTGCCTTAAGAGGCGTATCAACAATAGATCTAAATGCATTGAGGAATGTATTACCTGCTAGTAATGCCAAAGAATCTATTTCAGGTTTATTATTAGAATGTCTGAGTAGATTCTCGAACTCTATAAATATATCTACTATGAAATCTGCTGCATTGTCTAATTCTAAATATGTTCTAGAACTAGTCTTGTCTACACTACCTACTATATGACATGCATTAGTTAAGTTTAATAGTACATCTGCTTTTAAAGCTGTACTATAACCACTACCAAACGTATCCATTTGCCATACCATGGCCTCTACATCTTTAGTCATACTACCATTATTATTAGATATTGCTACTTTCATATCTTTCCACCACCTACTAGTCTGGAATATTTTGGCACATCGTCATAAGTGACAATAGAGTTGAATACCCTATTGATCGGAGTCTTATAACCATTGGAGCTATTGATAAGCTTCAAATGTGCTTTTGTTGTTTTGTCTACCTCTATATTACCTTTAGTAATATATCGAAGATTCTGTTCAGAAATATCCATCTTATTGCTTACTCTGAATACAGAAAGTGCATTAGCCATAGACTCTTTAGTATTTGTCACATGACCTTTCTGATGATAGAGATTGAACTTGAGTTCATTCTGTAGTACAAATCTCATTACATCTTTAAAGATCTCTTGGTTGGCTACTGGAGCTCCATTGGAGCCATATAAGACTCCATTTTCGTCCATGTTTCTCAACCATCCTTCATACCAATGTCTTATTCCAAATACGCATATCTTACTATCAGAAAAGACATTAATATTCTTATAGAACTGTCTTGCTACAAGAGCAAGTTCAACAGCTAGAAACATTGCAGTTATCTCGCTGTTATTATTAGTAGTGGCTGGTACTATTTGATACCGCCACATATCTTTTTTATTGCCGTGCATTCCTATTGCACCAGCACAACCTATTGTGACTCCATCTTCAAAAGTCTTTATAGATGCATCACAAAAGATATTATAATATTCTTCGCCTGTAATGTCAGGCAACATTGTCAGTGCCATTATAACACCTCCTTTCTAATACCATTATTATAGTATACAATCTTAAAATCCTTTGAATTCGGTATATTGGCAACATACTAATAAAAATCTAGACACTAAGGAGGAATTACTAATGTCTATAGTAAATAAGAAGGCATTCGATCTTATAAGCGAATGTGCAGAATCTGATAGCTACAATACTGATTCTATTTTTGACTCTGACGTAAAGCTTGAACTCGATGGGCTTTATGCTGATATAAAGAGAGAGATAGATAAAGATTATGTGGTTTATCCAAAAGAAAGTATTCCTGTACTTCAGATAGATGACTGCGATGATAGTCCTTTCTGTGTAGAGCTTGAAATGCTCGCTAAGTATATGGATACTAATAGCCTCGTTGATATAGATCAGGCTGTTGCTGATATAGCCGAAGCTAATAATATTGAAGTCGATGATCTGTATGTTCTTATTGAGTCTGAGGAAGATGCTCTTGAATATCTTGAAGAGTCTAAGAAGCTTAAGAAGGCCACCGGCTCCAAGAAGAAGCTCGGTGGAATATATAATACTGCTACAGTTCTTAGACAGCTTAAGACTAAGGGTATTAAGGTTGCTAAGAAAGGTAGAAAGCCTGTTAATGAATCCGCTAAAATACAGAAGTGGACAGTTTATTTCTCTAGTCAGCACAAAGAAGCTTCAAGATTATTTAAGAGTGCTAAAAAAGAAAAAGATTCAAAAGTAGCAATAAAATTATATAAAGAAGCAAAATCAATATTTGAAGATTGCTTAAAGCAAGCAAAAGCTATAGATAATCAGGACTTTTTTGATTGGCTTATAGATATTGGTTTTAAAAATATATGGTGGATCATATTGGATATGGTAAGAGCAGCTCCTGATTCTATTAGTGGTAAAGATAGATCCTTGGCTATAAAAAGATATGAGTCTTTAATACGGTTATGTGATGCTAAAATAAATGCATTATCTTAAAAACACAAAACGAACCCAGAGGTACTATACCTCTGGGTTCTTTATTCCTGTTGGAGGATTAGTTAGAAGCTCCAACCCTGCCAAATGAGCCACAAGCCGCGAAGTATTGGCCAGATCATGCCACGCGCGGCGAACGAGACGGACTATGCGCGCACCTACTTCTCCGTCACTATATTGTTACCTCCATATTAGAAATTAATTCTAAGGTTACTTCATAGATATTCTTATGTGATTCGGATCTAGCTCCAGTATCATTATTATATAAGAAGTATCCATCCATATCTTCCTTGATAGAGTATACCTTGTCAGTTCTACGCTCTATATAATCATTGTATTCCATCTTCTTAGGATCGAATACAGGAAGTCTAAGATTATCAAAAGAGTTATTAGCCATATATCCTTTAATACTCTTCTGCTCATTAAGGAATCTCTTCTTTATAGCTACCAGATCTACATGAGTAGTACACTCATCTATAGCAAGCTGGTCTTTATCAAGAAGAGGTTTACCAGTAATCATCTCATAGAATATTGCAAAATCATTATCTCCATATACAGGAGTCTTAGTAGCTTCTTTTATTCTAAGGATTGCTTCGCTTCTATCAGGTACATTGATTCTATAGATATCAAATATACCTTTTTCAAGTAAATCCTTAGCTTTCTTCTTAACTACCTTATTCTTCTCATCAAGAGCTAATACTGTTTTAGAGTTTATATCTTTAGCTATAACAGACCTTTCTATATCTTCACCTGAGATCTGATTATGCTCAGGATAATTTATGATATAGCAATTAAAGTCTGTAGCATTAGGAATAGCTCCCATTATAGCAGCAGTTCCAGAAGTCTCATTGATTCTGATATTAGTTTTTGTATGATCCTGAGTATTATCAAGAAGATTAGACTTCATATCAGCCATTATATATAAGAGTTGAGAGAAATCATTATTAGTAAGTCTAAGATAGTTAAACTTTCCAAGATTTGTAATCATTTCTTCTTTGGCATACTGCTTCCCTCTATATATAGGCATATCTCTAGTATTAGGATTATCTCCACCATCCTTAACCTCTATGATCAGATTATAAGGTATATAGTAGATATCAGTAATCCAATAACGCTTCTCACCTTCAAACTCATATTCTAATGTAGGTCCAGGAGCCATTATATCACTACTAGGAACTTCTAATACTTGATCAAAGAACTCAAGAGCTTTCTTTTCATAAGATCCAGTATATGTAATCTTACCACCATCTCTAAATGTATAAGTACCAGAGATAGATCTGTTAGCAAGCATCTTCTGCTGGTGCTCAGGATCATCTAAGAGAGTAGTTTTACCATATACTTTAATCATATTCTTCTTAGCTTTCTCTCTAAGAGCCTTCCGACAGTTAGGATTGTCGCAGAGCACATTATATTTACAAGTCTTTTCATTCCAAGATGTATGACCTTTGCATACTCTACATATTCCAAAGCCTTCTCCAGGCTTCTTATTATTTACTATATCGAATACTATTCTTGTAGGAGTATATCCCTTAGGAATCATATCATCATGATTTCTTTCTATATGAGATATAAGATCATCCCTATCCTTAGTAGCATTACAATAAGGACATTTATACTTTCTATGACTAGCTTCAAGAAGTACAGCCTCATTAAGATACTCTGCAACAGCACTATCCTTCTTAATTTCTACTCCATACTTCTTTGCAGCGGCATTTATTCTCTTTGCAAGTTGAGTCTTCTTAGACTCTTCACAGTGTCCGAATAACTTTATAGCAGATCTTACATGGTCTGCATCATTAAGAGGATACTTTCTATCCTCAGGTAAGCCAAACTGAGAATCTTTTAACTCATTTCTCTCTTTAGAAGAGAGGTTAGATTCTCTCAAGCTAAATATACCCATGATAATTCCTCCTATTAGATCAAATTACTAATATGTTTCGGGCTTTCGATATTATACTTTATGATAGAGATAACAAAAATATAAATGAGTAGCAGCTTAAGGGGTATAAGCTATTCATATAAGGTACTTCTCTGCGGAGATAGTATAATAGATGTGTGCATACATCGTCCTCTAATTACTATTTATAGAGTCAGGGATTAAACCCTGACTCTATTTTATATATAACTATTAATTAGTGTGAGTGAACCCATACCAGACTAGTTGATTTATTCGAAGATAGAAACCTTCATATTCTCTGAAGTAGTCTGTCATAGATTTAAATCTGCATCTGATATGAAGGTGTAGTTCATGCCGGCTAAGACCTCCCTGCGGGGAGGTCATTTTATGCTTCAGTAAAAAATGATTTGATAAACAGCTTATTAAATCAAAAGAGGTGGTTATATGGCTACTGAGTACTTGCTGTCTATCAATAAGTTCGATAGACCTAAGAAATATGTAGATAGCGAAGGCAAACCTGCAGCCACGCAAACGCTTATAACAAGACTTATACTTATGGATCCTGGTACTATACAGCATCATCCTGATATGGGAGTTGGTATAGTATCTAGATATAGGTATTCTAACACTGATGATCTCCCGGCATTAAGGCATGATATAGAAGATCAGTGCCATACATATTTACCAGAATTATATGACTGTACTGTAGAGGTAGAGTTATATGATAGTCATACAGTAAGAATCATGCTTTTATCTAATGATATAAAGTACGTAGCAGATTTCGATAAGGAAACTCTAACCTTATCTGAATTATAATATATAAAATGGAGGAATCAATATTATGGCAGAGAATATTTCCCTTAATGATCTCAAGACACCTGAGACCAAGGCAGAAGAAGTAGCCACTGAGCCCAAGACTCAGGCAGATGTAGAAGAGAAAGTTCCTGGAAAACAGCGTCCTAATTGGAAGGATCGCCAGCTTAATCCTGGTAATATTGTAGGAATAACTGATATAGCAAAGACTTTACCTGTAGATGATGCACCTCCGGCAGAAGAGGATGTATTTGGTAACGCTATATTCAAGATCGATGAGGCTGCAGATCGCTATAAGAAGGATCTTACAGAGAATCTTATTAAGCCTCAGATGGAAAAGATCAAAGAGTATAATGAAGCTGTAGAGGAAATTAAGGATGAAAAGGCTATGGAAGAGCTTCTCGAAGAGGCAGATGGGAAGACTACTGAAAAGTCTAATATCAAACTTAACTCTAAGACAACAGTAAATGATGACGTTGATGATCTTTTCGGTGAGGAAGAAGATGATGTAGCTAATACTACTACAGAAACTTCTGATGTTTCAGACTATGACTATACTCCTAGCGAAGAAGAAAAGCCTAAGGAAAAGGTTGAAGAAAAGAAACCTGAACCTACTATAGACTTTACTTCTGATAGCCTTACAGATGAAGAATTTGAAAAGGCTATCGGTCTTAGTGATGAAGACGATGATGAAGATGCTCCTGAAAATGAAGAATCTGAAGAGGAACAGCAGAAGAGACTTGACGAGTTCAAGGAAGATATTAGATCTAAGATTCATCCTATAAAGAAGAGCTTTGATCTTAGTGAATTCACTATCTCTAGAAAGCCTATCTCTGCTGCTAAGATTCTTAATGCACCTTCTAGAACAGAAGTTAAGAGTGCTGACTGGGCTCTGCTTAATGCTAAGAGGCCTGTTGCTATGACAGCACTTTCTGGTATTGAGATAGAGAAGCTCAATCCTAATAGAAGAGATAGAAATATGCTTAATCTTACCAAAGAAAGATTTTCTGTCTTCTATAATCATCTTCTTGATGATAATAAGCCTGGTTCTCTTGAAGCATGGCTTAAGCTTGTTGCCGAGGTAGATATCCCTGAATTATTCTTCTGTGCATATAAGGCAACATTTGAAGATACAAACCTTGTACCGTATTCTTGTGATGCATGCAAGCATACATTCATGCAGGAAGTTCCTGTAGATGATATGGTTGAATATCCTAATGATGAAGTAAAGAATATGGTAGAAAAGATAAGAAGTGGTGATACTACATCTGCAGGATCTTATAAGGCTAAGCTTGTACAGATTACAGATGATTATGTATTCGCTATTAAGACTCCTAGTATTTATACTGCAGAGATGGAGCCTGCTGCTCTTGATACAGAGTTTGTCAATAAGTATAGTGATCTCCTTGGTGTAATTACTTATGTTGATCAGATCTTCCTTATTGATGCTGTAAACAAGACTCTTATTCCGATAGACTACAAGCCTGATAGAACAGACTTTGTAAAGACTGTTAAGAGAAAGATTGTAGCCTATACAAAGATAATCAGCAAGTTTAATGTAGATCAGACGTATCTCCTTAACAAGGCTATTACAGATATAGACGAGAAGGAGAATACTCTTAAATACATTGCTCCCGAAACCATTTGTCCTAAGTGTGGCGCTAAGATTGCAAAGGAAGAAAGAGATCCTATGACAATGCTTTTTACACGGCGTCAGCTGGCAGCCTTAAACAATATGTAGAAAGATGCGAGATGTTATCCTCCTTTTATAAAGGAAGGATATCATATCGAGAACTCTATGATATGCCAGCTGGTGAGTTCCTTGTATTATATAATATTGCAAATGAAAGGAATTCTTCTGAAGAAGGCAAAAAGCAATTAGAAGCTGAAGCTTTAGAGGACACATTGGAAGAGGCGGTGATGTAAGTTGTCCGATAGCAATCTCATAAATTTTACTAAGACTATAACCTCAGATACAGTAGAATATATGCGTTTGTACTTTGACGAGAACTTTGCAGCATATTCTATTATGTCTAAGTATAAGGGTTATGATATATCATCTAGTGTAGATGATTCTGGCGCTATCTACTACAAAGTAGAGAATGCAGAGAAAAAGGAATTGGACCGTTTCATAAATGAGTTAGACGGTAATCTTATTACTGTCTATGGAACAACTTACTCTATCAATATAACTCGCAATGGCGATGCACTATTGATGTCTTTCAGTAAATACTAAAAAAATAACGAGGGGTATTTAACCCCTCGTTATTTTTTATCGTAATACTAACAATATAGTACTACGAAGTGAGTGGCAAACTAATCTTGCGATCAAGTAAACCGCTATTACAGTTGTACTTAACAGCAAGATCGTTTATCACATCTGTAGCCGAGCAGGGCTTCTTCGGGCTCTGCTCAACCTTTTTTACATACACATCTAGGTCTTTAGATGTACCATCGTAATGGATAAACCATTCCATCTTAAATCACTTCCTTCCGAAGCTGATTGAAGTATCCACATGATCATGCAGGATCATGTGGATATTTTTTGCTTTTCAATATTATAATATATAATTGAAATCAAATTTGCCAAATTTCCACATATAAGTAATACTAATTATCCAAGGAGGCTAATATGGCTGAACAGCATTTTGAAATATGGCCGCTAGATGCCAAGAAATTCATCAAAGCTAATGACTGTAAAGAGATTACAGACCCTGTAGCTTTCGATAATAATAACTCACCTTCCCCTGAAGGGCTCTTATCTTACCAGATATTTGGTATTACTAAAGAAGATAGAGCTGGTACATATGCATATATAGATCTCGGAGAGGATTTTATACATCCTTTACATTATAAGATCTGGACTAAGGTAGAATCTAAGGTACGTGGAGTAGTTCATGGCACTTCTACCTATAAGATTAATAGTAATGGAGATATAGAAGAAGCTAATGACGGTGAAACAGGAGTAAGGTTCCTCAAGAAGAATCTTGATAAACTCTCTTTCGGACATGGTAAGAGAGTAGATAATATCAAATTCCTTAAAGATCATAAGGATACTCTATTCATCAACAAGTTCATAGTTATACCACCTTACTATAGAGATGTAAATTCAGAACAGGCTAAGCTTGGTTTAGGTGAAATCAATAAACTTTATCAGTCTCTGATTATAGCAGTAAGATCATTGAAAGAATCTCAGGATTATGGTCTTACTTTATCTGATGCTACTAGAGGTAGAATACAAGAGATTATAGTTCAGATCTATGATTGGTTCGGTACTGGTACTACAATCAATGGTGAAGAGACTGGTGGTAATCTTCCTGGTAAGCTTGGTATTATCAGAAGAACTAATATGTCTAAGACTGCAGACTATTCTACTCGTATGGTAATATCTGCACCTCAGTTAAAGGTAGAAAAGCTTGAAGATCTTGAGATAGATCCTTATCATTGTGCATTACCTTTAGCTTCTGCACTGGTAAACTTCTATCCTTACGTATTATTCTATATAAGAAGATTCTTTGAGAATGAGTTTGCTGGTAGAACTTCATATGAAGTTATAGATAAGGGAGAAGTTAAGATGCTTCCTCTTAAAGACTGGCAAATATATTATGGAGATGCAAATATAAAGAAGCAGATAGATAGATTCATACATGGATATTCTAATAGATTTATCCCTATTGAAGTTCCTGTAGAGTTCTCTAAACCTGTATATATGAGATTTAAAGGTAGACAGATTACTGCAAAAGAGTATGCAGAAGGAGATTATGATAAGCTCGAAGCTATGGATAGAGATATGACTTGGTGCGATCTCTTCTATATAGCGTGCTGCTCTGTTACTAAGGGTAAACATGTTCTTCTTACAAGATATCCTATAGACTCATACTTTAACCAGTATCCTGCTAAGATTATAATATCTTCTACAAAGGCTACTGAAACTATATACTTCCCTGGTGAAGGTGTACTTAAGTTCTATCCTAAGATTAGACAGGAAGATATGTACAAGAATACATCTAGTGACTTTATAGATACTCTTATCACTCATAATACTAGACTTGTAAATATTTCTGGTGACTATGATGGTGACCAGATGTCTGCAAAACCTATATATACAAAGAAAGCTAATGCTGAGTTGGATAAATTCTTACACTCTAATGCATCTATACTTAGCCTTGATGGTATTAATATGCTGCAGCAGAATAAAGAAGGTATTCAGACTATGTATAGCTTAACTATGTGTCCCGATGACACAGTAAAGTTTACTAATCCTGAATTTTGATAAACTCTAATTTCTGATCAATATATTATAATAGTGTCAGAAGGTAGGAGGTGTTAGCCATGGATGATAATCAGACTGTGGGTACAACACATGACTAATTGCTTATTGTAGATAATTACCTCCTTCATATACTGATATGTATCATATTTGGACATTGGGTCAGTTGGAATCAGGTCCAAAAACAAACCTTAACCCGTAGGCACAGTGCCTACGGGTTTATTTTTTAAGAGTTCTTCTTTTTTCTGCCTCTCTTCTTAGGAGCAGGCTGCTCTTCAGAAGCTTCCTCAGTTTCAGTTGTTTCTTCTGCTACTTCCTCTTCAGCAGGAGTCTCTTCTACTGTTTCTTCAACAATAGGAGTTTCTTCTACTACAGGAGCAGGTTCTTCAACAACTGTCTCTTCTACCTTAGGAGTTGATTTTTTAGGCTTAGGAGTCTTCTTTACTTCAACAAGCTCAGGAGCTTTAACTTCCTTGTTTTCAAGCTTAGCTTTAAGCTCTGCATTGTTATCCTTATTGTAATTAGCAAGGTTGAGCGAGATTACAGATCCATCAATAAGAACCTCTTCAACTCTAGCCTTTGCTATAATACATGCATGGATATCACTTATAGTAAGTTTTATCGATCTAATGGATGATCTTATCGGAATACCACTCATAGAACGAATCGGAGATCTTGTATATACATTTACAAGCTTAGTATCTTTAGAATTTAATATAGCCATATTAATCTTCCTCCCGTACCTGTACTTCTAAGTCTTGAACTGCGGCATAATCTTCAGATGGATCAGAATCCTCGTAATCATCATCGTCATCATCTTCATCGTCCTCAGTACCATCATCTATATAATAATGAACGTCATCTGAATCATCTTCATCATCGTCGTCATCTTCATCGTCGCACTTACATACTGTATTACCATCTGCATCGATGTATTCAAATGACTCATTTAATATTCCCTGCTCCTGCATAGCTTCGATTTCATCATCAAGCATAGCACCTACTGTAGATTCACACTCGCATGAGAGTTCATCACACTCTGCATCAAGATATTCATCACAATCATCATCGAGTATCGGGATATAATCATCATACATGATGTCTTCGATATCAAACATTTTCTTCATCCTCCTCTTCTTCATCTTCATCAAATATATCTTCTTCATCGACATCATCTGTAGCAAACAATGATTCATCATCGTCATCTATCAGAGCATCAATAAAAGAGAAATCGTCATAAAGATAATCATCTTCATCTTCAAGCATCTCTTCAAGAAGAAGCTGTTCAAAGCTGTTAGGCATTGGAAATTCCCCCTTTTATGAAGGTTAAAATTACTTATATGTTAGAAGCATTGATTTTATAGCACTTTCCATACAGAATATAATCAATGGTATAAGATAAAAGAGGTCTCTAGTAGGAATCATATCAAGATCATCTATAGCCTTGAGATTCTCTGCAGAGATTATAGACTCGGGATTTCTAAAGTAATCTGTAAGTATATTATATATAGCCTTAGGATCATCAAAAGGATAGTAGAGTCTATTCTGTATATTTCCTATAACCTTCTCATCAAGAGGCTGCCAGCAGTTGAACCACAGATCAGGAGTATAGATAGCATAATAGTAATCTTCGAGTCTGGTTACAAACAATGAATTCGGATCCTCTATATATCTACCGAATGCATTATTAGTAGGAAGCTTCTCCCAATTTCTGGTTTCAAAACACTTCCAGAAGCTTCTATCATATTCGATAGGGAATGTAGTAGGAAGATGTAATGCTTGAGTTATATAGATATAATGATTAGAATCGTTCATTATGCCAGTTCTAGACATAAATTCTATTGTATACGGATCATAGAAATATTTATTGTCTTCTGTATAGAATACATATGTCTGGAGAGACTCTTTGAAAAACATCGAGTTGTAGAATGTTCTTATATCATCCAGTAAGGGTTCTACTTTGTTTATAAGATCATAGTCAGTCTGTCTGATTACAGACTTAAACTCTGTTCCTATATTGTCAGAGATCATATGGTAATTCTCTGTAACTTGTTTCTTGAGTTTATCATAAGTCTCTTTTCCTATATAGTATAATGCATACTGCATCTTATACCAGTTGTTTCCATTCTCCATAGTATCCATATCAACACCAGTTACTATAAATAGATAGTCTTTACTAGCATGATTGAATACAAAGAATGCACCTGGCATAGGTTTAAACGTATTAGGAAGTATATAAGCCTCACCTTCTACACCAGAAGCTTCTGTGCCAAACTCTCCGATTTCAAGGTTAAACTCTATTCTACCTCCAGAGATGTATATTACTGCGTCTTTGATATATGAGTATTTAACAGGGCTATTAGGTCCTATAGATTCAAAACTAAGTCTAGATCCTTCCGCTAAAGTAGTAGCATTATTAGGATTATAGAAGTCTACAATATAAGGGGCTTTGTCATTAAAGACATAATTAGCATTATCATACTTCTTAATTTGGCTATCTACCAAATTATTGACAGTATTAGTATAAGTTTTATTGACAAATTTACCCATACTAAACCTCCTCACAAGTTTTATATTATAGATATGTTGACCTTGTGAAAAAGTTGCTTTTTTTGGTCATATATTATTAGAGTGAGTTAAGAAGTTCAAAGTATCAAAGGTCAAATAACGAATCAAAACGACAATAAATATCAAAATGATATAATGAATTATTATCTATTAAGTATCATCGAGTTGTAATGAGTTAAGTGGTCTTAAATGTCAAAGTTAAATAATGAATCATGAATATGTAATTATCATCGAGCTTTAATGAATTAAACATGGCTAAGTATCATTTGTGCACTATAGAATCAAATCGTACTAAGTATCAGATATAGCTATTGAATTATACTCCGATAAGTATCAAATAATTATAATGAATCATATCAAACTATGTATCAAGAGAATTTAAAGAATCAAATCGAATTAAATATCATTAAAAGTTAATGAACCAATCAAATCCTAAGCATCATCCAGGAGTATTAAATTATTGCTTAATAAGTATCAATGAGTCTTAACGAATTAAACCTCAATAAGTATCAAGATACTTTAAAGAATCATCTTAAAATAAGTATCAGTGGAATATAAAGAATTAAATTTAACTAAGTATCATTGACCATTAATGAATCACAGCAAACTACGTATCAATAGAACTTAAAGAATCTGCAGTAAATAAATATCATGTGGATTTAAGGAATTATAAATCTGAAAGTATCATCAAACCATATTGAATTAGGTCTCTCAATGTATCACTTAATCGTAATGAATTAAGACTTACTAAATATCATTGAAGTTTAATGAATCAAAACAAACTATATATCACCGCAGTGTAATGAATTAGCTTCGTCTAAGTATCATTGAAATTTAATGAATCATGTCAAATTATATATCAATGGAATTTAAAGAATTATCTAGTAATAAGCATCATACTATTTTACTGAACCAGGACATAATAAATATCAAACGCGAATATTGAATTGCATATTATTAAATATCACATCATCATAATGAATTAGTTAGATGTAAATATCAAATCGGCGCAATGAACCAGTACCGAATAAATATCATAAAGGGATAATGAACCATCGACATCTAAATATCATCAAGGATTATTAAATCAAAATAATATAAATATCAAAGCAAGCTAATGAATTATACAGAAGCAAGTATCATCCAGATCTATTGAATTAAATTAATATAAATATCATATAGTCTTAATGAACCATGAAAAATTAAATATCAACGAGACTTATTGATTTATTTCGTCAAAGGTATCAGACCACCTTAATGAATTAATTCAAGCTAAGTATCAAGTCCTAATAATGAATTAGAATGAGCGAATTTATCATATTAGGTTAAAGAGTTAAAACATGATATATATCAAATTTATATAACGAATCGATTCTGTTAGAATATCAAGGGTTGTTATTGAATTATTTCTATCTAAGTATCAGTTGATTCTAATGAATTATGGTTAAGTAATTATCACAGCATATTACTGAATAAAAAATGACTAAGTATTCACTACAAAATATGGAATCATCTATTACTAAATATCAAGGCAATGTATTGAATTAATTATAATTATATACCAACCGATTCTGTTGAATTATAGTTATGAGAGTATCAATGAATAATAATGAATTATTCTCGGGTAAGTATCATCATCCAGTATTGAATTAATTCAAGCTATGTATCATTTTCCTTTAATGACCCAATGGTTAATAATTATCTTCAGGTTTTATGGAATCAAGAATTGGTAAATATCAGAGGATTTTAATGAATTATAACGAAATAAGTATTAGTATTGCGTAATGAATCGCAGCTTGCTAAGTATCATCGTACAGTATCGAATCATTTAAAACTATGTATCAACAGAAATTAAAGAATCACCCAGTGCTAAGTATCAATGAAAATAAATTAATCACTGGAAATATAAGTATCATTACTCAGTAATGAATTATAGATCATTAAATATCACAGTTGTTTAATGAATCATTGTACATCTAAGTATCATTGACTTCTAATGAGTTAAATATTAATAAATATCATGATCACATAATGAATCATCGCGACCCAATTATCAGCGCCTTGAGCATTGAATCACCTAGAGGATAAGTATCACCTCTGTATAATGAATTACCCACCCTTAAATATCATGAACAAATAATGAATCACCGACTTATAAATATCATCTATCGGTAATGAGTTAAACATCATTAAATATCATATCATTTCAATGAATCATTGAAACCTAATTATTAGGTTTGAATATCGAATCATCGATGAATAATTATCACAGTGGCACAATGAATTACTGAAAAGTAAAGATCAGATAAGCATATTGAATCACCGAAATGCAAATATCAAAAAGATTTATTGAATCGCTGAGAACTAGATATCAGATAAGAATAATGAATCACCAGAGGATAATTATCACCTTGGTATAATGAATCATTGAACTTTAAATATCATCGACTTGTAATGAATCAGATATCACTAAATATCATCAACGAATAATGAATCACTGAAAAGTAAATATCATCGATCGGTAATGAAAAAAGAAACGAGTCTAGTACTCGTTTCTTTTTTGTATTTGAATGCAATTATCTATGATACGGGAAGGTGGAACACCAAAATCCTTTTCATATTTTCCTGTCTTAGAGTCTTTATAAATATTACGGTGTATATATACATTAAAATTGAAGGGTCTGATGAACTGTGCAATCTCTGAAATCTCATAATCTGTTACATCTGCATCAGGACAGATGTGTAGATTAATATTACTTAATCCAAGATTACATAATAAATATTCTATCAGATTAGTATATCCTTTGCCACTGATATTAGTATATAAGGTTCTGAATCTATTCCTATTAGTAATATTCAAATAGACTCCTAGAATATCAAATACACCTTCAGCAATGAATACATCTATTGGCAAAGGACTGGTAAGATCTATAGATGTAGGAATCATATAATATTTACAAGAGTCTCTAGTATTAAAGATTCTGTAATTTATATATCTCTCATCTACAAACTCTGGCAATACTCCAGGATCTCTGATATTTCTCATATTGATATTATTGTTATCAGATGATAAGAATCCCACAAAGTGATTATTCAGTATATCTACAACAGACTTATCTCTGGTAAGTCTGTCTATATTATTCCTAGCAAGGAGATCATATAGATTCAATACTATCTTTAAATCTATACAGTCTTGATAAGTCAGATTAGAACCTAGTCTATTATTAATATAAGCTAGCTTCTGATCTGTTATATTACCAAAACTTATATAATCATTCACTATATTGAAAGATCTTATAGAGTTGGTCTTATTATTAATATACTTAGGAGCATTTGCTATAAACTCTGTAATAGCTTTATTAAAGTCATCAGCATATATACCATACATACTGAAAAACTTTGGGGTTACTAACCCACTATGATTACATTTAAAACAATTATATCTTATCGGAGAATCTGAGTTATCAAATGGTCCGATATACATATGTCCTGATTTATCATTACAATCTGGAAAAGGACAGATAGTTATTAACTGCCTACCTCCAGCAGCAGATTTACATGGTATATTCTGCTTTATGAATTCATATATATCTCTGTGAGTCATACACTCACCTCCAATACAATAGTATATAAGCTTATTCTTTTTTTAGCTTAAGCGTACATCCTACTGCATTGGCATATCTAATTAAAGATCTTAAAGTAGGAGAACCATCTCCTGCTTCTATATTAGATATAGTAGCTGTAGATAAACCAGACAAATCACTTAACTCCTGTTGAGTTAAGTGCTTGCTTGCTCTGGCATCTCTAAGAGCTTTTCTTATTAATACATCTTCCAAATATACATCAGTATTTTCCATATTAATCTCCTAAATGATATACTGTAATCATCACATTATTCGGATGGTTATCATTGAATATTTCTGTAATGATATCTTCAACCAAAGACCACTTAAGCTGGTCTAATCCACAACCTATTCTAGGCATATAGAGTTTAGTAATATTATTCTTCATACAGTATTCATATAAAGCCTGAATAGCATTGCTCATAGTCTGATAGCTAGGCTTGAAGAAATACTTTTCTTTTGTAACAAGATTTAATACTCTTGGAGTTGCTACACAGAGATTTCTTCTATTTTTGAAATCCTCTGCTAATCCAAAAGGATATAATGTAAGAAGCTGTCTTCTAGTACCAAACTTCTCATCGATCTGCTTTGCTACTCCAGCACCAAGTTTAAGATCAGCACTTATACAATGTACTATTGGACCATCTGCTGGAGCATTTAAAACATTTCCTTTTGCTTGTATCATTCTGAACATTTTATCTTTATCCTCCATTCGTAAATAATGATGATAATTTATATATCTCAAGCTTCTGTTTAAAGTTCACCAGAAGCTTATTTACTACAGGATCTTTGATCTCATTTATACAGTATTCCATAAGCTTTATATCAGTATCATCTATCACTGGTACTGTTTGTGGATATCTTATTAAAGTTATAGGATCCATATAATCATCGACTTTATATAGTAGAGATATTGGAACCCTTTGGAATAATTGTCCTGTCGCTATATCAAAGAAGTCTACTGTAGACTTCTTGAATAATTTCTTGTGTATTTTAAGTACTCTCACACATACTACATCATTCAACCCTTCCTTCTGATTAAGTATATTATAAGGATCGAATATGCATATATTTCCTTCTTTTATTTTCATATAGTATCTACTTCTTTCAAATAGTATTAATATAAAGTTTACCATATAGAAGATTTTGATTTCGACAAAAAATAAAGGTGACCAGAAGGTCACCTTTACTTTTGTATCACTATGTGCGGAGAGTCAAACTCAAATGAGGTCTTACACTTATATGTTACTTTCTTTTTGTTCTAATAAGTATAATCTCTCTGTTATCAGATATAGGAATCATGCAATAGAAAAATGCAGGATGAGAAATGAATTCATTCTTTCTCTCTGCAAGTACTATGCAGTCATCTTTAGTGAGTATCTGATTTCCGACATATTTTTCAAATGCTATCTTGAATCTCTTAGGATCCATGTCTATAGAACCGATAGCCATATTACTAGTAAGGTTGAATATCATAAAGTATATAGTATCAAACCCGTTCATAGCTTTGATAAACTCAGGATCTTCCTCTTGCATAAGCACGTCTATAGTGATATCTATACCATAAGTAGCTTTAGTCATATGCTCTACCATCTTTGCATTGAAAACATTAGTGGTATCGTAATTACCAGCATTTCTCATAGCAAGCATAGATTTCTTGAAGATATTCTGATCATGGAAAGGATAACCTTCTACAATACTATGGTAGAGTTTGTTAAAGTCTTCTTTAGGCATATTAGAGAATATCTTATATATAGACATATCTTTAAACTCGGTTTTATAGCGTTCTTTGTAGTAGTCTGCATGAGTAAACCAGTCTACTATAGTAGATATATAGAAGATATGAGCATCTATCCATCTTCTTGCTTGCTTCTTTTTAATTCTCTTATTCATATTAGTATTCCTTTCTTATTTAAAACTGCTTATGTGAAACCCGTTCGAGGGCAAATGTCTGCCTTCTCATAGCTTCAATTTCTTGATCCTTCTGAGCAAGCCCTATAATTTTACAAGCCTGTTCTATACTTACAGCACTTTTTTCTATTAGAGTATTTATATCTCTAAGTATATTATTGATATTATGGTTGTAAAATTCTGGTTCTTTATTAGCATCATCACTCTCTATTATATAAGGCTTTATGCCTTCATATAATGCAGCACATGCTTCTTCTACAGTATTTGCAAGAATATTAGGATCAGCTGTGTAGTTTGTTCTAAGACTATAAAACAGATTAGTATCTCGTATCTCTTCTTCTAACTTAGGTATTTTATTATGTTTTACAACAGGATCTTTGATACCTTCAAACTTTGCAAAGTCAGATATCACTTCATCATACTTTAATGGGAAATGAAATATCGGAAACTTTGCTTTTGAAACTTTATCTCTGATCGTTTTGATATATGGTTTTATTGAGAGCCATACTACAGCAGACTCCTCTATTAAAAAACTAGATTCGTGTTCAGGAGATGAAAATTCTACCTTATTATATAATGAGTTAGCACAGTCTATAATTTTTGTTATCTCGCCATCATTTGATATAATTAGATCTTCAGTTCCTAAAGCTAAAAATTCAGCAACTTTAGATATTACTGCTGAATAGGTTAATGGGAAATTAAATATTGGTGTATCATTCATGGTTATTAGCCTCCTTAATAGCATTAAATATAGGTGTTATCATATCTTTACCTTTACTAAGAGCATTTAACTTCTCTACTGTATCATAATAGTCAGAAAAGAATGACTCTTTATACTCTTCATAAGCACAAGATGATTCTAAGTATTCACTATTCTTTTCTGTTATACTGTCAGCAAGTCGATTAAACTCTCTTATCTGATCATCTGTCATATTATTGAATACACCTGCTAGCCGTGCAGCTTCACAAGTATAGTATCCAAGATTTTGATTATGATCATATTCTTTGTGTTGTTCTTCTGTAAGGTCTTCTAGTCTCATATTTAACTCCTTAAATCACTCATAGCACCCTCGTATAAGAGTTGTATTGTAGTATTTATAATCTCATTTACAGGATCTTCTATTTGATTATAAGTATTACTTACATACTTATCGTTTAAAGGCTTAACTCTAGCATATACCTTCTTGGGCACATAGCTAGTGACAAAACCATATTTATGGAATGGGTATTTACGGCGCTTTAGCTTTGGGAGATGGATAGCTTTATATCTAACCATCCTTATACCATTAGTAGTCCTAGGATATACCCATCTAGAAATATTTCTATCTAGACTACGATTCCACATCTTTACTTTCTTCTCTTGTGATACAACTATTCTTCTGTATCTGTGCATTCTAAATCCTCCTCTGTATCATTATCAAAATCTACATCACCATGATGTCTAGCACAAGTTATTGCTTCTATTTTATATATAACGTAATCTCGTAGATTTATATGCTTTATAAATTTCTTTGCCAGTCTTTTATTTGATGATAGTAGAGATTGATACTTTTTAACAATATCAATATCAGCTTTTTCTATTGAATAAATTATCAGAGCAGCCATCATACTATCATTATCATTATAATAGCGTACTGGCAATTTGTGTAAAAGTTTATCACTACCCTTACACCAATGCTCTATCTTAAAAACACACTTATGTTTTCGTTGTCGCTTATTCATACTAGTATTCCTTTCTTATAGTAATCCTCTTAGTAGACCATTTTCAACAGCATTCTTTCGATTCTCTTTTTCTATCGAATTTTCATCTACATTCAATGCTAATCTTTCAGCTTGTGAAACTTTAGCACTACTCTTCTTGTCCATATAATCTTCAGGATCAGAATGCATCTGGGATCTTAAAGCAATCATTCTATTTGCTAACTCCACAGCTTCTTCATCCGAAGATTCTTCAAGTACTTTTATAACTAAATCAGTTATATTCATCTTCTTCACCTTTTCCAATATTATAGTATATATATCTATATACAAAATTTTAGCAGCAATCCATAGGGGATAGCCCCTATGGATTTCTTGTGCTTATATGAGTTGTATATACATCAAGACTTCCTCGATGATATACTCAGGAATAGTATCTATAGACTTACCATTCAATTCAGGATTGTATGGGTCTATTATACTAAACTCAGAAGATATTATAGTAGCGATAATCTTCAGTATATACTGTTCTATCTTATCGTTTCTATACTTCTGCTTAATATAAGGATAATACTGAGAAGCTTCAAGTCTCATCATTTCCTTCTTATTGATATTATTCCTATCTACAACTCTATTGACTCTAGAGCTAATGATATACGGCAACATTACCATATTATTAGTCTCCAATATCTTTCGTGCTGCTATAATCAGCTCTATATACTGATCACAGTTTATAGCATTTATAGATACCGGATCTCCAAAGTATTTATAGAAAAGATTGAATACTAAGTTCTTCTGGAAGTTGTTTACAACTACCTTATTTCCCTTAGATAATTCTCTCTTATAGAATTCTATCTCTTTCTCATCAAACGGACCAAATAATCTCTCTATATAATTCATTGCAGAATCAGAGTTAACCTTATTCTGCATATAAAGAGCTTCATCTGTTCTTATCAAGTGACTCTCAAACTTATCAAACTGAGAACCACTATCTTCTCCTTCTCTCTTTGAGGAACTTAAACTTACGAATGAGTACTCATATGCAATTTCGACCTATATACTTATTAGACTATATCTTCACCTTCCTTTATGGTTAAGGTGCCCTCCACTTCGGATTTCTCCTACTCTACTCACTTCCACTAAATGTGTGCTTTCGATAGTCGTTGAACTTTAACCTTGTTTTAGATATTTCTTCTTTATATTTTGAATAGATGTTTTAAATGATAAGAATTTAGCTCTTGGAATGTCTGAAGGATTTATATTAAATAGATCTATATAAATTTCTCTACTATTCTTTCCTTGCTTAAGACATTCTATTATTTTAGCTATTTGCTCATCATTCAACCTGGTAGTCTTTGGATGCATTCCTTCTGGATATTGTATATTATACTGATCAGATATATCTTTGAATATAAGTTTCCTACAGATCTTACTAATATACATCTGAAAGTCAACCCTGTTCTCTTCTGAAACTCCAAATACCTTCATAAGGCATTCTATCGAAGTTCCAGCTTGTAACATTCCACATATTTTGTGTATATCTGATATTGTATAATTTGCTGTGCTATGACTGTTATTGTGATCTATGCTATATAATTTAGATATATCAGTTCTATATCTTTTGTGCCTAATAGCTGCAACTATAGAACTTATATAATCTTTATCATATTTTGAATTTCCTTGAATAAGTACATGTACAATCTCATCAAATGATTTACCTTCTTGAAGAGATTTACATATAAAATGTATATCTTTATCTGTTGGATTTATCTTATCAGATGATAATTCTAATAATAATCCGTGTTCAACATTTTGCTGTTGAGTAACCCATTCTAGATTTGTAACTACATTATTCTTCTTTACACCATCTATATGATTTACAGTATCTTGATATACATTATATCTTGGAATAAATGCCATAGCAACCAACCTGTGTACATCTATTTGCAATCTTTGATCATCTATTGTCATCAATGTTACACAATAATATCCAGATCTTTCTGCAGCGGTTAGAAACATTCTACTTATATTAGAATATACTCTACCCCAACTACTTATCTGATATGCATTAGGATCCACCATTGGTAATATAATAGGTAACCATCGTTCATGCTCAAATGGATTCATATTTGGATGGTTTTCCTTTCTATACTTATTATAATTATCTATATTCATAAATTTCTCCTTTCTAAAATTTAGGTTCTTAGCTGCTGATTACTTATTGTAAAGATACTTAGAGTTTCCTCATATATCAACCAGATTGTTCTTTCTATCTTTCGATAACATTCACGCCCATCTTTTCAGATCACGTTGTAGTCAATCTGGTATTAAAGTTTTCCAGCAATTCAAAGGGTTTACAATCCAGTATTTCTACTAGACGGGTCATCGAGACTTGTATTTAAGTCCTAACCTGATATCTGATATTCCTCATTATACTCTCATAGTTAAAGCACACGATATTAGATTTGTATAAATATTTAATCATGATTTGCAATATGATATTCTCAACAGTTGCTAAACTATGTGTAGTAGTATTAATGCTTCTAATACCTTGCATGCTCCAGAGTAAGGAGTTCTTTGTAGCATTGTGGTTTATATTGGAAGCAGCAGTTTCATATAACTTGTTATATATGTCAACGTCAGGATACAGATCAAATATCATATCATAGGCTTCAAGCAAGAAGTCTTTTACAGTCTGTATCTTGTTTCTGAAAAGATAGTGCGTTAAGAGAGGCATACACATATTCATTAACAGTGAGATCTCCATAAGAATTGCACCATGCTTATCAGTATACTGTAAGCCAGGATTAGAACGATTCTTATATGTCAGATTAAGACTATAGTTATCAATATTCATATTCCTAGCTTTGATAAGAATAGAATTACCAAGTATATATCTCTTAAGATCTGCAAAGAAGATATCTTTAGAATATCTAGGTTCGCAATCTATCATATACTTGAAATAATAGTATATAGATAAGAGCTCATGATCAGTATCATAGAACTTTTCAAAATAGTTCAGATACTTACAGCAGTGAGCTCTAACTTCGTCTGAGTTATAGCACCTCTTAGGTGATAATACATAAGAGTCGAAATTGATATCGGGTTTCATATTATAGAATTCCGATACGGGTAACATGATAGCGCCCTTAGTATGTCTGAAGATTTCATCTTCAGCATTTGGTATCCAATCATCTACCAAAATTTTAGCCCTATACTTATGGATTGGAATGTCATAAGAGGGCAAAGATTGTGCATTAATTTCTTTATCAATATGAATAAAGGGGTTAGTACTCATAATGATATATCCTCCTATCTGTATTCAGTACTATAATATATAATGCTATTTCCTTTTGGTATGCTTTACATGTCCTACTAAAGAGGTATTCTTGATTACCTTGTTAGAAGGATCTATTACTCTAGTCTTATTAGTAAAAGGGGTCTTACCAATAAGTATATCTTTAGTAGTATTATCTAGAGTATTCTTGGTGTTAGCATGTTCTATATTATCTTTCTTAGCCTTGGAGAACTTTGCATAATCTCTCTGAGCTTTTTCTCTCTGCTGGAACTTGGCATCTGATGACATTATAGAACCAGTGAGAGAAGATAACGGTTTACCTTTAAGGGTAAACTGTGCTTTATCAAAGAGATTATATAGCTTTGTCAAAAGATATGCATAATATATATACTTAGCATATCCAGGAGACTCACTAGGGTTTCTCACTATAGGAGGCTGAGTAAGAGACATCCTAGAACACTTATTACGCAGCTCTCTAATAAGAAGATTATTCTTATTGAATGCATACGCCCAAGTGAATGTAAAGCTAGGATCATTAGAATAGAATTTTACATCATACTTCTTTAAGTCTGGTAATACTTTATAAGAATTTTCTTCTGTATAAAACTCTACTACAGCATCATAATAGAAATCGGGGTATGTATGATGAGGAATCTTAAACTTAATAAAGAATCTACCATGGTTGGTATATAGATGATACTCTATCTTACCATTAACCTTGAGTAGTAATTTATCGAGTTCTCCTACATAATACTGCTCATACATTCCTCTGCCAGGAGTATTTGAAGCTCCTTTGCCTTGAGGATTGTTTATATACTCTTCAAAGGTCAAAAATAAACACCTCGATTCATATATTGTATAGGGATAAGTCAAAAGACTTATCCCTAATTATATAGTTTTGAATCATTTAGTTTTTAAATTCTGAGGTATCTACATTATCATACAGATTACCAAGGAATGTAGGAAGTAAGAACTGGTTAGAAGTAATCATCAAAGTCAGAAGATCTGCAATAGTATTGAGTACTACTATATCAGCCTTGATAGATGAAAGTACATTACCATCGAATTCCTTAGTGCGAATATTCATCGGCATACCTTTTTCGATAGATTCATCTGTAATTTTTGCTGCATCTACATCACCCATTGTACTATAAAGCATCTCAGAGAGTTCCAAATAAGATTCTACTATGGCTTTATTAATACAATTATATATAGCAGGAGATGTTCTAGTATATAGATCCCATGAAGCTTTGAGTCCTTCAAAGTTAGCACCATATCCAACTCCGTTCTGCGCTGCAGATCTGCAGTTGAGCACAGCGTCTTCTAACAGATCTCTCTTAGCATCTCTATCTGCTACTGCAATACCACCTACAGCAATCTCTACCATATTAGCTTTAAGAGCATTAAGTCTTCTCTTAATATTGCCTCTAGTAGAGATATCTCCGCCTTCATTGATATTCTTCTGAAGTTCTGCTTCTAAGAAGTCTACCATTGACTGGAAGAGAGGTGTATAATCACCTTTCTCATCAAGCATTTCTTTCGGGTTTACAAACTTAGTCTTTGCTATATCAGACTCAACTATGTCTGCAGTACCAGCAAATGTATGAATATTATCAGGTGTAGGTGCTCTGCCAGCCTTGATATCAGCTTCCTGAACCTTAAGATCTATATACTTCTTGATAGGCTTAGCTCCACAGAGTCTAGCTATATCAGAATAAGTATCACTATCATATATATTAGTGATAATATTCAACGGAGGCTTAGATACATCAGGATCAAGTCTTCCAAGCCAATCTACAGTCTGAGTCATAAATGCAGACAGATCTCTTGAAATTTTCGGAGCCATTATTACAGTCGGTACACAGTTTGCAGGAGAAGTACCCTGTTCACCAGAATAGTGTACAAGTATATTATCACGAATGATAAGATCAAGGAATCCCATCATCTCAGGAGTATCGATAGGATCTTCGAATACATATATCATAGGATGTCTTATAGAAGAAGTACCATCCTTGGTATTAATAAATGCATTCTCTGCATAACCTGCATTGAGTGTAAGACCATCATAAGACTTTAGAATAGTCTCTTCAGTATTAGAGATTGTTACATCTATAAATACATCCATTCCGAAGTTCTCATATACTACCTGAAGCTCTTTAGCAAGTTCTTCATTATTATTGGTAGAGATCAGAGCTATCTTATAGATATCTTCTGCAGTAGCTTCGGTACCGCGACATTCAATAAGATCACATATATCTTTAATAACCTTCTTAAACTCTGTTATCAGATCTGCCGGAGGGATATTAAGTTCTTTCTCAAGTTTAGCCATCTTCTTGAAGAGTATTGCTGCAAGAAGTACTATAGATGTAGAAGAATCTCCAAGACCAAGTACTGTATGTCTTGTAAGAGCTTCTATATCCTCTCTTACAGACTCTTCGATCTCACCCTTGAAATGTACATTACTCAGAATAGTATGACCGTCCTTAGTATATCTATTGAACGTACCCTGTTTACGGATAATAGTAGTTGATCCCATAGGACCAAAAGATTGTGCAAGGATATCCTTAAGATCATCCATTGTCTTAATCTGTACTGCTCTAAGAGTAGCCTTATCTACTCTATTAGAAATATTAATGTAACCGCTTGCCATATTATTTCTCCTTATCCTTTAGCTTCATCCTCAGTAGGTTTCTGCTGAGGAATTTTTATTGATTTTAAGTTTTCGTAGTAGTCTATAAGCATAATCTTATTAGTCCTACCTACTATAACGTTTATATCCATTCTAGGAACAAGTTCTCCCATAACAGGAGACATGTTAAACATTAGTCTAGATAAGTATATATTCTTCTTACTTACAGGAAACTCAGTTCTGAGCATATCTGTAAAGTCTTTGACAAATATATTATCATAGTCATGAAAACACTTATAGTTATTCTCCTCAGGTAGTATAACTGTTTTGAGTCTAGAATCAAGTTTATTCAGTATATCTACCTGTACCTGTGCTTCACAGATTACATAGAAATCCATAGCAGAATTAGTATCCATGAGTGCACGTACTACTTTATAGATAGCTGAAGTCTGAGATTTATCAATAATCTCCTGAAAGTTCTCTTTAAATACCTGATCATACAAATCATCAGCCGACTCCATATATTCAGGTTTCAGAATAGCTGTAAGGGGATTCTTTTTAACCCTTAAAGCAAGAAGATACTTTATGGTATCATCTTCACGAATAGTGCTCATCTTAAGAAGTTCATTATCTATAAACTTCGGATTAGCATATTTATCAAGCATCACCTTTATAACTCCTATATCTGTATCAAATACAGAGTCAAAGGTTACTGCTGTAAGCTGATTTGCCATATAAACACCTCATTGGTAAATGGGTATCCGAAGATACCCATTTATATTGTCTTAACCGAGATCAAGTGCATCCTGATAAGCATCAGCATCATAGCTAGATACAGAAGCCTTGCTATCTACAGTAGTTCTAGAATTATTACTACTGAAATATGCTTCTCTAGCACTAGTACCCATAGGATTAGTCTTGTCTATATCAATACCATGATGACGTGCAATAGCACTAACAGCACCCTGAAGAAGTGCAAACGGATACTGAAGAGCATCTCTAGTTGCAGCTGCATATCCAGATGCTGCACCCTTGATATACTGATCAAGTACTGTCAGAAGTTCATTAACTTCAAGAGTATCATACGGATCCATGATAGAATCATATGTGCGCTTTTCCTCATTAAGGTTTCTTATACCATAATGATACTGCTTCTTGAACTCATATGCTATTGTAGAAGCAACCTTACCAGTTTCTTCATCGGTAAGTTTGATTACCAGGCAATCATGTCCAGGATGACCAAACTCTTTACCATTAGATATATAGATATAACCCTTCTTTGTAGCAACTCCAGCGTTATCTCTAGTTCCAGGGTTAGCGAGATAACCTTCTATCTCATCTTTAAGGATCTGTGCTCTAGGTATAGACAGATGGATTGCTATAGCACCAGCCTTAGTATCAAAAGACATGCTAGTATCTCCAGCTGCAGAAGGAATCTTAGGACAGATCTGAATCTTCAGAAGTCCACTCCAGTAAGAAAACTGAACCATAGAGGGATCAATTACAGAGTCAGGGTTAATCAGCTTATACTGTGAATATACAGTAGGCTGAGTTCTTGTCTTGTAGCCCTGATTATTGTAGCCTCCATTTGCGAAACCATTCTTGTTTCCGTTGTTAAAAGTGTTACCAAGTGCCATATTAGTTTACCTCCTATAAAATGACTACTTAATGGTTTACCATTCATTAATATTATGATGACATGCTATAACCTGGAACTGGTCATTGCATGTATATACATCCTCTAATATTGATAACAGCTTCTTTCCATCATCATCAGAAGTTGTTGTCATACAAGGATATGTAAGAACCTTATTCTTCCATTCATTCTTAAGAACGAAAGCATTTACTGCTGATATGCCTTTTCTGATAGCTTCTTCATTAAACTCACACTTAGATACAGTAGTAAATTTAAGATTGCCAATATCAACCATATCTATAACACCAGATGATTCATCTTTATTGATATCTTTGGTTACTATACTACAAGTACCAAAGATTCCCAATACATCATTAGAGTAGATTATAGATCCAAGTAATTCTGTAGCACTTGTAGCATCAGAATAATTTTCACTTACTACTTCACGATAGTAATTGTAGAACTCAGGATAATTAAATCTTAAATCCATACCCTGAGATCCAGCAAGTACCCCGTTACAATCCAAGATTGTAACGTGAACGAGATTAAAAGCGACCTTCCTCAACTCTGGGAAGGACGTTGCTAATTTAATTAATGACATTCGTTATACCTCCTAGATTATATTTTTAAATTTACTTGGTTGTTAGTACCAAAATAATAATATACATTTATACTCCTTAATACAGATAGATGTGGTGTCGGATAACATAATAGTAAATTTATTAACCATATTAGGAGGATATAGAAATGGCTAGATCTAAAACCATTGGTTATATAATAAATGAGGGTATATCTACAGAGTCTAATGCTAAGATACTCTCAGATAATGGTAGAAGAGTTCTTGCTGAGGGTACTTTACAGAGCCTTGGTGTTGAAAATAGAAATCGTAGAATCTATCTTAAAGAAGATATAGCTCCTGAAGTTAATGGTCCTAGAATGAAGGAACTTCTTGAAACCGGAAATATGTGTGGTGAAGAAGGTCATCCTGTTGGACCTGATGCTTCTAGTATTACTAGACAGCAGACTATAGATCCTAAGCTTATATCTGTAAGATTTACTAAGATATGGATTGATGGTAATCTCATTAAAGGTCAGTTTATGGGAACCAATACAGCTTATGGTGAAACTTTTAATCAGGATCTTATTGATGGATTCCTTCCTTCATTCTCTCTTAGAGCTCTTGGTTCTATTGAAACTAAGGGTGGTAAGTCATATGTAAAGAATATAAAGATAGTTACATGGGATAGAGTTATATATCCTAGCCATAAAGAAGCATATACTAAAGGTCTTGTTACAGAATCTGCTATTATAACTCCTTCTGATTTAGAGAAAAGAAGAGCATATTCTACTAACGAGGCTGGCACTCTCATTCCGATTACAAATGAATCCGTGATGTCATATATCGTGGAAGAGTCTGCCAACATTAAGAGTATTATGAATAGTTTTGATACGCTTTATGAATCTATGCAGCTTATAGAAAACGGCACAAAGGTTCAGCTTGTGGATCATTCGGGTGATATACTCGTAGTAAGCTTGGAGACAAAGATTCAGAACGACATATACTCTTACTGTTCTTCTATATAAAAATCAAAGGCGCTGCAATAGCGGCGTCTTTGATACCGTATCAAGAAAAAATAAACAGGTGGGAGAACCACCTGTTTATTTTTGTATGTCTTACTTCTTTTTCAGAAGCGAGACGAAGTTGAGGAAGCTAACCCTCGCAAGGGCTGCCACGCCTCCCCAACTTGCCAGAGTGAGAAGCAGGATTTTGCCAGCTTCTACGCTCTGGTTCATCTGATCCAGACGAACAGACTGGACCAGGAACCCAAGACCAATAGGTGTAAGAATAAGAATCCCTATTATAGAAACCATAATAGTGGATATACGAGTAAGTTTCATAATATCAACTCCTTTACTATCATTCTTTTCTTACTCATTATTATAATATATAATTGAAATCTTTTACTTTTGCTAGATTGGATTCAAACTTATTAATAAAAGGTAGGATGGCTAAATCCCATGCGTTAAGTGCTCGCATTTTAAATTTCATTTAGTTATCCTCTTATTGTTTCATATAGTACGTTCATAGTATTGTGCGTTTCCTTCATTATATATATTTCTCTGCCATTCTGCCTAAAAAGAAAGAAGTGCCTGGTGCACTTCTTTTCTTTTTATGGATTGTAAGGTAGGAAACTAGATCTAATCTTATCCTTGATACTGAATTTTACATATAGTGTTGAATCATCTATAGTAATATCTGAGTTGCGATAATACATCATATCGAATGTCCATCTATATATAAGACTATTCATATTGAAGGTATTAGCATTATAGATAAACTTATTTTTTACTGTAATACTCTCTTCAAATCCAGTAGCTTCATCCTTAAACTCTAATAAGATGAATTCTAGTTTATCCATATAAGATATATCACTAAGTAATCTATCTACTTTAGGAAGTGCAGATCTAGATCCATTCAGAAAATACTTAAGTATATTCCAATAGAACTTTACTATTCCAAGATACTTAAACTCTGCTTTTGTAGTATCTGGAAACATATTCTTACAAAGTCCTAGTAAGATACTTTCACTAGGCTGATTTAAGACTTGTCCAAACTCTCTTATGTGAGTGAGAATAAAACCAACAGTTCTATTATCATTTGCTCTTTCTATATCTTCTTGGTAAGCCATATCAGTCTTATATCTATCAAAATCTATATCCTGCTCGAAATGAGATAACTCATGTAAAACAGTATATGCTGCAGAGAAGTCTCTAATAAGAGGATCATCATAGCATAGTATTAAGTTATAGATATACATATTTACTACATTCTGATTAGTATATGCTAGATAAGTAAACTCACCAGAATATCCTGGCCTTACTATTATAGCTGCTGCTTTAATGGTTGGATTAATAACTCCATTAAAAGTATTAAAAGTTCTTACACATAAATCCCAGATGTGGTTGATTATATCTGGATTCATATATGGCAATGTGTTCATCTATCACCACTCCTTTTCATTATAATAGTATATAAGTAGTCTTAATTTTAAGTCTGCAACATTTTAATAAGTTATACTTCTATACAAAAGGAGGAGTTTATTATGATGAACAAGATGACAGATCTTGTCAATAAGATAGAACGTCGTTTAGGAACCAAACCTCTTAAATTACCAGAGTATCCTAAAGATACTTGGCCTAAAGAGATTATAATTCCTGATAGTCTTACTACGTTTAGTAGATATTTTCCTCATATGGTAAGAATAGGAGTATCTACCAAGCATAAAACTAAAGATGGATACTTTTTAATAGATCAGGATCTAGTAAACGGTGAAGAGATCATAGGAGTAAGAGATATAGCTTTTGATATATTTGGACAGGACTCTACTTATGTACAGCAGGCCCAGGGTTTAGGTATATATGACTATCTTACTACATCTGCTACGTATAGTTTGGACGATGTATTACTTCTCCAAGCTAGAGCAGATATGGCAAGTATATTCAATAACCAGACTTATCTTGAGTTTAAAGAACCTAATATGGTTAAAGTTACTAGTGTTACTGATGGCGATCTTACTAGTATGATGTCTGTATTACCTATAGATGTCTTTATTAAGCATCCTAGTAATCTGATGACTATACCTGTAACTCAGATGAGTGTATTTGAGAATCTTGCTACTGCTGATGTAGCACTTACTCTTAATAATTATCTGAGGCACTTTGATAATCTTGAGACTATCTTTGGTACAGTAAATATCAATATTGATACCATTGCAGATTGGGCTAGTAGAAGAGATGAAATAGAGAATCAGCTTAAAGAAGGATATGTAAATCCTGCAAATAAGAATCAGCCTATCATGTTTACAGTATAAAAAATAAAGGTACGGAATTACTCCGTACCTTCATCTTTTGTCTTATTAGGTGGCCATATCCCTTTACGATATTGCATCTCTGTAATACGAGTTATATTTTGATACATAGCATCACAGATCGTTATAGCGGAACTCTTATCCTTCATTACATCCATTACAGTAATAGATAAGGAGTGATTCTTCTCATCATACCATTCTCTGAAGCTATTAAATAACTTCATATCTTCAAAGTCTTCAGGGAATATAAGAATGAATCTATCCTGTATCAGTAACTTAATGACTTTGACGCCAATAGAGTTAAATTGCTCTAGCATTGTGTTGAATATCTGGTCTAATAGATTAGCATAATGAGTTAGAGTATTAAAATACTCAGATGCTTGATATATACCATTTACTAATTCATCTAGACTCATATTATCACTCCTTTCCAAGATCATTTAATGTAGGATCTTTAGTTTGACATGCTACATTTCTACCTTTTGGTCCAGTAACATTCTCTCTTCCATATCTAGTATAATTAGTATTATCTACATAGGAAGATAGATTATGTCCTGGTTCAGGTCTAGCAATATAGTTTATCATATTCTGAGCTGACTGATACATATTGAATGTATCTATTATATACTTAAAACCCATAAATCTGTTCAGGGGCATATCAGTAAAGTTAGCATTATCACTTAAAGTCATTCTGACTCCAGGAATAGCATCTTCATTTGCCATATATACTATGGGTTCGAACTCTATATATTTATTATATGGAAGGTTTGATATAGTTACAGGTCTAACCTTCCTAGTTGTTATAAGTTGCCCATTATGAACACCATATAGATCTTTATAATCTTGATGCGTAAACCACCTGGAAGCTTGGGCTAAAGCTTGCCTTAATAAAGTAATCTCCTCTATTCCTATCCTTATTATCTGCTTATCTATATTATTAATAACCTTTAGATTCTCTATAGACAGATAAAAACCATAATCTCTTCTTATAGATATAACTGGCATATTCTGTCTATTCATATACTCAAACTCTTTATGAAACATTTCTCTGTTAGACTTATCAGAGTAATGAGCAAGGTCTACATTAAACTTCAGTATAGTATTAAACCCAAGATACATTATTACATCATATATTCTTTCATACTGATCATAATGCTCAAATGGATTCACAATTTGATTAGGATTGTCATTCATAGCAATCCCTCCTTAATTACTAAAGTGTTCCATAATAGATAAAAAAGAAGCAGGCTGCATAAGCAGCCCACTTCCCTGTGTAAAGGAGTTGATTTGACCTTTATGCAGCTCCCTGCTGAGTCTGAACAGGCTGCTGCTGCGGTATCAGATACGGCGGCTGATTCTGTTCGAATCTCAGACTTATAGGAATTGCAGGTCCAGAGAGTTTGCCATAGAGTCCTCTAGTACAGAGACTATCCTGAGTCAAGGTGAAAGCCTTAGTTACAGGATCAAATGCCGAGAGACGGAACCTTGTAGGCTCAAGTATGAACTGGGTCTGTATAAATTCCAGATAGTTCTGGATTGTTGCACAGATTCCAGCTTTGTCCTCTGTAGTTGCGCCGTTATAGTCTAAGATAGTACATATATTTACCATCTTATTGAGAGCCATAGCTATAGCCTCGTTTCCAGTTTCCGAGAAGCTGAACGGTTTTCCATCCACAAGAGTCTTGATATTATCAGGAGTCATGGGGATATAGTACTTCAGCATTTCAGGACCATCCTCATATTTAAGGACGTCTCTCATACGCCAGAACTTAGGCATAGCATTTACAATGCGTCCATTTAAGTCAAGGACAACACATTTATCATGCTGCTGTTCCTTTGTAGCTGCGTCGTAAACATAGACCCAGAAAAGCATATTGCTAGTATCTGTCGTAGCACAAGCAACAAGCTTTCCACCACTCTTATCCTTTATCTGTTCAATAAACTGACCAAGGAACTTGTTTGTCTTATAGGGCTCCTTTTCAAAGTCAGGCTCCACATATTCTAATGTGGAAACCTTTTCTTTATCCTTTTCACCATTTACAAACGGATTAACCTTTGATCTGGCAATTGCAGAATCGATTCCGTCAATGATGGTTTTGATCTGTGCCTTTTCCTGCTGTTTATTTCCCTGATTCATAGAACTCAGAACAGTCGGATTTTCTGTAGGCATATCAGGAGTTCCAGCAGTAAGCTCAAGCTTTATCTTTTCTTTCATTTCGCTTAACTCTCTTTTACGCCTGTCAATATCCATCTTAGTCTTTGTATCAGCATACTGGTCTATAGAGAATGCTATAGCCAGAGAGCTATGCGGACGGCCGTTTACCATGCAGTCTTCCTTCTTCAGAATCTGCTCTTCTGTAGGGAATGCCGACAGATCAGGTCTTGCGAAGATTGACATCTTATAGTCTTCGAACTTATCGGATAACTGATCTTCCTTTTTGGCATCTATGCCATCGAGACGTACTCTGTTGAACTTCTTCTGTCTGAATACCATCTCTTTGAAGAAGCGATTTGCCAGTGCCAAGTCTGTTGCAAGAATGAAATTAACATCCTCATTCTCGACGTAGCTTATCGTCTCACCTTCGATAACTACAGGAGTATCAAAATAGAATTTGTTGTCCGCAATTGTAATTGTTCCCATAATTTATACCTCCTTATGGTTTTGAACATTTTCTTATTGTTAGACTTTAATCTAACTCCTTTACACTTTGATAATATATGCTTGAAAAATAGTATTTTTGCATAAAAAGAGAGAAGGCTAGATGCCTTCTCTTATATATGAACAAATGGATTTATAATCCATCTGTGACTAAAAGGATTAGTAGCACTATCTATATGCTCAAATGGATTTACTATTATCATAGGAGATCTCTGAGATAATAGTCTGTTTACTGTATCTGCTAAAGTAGTATCATTAAAGGATACTTCTTTACATGATGTAGCATACTTATTAAACAGTGGTAATCTCTGTAAATAATAGCTCTTAGTTGCAGGAGTGCTCATATCAATTATGTCAAGATATACTGTATGTCTAGCACGAGTTCTACCTAAACTCTGTCTAGATAATATCTTAGACTTCATAGGTTCTGCTAGCTGTACAGTCATCTTTAGACCATCTATATCTTCAGCAGCTCCACAAGACTTAGTTGTACTTAGTATGATAAACTTATCTTTAGCTGCTTTCTTCTCAGAGTTAATACTAGTATATATTCCTATATTGCCAGCATACTCTGGATAGTTGATAGTGATCCAATTATATATAAATAGTATAGCATCATTGGTAGCTATATAGATCAAAGTCTTTCCATTAACTCTCTTAATCATATCCATTACTATATGGAGTATATTATGAAAGTTCTCTTTATGGATTACTTGATTACAATAGTTATTCTTATTGAAGCCATACTTACTAATACATTTACCTTGCTCTCTAGCATTAAGTCTTGAGTTATACTTAAATGCTATATACTGTGTTCTAGGATCTTCATCTGGATGAAATAGATCTATCATCGGAACTTGATTGATATATAACTGGTAAATCTCATTCTCTTTCTCATCAGACCGTCCAGGAGTAGCAGTAAGATACAAAGTCTTATAGGTATTTGTAGCATAGTCTATAGCCATTATAGAATCAAATGCTAAATGAGCTTCATCATAGATTTTATATCCTACTTTAATCTTCTTAAACAAATCTGTTATATATCCCCAGCCATTCTTCTCAGCATATGCTTTCAAAGTTGCTGTAGATGCAAGGAATACCTTAAACTTAGACATATCTCTACCATTAAGTATTCTTGCTATAGTAGGAGATCCTTGTATCATATAGATCTCATTTGGCTTTATATCAGTATACTCTAATATCTTATCTTTCCACTGATCTAGCCATCCTATATTTGGAGCTATTATAATACCCTTTATCATAGTAAAAGCTAATGTAGATACTGCTACAAAAGTTTTACCTTTACCAGTATTAAGAGCAAGCATCTGTCTAGGATATTCTCTATATCTTTCATATTCTCCTAGACCTAATACAAATCTCATTGCAGTCTTTTGATCATCATCTCTAGGCATAGTCTGCATTAAGATATCACCATTCTTATCATACTTATCATACCCATCTATAAACTTAGGCTTAGATCCTATAATTCTAGATACCCAGTCTAAGTCAATTGATCTCGGAATATAGAGTTTATGCTCTGATTCTATATATTTAATTCCTTTATAGTATTCTCTGAAATATACTTCATCCCAGAATCTAAACTTTCTCTCAAGCTCAGGGCAATCCCCGAACGTGTAGTCATTAATGACTACACTTGTTCTCCTTACTTCTATTTTGCTCAATTTAAAACACTTCCTTTTTACTGAAGTGTTCCTAAAGTGATGAAAAATAAAGGGGAGACGAATCTCCCCTTTTAAATTATCTCCTTACCGAATTACATCCAGCAAGTTGTAGGATTGTCACTCTTAGCGACTCTCTTATCTGTAGTATTTGCAGATGCTTCAAGAGCTCTTCTCTTGAGCTCTTCATCGTCAACCCAGCTCCAGATCTTGCTGAACGGAACTTCAGGTTCGATGTATCTGCAGTGTCCACCATGTGCGAACACATAAGGAACAGGCGGAAGCTCACCCTTTTCATCGATGTACATGGCATCATGCACATGGCTCAGGAAGATCTTTGCAGCCCACCTTTTTGCTCTGTTAAGGATGTGAGCCTTATTGAGGTATCCATTGTAATAGAGCTCGAATGTCTCTGCCGAAGGAGAGATCTTGTTGAAATCAGTAAATATCTTGTTATCAATATCATACTGAACCTGCTTAAGAAGCTCTTCTTCTTCGGCAAGGGTGAGGTTAGGATTCTTCTTGTAAACCCATCCCTTAGGCTTATCAGCCGGTCTCCATCCAAGAGATATAATTGCCTCCTGGATGTAGTAATGCTTTTCATTGTTAGTATTTTCTTCAGCCTGTCTTTCAGCAAGGAGTTTACCATACAGAGAATTGGGCTTGTTTCTGATCTTATTCAAAGACTCGCCGAGCTTCCAGATAACCTTCTTGAGCTCTCTGTTATGGTTAGGCTTCTTGAGATAACTCTCAAGATCTTTTTTAAGGATCACAGAGTTTCCTTCAGCATCAAGGGTGCTTGCACCTTCGATTATTCTGTTTACAGATCTTCCTGTCTCTGCAGATATTGCTCCTATGATCTCAGGGGTTACTATCTTCGGAACCTTATATTTGTCGAAGAGGTAACTTACTGTATCACCCTTAATCCACGGATCATTATTGTTATTGAGACCTGCATAGGAGATCCATTCGCCGGAGTAGAGTGTAGGCTTGAGATATCCCATGAGAGATCCTGCAAGCAGCGGACCTACACCTACTATAGAAGTGAGGTACTGTCCCATAGGCTTTGACAGAACATATCTTTCGATAATACCCTTCAGTGCCTTTTCCTGCTCCAGCTGCATGTCCGCCAGCACAGCAAGGGCAGGGAACTTGATAAGATCTGTCATTTCTTCCAGATCATTATCATCAATTATGTCAGCAGCTTCATTGTTACTGAAGCCCTGCATGATTGATCTGTTCTGGTTCTGGACCTGAATACGTCTGCTCTGATATACATTATAGAACTGCTTTATCAGAGCTCTCATTTCGATATCAGTGGTGATATTGATATCCTTCACTACCTGCTCCCAGTCAGTTACCTTCTTGGGAACATTGAAGAGCGGATTGCCCTTGATATCCTCAGGGTTGACCTCCTCTTCAACCTTTTTCTGTATAGCAGCAGTCAAGCTGGTATCGTCAAGTTTCTTAGTTGCCTTTATCTTCTTTACCTTCTTAGGCTTGTCAGCTTTGTCCCCCTTTTTGCTGACTTTGGTTACTTCCGCTTTTGTAGTCTCAGACTCTGCAGCAGTTTCGTCGAAATGAAGCTGCTCATTTTCCTCATTGTTGATATTCTTCTTGTTGTTCTCGTTCTCAGGATTGTTAATGTTCTTCTTAGCCATAGTAAGGCCCTCCTTAAAGTGATTGATATTTTAGGTTGGGAACCGAATTGTTCCTCAACTCACAGGAATAATATGCACTTGAAAATATTGACTTTTACGAAAATAAGAAGTAGGGCCGAAGCCCTACTTCATTAATCATTATCACTATAGAAGTTAGCAAATACACTATTAGGAATAGTATACTGCATATTCTCCAAATTCTCTGCAGGAACATGGAATTGCTGTGCATAGGCCTGCCTACCAAGCTTTGTAGCAAGTATATTTTGCATAGCTTCATTATCAAGAGCTATCTGCTCCTTGACAAATTCATGATATAGCTTACCTTTGGCTTTATTAAGAGCATCTATCTGCTCTTTAACCATAGGATTATCTATAGCTTCGAATTCTTCTACTATATCAGCATACTTTTCTTCTAAGCCAAATACAGGCTCTTCAAGAGCTTCATCAGTAGTAAGGCCTTTCTTGATGAGATTCCAGTTCTCTCTAAGATTCTGACCATAATACCATACATAAAGAGCCATAAGCATAGAGAATACAGCATCATCATGCTCTGTAGAAGAATGCTCTATTCTACCATTACGTTTAACTTCAAGTGTAGTAAGCTCTCTGAAGATTATAGGAGATACAAACTTATCCTTATGGTACTCCATTCTCTCTCTTAAGATCTCCATGAGATCTTCTCTTACATGCTTTGTATTATCAGTACCATAGACTTTAGTCTTCTGAGTCTTTCTGATAATACGTACACCATCTGTTCTCTCTTCAACTACCTTATCTTTAATCTCATAATAGAGATTCTTCTTAATTGAAGAGTGAATAAGCTTAGCTAATACAGAGGCTCCGAAACCACCATTACGCTCTATATTAACTACAGCATTTGGCATATACTTAGTAACGAGCTCATATATAACTCTTGTAAGATCTACTATAGATATATAGTTGCAGTTAAAGTCTGCCATAACTTTAGTAGTCAGAGAGTCTATACAAGTAATTGCTGAAGAGTCTCTATTATAACCTCCAGATACATCGACCCCTATTATAGGAGGATTTCTGAAGTCTATCTCTTCATACACATTAAACAGATACTTTCCAAGGAGATATACCTGCTTAATAGGCTGTTTAACGAGCTGCTGTACAATATCAAGCTGCTCTTTTGTAAAAGGTGAGTTCTCGACATCGCTAGACCATTCAAGAAGAATTTCACGTCTAATATCAGCCCACTTCATACGCATATCAATACACTGATCTTTGAACCAAGACTCAGGAAGACCAAGCTGCTGATATGTGTATCTGATATATACGAAGCTGGAGTTTACATTTGCAGAAAGCAAAGACTCAAGCTGCTGAGGAGTAAAGTCATACCAAGCCTCATTAAACGGAGTAGAAGACTTAATAATATCGTAAGCCTCCTGACCTTCAGGCTGAGTAAGATATCCAGGAGTAGAAGAGAGTAATGCACCATATGGAGCACCATGTCTCTTAGCATTATCCTTAGCTGTACGCATCGCAGGAGCACCATTAATCCAGATAATGTCATTGAATGGAACGAATGCCCACTCATCACCCCAGAGTAATGGTATAGTTTTACCTCGTAAGAGGTTAGATGCATTTACTTTGTTACGAGCAGACGGCAGAACCTTAATAACATTGTTGTTTATAGGATGCTTCATAGATTCTACGTTATCTGTAATCCTAATCTTCTTGCCAGAAGAGTCAAATGGCTGAATCATTTGTAGATAAGAAGGTAAGAGTTCACGTATAGATTTAAGACGCTGCAAGTTTTCCTTAGCAGTTTCCATCTTCTTGTTTAGGAATATCATCATTGAGTCTCGTGAACCAAAGTTATACAACCATAGATACCATACAACTGATCCTATAGTCTTACCTTGCTGACGAGGAAGCTCTAAGTATATATCAAGATTTAAGCATAAACAGAAGTTCATGGCAAGCATGCCTCTGTTCATTCTATATTTATCAGGCGGACCACCTTGAGATGGTATCCTAACAACGTTTCGAATGAAATAGAAGTAGTTTCTCTGACATTCAACCAGAATCTTCTGCTTCATTCTTACATTAAGTCTAGGATCATGAGGATCTACTCCTATAAGATCCTTATCTAATATAATCAAATGGAATTTACAGTTCTTGATTCCCTTAGACTTTAGATAGTAGTAGCAGTCTAAGAACGATTTGTTATTTGTAGACATTTCATAATACATGACTTGCTGTCTAGTATTCTGTTCTACAACCATTATTCTTCCTCCTTTCAGAGTGATAGATTTACTCTTATGTTCAGATATTGGCTTAGTATGGGTTTTTATAAAAATACTATACCGGAAACTATATAGTATATATTGCATTTATAAGGAGGAAACTAATATGCAGTTAAAAGATACAGTAGAGCTTATGCTCTCAGATGATTATAAGGATCGTTTTAAGGCTGAATACTATCAGACTAAGATCAGATATGATAAGCTTCACAAAATGATCGTAAAATATGAAGCTGGAACTCTTGAATTTACGCCTAATACTCCTATAGATATCTTAAAAAAGCAGGCAGCTGCTATGGGCTCGTATCTGTATAATCTTGAAGTTAGAGCACAGATCGAAGGAGTACAGATTGAAGAGGTCTAATCTCTAAGAAAGGAATGAGATTGTATGACGTTCAATATCATATCCCTTAAGGGCGAACCTTCTGTTATAGAAGATAGAGCCCATTCTTCCATACTGAGTACCGTAAATCAGTATATAAACGATAATTTACACCCTCCTGTACACACTATTACTGGTGTAGATATTAAGATGACTTCTGTCTCTAAGACAGTTTCTACAATAACTGGAGTAAGACAGTTTACTTATACAGGAGTGGCTTATATAACTTATACACAAGAGACTGAAGAAGAGCGCGTAGATAGAGTTAAAGCTGAAGTAAAACATTTAAAAGCTATAGGTAAATGGCCTGAGGATCAGGCTTCTATTCCATGGTATAAGAAGATATTCAAAAGAAACAAAAAAGAAACAGAGTAGTGCAATGCACTACTCTGATCTTTTGTCTTATTTATCACTTACATCATCATTTTCAAAGTACTTATTAATCATCTCACGTATTATGGCAGTTGCAACTTCTTCATTATCTAGCCAAAGCATCATGCATTCTATCATTTCATCAATAGTCTTATTTAATTGCATTATAGGAATGCTATCTGTACGAAATCTAAAACTGTCATATAGTATTTCAGATATAGTATCTACCATACAGTCTATAACTTTAGATACATCCCTAGTATCTGCATAATAATCTAAAGTATTATTTTTATATTTTTGTAACTTGCCAAGATTACGATATATAACAGATGTTACAACAGCTCTTGCTATGGATTTAGACTTGGTTTTCATTATTAGTATCCTCCTTATTAACTATTAATGCATTTCCACAAGTGATTCTATCACTATCTTCTTCCTCACTTGGTACAAATACAATTACATCCCAACCAAGTTTTACCAAAGGTTGTTCAAACTTACGATATACATCAAAATCTGTATACTCTGTTGTAACATTGAAGTTATTCTTCACTGCTGAATGAGTCTTATGAATCGGTGTTATCTTTACAATGAATTTTTCTTGGTCAAAATGGTTTGTAAGCCATATAGGATCTAATATAGTATCTGCAGTAACAGCAAAGTTTAATGTATATTTACGTCCTACAGGATAGAGTATCATATCTGCAATTTTAGAAATCTGATCGAGGCTTAAACTCTTTCCTGAAAATTGCTGATCTCTCTGATTTTCATCTGTAGAATTAATACTGAATTGTAACCCAGCTTCTCCATTATAATAGAAATTCTTAGTATCTACCCAATCAAATATGAAAGGTAGAATATTAGGATTATTATTTGGAAGCATTGTAGATACCACTGGATGTATAGTATCAGCAGTAATGTACTCTTGTACAAGACTTCTTAGTTTTTCTCTTGCAAACTTATTTATATTTTCATTAAACGTCGGTTCTCCCATACGAGCAAAATGAACGTTAAAGCGTTTAGTATGCTTTACAGTTTCATTCTTCAGTATAGTCTCAATCTCATAACAAAGATCATCAAAACTTGCATTACCATGAAAACCATACTTAGGGCAATCACAGAATTTGCAATTCATTGGACAACCTTTCTGAGTACTAATTGTTGCAACCCATTTTTCAGATAAGTCTACATCATGATGAGTTACGCCATTTATCTCATTATACAGTCCTAAGAAGTTAGCTTTTATATTATTCTCCTTACCGTAGTCTCCTACGGTAAGGAATTCAAGCTGCCTTTCTTCATCTACATAGATCTTTCCAGTGTGCGTAAGAATTGTGTTCATATTATGATACCTCTTATATCTTCAGAATATTACTCTCATTAACATTAGACTTATTGTTTCTAAACAGCCCTATACTTTCAAGAGGGAAGTTAGAAACATTATTATTTATGATAGTAGCAAAGTCTATAAATTGCTTTGCCCATTCTGGTACTGGTTCATTTAGTGGTATTGCTATCATGCTAAGTTCACCATCAAACTCAGGTTCTGATAAGAGTTTGGTAAGCTTTTCATATAGTATAGGATTATCTTGAGCTAGATGCTCGATATTCTTAGTAGTAATATCTACTTTCATAATATCTACACTGTTTCTAGAATCAAGATCTATTGCCTCCATACCATCAAGTCTAAGAGCGTTATAAGCATATGCTGCTTTATATCCATATATTCTCATAGGATTCTCATAACCTGCTGTAGACTTAATCTTAACTGGCATGTAGTATTCCTTACTACCATTAAGCAGAGATTCATAGATATCCTTCTCTACTATCTTGATAGCTTTCAATACATCTATCTGATCTATAACCTCTGGAGCAAGTATCTTTTCTCTAAGTACTCTCTTCAGAGCTTTTACAGTCTTCTTAGGAAGAGTAGATTTAGTCATCGGAAGACCCTTAACATCAAGAGCATTCTCATCTGGTACTATATTACCTTCCTGAAGTCTCTGTATATCAGCATAATTCTTCTTATTATCTGTATTCAGAACTCGTTCGAAGTAGAATTCATTCTTCAATATCAATAGGCAATCAGGTCTATTCTTATCTACAGAATGAGAATTGATTGCATATCTTCTCATATAATCTACACAAAGCTTTCCTATTATATGAGACATGATATTTATGATAGAATACTTCAATCCTTCCTGAGGACATATCTTCATAGGATTGATGAACTTCTCTCGTTCTATTACTTCATCTGTATAAAAGTCATAATCGTATTCAGGTTCAATATGCTCGAATGGCTGATAAGGTTTCTTAGGATCTCCCCACTCATCTACATCAATATGAATGAATGGATTAATTACTATCTTCTTAATCTCCATCGGCACATCATATGTGAATGCTAAAGTATATCTATACCATGCATCAAGAGATATGATAGTAGAATCTGTATCTGTTATAATAGATACATTTCTTATCATATTCTCTGTACGATCGAGTCTATCTATATACTGATATCCATAATATACATACTCAAATAGTATCTGATAGAACTCTTCAAGTTCTACAGATATACACTTCGGAGGTTTATTAGGATCCATGAAAGGCCTATCCAACTTCTGAAGGATATAGATTACTGCTTTACGCATACTACTATTGTCCATGAAGTTATACAGATTATTCTTATAGAATAATCTATTCAGATCTTCTTGTGTAACTTGACCTAGCATATCCCATACTATCTGCATATCTTTCTCTGTAGGAATATAGTCAAATCCACATGTAGTCATGATCTTATAAAAACATTCTTCTCTAGTAATATCATCATCAAGTATATCTGAGTCTTTGTATCTTCTAGGCTCGGTGATTATATTCTTGATGAATACTACTATCTCATTCAAAGAACCGAATTTTACATTATTACTTAGGAATCCTTCCATCAGCAATATTGCTGCAGAAATTCCAGATCTGCCTTGTGCAGTTATAGCTGATGCTACATAGATATTATACAGTACGCAACTATACATACCCATGGCTCCATAGGTAGCATTTGCATCCAGCTTTGCTAAGAGCTGTAGCAGGTTATACTTTGCAAACATCTCACTACCTTTAGGATACTTAAACATCTCTTTCTTATAAGCAATTCGTTTATCTATGAATTCCTGTATAAGACTATATAATGGATTAGGTACAGTTCCATGCTTCTTAAATAGTACACCTTGAGTAGTTATGATAGGTTCTCTACTCAGAATATACTCAGTAAGCTGTAGAACTGTAGTATCAACCTTTACATTGGTATAATTATTGTCTATATATGCTTGGCCATTCTTCATTCTCTTAATACAAGAATAGTCCACAGCCATATCTATCTCATAATCTGATAAATGTGGAAATGTCAACCTTAGTACAGGTCGAATTTCATCTTTAAATTTTTGAATTACCATCATATCTGATAATCCTTTAGTAGCCATCTTATACACTCCATTTCTCGTTTATTTATGATTTATCCTGGTGGATTATTATAAGGTTTCTCAGAACATATAAATTAATATACTCCAATAGTATAGAACATTCATATAATTGAATAAATTCAATACCAATTAAGGAGGATTCACATATCATGGGTATTTTCTCATCCAATTACAATGAGTCTGCTCAGGATTTTGAGATCCAGGATATGGATGCTCTCGGTGAGGCATTTATATATGATGATCTCTCTAAGCTCTCTGATGCAGATAAGAAGGCATTCCTTGAATCTGAGGACTGCTCTATTCTTGAAGCTAAAAAGCTTATAGGTAGAAAGACACTGGTTCGTCTTTCTAAGAATGACGATATTACTCGTCGTACTACAATGGCTGCTATGCAGCTTGCTAAGGAAAGAAAGGATCCGCTGTGGGATAAGCTTGTTAAGAACCGTATTAAGGAAAGACAGCTTCTTGCTGCTATTCGTAAGAAGTATGGTTCTAAGGGTCAGCGTGTTGCACGTATGGGCCAGAAGGCTTACCTTAAGGGTGCAAACTCGAAGTTCCTTACTAAGAACGATATTTCTCATCGTCCGTAATTCTGCTACGTTTCAACTCCTGTCCAATTATACTGAGATTAGTCCGAGCTGTAAAAGCTCGGGCTTTTCTTGTCTCAATCAAATAATATATATTTAGAAACTAATATATAATATTTTAAAGGAGGGTGCTACTATGGCAAAGATACTCGAATATAGGCATGCTAATATACTTAGCGGATCTGTTACAGGTTTAGAGTTTGATTTTGAACCTACTGAGGTTATACTTACTACTGGGAATATGACTATAACACAGCATCCTAGTGATGATGATATGAAGATTATGAAAGATGACTATCAGGTTATTATAACTCAGGGTAGTACAGGTGTAGATCTCTATGATACTGGGGTTTGTATTAACCTTGTTGGTAATAGGCTCTTCTTTACCAATAAAAATATAGCTAATCAGGCTGCTACTCTGACTAATGTAGTAAATCATAATTATCCGTTAGATCATACATTGTGGTTTGTAGAAGCTTTCAAACTTATGAATGATGAGTATATTACTACAGATGAGTATGCTAAAGTGAAAGAATAAATATAAGACCAGGGATATCCCTGGTCCTTATTTTGTGTTTTGGATATATATTATATGTATGAAGTTGAATGGGTTTAAGTTCTACAAACCCTAAAACTATTAAATATAATATCTTTGAAAGGGAGTTGCATAAATGTTAGAACACTATGAAAACTATGGACCATTTGCAGAGTTTGCAAAGACTGGAGTTTGTGATATCTCAATAGAAGATATCACGGTTTCGTCATGGAACTCATATTATGATGGTCTGCTTAACATGTTCAAAGATGGTATTGAAACAGAGACAATGCAGAATGGATATGTAACCATAAACTTCAGCAATGGCAAATCTTGTCAGTTGTATATGGTCGATCTGTTCTTCAATCTAATCATGTGGTATTTGATCATATTTGCTGGTGGCAATATAGAACCGAAACATATATACTTCCCAGAGAATATCACAGGAAAGACTATTAAGAAATATATAGATGACTTCTTTATCAGAGTATATCGTAAAGAGAAGTCTAATATAGAGATGAATAATATCATCGATGATGCTCTTACTAAGCTGAGTGTAGTCGATGAGTTCTCTATGTATTTTGCTAATACTATCAATCTTGAAGATAGTATCGATCTTATGAAAGCTAACCCTGCATTCTATGACACAATTCATGCAGATCTCTCTGGAGTTCCGATTGAAGATGTAAAGAATGTAGGTATGGATATAACCTATAAAGCAATAGATATGATGAAAGATGCTAAGAAGTATCTTGGTCATGATCATTGTTTGGCAGATTCTTGGAGAGCTGGCGAAGGTATTAACCCTAGACAGTATAAAGAGTTCTCCATTAATATAGGATCTAAGCCTAACGGACAGGGCGGTGTATTCCCAACCATCATCAATAGAAGTTTTATCACTGGTGGTGTAAATGATCCTCTGTCTATATTTATAGATTCTAGTACAGGTAGAACAGCTCAGTTGTATTCGAAAGTAAATGTCGGTGACTCTGGTGCATTTGCTAGAATACTTGGACTAAATAATACCGATACTTTTATAAATCCTGATCCGACTTATGATTGTCATAGTCCTAACTATCAGGTTATCACTATTACTAATGAAAAATTCCTTAAGATGTATGTAGATAGATATTATAGATTCAGACCTGATGGTGAAGAGTTTGTAATATCTGAAAATGATACACATCTTATAGGTAAAACTATATATCTTAGGTCTCCTATGACCTGTCTTTCTAGAGCTAGAGGACATGGAGTATGCTATAAGTGCTATGGAGATCTTGCATATATAAACCATGATATACTTGTAGGTAAGATGGCTGCGGAGATTCTGACTTCTCAGCTTACTCAGAGACTTCTGTCTGCAAAGCATCTGCTTGAGACAATTATCAAGAAGATGAAATGGGTTGTAGAATTCTCTACTTACTTCGAGGTAGATGGTAATATCATACAGCTTGTATCTGGAATTCCTACTAAGGGATTTAATATGATCATTAATGCAGACTCTATATGTATGGAGAATGAAGATGATTTCCAGAAGAGTGATTATGATGACGATTCTTATAGCTCTGAAGACTCAGAGCACTATAATGAGTATATAACAGACTTCATTATAGAAGATCCTAATGGTAAACAGGTAAGTATTGGTACTGAGGAACTTGATAAGCTCTATATAACTAATGAGCTTAATGAGGTAATCAGACGTAAAGCTATACCTGGAGATGATAATAAACTTATCATACCATTACAGTATCTGGTAGACATTCCGATATTCCTTGTAATCATCCATAATAATGAGCTGTCTAAGGCTATGAATAGAATTATGGATGTCATCAATAAGAATGCTATCACAAAATCTATGGACAGACATCAGTTGCTTCAGACATTCATTGAAGCTATCATTGAAGGTGATATCACTATTAGTGGTGTACACTGTGAGATCATACTCGCAAATCAGCTGAGAGATTCTGAGCTGATCCTAGAGAATCCAGATTGGTCTGTTCCTGACGCTCCTTATCAGATCTTGACTCTTAATGGAGCTTTAACAGACAATCCTTCTGTAACTGTAACGATGAGTTATCAGAGACTTAGTAAGACTCTGTATAATCCTCTTACATTCAGAAAGAATAAACCTTCATTCCTTGATCTGTTCTTTATGACTAAACCTCAAGACTTCCTCTATAATACTGAACACATAGTTGAAGGAGTTAAAGGTGAAGGTGATGATAGAAAGATCATTGATCCGTTTATCCATATTGAAGATGAGGAGGATTACTAATGGGTAAAATAATCATTAGAGATCCTGACTATGCTAACCTTAAGGCCTTTGCTGATATTCTTGTCAGCAAAGGCTATAAGCCTCATTTATATAAGGCATATGCAGGACGAGCTAATACTATTGAAGTAGAAGTAGAAGATACTGTAAAGTCTATAGATATTCCTCTTAGGAAAGCATATAGATATTTTGGTGTCTTAGAGAAGACTCTTGATGATAAAGAGTCTAAAACTAACACTGTAGTATCTCAGACAAAATGGACTAATAAACATGATCCTTTTGATAGAGAAGAAAGAGCTACAGAATTAGTGCATGGTGAAGAAATTCTGATAGATAATACCAGACTTCACGATGCTATAGAGCATAATGTAACAATACATCATGAGAATACACAGTCTCTCCAGACTAATAGAATGATATCTGGAAATAAGAGGCTAAAAGGAGAGTAAAATGGTTAGATATGAACTTTTCAAAGGTATAGCAGCAGGACTCTTTATAGGAATAGGATGTACTATATATCTATCTTGTGAGAATCCGGTAATTGGAGCACTGTTATTTAGTATTGGCTTATATGCTATACTTACATCTAATGCTAGTCTGTATACTGGTAAGATAGGATTTGCATTAAATAAGCCACCCAAATACACTGCATATATGATACCTGTATGGATAGGAAATTTTCTAGGAGCCGGTTTAGTAGGTCTAGTGGTATCCTTTACAAGGATAGGTCCGAATATTATGCAGAAAGCTAGAACTTTAGTAGACAATAAGCTTACTGATGACCCTGTAAGTATACTTATATTATCAGTATTCTGTGGCATACTTATGTATGTAGCAGCTTTTTCTTATGATAAGTTTGAAAATAATCCATCTGCTATGCAGTTAGCTGGCATAGTGCTTCCTGTAACAGTATTTATACTATGTGGGTTTGAACACTGCGTTGCTAATATGTGCTACTTTGTTCTCGCTCAAGAGTTTACTCTAAGAGGTTTGATCTATATACTTCTTATGACTCTTGGTAATACTATAGGTGGAATATTCATACCTATGCTGATAATTATGTCTGGTCAATTAACTCATGATCATACTATCTATAAAAGAGTTGATCTTAGCAAAGATGATTATAAAGAACAACTAGATACGATAGTAGAAGAGATTACAAAGATCAAAGAGGAAGAAGAAAAACAAAAAGAGGACGAGTGATCGTCCTCTTTATTTTTTCCATTTTACATGGGTTAAAACACTTAATTAAAATCTAATGTAAAGGAGCGTAGCTTTATGCCTCAGATGTTTGAGCCGAATTTTGCTGTAAATTCTAGAGTATTCGAGATAGCAGCAGAAGGAGAGCTCGCTAATATTTTATCACACTTCAACTCTGAGTATATTTATAGTAGTCTTAAGACTAATATAGCTCAGAGAATGAATAGACATAGCAATGTTATCCAGATGCCTAACTTCGTCGCTGCTATAGAGCAGGATTTTACTCAGCTTAAAAGCCAGTATCCTGGTGAAGGTGCTGAGATTATGCAGACTAGAATAGAAACTTATAAGAATATTATTGATATTCTTTGTAAAGAATATGATCTTACATTCAAAGATGATGGTAATATAGATTACTATGGAGCAGCATTCTGCCTCTATGATTTCCTTGTATGTAATTTCGATACTTATGTAATAAACTTCTATACAACCTTCATCATTCATGAGGCTAATACCATTTATGATATGATGTCTTTGGGTACTATAAAGAAGAATAAAGATACTTCTTCTATGTATGCAAAGAAGATGTATGAAGATCCTAAGCTTGCTGCAATAGCAAGCAATCTTGCTTCGGTTTTATACCAGATGTCTGGAATGGATATATCATTCTATACGGTATTATCATTCTCTGTTATAGATCCAGCCAAGCAGTTCTTATATTATATAGTAACACCTAATGGTGACTTCTTCAAAAATATATATAGTAAGTATGTACTCAATGATGCAACACTTCCTCTGAATGTAACCAATATCAGACTTGAACTTCAGAAGAGATGTGGAGCACAGACACCTGTAGGAATTCCTACACAGGCAGATTTTGAAGATAATTCTGACTCTGCTGAAGAAAATATAAATTCAATAGAAGGGGAAAATGCATAATGATGACTGAAGACCAGCTTTTTGAAGCAGAGCTTGAAAAGACTATAAGAGAACAGGAAGAACAGGAGAGAATTACCAAGCAGGAACTTGATACAGTTCTCGATGTTCTTGAGAATAATGCTAAGAATGATGAAGATATACAGACTATCAGAGAAATTACTGAGTCTGAACAGACTGAAGTTCTTGAAGATGAAGAAACTGTAGGCACTATGAAGGTAGATAATGCTACTGGAGTTAATATACCTGTAGGTGCTGAAGTAGAGGTTAAGGAAAGACCTATATCTGATAAGTCTCTTTCTGAGCTTACAGATGAATATGAGCCTACCAAACTTCCGATTCTTGATGATGATATTAAGAAGCATTTCACTGAAGATATGAATCTTTCTGCAGAGGATGCTATGCAGCTTTTGAATGTATTACATCGTCATGCTAATGGAGAAAGATTCTCCAAATTCAATGCACTTCCTACATCAGTACAAGAAATGATAAAGACGGCTGGAGCTGAAATGGGAGTTACATCTCCAGAGCAGCTTAGATTCTTTACTAATACTATGCTGGATGAGTTTATCCAGGATGCTGCATTTAATAAGGAGATAATAGATTTTGAGGAATCTATTAAGAAAGAGCTTAATATCCCTAGCCTTGTAGATATGCATTCAGAGTATATCAAGGATGCTATGGAGAAAGAACTTCTTGAAAGAGCTGATAAGCTTGAAGCTGATGGTAAGACTATTGAGGCTGATAAGCTTAGAAAGGTATCTGCAGCATTTACTTCTTCTTACACCTATGATAAACTCTATTATGTAATGGAGCATGATCGTAAAGTAAGATCTAGACTTGCTAAAGATGTAGAGAAGTATAGAAGATTCTGTGATGACTTTGTATATAAGTACAGAGATACACAGTTTAATATACATGATATAGCACTCTGCTTACCTATTCTTCAGAGAAAGTTCCCGCATAGAACTCTTAATGAGCTTACCATGTTTGTAAATACTATGTGGAAGTCTATGGAGAATCTTAGCTTAAAGGATCTTGAGTCAAATATTTATGCGTACTATTTAATAAAGAATATTATGTCTCTCGACTATATCGAAGATTCTGCTAAGACTGGCTTTACTGATACAATCATGAACAATATCGAAGATGTAATTGATAAGATCAATGATTATGTAGTAGCTAAAGCTGAATATGATTCTGAGGTAGAGCGCGAGAGAAAAGCTAAGAAAGGAAAGAAGAAACATGGCTAATACTTTTCTCAACACAGAAGTCGAGTGTGAGTCTAAAGTAACTATTATACTCAACTTCTCAGCTGATCTCGACACAAATATTAACCAGGATAAGACTGGTTATAGACAGAAGATCTTTGAAATAGATAAGAATAAGATATATGTATTCTCCTATATAAGAAAATTCCCTGATCATATCTCAGATATAGAGACCATAACAGGTAGAGTTACTGGAATTACATATTCTGAGAAGAAAGCTAACTTTGTAAATCCTATTATATATAGATCTGTAGATAAGAGAGCTCCTCTTAGACTTGATGATAGACTCCAGCCGTCTGCTCTTACTATTGACTGCTCTACAGAGTATAAGCATGATGTAAGAATTATAGACATTGGTGATATTAGGGATATGGATCTTAAAGACACTGGTATTAATCTCCATGATTATACTATCGGTGATATTATCAAGATAGAACAGTTTGATGGTACTATCTTTGATGAATGCATAGTAAGAGATTACTATGATGGAGCGGATTACACATCTATTATTGTAGATAAGGTCGAAGAGACTGATGAACTCGATGAGCTTGGCGAGCCCGTAAAAGTATATTTCAGAATACAGATTAATAGAGAAGATATCAAGTCTATTGAGATGATTCATAATGTAGAAGACTTCCAGTTTGGCCTTGGAGATACTGTAGAGATTACAGTAGATTCTGGACTAATAGATGAGGATGGCAATCCTATCCATGAGAATTATCCTGGAATTATTATGGATCTTGCTACTTATGATAATGCTGAGAGATTTACTGTTGCCAATGTATTCGCTATACTGCTTAAGTATAGAATGAAGGTTGGAGATACAGTTAAATCTATAACACGGTTGTTCCATAAGAATGAGATCGTTGGAATCATGCCGTTTGAATTCCCTTATCAGAATCCTGATATAGTATCAGTTGCTGATGAAGGATATAGTAGATCTGATGATCCTGATGATATAGAAGATGAGATGTATAATGAAGAAGTAGTTATACCTCCCTATATAGAAGAAGGTCAGAGTGTAGGAGATCTTGATGCTCCTAGTGGAAATGAAGAACCTTCCGTTGATGATGACTAATTGAGGTAAGCGTATGAATGAGTTATATAAATTTTCGCAATATATGTCTCCAGTGCCTGTCAAAGATAATGAAACTAATGATCCCATGATCATGACAGAAGAGGAGTTTATTGCAAGTGAAAGTGAACGCAAAAGATTACAAGAAGAACGTCTTAACCCAACACCAGTAAAGTATGAAAAAGAAGAGTATGATTCTCTTTGTAATCTGACTACTGGTGAACATAAACATCTTCACGATCTTGGTCTCACATTAAATCAAATACGAGAAGTTGCTAAGATGCTTTAATGATTACCGTACAGCATTAAGCTGTACGGTCATCTTTTGCTTTTCTCAACTTTATAGTAATACTAACCTTAAAGGAGGAATCTAAATGTCAGATATACCTGGCTTCCTTGTTAAAAAGGATAAAGCTTATCTCTTTAATGGAGAAGGCGAGTTTGTTTTTTATGTGCCAGAGAAATTCTTTGACACAAAGAATGCTACTATCATAGGTGAATATGTAAAGCTTATAGGAGTTTTGAACTATGCTATCTTTGATAAGAATGGTAAACATTCTGGTCTGAAGCAGTTTAATCTTCCTACAGAGTTTATTACCAAACCTGGAAGTATTGATAAGATTAAAGATGTGCAACTTACATCTTATTCTCCTAAACAGGACTATCGAGTTCTTAAATATAAGAAGGGCGATGAGATCTTGTGCGATGAGAATATAGCCCAGGATGTAATCAATATAGAGAACTTCTATAGACTTTTCATCTGGGGTAACCTTCCTAATACTATACCTTATAATGAGCTTCAGGATTACTTTATCAATAATATGGATCTTAATGGTTTCTCTTATGGAACTACTATGCAGCTTATTGGAATTGTACTCTCTGAAGATTGTAGATATCTCGAAGATCCTAGTAAGCCATTTAGACTTGCTAAAACTAAAGATATGCATGCCTATATTCAGGATAATATAAGAAATATAGCAAAGTACACTTCTCCGTTTGCATCTATTACTAAGGAGAACTGGGATGATGCAGTAGTTGCTGCTATAACAACTCCTGCACGTAAAGACTCTCCTATGGAGAAGATCCTAATGACCTAACTGGTGGTCTAGAATTAACATAAAGATAATGACCTATATTAAACGATATACGTTTATTTAGGGAAATATTTAAGTTTATAATCTTACAAAAGGAGGAAAATACCGTATGTATGCAGGTACACGATTTGAAATAATCGATAAGAGTCATATACCGCCTCTTCCGATTGCTCAGACTTCGTATAAGCCTCTCTTCTACTGCACTGCTCCCACACAGAAGGGTAGAGAAGATATTCAGGTATATGAAGGCAAGGCTTTCTATAGCAATTTCGGTAATGACATATCATTTATAAAGTATGGTCAGCCTCTTCTCCAGACAGCAAGAATCATCAATGCTGGTGGTAGAGTAATGTTCAAGAGAATCGTTGCCAAGGATGCAATTCTTGCCAACAACACTGTTGTTGCTAGAGTACATCAGGAATATTCTCAGAAGACTAATGCTGCAGGAACCCCTCTTTATAAAGATGCTACAACAGGCAAGGAAACTATCACTGCTGATGGTAACGAGCCTATCATGATCACTAAGGCTAAGATCAAGTTTGAACTTGTTTCTTATGCTCCTAATGGTCGTACAATTAACCAGACTATTAACACAACTACAAAAACAGTAAGTGTAACTGATGCCGAGACTGGCGCAGTTACAGTATATAATGTAGATGATCAGAACAGAGCTATCGATCCCAGCACTGGTGTTGAGAATGCTGATGTTACAGATAAGATTGCTAATGGTGAGCTTACGGTTAATGAAACCACAACCACAACAACTCAGACTGTAGCAGATCCTACTATTCAGGATTACACTGCTTTCGATATCGATACTATCGCTGAAAAGGCTTATGGTGAATATTCTACATTCCTTGATACTGATAAGGATTTCGAAAGCGATGAGGGTGTTCTTTATCCTCTCTTCACACTTACAGACATCGGTCGTGGTGTTTCTGCTAAGAGATGGAATATCATACCTGATTACAGAACTTCTAAGGCTAAGAAGATCCTGCAGTATTCATTCCAGATCATTGAGAATGATAAGCTTTCTGAAAAGTTTAGCTTCGCTCTTGATCCTGATACTGTAGATCCTTTCAATGGTAACCATATAGATCTGAGAACTCAGATTGATGGTAAGTCTGATCAGGTTCGTATTAAGTACTTCCCTGATGCTATCGATGCACTCTATGCTGACCTTTGTTCAATTATGAAGGACCAGGAAGGTAGAAGTGTATACAAGCCCGATGAGGCAACTGTTATAACAGATGCTGATGGTAATGTAATCTTCAGATCTGATCCTCTTACAACTGAAGATATTCTCTTCGGTTATACTAAGAAGAAGGAATATATTCCTTATCTTGCGTATGATGAGCTTTCTGAAGATCTTGCTCTCCAGTATGGTCTTACAATAGACAATGGTTCGAATGGTATCTTTGGAGATAATCCTCAGAGTGCTGAAGCTGCTGATGAACTCCATGAGCAGTATCTTAATGCTTATATAGGCGATGTGGATCATAACGCTGAGATCTATGATCTCAATACTTATCAGATCGACATCATTCCTGATGCTAACTATCCGCTGGATGTAAAGCTTGCTATCCAGGATCTGGTTAACTTCAGAGAAGACTGCGTAGCTATGATCGATATGGGTACAGATCTTACAACTCTTGATGAGATCCTGCTCAATGCAAATGTAATAGTTCCGCAGGACTACAGAACGAGATATACATATCTCACATTCCTTGCATATGACATCATAGATCCTTACACTAATCGTCAGATTACTGTAACAGCTATGTATGACCTTGTTGCTAAGGCAGTACCGCACTTCGCTAATGGTAGATCCAGAGCATTTGCTGGTATTAAGTATGATATCATTCTTGAGAGTGCTATCCGTGGAACTGAGAACTTCACTCCTAAGATAGTTCCTGGTGTTAACCAGAATGAGATTCTGGATGATGCAAGAATCAACTATGCTTCTTGGCTCTCTGGAAGACTCGTTATGGAGACAGGTTACTCCACAAATGATGAATATACACAGCTCTCTTATATCAACAATGTCTTCAATCTCCAGGATCTTGTTAAGGCTATCCGTGCTCGTTGTCCTATCATCAGATACGCATTCATGGACAAGGAAGGTCTTAAGGAATACCAGGAAGATGTAATGGCAATCATCGATAAGTATGCTGATAAGTATATGTCTATCGACTTCCATTATATTGAAGATAAGGTAATGGAGCAGAACCATATCTACTATGCAGCTATTGAAGTACGCTTCAAGAACTTCATCCAGTCAGAGTGGTTCAGAATCACGGCTCTGCCGTCTGATCTTTAATAGGAAAGGAGGAAAATAATCATGGCTACTGTTAATCAGAATCAGTTCGAAAACATGTATGAAGGCCTTAAGAAGCCTATGTCTGTCACAAGATATACGCTTATGCGTGGTGTTACAGACTTCGGTAACCTTAAGCAGTATGATCTGTTTGAATCAGGTTATCCTTTCCTTGTAGTAGTAGATTATCCTAAGTTCCTTCAGAAGCTTAAGAAGGTAAACACTGATTATGAGAACCTCATAAACAACTACCTCCATATTCTCGAATATGAATTCAGAGGACTTGATGGACTTGATAATATCACTGGTGATACACAGGAACTTACCAATGGTATTAATACTCTTAACCTTATCACAAAGGTTAATGAGCAGTCTAATGGTACATTCTCTATGAGATTCTTCGAAAAGTCTGGTTTGGTAATCACTAAGACTCATGAGCTCTTCCTCAAGGGTGTAAAGGATTCTAGAACACAGCTGAAGACCTATCATGGACTTATAGATTCCGGTGCTATTGTAAATCCTGGTTTCCATAATGAGGTATTTACATTCCTGTACTTCATTACTGATAATACAGGTGCACAGGTTGAAAGAGCATATCTGCTTATAGCTTGCCAGCCTACAACTGCTGAAATCAATATCGTTAACTCTGAAAAGGGTAATATTGAGTTCAAGGAACTTACAGTTGAATTCAACGGCTTCCCGTATACATCTGCTAAGGTTAACCAGGCTGCTAAGGATATCCTTGCATATATCAATGGATTTACTTACACTCCTGATGGTAACTGGCAGGATGTTGGCAATGCACATATGTACAGATCTTCCGACAACTTCGACTATACTGCATATCCGAACCTTGGAGAAACAACTGGTGCTGCTATCCAGGATGGTTCTAACAAGGTATCTCAGGTTGCAGAGAACTATAAGGCAGCTACATCTAATCTGCCCTCATACTTCGAGGTTGAAAAGCCTACAACCACTCAAAAGGAAACGGTTAAGGAAGGAACCTACGACACAGGTAATGGTTTCTATACTTACGATACCTTTGAAACTAGATAAGCGACAAAATAATTCCCAGTGCACTATATGTGCACTGGGAGTTTTTATTCTTCCTGCTTTAACTTAGCTTCGTCTCGTTCTATAGAGGTTTCCTGTTTAGCTATATTAAGCAGGTGTTCAAGGTTACCTACATCAATATAGCTTCCCAAGAGCTCTAATTTAAGCTTCTTAGTGAAGATATTCTTTGTCACATCGTCAGGTTCATTAGACAAGTATATGTCTGCAACAGCCTGAGCAAAATCGTTTGTATTCATCATTATCTGATTAGTATTTGTGATATTCAAGAACATCGGAGGAGGAAGCTTTATTTCAAGCTGAACACTCTCATCATACTCATAGTTATAGATCTTAGTAATAATGAGAGACATGAAAGGTTCATATTGAGCCTGTCTCTTATAGACCTTACGTAAGAATTTACTATTAGACATAGTATATTGTACAGCATAGTCTATAGACTGTCTAGCCTGAATAAGTTCAAGAGGTACATCTGTAGGATTGATTGCCATTTCCTCAAGTCTATTAAGAAGATCATCATGACTATTAACCTGCTGACCCTGCATAACTTCCATAGTTATAGGAGCCTCTCCAGAAGGGCTCATAGGAATTACATAGTCATTGAATCGTCCTGTAATATTGAGGATATGGTTTACGTTCTCAATCTGCCTAATATTGAAGTTATTCTTCTTGATCTGCTCTATAGTAGTAAGAAGAGTCTTAGCAATATTAGTATCCACAGTCTGCTTTACATAGTATACTCTCTTATCCTGAGATCTAGTCATAGCCGCTATAGCATCAGTAATATAAAGAGATGCATATAAAGTACCAGGTATTATAGATCTATCAAGGTCAGAGATTCCTCTATGAGTCTTAGGATCTTTTCTAAAGTATATATGAGTTACATCTTCAGGAGGAAGGAATGTAACTCTAAAGTTACTATTAGGAGTATTATATACATCATTATACTTAAGTATCATGTATATCTCAGCTCTAAGATCCTGATTATTATTAACGAACTCCTGATCTATATACTTAGACATCTCACCAGCAAGATATTTAAGAACCATATCTCTCTTCATATCTGCTTCAGAGTTCTGTATGATAGTAGAGTTGTTTCTCATAGACATAAATGGGTCTTCTAACTTAGTAAAGTCAGTAATATTTTCTCCATCTATATTCTCTATGTAGTAATAACCCATACAACTATCTTCTATATAGATAGGAATGATCTGTCTTCTATCAAGTTTCTTGATAATACATCCAGGGACATCGATCTTGATCTTCTTTTCACCCTTATCTTTTACTCCTGTAATAAGACCATCGGTAGCAGTATCATCAAAACCACTGAAATCAAGATCATCTGGCATAAATCCATCATCTATATATAAAGATGGTTTAGTCTTCTTTCCTATATCTGTAATATTCTCGATCTTATCTTCACGTATATAACAAAGAGACTGTTCCCTAAGAGCATTAAGTTTATCATCAACCTGTTTAAAACTCTCTATAGTTTCTATCAGCATACCAGATCTATTAATCTGAAGATTGATATTATAGTTTTTATCATTATCAGTAAAGAGTTCTGTAGCAGGCATCTGAACTGTATCTCTAATCTCAGAGGTTATATCCATACTCTCAGTCTTAAGAGTTGCTGTATATACCTGAGATTGAGCTTTAGTCTGTAAGAGCTTTGTTATAGCTCTCTTATAAGGTACATTATATACAAAATACTCACCATACTTAGCAGTCTCATCGTATGCATCTTCAAAGAACTCAAGAAGTTTATACTTCTGTTTTATTTCTTTAAGTCTCTTATTGAAGACATCTGAAGTTGATATAGTTTCAGCACTAGTAATAGTGATATAGTCTTTGTTAAAGTGGTCTGCAGATAGTACATTATCTTTTCTTACATCCAAGGCTTCCTGAAGCCTGGGCATATATTTTAAGATTGTATCTATCTTATTATCAAGATCTGCTAACTTACTATTCTGAGCAAAGGTAGCAAGTGTAGTATCTACCAAAGCTTTATCTGAAAGCATCTCCTGAAGTTTTCTGCTAGACTCTTCATCGGCCATTCTATTCTTCTCGAAGGTTCTAGCATACATTTTAGATATACTAGGAAGGCCTATAGTATCTACATTATTAGATACTATACTTCCGATAGATGCATCAATTTTACTTTTTATATTATCCAAATCCTTCTTATTAGTAGGATTTGAATAGTAAGTAGTCTGATATAATTTGTCCATATTGGACTGGATCAGTTCAGCAAGTTTATTAATACGCTTTGCTGATTTCTTTTCCTGATCAGTCTTTTTATCGGCCATTGTTATAATCAGCTCCTTTCTATAGATTATTAATATGTTCACCTTTTCGTAAATAAAGGGTTTTTGGGCTGTATATTATATTAATGAATCATGCATCACTAAGTATCATTAGTACAAATTGAATTATACTTTTATATGTATCAATGTAACAAAAAGATCCAATTTTGTATAAGTATCAAAACGATTTAATGAATTAAAAAATAGTAAATATCACAGCCGCATAATGAGTTAATGGAACTTAAACATCAAACGAAAGGTAATGAATCAAAAAGGTAGTAAGTATCATTTACTTTTAATGAATTATACAAAAATAAGCATCAATGAAACGCTATTGAATCATAATCCACAAAATATCATAGATATGAAATGAATCAAACAAATCTAAATATCATGAACGCACAATGAAACAGTTTGATATAAGTATCAGGAATAGATAATGAATCAAACAAATTTAAATAAATTAGTGAATTCAAAATATCATATTATAGTAATGAACCACATAAACATAAGTATCATTTGGAGCTAATGAATCACAGGCAAGTAAATATCAACCAGTGTTAATGAGTTAAGCAGAAATAACTATCAAGTCGCCGTAAAGAATATGAATCACCTTTTTATAAGTATCACTATATTATAATGATTCACAGGAAGGCAATTATCATATTACGTTAAAGAATTGAAGAAAAGAAAGTATCAAATAAAATTAATAAATTACCGAATTTTAAGTATCAATATGAGCTAATGAATCACCAGTAAATAAATATCAAGGTATGTTAATGAATTATTGACATGTATGCATCAAATAAATGTAATGAATCACCGGTAAATAAATATCAGGGGTGCGATAATGAATTATTAATCTGTAAGTATCAGGGTGCGATAATGAATCAGCGATTTGTAAGTATCAATTTGCTTTAATGAGCCATAGTATTTATAGTATCAACTGGAGGTATAGAATTATAAGAATATAAGGTTATATCAATGAATACTAATGAATCAAAAAGTTTTAAATATCAATAATCATTAATGAATTACAATGGTGTAGGTATCATTAACATTAAATGAGCCAGACATTATTACATATCAAAAGCGATTATCGAATTACATGCTCATAAGTATCATTACCATATAAAGAATTACTGATCCGTAAATATCAATTTGCGCTAATGAACCATATTCATTTAAATATCAGTTGGAGGTATAGAATTATTAGGAGGTAAATTATCAGTAACTTGTAATGAATTATCATACTCTAAGTATCATCAGGCAGCTATAGAATCATTTATATATAACCATCAAAAATCGTAAATGAATCAATTACTTTAAATTATCAAAGACTACTAAAGAGTTAATCGGTTCAAAGTATCATATCAGATTAGTGATAAAATAAATTATTGTGGACTAAATATCAAGCAGTTTTAATGAATTACCTGATTATAAGTATCGCTATCTTTTAATGAATTAGCAAGTATTAATTATCAAATCTATTTAATGAATTACTATGCTTTAAGTATCTCCTCTGTCTAAAGAACCAACAGCGAATATATATCAATATACACTATTGAGTCATAAGCTGTTAAATATCAAGAAGCTGTAAAGAATTATTAAATATCAATATTAAATCAAAAATTCTTAAATATCATGGTGCCATAATGAATTAATGTGATTTAAGTATCAACCTAATCTAATGAATTAACAATACGTAAATATCACGCACAACTAATAAATTAATGTGATTTAAATATCAACATGATCTAATGAATTAATTTGAAATAATTATCAATTCGTCAATAATGAATTATCGTAAATTAAGTATCAGGATTTCATAATGAATTAGTCATAATTAATTATCATAAGCACGTAAAGAATTAAAAATGGCCCTGTAGCATTACGCTACAGGGTTCATTCCTATCTTTAGAAATCTAAGAAATACTTTTAATACCAAACCATTTTTCTTTTTTATTGTAAAGCGTCCTATAAAGCATGGATTATCTGGTCTATCTATAATATCTAACTGTACATCATCAGAAGATATTATAGGAAGAATTCCTACAAATAAGGACATCATATATCCATTATACTTATAGTATTGTACGCCATCTGCAGCTCTCATAGATAAGATCTGCATAGCAAAACTAGCTTCTTTCTGAATATGCTCTATATGGCAAGTTATATTGGAGATTGCAATCTCTTTAAATAAACTCTTAGCTTCAGAGTACCCAGAATAGATATGCTGATAATAGAATACAAAGTCTAATTCAGATAATTCTGACTCTGCTACTATAACCGTAGAGTTTACTAAGAAGTATTTCTGTTCTTTATATTTAGCTGGTGCTAAAGATGAAGAGTCTATTATCACTAGTGGCGGTAATCCTGCTATAGGATCTATGACTGTATATTTTAAGATACTATGCTCATAATTCATACCATATATATTAACTCCGCCACCTTCTATGATGGCGAAGTCTATTACTTTAAATAGAGTGAAAACTTCTTTCAATCTCTCTACTATACTAAAATCTATTGGTACTATTGACTGCATTGATCACTTTCTCCTTTAATGATAGATCTAATGGATAATAATGCTCAAATGGCTTTACTATAATATTATCCATATGAATGAATGGATTAAGTTTACCATTTACTGGTATACTTTCGAATGGTTTTATTTTTCCTTCAGTATTAAATACTTGTATAGGCCTTTGACTCATTCTTATAGTATAAAAATACTCTAAGATATCATCAATGAGTTCACTATAACTTGCCAAACCAAGCCATCTATGACAGAATTCTATATATACATTAGACTGAAGATCTTCCATATACTGAATCTGTCTTTCCCATACATCACTATTAAATCTATTCTCATTCGGATCCATCTGATCTACTATCGTAACCTTACCATATTGAGTATTCGGAGCCATATTAAACTCCTGAGTTATACTCGGATAAAGTCTATTATAGTCAAAGTCATTTAGATTATTATAAGCATTGATAGGTATACCATTAACCTTTATCCTAGAATAATTAGATGCTTTCTTCGGATCTGCTACAAAGGCTCCTGCAAACTTAACTGGCTTATTACCACCATTAATATTATTACCCATTACATATCCTAATGAATAGAAATGAGCAATGGCTCTATTAGCCAGATATACAGTCTGACGATGTATCTTAGAATATCTGGTGTTATTTGTAATCGCTTTATTAAATACGAAATCTATATCACCAGTCTTCTTTTCAATACACTTCTGTACTATAGTATCCATGATATTATAGAATATGAATGTCTTATAATCTTTATATGGCAACTCAGCAATCTTAGTAGTTATATGCTTATAGCTCAACTTTCTAACTCCTGCTACCATATCTCCTATATCATCCAGAGAATAAGACTTTACTGCCGACTGTCCTTTTCTTCTAGATGCAAACTGTATAAGCTGATCTAAAAATACTGAATAAGAACTAATCCTTGCAAAGTCGTTTCTCTCTGCAAACTCATTTTTATTTTTCTCATCTATCACATAATATGCCTCTTTAACCGGAAAATCTGGATGGCACATTATATCTTTAGGATCATATCCTAAAGCCTTGATTCTCTCTATTATATATGGAATATCAAATCCCATATTCCATGCCAATACAAAGTCTGGCTTTAATATATTGATTGCTCTAAACAGATCTGCTATTAACTTGATCTCATCTTTTTCATCATATGCTAAGAATTTGAAATCAAGAGTATCTATACCAAATCTATGAGCTTGTTTCCAACCACCTACTGCATTAGTCAGAAACTCTTTTAACTCTTTGATTAATTCTGGTCCTATACTCTTCTCAAACTCCTCTATAAGAGGATTAGCTTCATTCCTTAAGAAGAATACATATACCATATTATTAGACTCATCTATCAATGATACTGCATTTACTGGACACTCTCCAAACTCTGGAAAATCTCCAATCATATTGATTGAGTCAACCTCTATATCGAAGAATGCTTTAGATATAGGATTAATACTATTAGTATAATCTCTAGCAAATCTAAACATGTAATGATCTTCTATATCCATATCAGATAAGAATACTCTCGGATGTTGATGAAGTATTTTATTAGCTTTACTTAATCCATTCCTTATATTCTCGAAGAACATATTTGTGTTTCCAGTCAAATCCGCTATAGTCCTTAATACATTCTTATATGGAACTACTATCTTCTCACACTCATCCTTATCTATGAAAAACATATGATGAGGAAGTTCTTCTTTAGATATATAGAATTCATAATCAGGATTCTCTATATGTTCTACAAACTTATCTCCTGTATGATTATCTTTAATAATCAAATCTATTGAACTTTCTGTCCACTTATCAGTTATCGGATCTTTCTCTCCGAACCTAAACATTGTATTCATTAAGGTTAGATCATATCCTTCTGGATAATCTTTTAATAACATACAATCACTCCTATACTCACCTAATTAGGTAGGTTTATGATCTTATTGATATGTTTCAGGCTATATAAAAAACAAAAGATGACCACTGTAGGAGATCCTACAGTGGCACACCCAAAGGAAATTTGTCATATGGAACTTATTTGGACTCTTTCTCAGTACTAATATGTTAATCCGAAAACATTCTAATAAATTTATTCCTTAAAGGAGGATTATAATTATGGCAATAAATCCATTTATACCGATACAGACTCAGGCTCCTACACAACAGCAGTATTATCAGCAGTATTCTGCTCCTATGCCTGAACCTGTTCAGCCTCGTAAGATCGAAATAGAGATGGAACCAGTTCTAAATATGAAGTTCTTTGAAAAGGATGTCTTTGTAGATGATCCTGTAGTAGGAGAACATGCTGAGGTTACAACTACTAAGAAGCGTGGTAGACCTAGAAAAGAACAGTCTACTGAAAATATAGCTATGGTTAAGGCTAATGAAGAAGCTGCTATGGCTGCTAATGGTGAGATTAGCTATGCTAATAGTAGTGTACCTTATGCTCAGTCTTTTAAGAAGACTAATGATATGCTCGAAGCTTCTATATATCAGATAGATGCTCTGAGTAATGAGGTTCATACTGAATTAGAGAATGTAAGAAATAGTAGAACTCTTAAAGGAAGATATACATATATATCTGATCTTACATCTACTGCATCTTCATTGCTCACTACTAAAATATCTGCTATCAGAGAAATGAACTCTGTAATTCAGCAGGGTCATAAGTTAGATCTTGATAGAATCAAGGCACTTAAGCTTGACCAGGCTAATGCTATGAATGATGATATGCAGATCCAGGCTCTCTACAATGCATATATCAATACTCCTATATCTAGTGGATATAACCCACTTGCCTATGATACTAAGGGTGCTATAATGGGTGGATCTAATATGGCTAATATGGTCAGAGCAGATGTGGGAACAGTAGATGGCTATGATACATATGCTGCTAATATTACTCCTGAGCAGAATAGAATGCTTCTGGAGAATAATCCTAACATCAAGACTGTAGTAGTATATGATCAGTCTAATCCTAATAACAGATACTTTGATGTAATCGATACTACCACTGGACAGTCTGTTCCTAACTATCCTAGACCTGATCCTATACTTATGGAAGATACTACTATCAATCCTATTACTGGTATGGCTAGAAACTCTAATATAAATGCTAGCTGGCCTGTTGTTACTATAGGAAACCCTGACCTCGCTAACTTTTAATTTGGATATAACTATATAATAGGTTGACAAATAGTGTTCATAGAGAATTACTTCTTTCTTAAAAAAAATAAGAGGGTGGCGTAATGCCACTCTTTTATTTTGTCTAATTAGACTTAGACTTATATATTATCATAATGAATACAACAAAGGAGGATATTCTATATGGAACCTTGTAATTATAGAATAGGACAGCGAGTAAGAATAATGGATGACATCTTAGGATGTCAGATAGAAGGTACTATAGTATTTATAGAACCAGACTATGAGATGAACTTCTATTGGCTCTATATGTATTCTGACGATGAAGAAGAGAATACTAATATAGATCCTAGAATACCTGCACCATACTTTAAACTCTTTCCAGATAATGGAGAATTCTTACTCGATGAGTAAAAATAAACGGGGCTATGAGTACCCCGTTTATTTTTTTTGATGATCATATGATATGATCATCTGCATTATGGATTCTTTTTCTTAATGAATCCATAATGCCCTGGATATCCGATATCGTTCCTGCATTCTCTCCTTCCCCATCATTCTTTAATGCCGTGACTGCTTCATGCCCCAATAACAGAGCATAGGTAACATCGGCATTCTTTGTCTCTCTCACCTTTCTTGCTTCTCTCATAAATTGGGAGACCTTTTCTTCAACATCTGTGTTCGGATGCTCGAAAGTTGCTGTCTTGGAAGAGAGGTCTGCTGTCTTGACCGCTTCTGCAGTCTTTTCAACTGCCTCTGCTGTCTGGTGGTGACTATCTGCCACCGTCTTTACAAGCTGCTCAATGCAGCTGTAGCAGCTCTTCAACTCCTCAGGCTGAACATCAAAGTTGATATTCAGATCGAAGTTCGCCCTAGCACCACCACTAAGACTTTCGAGAGCAAGATTATTCTCTCTACGACGGCCGTGATCCTGCTTGGAGTTTCCGCTCCAGTCCCAGTTTTTCTGAATCTCTGATTCATGAAGCCCCTTAAGTTCAACATTATTGAGCTCGATACCTGCATTTAAAGTAACTGTTATTTTCATAGTGTTTCCTTCTGTGATGCGCTGGGAGCTAATTGACTAGATCAGCTTTGATCCCAGAATAGATATTTTTATTATTTGGCGATTTGTTAAGTAGTATCATAGAGAATCTGCATCACCAAGATTCGTTTCTATGTACTGAATAGGATGCCTGTTATCCTTATTCACTATTATAATATATAATTGAAATCTTTTAGTTTTACGAATGCTATATATGGAGACAAAAAATAACGCGGCTTGTCAGGCCGCGTTTATTTTTATTCTTCTGCAGGTTTGTAGTCAGGGAAGAGTCCAAGCTCATATTTTATCTGATTCAGCTTTGTTATTAAAGCAAAAGCTTCAATTGGTTCTATCCAATTAGAATTAAAACCAGCGCTTAATTTAAAAGCTTTATAATATAATATATCGATTTCATTAAGCTTATCTATATAGCCTTTAGATTTAGGGTCAAGTTTTAAAAACTCGTTTGCAGCCTTTATGAATTCTTTATATGCATCTTTTATGAGATCGGCAGTAGGATGTTCAGGTAATCTAGATATTTTAGTCATACCTTCGCCTAAATCATAATATACATTTTTCTTCTTTGGACCTATTTCTGTATTATAACTTTTAGTAGTTTGAAATTTTTGATTATAATCATCAATGTCTTCGATATTATCTAACACTGCTTTAGATGTAGTATTATTTACAGTATCGAATACATCACTTATAGAAGAGATTTTTTCTAATACCTTATCAACATCACCTTCTACTTTGATGCTGATAGATATTTTAGGAGTCCCTGCTCTTCTCCCACTGTTTATCTTGTATTCTCTTTTGTACTTCATTATTTATACCTACCTCTCTTTATCATCAAAGAATTAACCCATATAAATGAGCAAGTCTATTGATTTTTGTCGCATGCGGTAATATATGCTTGTATACAAGATATGGTTCATTTAAAAGACATAATGATACTGCAGCATTCATACTACATACCTTATTGAAGAACCCTATGGCTTCTTCAACTAATTCCTTGCTAGGCTTGTGTTCTGCACGCTTTGCACTAGCAATGAATTCCTGAGCTGCAAAACGCACCAGCTCTACTTGAACCTCATAACTGAGTTTCCAGAGCTGTTCGAGATCTATATAAGTATGCTGATTCTTTTGATCCCATTTAATCAGTATCTCTATAGATATCTCATCATTACTGGATCCTTCGGTTCTTTTGAACTTCATTATACATCCTCCTATATCTCTTAAGCTTCGGTGTTCTGATCAGAATTTTCACCACCAGCTTCATTAATCAGGACTTCCATATTTGTCTGAAAGGCCTGAATGGCCTTGATCATATCTTCAAGATTCATCGAATATCTCCTTTCCTCCTATGACGGATTCTAGAATGCCGCTATCAACTATGGTAGCAGCGTACTTGCCATTTTCATCCTTGTTCATCTCATACAGAACATAATTATCATTCTTGAGAAGCAGGATGTCAAGACCTCTTTCCATATGTTCTGCTACAGACAGCTCAGCCATCTTTTTAACCGCCTGGTCTAAAGGTAGCTTAGGATCTATGTTGTAAGTAGCATAAAGTGGAGATCTGTTCTTCACATTCTCCAACTCATATCTCATGCGATTAGCTGTATTAGATATGAATTCATCAATGCCGACTTTCTCAATATCGACTTTGATTTTGTTGAAACTCTTCATTACTTTCTTATCCAGATATATAGCCTGGATTATATCAAGGATCTGAAGAGTATTATCGGTATCAGGAAACACATACATTATCCTGAAAGGGATAATGTCTCTCTGCTTCCTTGTTACATAAGTATTCGTAGATACCTTTTTATACTTCAGGTCGAGCTTCTTGATCTCGATCTGAAATGCTTTGTCTATGTCTGAGTTCCATCTAGTACATACTCTTATCATATTTACCTCCTATTACTCACAATGATTCAATCAAAGATATCGATAACCCCATACACACTATCTATGCGCATTAGAGTCGTACCTTTTAAAAATAATGAATCATCGATGTTGTCTGAATGGCCGTACAAAAACTCTTCTTTGGTTCTGTACCACAACCATATACCTTGTATGAGCTTATCAAACTCTTTAATATCTTTATTATATACATAGAGTTCCAGAGCTCCATTTATAGTATAGCTTACTTTGAGTCTTATCTTGTAAGTTATCGACTTTGCAAGAATTGACTCTTTGACCTTCATAGGCCAAGCTTGTATTCTATATCTAGTCCAGAACATTATTAATATCCTCCTTCCTAGCACTTTTATAATATATAATTCAAAAATATTTACTTTTTCATAATACTCTAAACCCCTATGATAAGGCATTGTGTTAACTTATTAGTAATATTCTGTGATAGGAGGAGAGTTTATGAAGTCAACTATCGGCATGGATAAAGTAAGAAGAAGACGCAATGATCTTACAATGAATTATATCCAGCCAAGTTCAGGCAACACATCCTATTTATATGAGAGTGTCTTGAGTCATTATTCATACAATAATGCAAAGATAGTTCTTAAAGACTGGCAATATCTCGACAAGAATACTAATATAGCTTTCTCTAAAGCTATGGATATTTTCTCTGAGATATGTGTTAATGGTAAAGAATCCGAGATCAAGAACGCAGCAGAGTTTATATGCGAAGGAGTACTCCGTAAAGTTAGAAATGGAGAACAGTCAGAAGAGTGCGTTCATAGAAAGATCGGTTGGGTTAAAAGAAAACTCCATGAGAAAATAGATGATAGAATGGATGCTGCTAAGAATGCTTTCAAGCAGGCTAAGCAGAATGTTAAGGATGGAGTTCAAGATATAAAAAATAAAGATAAAGCACAGATAGATAAGGTTAAAGATGCTTTGACTCCTAAGTCTAAGAAAGAAGAAAAAGTTGATGAAGCATTCAATATGATACTGGAAACCTGTGATGAAATCAGGCAGTGTGATAGAGTGCTGAATAATCATACAAAGTTCTCTAAGAGATTTAATATAGATGAAAAAGTTAGATCTCTTAACTGCTCGGAAGATGTAACAGATTGTATCTTCGAGCTTTGTGAGTATATAGATACATACAATATGCCGTTTGGTGTAAAGTATAATGTAGCTTTAGAAAATATCCGTTATTGCTTTGAGAAGAATGCTATTCCTTATCAGGCTAATGAGATAGCTTCTATAGTTACAGATTACTTCTTAATGAATACTCCTGTTACAGAAGGTGTTATACATGATGTAAGATATATTCTTTCTAAGAATAGATTCTATACAGATGATGAACTCTCTGATGTAAAGTATGTATTTAAGGAGTTTAAGAATAGCAATATAGCAGACGATGATCCAATGCTTTTAGAAGAAGCATTGGAAAAGAATACTGCTAAAGAGATGCTTCAGCAGTTTAAGCTTGCTAAGGATAAAACGGTTACAGGTTTGAAAGCTCTTGTAAAGAAGATGTATGTAAAGTCTGATGAAGATATAATCAATGAGACTGTAAATATGTTTGCCCTTATAAGAGTATTCTTTGTAATTGGTGCTACTGCTATAAATCCTATACTTGGTGTAATAACTCTCATAACAGACTTCTTTATATCTATGGATCTTACTCGTAAGAATATAGATAAGTCTATCAAGATATATGAAAAGGAAATTGATAAGACTGAACGAGCCATGGAGAAGGCTAAGAATGAGAATCATAAGAAGAATCTTAAAGCTTATAGAGATAAGCTTAAAGAAGATATGAGAAAAATCGAGAACTATGCAGAAGATAGATTCACTGCAGAAGAAAATGATAAGAGATCTGATGAAGCATATGAGCGTCAAGCTAAGAGAGATGCTAAACGTGCTGGTAAGTCTGGATCTAGTGATCTCGATGACTTTAATATAGACTTTTCCGATCTTAAGTTTGAGACTGCTGAGCTTGAAGCTATGAGTAAGATACTTCTTACTGAAAAGCTTGTAGATAATCTCAAAGATTGGAATCCAGTTGCTATTACAGAACAGATATGCTCTAAACTTTCAGATATGAATCTGGATGATATAGATAATCTTGTTACTGTAGTATCTGTATATCCTGAAATGTTTGATATATCTAGACTCCATAACTCACTCTCTGTTATTAAAGAGATGGCTAGAAAAGAAACTGGATACGATAAATATGTAAAGATCGATTGTTATGCAAATAATGAAGATCGTTTAGACAGAATAAGGGTTAAGGATAGAGAATATGATAACTTTGCAGAGTTCTATACAGACTATGAGGATCTTAATCTAGTCTGTGAAGCTGTAAAGGATCTTATTAGTATCTACTCTGAAGAACCTATTATGGAATTAGGTTCTACTATAGATCCTAAGACCGGTAAACCTATTAATCCTACTGATAATAAAAGTAAGGATATAGGTTCTGGTGTTAAGAAGAAAGGTATTTCTGCAGTATCTAAGCTTAAGCTTGCAGCAGAAAACTTTAAGAAGGGTGTAAGAAAGGGTATAGACGTAGAGAAGAATGTATCTAATAAGATAGATATGTCTATGGATACACTCTCTAGAAACGTTGATAGAGCTCTTGCATCTCAGAATAGAGAAGCTGTTATAAAGGGAAGTATATTACCTTCAGCTTCTAAGATTATAAAACTTGCTATTGTTACTGGTGGTGCTGCATTAGTAAGCCCTGCAGTAGCAGTTATAGGTCTTCTTGGCTATATAGGTGCATCTGCTGTTCATAGAAGAAAAGAAAGACAGATGATTATGGATGAGATAGACTTAGAGCTTGATATGTGCAACCGTTATATAAAGCTTGCTGAAGATAAGAATGATATGAAAGCTATCAAATCTCTTCTTCAGACTAAGAGGGCTCTTGAGAAACAGAGAGCTGTGCTTAGATATCATGCTAAGATAGAAGTAGGTCAGAAGTTATATACTACTACTAACACCACTGAAGAAGATTAAAGAAAGGAGATTTCTCTAATGGGAATATTCTTTAATGGTTTAAGATCATTGAATGAGCTTACTCGTACTGGTCCTAATAGACAACAGGAGAATATAAGCCAGGACGATGATGAAGATGAGGATGTAGGAACCCCTCCTACTGATGATGAAGATGCCAATGATAATGATCAGAATAATACTCCTGACGATGCAGGAGATGATGATTCTGATCTTGGTGATGATATGCCCACCGACGATGATGAAGAAGGTGGAGATGAAGGAGGAGAAGAACCTCCTGCAGAAGATGAAGGCGAAGATGATGGTGACTTAGGTGACGATATGCCTTCTGATGATGATGAAGGTGGGGATGATAATACTGTAGGAGATGATACAGATTATAATATCCCCGATGATGATAATGCTGGCGGAGAAGATGAAGGAGATTTAGGAGACGACATGCCTACCGACGACGATGAAGGCGGGGATGACTCTGGAGAACCTCCTGCAGAAGGTGATGATACTGGTGGCGGAGACGAAGATGAAGATCTTGGTGGAGATATGCCATCAGATGATGATGAAGGTGGCGGAGAAGGAGATGCTGGGGAAGGTGCTGAAGGTGATACATCTGGCGGCGGCTCTAGTGATAGTGGCTCTACTGGCGACGATGATACCTCTGGAACAGATGATGATAGTGGATCAGATTCTACTGGAGGAGTAAAGACTGCAGAAGAAATAGATAATATAGAGAAAGAGTTATTCTCAGATCTATCTGATCAGCAGATGGCTATTAAGCATATTGAACTTAAGAGTCAGTTTATAGATCTGTATGAGACTCTTGGAGACGTAATAGAAAGAGTTAATAAGATTCCTAAGACAGATTCTAATATAAAAGCATTAGAATTTGTAGGTACGAAGCTTACTGAACTCAGAACCATGATACATTATAACCTTACAGAAGGGTATCCTACTAGAGGTTATACTGAGAATATGGTAATTTATCAGCAATGTTTAGCTACTCTTAACACGATTAATCAATTACTTGAAGAATTAGCCCCTAAAACAAGCAATTCTGACGAGGAAACCTAATCAAACCAAGAGTGGTTTTTATAACATTACAATAAAATAGCTAGCTATCTTCATGATATCTGGGCTATAAACAAAAATCAAAGATAATAATTCTAAAAAGGAGGATTATAAATTATGCCTACTGTTGGTACAAGACCCCAGCCTATGGTAGCGGGCAAGGGTTATATGCAGGACCCGATGGCTAGATTCGCTTCGGCGTTCAATAAAGTAACAAAGGACATTCTTAATGAAACTGGATTCGATGTATTCCAGGAAGGCGCTAAGGTTCTTAACAACCGTGCTTCTGATACAGCTATGCGTACATTCTTCGTAGAGCAGTCTGCTGACTACGAGCATATGACTACAGAAGAGGTTCAGGATCATGAGGAAATGATGAATGAGCAGTATACAAATGATAAGGAAGCTATCCTTGAGTATGCTCCTATCTCTGCTTACAACCCCGTGATCGGCATGAGCTTCCCGATTCATAAGAATATTCTTATGAACAATATCTTCGATAAGGGTGCTATTCCGAAGGTAGTAGCTACATCTCCTAAGTTCACAGTAACAATGGAGACTAGAACCCTTGTTGCTCCTGATGGAACAGAGATTGATATGTTCCGTGAGCAGTGGAAGATGACAGATGCTATGGAGCAGGCAGCTCCCATGAAGGAAATCGTTCTTACACTTCCTGAACTTGGTGAGACAAATGTGCTCTTTACTCTGTTTGGTGCTAATGAGCTTGATGACAACCTCTCGATCGAGACCTATATCGATGGTCTTGTTCTCGATGAGTGCACAGTTACAGGCAAGAATGTAAAGTACAGATATCTTGATGCTACTACCGGAGAAATCAAGACTGCTACTACAACTGCTGATTCTACTGATGTAACTAACTACATCGCTGATGTAAATATTCCATTCAATGTAGCATATGGTGATCTCGATCGTCAGGCTATGGAAAGCTTTGAGATCAAGAACGGTACTGCTACAGTTAAGGGCTTCATCTCTGGTTGGATGAAGAAGAACAGATTTGGTATCCAGTGCTCCAATGCTGCCATTACAAAGTGTGTACTGAATACAAGAATCGACACTTCTACAGCTATGCTGAGAACTGCTTCGGTTAAGTGGTCTGCTAATACTAAGCTGATCGAAATCCCGAATGCTATTCCGATCAATACTCCTATCTCTCCTGAAGAGGTTAAGGATATCGCTGCTCTGTATCAGATTAACCAGCTTACAAAGATCATGAGTCTCTTCAAGATCACTCTTGCTAACTACAAGGATGATAAGATCAGAAGATTCCTTGATAACAGCTTCATCAATCTTGATCCTGGCTGCAAGATCGCTCGTACATTTGACTTCGCTCCTCGTGAGGGCTATATGCTTGACCACATCGAGTGGAGACATAAGACATTTATGGATGCTCTGGATACACATGTAACTCAGCTCCTGCATGTCCTTAACGATCCTAACATGACAATCTCTGTAATCGGTCGTGATGATCTTATTCGTAAGATTACTCCTACTGAGTACACATATCAGACTCCTGGTAACATCGGTCCTGTAGAGCTCGACTTCGTAAAGACAGTTACTACAAGTGACAAGAGAACTTACCAGTTCATTAGTTCTGATAAGCTTCGTGATAACAATAACCTCATGATCATCCTCTGTCCTAGAAACACTGAGCGTTTCATGTACAGAATCTATGATTACCAGATGTATGTAAGCAATGAGATCAGGAACGCTAACAATCCTGCTCTGCCTGCAATTCATGCATTTGAGAGATTCAAGGTAGAGGAATACCAGCCTGTACAGGGCCGTCTGAAGATCCTCAATCCTACAGGTCTCCGTGAGATGATTGCTAATGATGATCCTATCGGTTCTACAATTGGCTTCAATGATTTCGATATCGATAATCCTGAGCCTACTACGTAATGGATTCATAAGCTAAGCTTTAGGGCCTACGGCTATTAGGCCGTAGGCTCTTTTTATATCTTTTTACAACTGGAGGTATAAGAATATGCCAGTACCTAGAATAAGATATGACTTTAGCGAGTTTGATAGTATTGCTGCTGATATACTCGTTACGCCATCTTATACAAACCTTAAAGCACTCAAGAATGAGCTTAACAAGTTCTTTAATGATGCTAAGTGCAAGGATATTATATACACCAAGAATACTGATAAACTCTTCTTTGGTATGTGTGTCGTACCTCTGATTGAAGATGCTCAGGTTGGTGTAATTGTAGGAGAAAAAACTCCTGTAAGATTTACTGAATATTATATAGAGCTTGATTCTAAGCTTCTCGATGTAACTCTCGGACTTACTGAAAGAGAGTTTGTTGCTATACTTCTCCATGAAGTAGGGCATCTTGTAAAGGACTCTCAGCCTACTGAAGAGGTTAGAAAGTGCATAGATGTATATCTTATGAAAGAGAAGGATGTTATCCAACTCAATGACTCTGCCAGCTATCGTGAAATTCTCAGATATGGTATTCAGAATACACTGAGAAAAGTAACTTCTGTGTTTGAGAGAGATGATGAAGAACTCATTGCTGATGAGTTTGCTTTTGCTTGCGGATATGGTACCGACCTTACTGAAGCTTTAAAGAAGATCAATAAGAACGGTTTTATGATAAACAAGGAAGTTAAGAACAAGATGATAGTTCTTTCTTGGTGCTTGCGTCTGTATAAAGATGTAAAGTTTAAGAGAATACCCGCACTCAAAACCCTTAAACGTGGTATGGATATGACTGGCTCAAAATATGAGAGACAAGAAATGAGCAAGGTCAAAGATTCTCTATACAGGATCGATGATTCTAATCTCTTAGAAGCATCTTTGATAGAGAACCTAAAAAAGAAAATCAATGATACCAGAAAGGCTTGTACCTATAAAGGTATCAGAGGTTTTGAGGATGACCTGTATGAGTATGCTATAAGAGTAAAACATATCTATGATGAAGATGATGCTCTTATGCTGCTCAGAGAGTTGAATACTAAGATCTCTATTCTGTCAGATTATGTATCTAATGAAGAGATGTCTGATAGAGAAAGAGAGCGTTGGTATGGAATCCTTGATAGATACTACAAGTGCAGAGATGAACTTTCTAAGAAGAAACTCTATAAGTATGATTATAGAGCCCCTATAATTCAGGTTAACTATCCTGACATTGTAGAAAATCGTAGTATGTAAGTAAAAATAAACGGGGCTATGAGTGCCCCGTTTTATTTTATTCGACTATAACTTAAACGTCATAGCCGAATCTGTTGTGTAATGCATCTACGATGCTGAGCATTGCATCTTCTGCATTTTTAGGATCAGTCCAGAGGCCGATTGTGTTTCCTATTGCCAACCTTCTATCGAGGCTGACATCTCTTTCAAGTACTATGTCTGAGATAGCATCTGGTATTGATGCTATCATCAGTTCGAAACAGTCTTTTCTGTTTTCATCAGAGACTGCCATTCTGGGGGACAAATTCTTACCCTTCCAGAACCTTTTTGTCAGTACTGCTATAGTTACTGCCTTGACAATATTCTGTGTCATGATCATATTTCTAGCGCCTCCCGCGCTTGCCTGTACAAGAATGTGTTTTTAGCCTAGTATCATAGAGAATTGTACAGGACTTTATGTAATTCTCTACACTAGTAACAACAATATGATAAATGAGTAATCGGGTGATTACTCGTTTATCATGCTTATGGATCAATAAAGACCCATTTTGTGAAGAGTATTGTTAGCTTTGCAGTCGAACAAACTCTTCGTCTCAGGGAGAAATTCAACTCCCTTGCCTACACACATAACTCTGACCATGGATCTGAGCTGTATGTAAGCGGATGTGGAAAGTATATTATCCCACATATTTTAATCACCCACCTTTCTGACTAACCCTGGAGTCCTAGCTCCAGGGTTGTCTTTTATCTTTGGTTCACCGGTGGGTATAGTGAGTAAGTTATGTATCACCTCCAAACATTCTTTTCTTACTCACTATTATAATATATAATTGAAATCTTTTAGTTTAGCAAAATGCACAAAAATCCCCATAGTCGCTATGACTATGGGGAATATTTTAGTTCATGTCAGAGAGGATTTCTCTGATGTAATTCTCGTTCACGTCGATCATCTTCGTTGTACTTACTGTCTCAAGGAAGGTATACATGATCTCGCAGTTTTCAATGATTTTATCCATATTAGGATTGACTCCATCGAAGTATATTGCTCTATAGTTTTCATCCTTATATGCTTTTCTAAGCATAGACTCAACCATTGCAGATATAACTGTCTTAGGACGTCTGTTCCTTATCTGTGTAACTTTGCGTTTTGCATCATAAGTATAGCTTTCTCTTACCTCGTCAGGTACCTCGCCTTTCAATGCATCCATCTGATCTTTGGTATCCTTAAGGACATCCTTAATAGCGATCTTGTCAGCAGCGTTCTGATCAATAAACTCATTCATAGAATCAGCTACACGATTACGGATACTATAAATAACTTCATCAGCATTTACAGCATCAAGCTCTTCGTAGAACTTATCGGTGATATTTGCATCAACCTTAAAGGTTTCCTCATTATCTTTATCACAAGATTCTACTATCTTCTTATGGAACTTATCTACCAGAAGAGCAAGCTCTGAAAGGAATACAGACTGTGTTCTGAATCTCTGCAGAAGGTTCTCCACGCCCTGTTCATTAACAAAGTTATCTACCAGAGCTCTACAAGTAGACTCTAGCGTAGGAGCGGGATTAACCTTGCGAAGACTAGCATCAAAAGTTCTATATATACACTCTTCTAAGAGTGCTTTCTTTGAGTCTGCAATAAACCTATTATACTTACCCATTCTGGTTTCTTCAACGTAAACCTTATTGGTGAGCTGATCACGAGTTTCTGTCATCTCCTGCTCCTGAAGAAGCTGGTACTTCTGACTTCTTGTCTTATGAGAAGGATCGACTTTACGATTATATTCATCAAGGAGACAATTAACGTACTCCTTAGTGCTCATTAAGCGGGCCATTGCTATATAATCCTCCTTTACTTGAGTATATTTACTTGAATGTTACATGAGCTGTATTAGGATGTCCGGAACCTCATTTCCATTCTCATCCCTTACAGTATTTATATTCAAGAACTCTGGTGTTCTAGAGCTTGTCTCATATGTATCATCCATGGTGATATGCTGTTCACCAGGACCATAACCATTAATATCAACAAACTCAAAGTATACTATATGCTCTCTATATTTAGTAGTGATATAAGTTATAAGGTTAGGCATATGAAGATCTTTAACTTCATCAATCTGTTCCATATAAACCTTTACATCTTTGATTATATAATCAACAAGAGACTTATCGACATTGCTGTACAGCTTAAGCTTAAACTGCATAGTCAGATTTACTCTGTTGATAAGAACGTTATTCTCTCTCTGGATATAGAATATAGTAGCTGGTCCATAAGTATTGAACAGTTTATAATCTACTCCGAAGGAAGTTTCAAGCTTATCAAGGCATTTAAGAATATATTCCAACTTAAGTCTGATCTCCTTTACTACAAAGGTCATCTTATCCTCTGTATCAAGGTAGTCAAACTTTACAAGCGGAACTTTATTGATTCTAAAGATGGTATCCCAATCTCCACCTTCGGTAGTTATCTCTGAATTGATTTCATCAGTATAATTATAGAAGATCTGGAATCCATCTGTTACTCTATATATATTAGTGATAGTGTATCCATCCAGATAATTCTTAGATTCATCTATCTGAACCTCATCAAGATGCTCAAGTAGATATGCTGTAGCTTCTTCATTAATACCACCATTGGCATTAAGAGCTTTATTATTCATATCTACATCATAAGTTACACCATTATATGCTATAGTCTTTTTCTTAGGCATCCATCTATCGAGATCATTTCTAATGATATCAAAGTTTGTAGGACTACCTTCAGAGGGATCTGTCTTGAGAAGGATATAGATATCCATATACATAGTATCATCGAACTCAGCTCTAACTACATTGCCAGATCTGGGCTCATGAGAATTAGTTATAATCAACTCATTCTCATCTGTCATGATATTATTAGTCTCAAGGTCAAACTTGAACTTGTACATATAATCTGTATACTCTTGTTTATCAGCAGTATCTGTACAGAGTTCAGCTTCTATAAATCTATAAGGAACCTGATACTTATTGTTTTTATTGTATATAAGACCAATCATCTTAATCTTATTAACTACAATCTCACCTGTATCAGGATCTATAATAGAAAGCTTATAATCTTCATTGATATTCTGAGCTATATCTATAGTCATATGATAAGTGTTTCTGTCAGTATAAAAGTTTCTATCTACCTGTAAAGTAGATGCTATAAACTGAATACCACAGTCATCATTAATCCAGTTAAACTCAAGATATCTGGTATCATGGATTATATCTATATAGTATGATGCAAACAGAGGATTCTGATTGATCTTCATGGTGAAAGGACTCATATAAGTAAATACATCATCTCCTGTATGAGGCTGACCATCATCAATAAATCCTGCATCATAATTACCATATTCATCTTTACAGAAGAATATCTTAGTTCCAGGAAGTATAGTAAGACTTTCATTCAGATCTGTAGATCCAGCATTAGGGAAGTATCTATACGGAACCTTTACATCGATTGTATTAGTAGGTACTACGTTATTATTGTTATCCTTGATAATATTGTAGGTATAATATAATCTCTCTAACTGATTGTCTCTCTTTCTCAGAGCTTTAATATGAGAGTTCTCAGTATTAATCTGGTTGAAGTAATTATTAAGGTCTGTAGCATTAGTTACAGATCCTCTAGCGAGAGCTTCTTTCGGAATCTTCTTCTGAAGCTGTGTTACTGTAGCTCTATCTTCACCAAAGAATGCACCATTATCACCTCTCTGCTTTACAAGCATATAGAGAGCATTATAAGGATATCTAAGTGTAGAGTTTATAGTAACCATTACATCATCTTTGTATGTAAAGTTACCTCCAGCACCTTGAGTAGTATACAGCCTTACTGTAATCTCAGAGTTTGCTATAGGCTCATATACATCTTTATTGAACTTGATTCTGATAGTATTAGCATCTACAAAGCTATAATAGCAATACATATCTATACTATCATCATAGAGTCCATCATATACAGGAGTAAGATGCTTAGGATATTCAGGATCTCTAGGGTCTACTATAATAAGATCGAATGCAGCCATCTGGCCATCATAGTCAAAAGTAAATGTCTTATTCTCTATCAGATTATCAGTAAGAATCTTAGTATGTATTTCTCTATACTCAACCTGGCTTATAGTGCACATAATACCTATAAAGCTTGTAAGGTCGGTAAGTTTAAATACAGCTATAGGAGGAAGGTAAGGATTTGTTATCTCTGATACAGGATTAGGGGTATCCATAATATATCTAGCAGAGTATACATAACTCTTACCGTCAGCTAAGAAAGTTCTATAGATTCTCATATCATAATCGAAATGGAATTCATAATCCCCATAATATATAGGAATATCCTTATCAATTATGATTTCATCATCTTTCATATTCTCCAGAAGAATCTTCTCTGGGAAGAATATCATTACCTTCATGATAGAAGGCTTTGCATTTATATCATTAATACCTACAGAGAGTGCATGAGTAATGACATTTCTATCAAACTTTGCTCTAGTAGGAATAGCTTCATTAGATAATTCTCCAGAAACTATTACAGCATTCTGAAGCATCTGTGCAGATATATCTGCTATCATACCAAAGGTAGACATGAATAAAGTTTCTTCTGTTACATCATCCATGTGCTGCTTGGCTAGATCATTTGTATATTTGGTTAATTCAAATACATCTGAAGCATTAAGTGTAGCCATTTATATATCACCGTCCTGTAAAAGGTAATCCGTTTATTATTGCAGAATAAGCTAGGTTTAGATACGAGCTCATTGTACCATTAAGATTAGAAATCTGCATACCAGCTCTCTTCATAATATCATATACATCTTGCTGATGTCCTCTGAGAATATCATCACTATCAAGCTGGGCTTGGAGTTCTTCTCTTGTAAGAGATATAGAGTTATTGGTATAGCTTGCAGGATTAAAATATCTATGCTGAGAAGTATCTTCAATATTTTCTATCCATCTAAGCTTATATCTATTAACTCTTTCCCATACATCTGCTTTATCTTCATCTATCTTCTCTTGAGTAATAAATGGAACCATACCAAATCTAATATTACCCATTTGTGTTTCAGGATCTATTGCAGGCATAGACATTTCTCTTTTAAAATCTCCATTAGGATTAGTAAGAGCATTAAAGTCTGCAAGTATCTGAGGATCCTGGTCATCCATAAACTGGCATTTGAATGGTACAGTAAATCTTACTTTACCATCTGAGCCAACTTCATTCATTACATCTCTCGGTACGCCTTTAGGATATACTCCATAGAATTTAGCAAAATAGATTATACTTTCACCATCTTCTCCTACTAAGAACTTGTAGACAGAAAATTGATCATGTATAACCTTATTTACTATATATTTTTCTTTAGGTCCTACTATACCGAGTTTCTTTTTTCTTTCATATTCATCATAGAGTTTGAATAGCATATAGATCTCAAGATACTTAGTATCTTCGAATTCTACATTGAATTCAAATCCATCATCTGATTTCTCAGATGAATCTCTATATGTGATAGCTGTACCATAAGCATTTGCTGAAGTAGCAGTCTCTTCAGCAGATATTGCTGGTAAGTCTATAGGAGACTTTATATTATTACTGAGCAGATTCATAAAAGGTGAATTGTAGATATAATTTTTGAGATGTACAGATAACTGTAACTGAGCGAGTACATCTTTATATCTTACAAAAGCATCTCTGAATATCGGTATATTAGCCAGGCCATCATACATATATGTACCATTATAATCTCTACCATCATTTAAGGCAGTACCTTCTGCATTCTTAAATATATTAAGATCTGGTTTTGTAAAGAATACATATTCTTTGGTAGATATAATCTTAGCAGTAGGATCAAGAATTCCTACTCTATCAAACATACCAAAGCGTTTTTCTTTTCTAAGGTTAGGCTGTATAATAAAATCTTGCTGAGAAATTCTCTGTAACTCTTGCATAGATTCTCTAGCCTGACCAGTAAAAGTCTGTGGTGAGCTATTACTATTATCTCCATATAACTCATCTTGCGGAACCCAGTTACGGTTAGACCAACTTTGATAAGGAATTTCATCAGTCTTTTCACCAGTAACTTCATCTTTTCTATCTTTTTCTTGATCAGCCTTCTTTTTAGACTCAGCCAAAGCTTTCTCTGCTTCAGCCATAGTTACACTAGGTTGTACTAATGTACTTTCAGTCATTTCAACCTCTTTATCACCTACAACATTATTTATCGGTGAGGTATAATCTGTGAGATACTGATCAATCTGTCCTTTCCAGTTAGGATCATACATTTTTGCATAATGATTCCCATTCTTCTGAATACAAACCCATCCGCCTATACTAGGAATATAAGCATAATCACCTTTTACTCTAGTTATAGTCATGGAGTCATTCTTCTTAAAGATGGCATTCATTTCTTTATAAATAGGACTTGGGCCTTCATATACTTTTAAATCTGACCCTGAGATATTTGTATATTTTATACCAGGTTTATAAACTATTTCAATATCAGCAGCCATTCATAATTCATCCTTTCTTGAGGATTTTAGATTAATATGATGTTTTCAGATTGACTTCTAATGGGATTTATAGATATATATTATTAGTATGAAATAAAGACCACTTTAGGAAGTTTACAACCGACCACGTGACAGTTTATTAAATATGCATTAATAATCGGAGGTAGTAAGCTTTGAGTAATAAAGGATACTATGGACTTAATGGTCCTAATCAGGAGGCTTTAAGAATAGCAGCATATGCAAAAGCTGAACAGAGAGCTATGGAAGAGGCTAGAGAATATGATAAACAGCGAGAGTTGGAAAGAGAAAGAAGACAGGATGAAAGACTTGAGAAGATATTCAATGGTTTCTCATCATTTGGACAGAATTCCGAACCAACAAATCCGTTTGATCATATCAATATAGTCAATGCCAATTCTGTTACACAGAATGCTGCTACTATAACTAATATAACCCTTACTGAAGAGCAATTTAAGCAACTACTTGATGCTGTAAGTTCAAAATAAAAATAAAGTCTAAATCTGGTGGTCTTTATTTTTTGGCAACATATGATTAAAATACCACTAAAGGAGGTTAATATATGAATTCTCGTGCAATTCATGAGACTGTAGTTCGTGATGTAGTAGATATCCTTACAGATATAAAGGACTACGATGAAGTACAGTTTTTACTTAACAGAAAATCTACAACGAGTTTCAGATCTGCAGCTTCGGCTACAAAGGATATGATTCTTACATTTCCTGTAATTTGCAGTAGTGATATATCTATAGAGAATGCATCAATGATAGCTAAAGCGGTTGAACGTAAGGCTGTAGCTATGATGCAGATGCTTTTCTCTGCTATATCAATATCGAGCTCCGATAATGCTATAGATTATATTAAGAAGATACATACAAATGTAGACTTCGGATCTAATGATATATCTATAACAAATATCGTTGATACAATAGAAAAGACGGCTAATGCTCTTGAAGCTATGGATATGGCTGAGATAGATCATGAAGTATTTGATGAGATTGCTCAGCAGCTCAGAGATTCTAACTACTATCTCCCTGATTCTATTTCAGAGCATTCTATCGGTGATTATGCTCAGTATCAGAATGGTATGGTAGTATGTAATGAGGATAACTCTGATATGAGTAAATCAGCAAAAGATTTTGCTGATACTGAGAAGAATACCTACGAGATGTTTAATAAACAAATTCTTCCTTCTGAGATAAAGAAGGCGAATGAGCTTATGCCCACTCTTATGGTAGTAACCTTTAACCAGAAGGTTAAGGATATAGATACTCCTGTAGTTTCTCATGTAGTTATAGGTATTAAAGCTAAACTTTATCCTATAGACTCTAGAGAAATTATCAATAAGATTGAGTCTAAGATTTCTGATAATAACTGGCTCAACAAGTTTATCAGAGCAACTACTAATGAAATCTCTTTTGTAAAAGATTTCATGTTTGCTATAGATAAGGCTAAGCTTGATGCTATGTCTTATTCTAGCAAGTCTAAGACTTCTAAGATCTGGAGAATTCTTGAAAGACGTTCTAAGAAGTCTAAGATTAGACAGGCTATGAAGATGTCTAATGATGCTTCTGCAGTTTCAACTCTTCTTGTATCTCAGGATGTAGTTGAATATCTGAAGAAGAATGAAAATATAAACCTTGAAAATCCTAAGACAGCATATGCTATCATGGGTTCTTATAACTTCATGAGTATTGCTATCTGTGATGAGTCTCTTGAAACTGCTAAGTTTATCTATGATACTGGCGATGATATGTATGAGACTATATCTTTCTCTCACCTTGAGAGAGAAGCATCCGATGGTGCATATAAGAAGGTTATCAACCTTATGACAAAAATGCAGAGATAAGGGAGGTGTAACTAATGGCTTTATATAGTGATGAAGAGCTTAAGAAGGTTCTTGCAGATCATGATACTCAGGTTGCTGCTATAAAGCATGAACAGGGCCTTGAAGAAGATCATGTACATGATGGTAGAATTTTTGAGTATTCTCAGAACCCTACTCCTAAGGCTGACATGAGTTATTTCAGAGAAGTTTATCGCTCTCCTGAATTTACTAGAGTGATGGATGAGTTCTTTGATGTAACTGATTCTAATACAAGAAAGATCCTCTTAGCAGTTAATGAAGCTGACCAGGATAAGATTATGGTTAATCTTACTTCTAAGCTTTATGATGCTATTATGGATAAGGTAGATGATATAGACTTTGGCGAGATTCCTGACACTAAGGGTGATATCACAAAGCTTTCTAACTACGAGAAGATAGTAGACTGTCTCAATATTATGAAGGAACTGCTTAAAGAATATAAGCAGCCTACAGATCCTGTTGATACCGTTCAGATTGCTATCAATAATATTCTCGAACGTAAAGAACTCTTTGCTAAAGCATTCAGATATAAGGTAGAACTTCCGATGGTACTTTATAATGGTACTGTACTTGGAATTATAACTGCTACTTCTTATCTGATCTCCACTACTATAGCATTTATCAAGACTCCTACAAATGATACATTTGAGATGACTCTTGATAGGCAGGCTATGACAAGAACTAAACAACATATGGTATTCACAACTGTCAAGAAGTTTAATGATGCTTGTAGATCTGGCGAAGTTGATAAGTCTTGTGAATATATCATAAGAAACAATGTAAAGAATCTTACTGGCTTGTCTATGGGTGTAATAGCCGGCGGTATAGCAGTAGTAGCACTGATATTCTCTATAATACCTATTATAAGAGAACTTATCTTCCTTGGCTATTATGCAAGAGTAAGAACCTCTGAATACTTTGATGCTCAGGCAACTCTTCTTCAGTTGAATGCTTCTAATATAGAATCTAATAAGACTCTTGATAAGGAGCAGAAGACTAAGATACTTGCTAAGCAGAATGGAATTGCAAATGCATTCAAGAAGATTTCTAATGCACTTGCAATTAAGGTCAAGACTGCAGAAGTAGAAGCAACTAAAGATATAGTTTCTTCTAATAAGAAGTATAAGGCTGATGAGGTGGTAGACTCGGTACCTGATTCTGCTGGCTCAGTCTTATTCTAATTCTGTAAAATAAACATAATAATAAATCTGTAAGCCTACTATGGGACTTATAGAACAACAAAGATTTATAAATCCAAAAAGGAGGAAAATACAATGGGAATTTTTTCCACAAATAGATATAATTCTGTAGGCACAGACGTAGTAATCGAAGCTGCAGAAGGTTATCATGGTGAAATCGGTGCCGCTATAGCTATGCTCGAAGGCTATCAGAATGATATGGCACTGTTCAATGGTATTATAGCAACAGACTTCCAGGAAGCTTGCCTTATTCAGGAAGGCGCATCTGTTGAAGAAGTATACATTCTCCAGGAAGGCGCTCTTAATGGTGCTTGGGAAAAGCTTAAGGAATTCTTCATTGCACTTGGTAAAAAGATCAAGGGTATATTTAAAGCTTTTATTGCAAAGCTTGATGCTACTTTTATGAAGGATTCTAAGAAATTCTATGACAAGTACAAGCAGGATATTCGTATCAAGAAAGATAGTTTCAAAGATTTCTCTGTAAACTGTAGTACTCTTAAAGATGGTATTACTATTTCTAACTTAACCCCTGCTTTCAAATCTAATGATAAGTTTATAATACCCTCTGCAGGAGCAACAGGTGCTGGCGTAAATGGCGCTTATGAAAAGGGCCTTGAGTCTCTTAAGGATCAGATTTCTGATTTCGATGTCGATACTGAATTTTCGGCTGCCGTTGCTGCACATATCGATGGACTTCCTGAGCATGTAACAAAGTCTACATTCGAAAAGGATTATTTCAGCCGCATCTTTGCAGATAAAGATGATGTAAAGTTCACAGCTGAACAGGTTCTTGATGGCTGGGTAGGAGAGCTTCTCCAGAACAAGGATGGACTTAAGTCAATAAAGGATACCAATGAAAATACAGATAAGGCTATCAAGTATTATATAGACGCAATAAATAAGCTTGAGAAACAGGCTAGTGATGTTCTCAGAAGTGGTAAAGAAGGAAAGCTTACAATAGCTAAAACTTTAAATACTACTGAGAAAGGTACAGCTGATACAGAAAGAGATACATCAAGACAGGATACAGTTGATGCATCTAAAGATTCTGATATGCTGAAGATCAAATTCTGGCAGGCTAAATATCAGCTTGCTCATAAGAAGGCTGTAGTTCTGCAGGATGTATTCAATACATATGCTGGTGCATCTGTTAAAGCTTATAAGGAAGCATGCACTACTGCACGTAAGATATTTGCTGCAGCTGTTGCATATGGTCCTAAGAAGGAAGATGCTGATCTTGTTGCGGCTATAGGCGACTCTGCATACTATGAAGCATGTGAGCTCATAGACAACATGTACTATGTTGCCACTGAATAATAACAGGAGGAATAACAGTTATGGGAATTTTTTCTACAAATAGCGTTGTTGCAGAAAGCAGCATTCTCTCTACAGAGATGGCTGATGTAACTCCTGCTCTTGAAAGTGCTAACTATACAGCTATGGCTATAGAGCTTGTAGCTGAAAGTGAAGCTAATTATAATACAATTATGAAAGCTATCGGTATCGGCGAACTTAGCTTCTTTGAAGAGAATGGCTACGAGATCGTATATGAGGGTGCTGGAGCTACTAATTTCTTTGAGAAGGTTAAACAGTTCTTCGTTAAGCTCTGGGACAAGATAAAGGAAATTTTTCACAAATTCTTTGCTTGGCTGAGCTCTATGTCTAAGAATGACTCTAAGTTCATTGCTAAGTATCAGAAGGAAGCAGAAGATAAGTGGTCTAAGCTCGATGATGACTTTACTTTCAATGGATTTAAGTTTTCTATCGAGTCTTTTAAGCCTGAAACAGTAAATAAGTCCATTAAGGAAGGTCTGTTCAGTAAAACAAATTCTTCTTATATTGATGGAATTTCTTCTGATGAAGGTAAGGAAGATATTGATGAATTCATCAAAAAGGTTAATGAGCTTGATGTAGATCCTGTAGCTCGTTCACTGGCTGCTAAAGCTGTGGGTGCTGATGTTGGAGAAACACTTGACAGTGCTGAATTCAACAAAGCAATCTTTAAGGCATACAGAAGTGATAAGGACACTAAGGAAACGTTTAAAAAGAGCGAACTTGGTGATATTACCACATATTGTAATATTCTTAAAGATTATAGTAAGACTAAAAATGAAGCTAATACTGCCTTTGATGGTTTCAAGCGCACATTTGATGCTACGATAAAAGTTATCGAAAATGCAAAGAATAAGATCTCTAAGACTGATAGCCAGAATGATGAGGAGAAGAGCTCTAAACTGTCTGGATATGGTAAAGTCATAGAGCTTTGGAAGGCATCCCTTGATATTACAACAACTGTAAATGGTATATATCTCCAGGCTCTTAAGGATGAAGCTTCACAGGCTAAGCACATAATTACTAAGGTTATCACTGCTTCTGTTAAGCCTAAGTCGTCGAAGAATGAGAGTGCCGGTGTCTATGAATCGGCTAAAACAATGGACTTCCTCGCAGGGGTAGTTCTGAAGTAAATCAAGTATATTTCATACTTTGATATATATAGGGATTACCGAAAGGTAATCCCTATTTACTTTACAATTATTAACAAGGAGGATATTATGGCTAATTTCTTAGATATGTCTATCTTGAATGAAGCTACTGTAAAGGCTCCTACTCTTGATAATATTACAGTATCTGATACGATACTTGAAGATGTATCATATTTTAATCAGACTGTAAATTTCCTTATAGAGTATAATCATGAGTTTACAGAGGCTACCAAGATTTTATATACAGGATTGCTCGAATCTGATGGTGAAACAGAACTTATAACAGAATCTTTTGAAACATTTAGCAATACTGTTAAAAAGATAATCGATAAGTTTCTCGCATTCCTTAAGTCAATCTTTCAGAGATTCATCACTAATATGAACTCTATGCTTAAATCTGAAAAGTATCTCAAGAAACATGAATCAGAGTTTGGAAAATTTAAAGATGATTTGCATAAGTTTGACTTTGAAGGATATGAGTTTACTTTATCTGAAAATATACCTAATGCAAAACCAGAATCTGAATGGATTGATGATATAGATATTGATTTTGCAGACATAGCTAAAACTATGGAAGGTAAAAGCGGAGACGAGCTCAAAAAAGCCATTAGTGATGCGGAAAAAACTATTTCTGATAAATATGATAATCTTATAGATAAGCTTAATAATTCTTATTATGATGAGCTCAGAGCTCGTGTTATAGGATCAAATGATGATATCAATGAGTCTGATTTTGATAAAGCTTTGTTTGCAGTATACAGAAATGGTGAATCTGACAAGAAAAATATAGATATCACTAGTGGATATATTAATAACTGTCTTAATAGATTTAAGAGATATGAGTCTCTTAAGTCTAGTATAGAAAAAAATAAGAGAGATATTGATGATTCTTACAATACTATGAAGAAAGAGCTAGATACTATGGTTAAGTCTGAGGGTAAAAATGATACACTTAGTCTTACATTAGGACTAGGAGCTCATACAAAAGCTAGTGATAACTATAGCTCTAATATAGTATTAGGCATCGGAATGAATTCTCCTACTCTGCTGAAGCAGATTGAGCTTTATAAGAAAGCTAAAATAAATCAAGTTCAGCAGATGAGTAATATACATGCTTTAGCATTTGGTGCTAAGCTTGATGCAGCAAAAGCTATGTTTGTTCAGGATAAAACTGTACTTTATAAAGCTCTTTATAAGATACAGGGTGTTCGTGAAGAGGCATTTATCACTGAATCACATGATGCTTATAAAGCTCAACATGAAATTCTTAATTCTGAAGATATGAAGATAGCTAAAGCTACATACACAAAAGGATTAAGAGAATCTGATAAGAAACAAGCTATCAAACTGTTTAAAGATGCAAAAGCCATGTTTATAAATCTTAGGAGAGCAGCATTTAAAATTCCTGATTCCGAGTTTGGTGATAGGCTTCTTGATAACTTAAAAAGAACTAATACAGGATATGGAATGCAAATAGGGCTTGATGGTAAAGTAAATAGTGGATATAATGTAAGTCTTAATTCTAGACAAACATTAGACAGTGCTGATTATAATGCAATGCGCGGATTACGCTTCGGCGAACGTATCAATTATGTAAAAGAAAAACAGCGCGGAGCATTAAGAGAAGATACAATAAATGAGATAAGCACATGGATTACTAAATGTGAAGTAGAGATAGAAAGACGGAGATAGGAGGTAAATACACTATGGATAATGATATCATGGAATTAGATTATCTGAGATATCTTGAATCTGTTATGGAAGAGCAGTTCAGCCTTGAAGATCATGTTAATACATGTATAGGAATTACTGAATCTGCAACCATAGAACAGCGTCTTCAAATATTTACTGAAGCTGCTACAGAAAGAATCAAAAATAACTGGGATAAATTTAGGGCTTGGATTAAGAGAGTATTTGCTAAATTTCTTGAAAAACTTGCCAATACTTTTAGTAATCAAGCTGGATATGTTGAACAGTATAAAGATATTATTTTAAAGAAAAAAGTAAAAGAAGGATTTACTGTCGAGATTCCAAACCATAAGGTTGGAATTGAGCGTATATTTAATGATAAAATAGAAGCTTTAACAGTTAATGATATAAATGCTGGAGCAGATGCTTTGCTTAATATCATGAAAAATGATAATAATAGTGATGCATTAAACAATCCTTATGAAATTTTTTCCGGTCATTCTAGCGCTTTTGCTTCTATAAATAAGATTTACCATAATGCTGAAATATCAGCTGATATGAGATCTGATAATGCTGCTGTTGGAGCTGCTTTAAAACAATATTATCTTGGTGGAAAAGCAAGAGTCATTCCTACAACAGATAGTAGTCTAAATATGACTGATATGTATGAATGGTGCCATGATGTAAATAAAATCAAAGCTAATATTGAAAAAGATTCAAAGGTTTTTGATGATAACTGTATAGCTATAGTAAATGTCTTTGAAACTAAAGCAAGAAAATCTCAAGAAGAAATTGAAAATAGTAAGCAGCAACCGCAGCAGCATACTACACAAGCATCAGATACTGTAACTAATGATCTAAAAAATCAATCTAAGGAAGCAAATTCTGAAGCTGATAAAATTGCTAATAGTGCAGGAGGTAATAATTCATGAGGGCTCATATAAATTATCTGCACGAAGCAGACCCTAGAACTCCTATAAATACTACTAATGCTAATGCCAATGCTCCTAAAAATAATACTCCATCTAGAGTTTCTGCGACTACTGCATCTACTTCTAGTACAGTTAATGGAGAATATTCATCAAAAGAAGATTATCAGAAGTCCGGTGATAGAAGTATTGTAAATGCATCTAATAGTAAACAAGATATAGATAAGTATTTGAGCACCCTTCTGAAAGGGCTTAATGAGTATAAGACTAGAGCTGGTTTGATTTTTAGTGCAAAAGCAAATGCTACTGTAGAAATATCTAAAAATTATCTAGATCTTATAAGAGCTCATGTTAATGATTATATTGGACAGCAAAATAATATTGCTGACAACTCAGTTCAGAAACCTGGAACTAATTATACAAATAATCAACAGGCTAATACTAACCAGAACAAAAAATAAAAGTAATCCCCTAGGCAATAATGCCTAGGGGTCTTTTATACTAGTTCAACCTTATTTAGATTGAATGTAGTATTGAGTCTATATAGATCATTGTCTGATGTGTAGAATTCTCTCTTACGATTCATTATATATCTACCACTTTTATTTTTGTATTCTCCGACAAAGTTGATCATAAACTCCTTATTCATGGTAATTACAGAACTATCAAGATCGCTCTTAGTAAATATTACATTGATAGAACTGCTCTTATAGCTAGATGCAACATTTTGTACATATCTAAGGTTATTATTATCTACATTTACAACCTTAGTAGCATTCTTATTGCCTTTACCATTAGTAAGATCTGTACTATACTCAACCTTATTGCCATCTGCATCTACACCTACAATCTTAGTAATATTGTTTGAAGTTATATTTACTGTAGGATCAGAGATATTGAAGGCTTGGATACCACTAGGAATATAGTATCTACGTTTATGTGGTTCTATAGCCATGCCATATTCAAATGTAGGATGTAGATCATCTAGATCAAAGACATCGATATATACTTGTAATATAGTCTCACCTTTTTTAACAACTGGTTTTCCAGATGAGTCTATTAAGTAAGTCTGATCATGATCTATAAAGAATCTTGGCATAGTATCATGAAATGCTGCTACATCAGAATTGAAGTATTCTAAACACTGTCTAATTGTAGTAAGCGTTTTGGGTACTATGATCTGGTGTACATGAGTATTATAAGTTAATGGTTGCATAAGTATCTTACCAAGCGGAAAGGTAAAGTTAGATACTATAGTAGACATATCTGTATCAAAGATATTAGTATTTTTGATCTTCTTATTATTAACTAAAGAATTCAATGGTAATATTACTACACCTGTAGATGTAAGAAGATCATCTTTACCTTCATCCTGATATCTATAGTCATATCTCTTATTATACTCAATATCTATAAAGTATTTAAACTCTGTAGGTTTGATATAGTCTACAAAGACATCGTCAAAATCTCTACATCGCTTCTTTATATTGACCAGAATAGTGTTCTCGCTCATATTCTTAATCATATAATCTCTAAACTTTCTATCTAAAGCCATTATAAGAAGTCCCATTGGCATTGTATTCATATTATAATTGAAGTCTATTGCAACCTGTGTAACTTTCTCCACAGGAATCTCTATATTCTTGCCTTTCTTCTTATCTAAGTATACCACTTTTATAGAGTATTCATAAGAATGAATAATAGCATCAGTGTTAAGCATTCTTATCCCTCCAAAAAATAAAAGTAAGAGCATGGCCCTTACTTTTATGTTGAGCTTTTATAATCTATCCAGATCAAGCGGAATGTCTTTGAAGTATTGATTGTTTATCTCTCGTACTCCATCATTATCTATCTTACGAATCAGATAGCTTTCATTCTTACTCTCTGGAGTCTCCATATATGCAGCATGCTGATATATGATATCTATAGCTTTGAATTTAGATATAATATCATATGCTGGACCAGATCTACTCTTCAGATTAACCTGAATCTGATCTGCTGCATATTGTAGAGATGCTACAAAGTTATACGAGTTCCAGAGATATCCATCCTGTATTAACTCGTGAAGCTTAGCTATAGCTTTAGGAGTATTATAGCTACTCTTTATATCTCTAGATGGTACATGAGTCATAGCCATGAATAGAGACAGCAATCCAGGATTGAGGGATTTAGCTCTACTATAATACTCTGGACAATTAGTATTGTATAACCATATATTATCACTAGCTATATAATAGGATATATCTTCTCCGCGATTCTTACATACCCTATATATTACTACATTAGGTTTAGTTGCTGGGATCTGAGAAAGATACTTTTCATCCTTAGTAATGATTATACTAGGCACTTTCTCTAACCCAGGGATCAACTCATCTTTATTAATCCTATTATATATAGCAACTCCTGGTTCTACATCAGTCTTAATGAAGAATATGTCATTCAGATATGGACAGAGCATCTCAATTAGACCTAAATTGGCGTTTATAAGCTCAGTCACTTCTGTGTGAGCATTTAAAGTCTTATTCCAAGTACTGAGATAGTCATAATAGAATTTCTTATTGAATTCTCCTCTATTTTCTCCATATACGAGATATATTCTAGACTCCACTCTATGTCTGGATCTAAAATATGCTCGTATATGAGCACATAGATTTATGAATGATGCTGCTATAACTACATATGATTTGATAGTAGTATTATGATAGAACTCAGCGTATAAGTTTTTAAGCAAACTATGCATATCTATATATACATTCACCATAGTTGCATCTGAACCAACAAACGCTTGCTGAGTTAATATAGCCATTTTATCATACTTTATATAATTAGCATATAGCAACTGTTCAATAGTTACTTCCATTAGTACCTCCTTAAGAAACGAGAGGGCAATTGAATATTATCACTCTTAGCTTGTTTACACAAGCATCACATATATCAGCATCTGGTACTTGTCTATTACCATTCTGAGTAGCTCCACATATACCGCATGTAAATACCCAGTCATTAAGAACAACGTCTTGCAAATGCCTTCTACATGTCTCACATACATGCATCCAAGGCTGATTCAAAGGTGCTGCTACTACATAGGTTTTTCTACATAGATCACACTTTCTATGCCATACTGAATGCATCTTAGGGAGTTCGTCTTTTATACAAGATTCATATAAGCAGAAGCCTCTCTCATCATGCCAGTAACATTCAGGATCAGGACAAGGTTCCATATCTATACCGTCACCAGCATAATGAGGTTCAGCATTAACTATCTTTTTAGTACCATCTATAAGGTCTTCATCTCCTATAAAATAGCTATAACCCTTCTGCATATTTCTCACTCCTTATAGAATCAAGTCTTTAGGATCATAGTAATTACCCTTAAGTTCTCCTGCAGATTCATCATAGAATTCATCATCCTTATTATTCAGAACTGCATTGAGAGATGATCTAAAGTCAGGTCTATCTTTGATTGCCGTAAGAGCATCTACAGTCTCACAGTATCCAAGACCAAGCATAACTTTAGTAAGTTCAGATGGGCCTTCTTCAGTCATAAAGGATATGCCTTTACCCATCTTTTCAGTACCATCAGAAGATGTATAATATCTTCTGAGGTCAAGTTTATAGTTTCCAGTATTACCCCAGTCAATCTTTCTGAGAGAGGTGAACTGATTAGCTTTTTCTTCGATAATATAATCGAAATTGTCTTCTATAGTATAGAAGAACTCTTCTGAGTTACCATACTTATTGTTACCGTAAGCCATAAAATTTCCTCCTTAAAAAATAAAGAGAGCAAGCCAAGCCTGCTCTCGATATTTTTTTAGATCTCTTAGTCTTCAGCTCTTACCATCGGTATACCATTAGCCGTATCCGGAATATATCCAATCTTTGTAGCAATTGCCTTGAGGTTATTGCTATTGAGCTTGGTAATTCCTACCAGGAAGTTAGCTACCATTCCTGTCGGCATCTGAGGTGCATTGAAATAATTCGGCTGAGCTACATTAATCTCACCGAGAGGCTTAAGATTAACGATCTGATAATCTATACGACTACCATCAGCTTCCTTAGTTCCATACATGAACTTGATCAGCTTGAGCAGATCAATATATACAGCCATGTAGATTGTATTACGACCATATATATTATTACCTGCACTGCACTCTACACAGATCTGATTCCACTGGATCTTCTTACCCTGCGGAACGTTGATGAAATCTTCGAGAGCTTCCTTAGCTGCATCAGTAACATTATAGGTCTTGTTCTTCTGCATGATATTGAAGTTAGACAGTCTCTGATAAGCATTGTCTCCCTTCTCAAAACCTACCTTTTCGAGGCAGTGGATCTTTCCTTCCTCTTTAGGCTTAATTGTAAAGAACAGTCTAAGCCTGAAAGGATTGAACGGATCGGGTGTGGGTTCAATAATACAACCCTCATAGTCGCTAAAGCAAGTCTTGAAGATAGAATTTGCTTTAGTGCACAGTTCGTGTGTTGTGATCAGAGCTGTCTGAACCACATCGCTGAATTCATCATGATTGATGATCTGGATCTTGTGTTCCTTAGTTTCCTCAGGTTTTGCTTCTGCCACCGGTATCTCCTGCTTAGGAGCTTCCTGGTTAGGAGCTTCCTGGTTGAATGCAACCTTAAGATTGCTAAGGGTTTCGTTAATGTTGCTCATAATAGTTTCCTCCTAGAGTAATATTAGTTTTATGTTTTGGCTGATATAAAACTATACCTGCCTAATCACACCTATATAATATATGTCTGTCTAATCATTTAACTAAACGATTTTTGACGACATTTATCATCGCATCTCTATCGCGATGATCTTCAAGTTGCTCATAAGGACGATTTATATATCCACCTGCTTCAAACATCAGGACATATAGTTTCTCGTCTATATCAGATACTAGCATATAATTATTCTTTATACTATCGAAGTCTATATCTTTAGCATAAGGAACTACAAGTATTTTGAGTATCTGTCTCTTTATCATGTCTTCAAGTTGTACTACCTGAGCATGAGATAAGGTATTACCATCCTGTATGATTATTTTAAAGTTGAGCGGATAAATATTAAACGCCCGTAAGAAGTCATACATGAATCTAGTACCGATCATCAGATCTTTTACAGATGAACACCATCCATATATATTAGGAGGTGCTGTTCTAGCTAAGTTAGCTAATACCCTATCTGCTTCCCGAGTATGAAGAAGAGATAAGATATTATTGAAAGTATCATCAAGATATACATCTATAACTTGACTCTTGATTACACTATTACATATAGAGCAATCTCTTACCTTTAACTGCGGTGGGCAAGACTCTTGGCTAATACTCATTCCGATATATCTTATATCATCAGAGTGATTAACCTGGTTAGTGAAGAAGTCATAAATAGATTGCCGGCATACTATATATGGAGTATCATCAGCGTTCTCTATTTCTTGCCTTCTGTGTAATGTGATAATCACATCATTCATATTATTGTCAAGCTTTACTATTGACAATGATAGAAAACCATCTGGAGATAACTTGGTATACTCTTTCTTTAGCGTCTCCAGATCCATTTTGATCTTGGTATTATTTTCATCTACCAAGACATAAGTGTTCTGATTCTTTATTCTGACAAGTCTGAGCATTTCTAACTTCTGAAAGTCAGACTCACCAGTGAATCTATAGAACTTTGATCCTACATGTGTTTTCATATAGTCTCCTTTCTATAAGATGAAAGAGCCCATAAAGGGCTCTTCCTTTATATAATAAGATTACTTATTCATTCATATAGTATATAACTTATTCTTCATTTACGGTTTCAGAAATCTCTTCTGTAGGGATAGCATACTTAAGGTTACTACCAGCAAAAGCTCCAATCAGAGTACCTAAAGCAGAAGCATCTATTCCACCTTTAGGTTTGTTTTCCTGCTCTTTGATCTGAGTATAGAACTTAATTATCTCGTCATCAGTAACGGTAAGCTCTACACCATTACTCAAAGTAAATACAAGTTTCTTATCAAGCATATAATGAGATACACCAAGAATAAGAAGCTCGCCAGATTTTTTGGCATCTTCTATCATCTTCTGTTCTTTATCATATGCTGTAGTCATATCCTCATATTTTATAACCATAGTACTATCATCAGTATTATCGATAGCTATACCGCCTTCGACAAACTTAAATCCTCTTACAGTAGAAGTTTTCTGCTCACATGTGCAAGATATCTCAGGTCTAGGCTCCATAGGAACTTTTAAAGTATCTCCATTGGCCAACTGAAACTCTATGCTATCAGGATGCTGAACAAATCCTACAATAGTACGATCATCACTAGGTTTTTCATATGTTTCCATTATTCATTTCCTCCATATTCTTTAAACATTTTAGATTCTATCGGACCAGTCTGATTCATGTATTTACCATTATACTTTATATCAGCACTTCCGATAGGATCTTCAAAATATATCTGGGCTATCTTCATTCCAGGATATATTCTAACAGGATGTACTACCGATATCTCAAGAGTCCAACGACCCTTATATCCTATGTCGCCAAAACCTGCAGTAAGATGAACCATTATACCTAATCTTCCAACAGAAGATCTTCCATCTATACAACCTACAGTATCTTCCATCTCAGTATATTCTTTAGTACAACCAAGATAAAGAGTTCCAGGATATAATATATATCCTTCAGGCGGTATCTCGATAATCTCAGTAGGATTTTCTACTGTTATATCAAGGGGAAACTTTGTATATACTTTAAGCTCATTAGCAAGTGTGAGATTATATGAATTTGGATTTAGGTTATTAAAGTTAAAAGGGTCTATTACTATAGATCCTTGCTGTATTCTTTTTAATATCTCTGATCCTGTAAGCATCTAAATTCCTCCTTTTAAGATATTACTATAAGTTGACGCTATTATAAAGTTTAAATTCTATGTTCCGCTAAACTAAAAGATTTCAATTATATATTATAATAGTGAGTAGAGAGAATAAGAATTGGAGGTGATACTACTTACTCACTATACCCACCGGTGAACCAAAGATAAAAGACAACCCTGGAGCTAGTATCTCCAGGGTTAGTCAGAAAGGTGGGTGATTGAAATGCAGGATAGTATTCTTGCAAACTCCGCATACATAAGGCTTAGAAGTTTATTTAGAGCTTTATATTGCGGTAAGGGAGTCGAATATCTCCCTGAACCTGGCCTTACCTTTATGAATAGGTAAGGCCCAAACCTGATAAACGAGTGGTCACCCGATTACTCGTTTATCATAGTGTTATCACTAATGTACAATATAAAAAGCGTCGGGAGGGCAACAGCCCTCCCAACAAAGCGCTTTTCATAAAGCATTTTATTTTTTTTAGAATCGTACCACTATATGACTATTCATATTAATTGTATCATATACCCATTCAGGATGAGTAATTATATCTGAGTAGATTTTAGATCCATCTCCAGAAGCCATAATGAATGATCTAAGTATCTCTAACTTATTATCCTGCAGAAATACTACGATAGCCATTCTGATACCTTCCTCAACTTCAGATACATTCTTCTGTGCTATATTTACATTGATTACATTGTCCTCTACACAAGCTTCAGTCTTAGCAAAGTCTCCTATGTAACCTGCTATAGTAGAAAGGTTAACATCAAGGCTAAAGAAGTCCTGTACAAGAATTCTCCGTATATCGGATACAGATTTAAAGATATTTACATCACTCATGATTATTTTCCTCCATTGAAGTAGTCTAATTTCATATCATCAGTGAAGTCTTTTCTTTTTACGATCTGGTCATACTGGTGTTTGTTGTAAACCATATTCAAGTACATTAGTCTAATCTCTACCCTAGGTAATATAGAGTAATACTTCCAAGTCTCTCCATGAACTGTAAGAGCATCATCTATCCATACAGTAGAGTTATACATATCTGAATATAGCTTAGCTATATTATCATGATCCGGTTTTGTTATAGGTCTTATACATCCAAGTTCTGCTAAAAAGGTATCTACCTTATTATAGTAGGTTGGAGTTCTAAAGAATGCAGTGAATTGTACATCACATGGAGTGCAAATCAGTTGATCTAATTGCATTATCTCCTGTTCATTCACTAACCGTCTCATATAATTATTATTTTCTGCTGCACCTGGTGAGTATATATGCACAAACTCACTAGCTTTAGCAGCCTGAAGTATATTGCCTCGATTCACTATCCTGGTTCTCGGTCTCTTGGCACCTTCAGGTTCTTCATACAATACAATCTGAATAGTAGTATAATATTGCTGAGCTATCATAGAATCTCTTGCTAAGAGAATAGATTCTTGATCTCGCTCTGTAATATTATACTTGTCATACATCCACTCCAGACGTTCTTTATAATCTAATGGTATATCAGAATATCTGGCTAGATATTTTTCATGTTTTTGCTTTCTAGTCATATATACCTCTCGATATTTTAAAAGGTAAGCACCCCTTCCAGGTGCTTACCTATATGTTTTACATCATTTTAAACTCTATTGATTAATTTGTTCCAACCATTATTAGCAAGACCAGTAATAGTGGACTGTAATCCACCCCAGATATCATTAGTAAATGTATCTGCAAGACGATTCTCAATATTATTCATATAATACATATCTATGAATCTAGAAATGTCAGGAGCATTAATATTAACTCCACAGAGATTAGCCATGTAGTCTAATTCTGCTGTATTCTTCATAATATTATACTTAAGGTTATCTCCCTTAGTCATAGACATTTCTTGATAAAGATCTTTAATTTCTACAGTAACCTCTACTGTAGTAGGAAGTCCATCACTTGTCCATCCAGATTCTTTACCTTTAACTACAGTAAGATTGGTAATAATACCCATATCTATATTAAAGAAGCCCTTATAATAAGCTCTTACTAAGAATGGTGCACCATAACCATTATTTCCATACTGCCTAGGTAATGCTAATGCTAAGAGATGCATAAGTGGAACATATATATTCAGATACCAAGAGAATAAATCTGAATCAGGAGTGGCAAGTTTAATACTTATATTATAAGATTTAGAGAATTTTGAGTCACTCCATATCTCAGGGAATACAAGTCTACCACCCATTGCTATAGTACCAAAAGTCTTTACTATATTAGCAAATACATTGTGACCCTCTCCACCAAGAGTAGCTTGTATTTTATCAATTAGTGTTTGACTTCCATCTAATACAGTATTCATATCAAATCCAAGTTCAGATCCAGTTGCACCTAATATGAATCGTAACTCTCTAGCCTGGTCAGATAAACCATTTGCCATACCAGAAAGAGAGGATTCTGTAGTATCATTAGTGAAGTTTTCTGTTATCTGGGACTCTGATTCTATATAAAATGGTATACATCTTCTATAGTATGCAAAATCTCCAGAAAGAAAATCTGATGCCATAGTAGTTATAGATTTTATTGCTTGACCAACACCACCAGCAATAGCAGATATAAAATCTTCTTTTACTGTACCATCGGCTGATGTTGATCTAGTTAGTACCGAATCATCAGAATTTGTATTAAGATGCCAAGGAAATTCTCTTAGTTTATGTCCACAATATATCTTATCGCCTATACCAAGAAACATTGCTCCAGATCGACACATAGGATTTACATAGTTATAATAATCTTCATATGCCATATCTATGTAATAATACTTACCAGTATAATCACCTAGCAATTCTTGAAGCTGACTAGAATTGTTATTTGAGAATAAACTAGCTATCTGGGTAATAATATCAGTTCTCTTTTTTTCAACCTGAGGCATAAATCTAGGATTGCCAGGAGAAAAATACATTACAGGCATCCTAGAAGCTATCTTCTCAGCATACTTTCTTCCAAACTTTGATAATTCATTCGGAACATCACCATTTTTATATATAAGAGATCTAGGATCGACACTAGGTAAAAATTGATATGGTACACCAAATACACCAGTAAGACTTTTCATAGATAAGCTATTTGGTGTAAAAGTTGCTTTTATTTCATCAAGACTTCTTCCATGACCGGCAATTTCATTATAAAAGACTTTACCATCATCACTATCAGCATTTCTTCTCTCTTCGTCTATAATTGCCATATTTCATCACATCCTTTAATATGATCGAATTAATATAATGTTGAGCGGGTCTAAAATGACCCGCTCATACATTTATTCTCTTGCTAATGCTTGTACTTCTTCCATAAACTTATTTGCAACATCATTTCTATTCATATTATCCATTGCTGCAAATCCCCAGCTCGGGTCCATTACATGGTTTCGTACAATACTATGTCTAGCAGCTGCTTTCTTCTCAGCTCCAGTTTTGGCTTTGCCATAACCAGAAGTATCTATTCCGAAACTCGGACCATACTTTCTAAGAAGATCTATAATCTTATCGACCTTATTACTATTATCATTGATACTCGTTAAGAGTTCAATAATAGTTATAATAAGCTTGCTATAGTTGATCATAGCTATATCGTTGCTATTAGCATTAGTAGTTGTTGTTGCATTATTTACATATGTCTTAGTTGTAGATAGTGTAGGTAATTTAGCCTTACCATAATTTGTAGGTGTGGTAGGACGTGTAAGCGGCTTAGGTTTCTTGATATTTTTTGCAGTACCAAGAGTTCTAGAAATAGTGTGAGATTGTTCGCTACTTATATCTCTGCCTTTACCATATCTAGTATCTACTCCTTCTGTAGCAAATGGATCAGTGTTAAATATCTTAATATAATCTTTTACTTTATTAGCCAAAGATTGTGAAATATCAGAGCTATCACTCTTGCTAGCAGCATATTTCATCTTATTAATTTCAGAAAGCATCTTAAACTGATTAGAAATAGATCTAGATTTACCTCTACCAAATCCCATTTTATTGCCTTTAAGTGTAGGAAGGTTCAGATTATTATTTTCAAGTTTAGTAGGAAGTTCAAGATCTGCACCAATAGATTTGGTATCATTTTCTACATCCTTTACTTTTTCAGAATCGTCAAATTCAATTTGATCAGTTGTTTCAGAATAATCATTTGATACATCTGAACTATTTATAGCACTTTGATATCCATGGCGATTCATATATTCACTAAGATCTAATTGTAATGCAGTGTCTTTGATATTACTAAAGTAGCTAGAGTTTTGACTATTAATACCACCGCTTTTTTCGATATTTATGATCTCATCTCTTAAGCGTTTACGAACAACACTATCATTCTCGATACTATTATATTTTGCAAGAGCCTCTTCTCTTCCAATAGGATCAAGAATCTTGTCATATTTATTTTGAATAAATCTTTCCTGCTCTGCATAAACCATATCTCTTAGCTCATCAGATCCCATTTTAGATACATCTTGACCAGTATAAGGGTCTATCGTCTTTAAATACCTAGACCAATCATACTGGAGATCAGGATCTATAGAATCTTTAAGGCTTCCATAACCTGCATCAATATGTGCATTAGGCATTCTTATATCATCTATTTCATAATGTAAATGGTTTCCTGTGCTAAGACCTGTACTACCCACATATCCTATTATAGTTTCACCACGTTTTACTTTACTATGCATACTTAATGGTGATGCATGAAGCATATGTCCAAATCTATGGGTAAGATTACTATCATATGCATCAGTAACTATAATATTATTTCCATAATCTTTAGACTCATCATCATTCCTATATGTAACTTCACCATCTATAGGAGATACAATAGGTGTTCCGGCAGCGGCTGCAAAATCTATACCATGATGTACATAATGAGGTTTTTCATCACTTAACCGTACAGGCTCTGCATTTCTTGCATAAGGTAAACTTACAGTACTATTTAAAGTTCTAGTAAACCAATCTGTAGCATTTTCTGCATCAAGATTATTACCAACCCAATAACCATTTTCATTATAATGCCCAGTTTGGAATGTATTTTGATATGTATTTTCTGTATCAGTATCAGGAGATCCGAATACTAAATCATAAAAATCACCAAATACAGACCTAAGGACCTTCTTGCCATAGTCAGCTATAGCTGTAAATATAGTACTTGTTTTAGATGAAGATTTAGATGTTCCATCTGAAGATTCACCCTTATAATTGGTTGTAACCATAAGATCATTAGATATTGTAGCAGGATATATTTTGCCATTAAAACCATCTTTAGTTTTAGTCCATGCATTAGTCGCATCCTTTAAAAGAACAACCTTTCCACTAGGATCATGCCAAGAAAGATTGTCTTCTGCCTGTCCTACACAATTATGTATAGCAGCCATATATTTAGACACATCTACTACCCAGTCAGTGGTGATATCATTTATTTCACCAGGATATTGATGATTACCACCATTATCATAGAACTGATACAGACATTTCTGTCCAGCATCATAATATCCTTTACTAATCGCCTTAGCATAAGCTAAGAATGCATTCTCTAAAGACTGAAGTGTTATAGCATTTGAGCCATTTGTCTTAAAATCTGTTGCGCCTTCTGCATAACCAGTCTTATCCGTAAAGTTCCAGCCCCAGAAATTGAGCTTGTCTTTACATACATCTGATGTACCATGACCAGATTCCATAATAGCTATAGCAATAAGTATTGCAGGATCCATACCAGTCTGTATACCAGCATTTACTGCAGCTGTTGCTACCCACATATAATGGTTATAGAATATACCCTGTGTCTGGTATCTAGCAGCCTGCATTATTCTGGTTCCTATATTAGAGATATATTCAGATTTATTAGAACCAGGGTCTTTCCATATTCTAAGATCTTGTAATGCATCTTTAGCCAAATCCTTTAATGTATGGACTCCTCTACCAAATTTAAGTTTTGGCATCTTATTTAAATATGATTTAGGAAGTCTAGCTTTACCATAAGAATTACTAATAAGACTTCTACTACGTCCACTAGGACTTGTAGAAATAGCTATAGAGGTTCTATCGAGGACATTTCTAGCATTATACTTTAATGCACCTCTACGATCATCAGGATCCTCGATAATCATATTACCACTTCTATCTATTCCAGTAGCCGTTACATAGTGAGATCCATTAGCTCCATCATATGGAGTTCTATTATTACCATTACCTGTTCCCATAAGTATAACAGGTTTACCCTGAGCCAGGTTACCCATTATTTTATTAGGATCACTTTCATATTGTGTATCTATACCATTCTGACCAAGGTAATCTTTAAAGAATCCAGGATATGTACCGCCATTAGGTTCTTTATATCCATTTGCAAGTGAATACTTTGCTGCTTCCTCAAGTTTACCCTTACCATACTGATTAAGTACACTTACTGCAGCTGCAGGACCACAGCCAGAATCTGCTACAGTCTGATATTCAGTATCCCCAGGAGCATTATATCTCATATTAGACATACGCTGGTCTACATGCTTGCCAGCTCCAAAGCCAACCTTAGTATTATCTATTAATTCATCAGGAATGTCAGAATGCAGTACTTTACTAGGCATAATCAGTTTTGGTACTTTTAATTCGAAAGTATTAAGTTTGTCTTTTCCTTGTCCCCATAATCCGTTCCACCAGTTACTGATTGTATTCATTCCGGTTGCCCAGTGATCAGCAACATCTGCAAAGAAAGCTCCAACAGGATTGTCCTTGTTATCTCCTTTAATGCCATAGCCAGCTTTGAAGTTATCAGACACATTTTTCCAGTTGCCTTCTTGTAAATCTCTATTATACAAGGTGGTTCCAGAAGGATAATATGCAGATAACCAATCTTTTCTACTGAGATCAGCATCCTCAGGATGATCATTCTTCCAAGCTTCATATCTCTTATTGGTTCCTTCGATTGCATTCTTTAAATCTTGGTCATCGAATAATTCAACAAATAGATTTTCTGTAAGCCAAGGACCAATATCATGTACATCAGGTATTCCGAATAATACTTCATTATTGAATGTATTGATTAATGCTGCCATCATATAATGCCATGATGTAAAGTTATAATCGCCTGTTACACCAAGTACTTCATTTACATCAGCAGCACCAAATATAATATCAGTTTCAACAGATAATATTGTTATTACCCATGCTACCTTTTTTACAGTTTCACTAGTCAATACTTTTGTCATCTTAGTTGCAAAATTAGGAAACTTTTCAAATAGCCAGAGTCCAAATTTTGTACCAAGTGTTTTAGCTTTAGCCGATGTTAAAACTTTGCTAATTTTTTGTGTAGCTTTTCCAGTTGCATTGGATATCATTTTAACAATTTTGGTATCAGCCATAGCTGAAAAGAATTGTTCTGCTCTTTTAGCTATCTGCTGAACCCATGCAGGGCATTTAGATAATTTATCTGCTACTTTAGCAGCATCGTCTAATTTATCTGCAGCTTTAACAGCTGATTCAACTACATCTGCTGTAACTGTTCCAGCCTTTACATCAGCTTCCAATATTTTACCAGCAGTTTTACCAGCTTGTTTAATTTCTTTAGCTGTACCACCACTAACTTTAACTAATTCTTTTGCATCATTAATTCTATCATATCCATATTTTATACCATTGCTAACACCTTGGATGAATGTTCCACTCTTGCTAACAGCCTTTGCTGGTAAATTACCAAGAGCTACAAAAGGCTTTACATACCAAGGAGCTATCTTCTGTAAAGCTTTACCACCTTTAGCTAATATAGCAGCTGTTTTAGTTGTAACTTTTAACAGTTTTGGAACAACTTTACAGCCAACTACACCACCTCTAGCGCAGTTAAGCAAATATCTAAAAGTAGTTTCTGATACAAAAGCTTGTTCATTTTTTCGCTCACTTTGTATCATCCTATAAACTTCGGATGACATATCTACTACTATAGGATCTTGGATTGCTTTTATCGTATCCCATCCATATCTATCAATTGTTCCTGGACCGAATATACCTTCAAAATGAGCTCTATATGAATCTTCATCATTAAACATGCTATACGGAAGAATAACAAGATTATCTTCAGCATATTTTATAGCTTCATCTAAAGTCATCTCATCTACATTTTCTATCCAAGAATATTTTTTATTGTATTCTTCTTTTGATACTATTCTATCTGATCCATATTTTGCTAAAGATATCTGTGCATTTGCTCCATTGCTAACCTCTTCATTATATGATTCATTTACATAATCATCACCTGAAGAAGTTTTTATGATATTATCAGAGCTATTACTCGATGAACTACTAGAACTACTTGATCCGCCGCCACTAATATCAACGTCATCAGCATCAATAGAAAGAAGCTTTTCTGTTTTACCAGAATCATTTACTTTCATCTGTTTAGACATACTGTTTATATAAGCATTTGTAACATTATTGTCTAATCTTTCATTCATCTTCTTTTCTACATCGCCAATTCCGAATATGGATTTTACTCCTTCTACGACACCTGTAAGTAATCCTACAAATAATTTCGGAAGCGCCTTTACTATTATCTTTGTTGCAAATGGAACTATTGTTGTTAATCCATCAGCCCAGTTATATAATAAAGTCTTTATAAATCCAGAGGAGCCTTGATCTTCATTTTTAAATGTATGAGCTCCAAATTTATCCTTTAAAGGATTATTTTCTGATGGTGAAAAGTTTTCATTAAGCAGCCAAGACTTAGCAAGATTAAATCCATCAGTAATTACATATCCAATACCATGGACAATCTCTTTAATTTTGCCAATCAGTCCACTATTACCATCTTCACCAACTAAAAATGGTTTAGCTTTCTGTTCCCAGAAGTTTGCTGCACCGGAGAACCAACCTTTAGTCCATACTCCATCTTCATTCTTTTCACCAAAGAGTACAGGTACTACATGATCCTTAAACCAGTATTTAAGTCTACCGAAGAATCCATCATCATCTCTATCAGGATCTCCAAAAAGTTTATTCTGAATCCAAGGCCAAGCTTTTTCTTTTACAAGAGGCCATACTTGATTCTTAAATAAACCTACACCGAGAGGAAGAGCAAATGTTCTAAATGCTATACTTGCAAGAGATTTACCAAAAATGGCTTTTAATACTCTCTTCCAAATAGGTTCTTTTCTTTCTCCTCTATCTTCTTGCTCTTTTAAAACTTCAAGTTCTTTTTCTTGACCTTTCTTTATACCATGAAGAATATCAATTATAGAAAACTTGTCTCCATCTTGTTTGCTTTCATATTCTTCTTTGGATCCATGTATAGCACCTTTAACCATCTTTATAGGATGACTGAGTGCTCTTAAGAAGTTATCACCTTTATTTTTTACATTTTCTCCAAATTCTTCGACTCTAGCATTAGCTCTCTGCCAAAGATTTCCGTTATTGGCTTTCTTATCAGCTTTAGCCTTTTTCTTGGCTAATTTCTTTTCCTCTTTAGTCTTTTCTTCTTCTCTTTCATCCTGATTCTCTGTAGCTTCGGCTACTCTTGTTGTACGATCAATTATAGCTTTGATTCCCTTTACTACGAGTAACTCATACTTTAAATTTTTAGTCTTCTTTGTATTCCTTATATCTTTAAGATCATCAAAACTAGATCCAATATCAGATTTAAATCCTTTCAAACCAGGCTTGATCTTTTCTCTCCACTTATCTTTAAGCCAGCCTACATGCTCAACAGGAATAGCCTCTGTACCTTCATCTGTATCTGCATTACTAAAAACTGGATTAGGGCTTGTAGGGGGTGTTGAATTATCTTGTTCTGCTTCTTGTTCAGCCTGTTCTTTAAGCTTCTGCTTTGTATATTTAGCATCAGATCTAAGTTGTGAAAGATTAGCAAACCAGGTCTGAATTTCAGCAGGTGTAGGAGCTACATTATAAGCCTTTATATAATCCTGTATCTGCTTGAATACTTCTTTAATTGTATTATACTGTAACTGTTTTTCAGAAGCGCCAAGAAGAGCATTAAGAGAATCTAAACTGAATATAGTCTTATTGGTAAGGTCTATTCCAGCCGCTACAGCTTTACTAAGGCACTCTTGTTCTGTTTTATTATTTTTTATACTTGCTATTCTATCTATAAAGTCAGCCTCAACAAAAACACCCTTAGAAGTGCTCATTGCTGTACTAAAATTCTTTATAAAGTTTTTAGTATTGAATGCATGTTTGAGAGCTGTATTAATGTCAAATTTTGAATTATTATCGAGAAGATTAAAGATTTTCCTAGCTCTATCATCATTACTAGACCAGTAGCTATTAGGCTGTGTATTAATTCCGAGATCCTTTACTTTTGTAATTCTCTCGAATACTAAATTATCGTCTTTTCTCTTTCTCTGATGTCTACGCTGATTAACATTATATCTTCTTCTTGCAGAATTTACAACGTCCTTATGAATAGAATTAGACATTCCTCTAGTGAAAGACTTACCAAATTCAGTCTTCATAACAGGCTCGCCATTTTCATCAGTACCTTGTAAATCTTCAAATATCTTATTTACTCCAGCAGCACCTTTAGATGTATCTTTAGCACCGTCATAATTAGTATTAATAAGATCGATAGATTCTTTAATACTAGTTAATGCTTTCAATAAATCTGTCGTCTGGCTATTGATAGCTCCAACTGTAGCTTCAGCAGATATCCTATCATCTTCAGATAAAGTATCAGCGTATGCTCCAGCTTTAGAACTCTTTTCTTGCTTAAGAAGTGTAAGGATTCTAGACCTTTGTCTATCGCTTTTAAGATTAACATTCTTGAATCCTTGATCTTTGAGCATCTTTTCATATTTAGCAAGTCCAGAAGATCTATCTCTACCTCTTCTAGAACCTACAGATTTACGCAATGCTTTAGCTTCTTCTAAAACATTATATGCTTTTGTTACATCATCCTGGAAGTTCTGAAGCTCTTCACCAGAAAGCTTTTTACCATCTTTAGTCTTAAGCTTTTCTATAAGCTTCATTGCTTGATCAAGCTTACCATTATTTAATGCTTTCAGAATTTTATCTTTATCATTTCTTAAAGATATAAGACCACGATTTCTGAAATGCTTATCTACAATATTATTAAGCTGTCTCTGAGCAGTTCTTACAGCCTTACCAGCATCTCTTTCTGATGTAGTAAGTTCTTCAATACCTTGTATTATAGTATCTACTCCATAAGAAGTAACTTCGCCATTTTCATTCTTAATATCACCTACATGAGTTTCAGCTAATGCTTGATCTTCAGCAAGCATTCTATCTCTTCTGAAAGGATGAAGTATTTTACCAATCCAATTGCCTCTAAACTGCGTTTTATGTTGCTCTCTATATGCAAGACGTTCTTCAGCAGTCATATAATCAGCGGTACCACGTCTAATCTGACTACCTCTAATAGCATTACCTATACCACCTATAATCTTTCCAGGTGCTGAAAGTATACCTTTAAATATAGTAAATGGTAACTTTAAGAATCCTTTGGTAAATCTAGCTATAGGTCCAAATACCTTATCTCTAAGGAAATCACCCATAGGAATACCAAATGATTTTTCGAATACCCAGTTTAAAGCATTAGGAACTGCTGTAAGTACATCTTTTACAATGTGCTTCATTCCAGCTGTTATAGGTTTAATAGCTCCAGCTATAGGATCAACTATCTTATCTCTTATAAAATCTTTAGCTTTAGTCTTCATATCATTAGCAAAATCCTTAAGAGGATCTACAAATGATACCTGAAGAGCACCAAGAATACCACCTTTAAGTTTACCATCCTCATCTTTTACAGGATTACCATCTTCATCGATTTCTCCATATAAAAGCTCTTTAAATGTATTAGTAGTAGTAAACAGTCCACCTGCAGCTCCTAAAGCAGCACCACCTAACAAACCAAACGGTCCAAGTAATGCTCCAGCTGCAGCTCCGATACCCATTCTAGGAGCAGCTTTCTTGATCTTCTCCATTTTCTTTTCACGTTCCTCTTTAGGACCGAAAAGAGTTTCCATAAGATCTTCATTCTTAGCTGCAAATCCAGCTGCTGATCCCATAAGTATTCCAGGAATAGGACCTAAACCAGTAACTAATCCTGCAATACCACCTATTAAGCTAGTCTTTCTAACTGTAGGAATGGCATCTTTAAGATACTGCTGAGTTTTCTTAGAGATAAGGCCATTATCATGCTCAATATCACCAAAGATAAACTCATTAATAGCTTTATTATTTTTTACTATTCCAGCTACTGCACCACCAACAAGTCCTAAGAGAGGATTACCTAATAATAAACCAGCTCCAGTACCTATAGCAGTCTTAGCTGTAGTATCTGCAATTTTATTTACTCTAGCTATATTCTCAGGTTTAGCTTCATCATATTTTAACTTGTCAAGTTGTTCATGAAGCCATTTATTTTTAATCTTTTCAGGTTCAGATTCGGTTTTATTTTGTGCATTAGCTTTAGTCTGTTTAGCTTTTTGATCTTCTACATAGAAAGCTTCTTTAAGACTATTTGTAGTAAGAGCTTTATATGCATTCTTTACCCACTTTACAAACTTAGCGTAGATTGTGTAGTTTGAACCATATCCTTTAGGATCCGGATTCATGATATCTGCATAATTAGATTTATATCTATTAAACTCTTCATAGAGTACCAGGTATTCCTGTCCTAAAGCTATACCTTCATCTGTACCAGAAGCAATGAGTTCGCTAGCTTTCTCTTCGAGATACATATCAAGATATTCATATTGTTCTTGGAATTGAGCTTTAGCTTTCTCATTATTAAATATCTTCTTCTCGAAATCATATAATCCACCAGTCTCATCAGCATTAGCATTGAACTTCATATTCTTAGCCCATGCAACTGCTTTTTGCTGTTCAATTGCTTTCTGCTGTTTTCTTACATTTCTAGGCTGAGGATTATAGATTGTTGTTCCTTTAGGAACTATATGAGGTGAATATGACTCACCTTCAGTAACGGTTCTAGACCGTCCAGAGGGACTTATAAGTTCCTCACCAGGAGATAACATTGTAAACAAGTCAGACTTTGCTCTACCTGCAGTACCTTCTGCATGATAGATGCTATTAAAGTCATCTTCTGCTTGCATTTCAGCTAAGGCTTCTTGCCTAGCTCTATCTCTTTCTTTTTTCCTTCGTGCCTCTGCAGCTCGTCTATCATATATCTCACCAAAATTATATGAGAATGCTTTTCTAAACGGGTCTGCCCAGCCACCTGTTCTTCGACCATCTTCTCCTTTCGTACCAAGCACTGTATCTGCTATGGCATTTTTAGCATCAGAGAAGCGACCTCCAGTAATCTTATCTAAAGCATCTGTAACTGAATGGATTCCCCATTCATCTAATTTCTTCTTGAGGGGATCCAACAGTTTTTCATTAAGCCACTCATTAAGTTTCTTAAAGGTCTGCTTCATCTCATGGATTGTTTTTGCAAGCAATCCCTGTATTGGATTCCCGTCTTCGTCTACTTCATCATCTGCTCTTCCGAACATGAAATGATAAACAGACTCATCTGCTTTTCTAATAACATGCTCAAGCATCTTCATAGGAGCAGCAGCAAGTTTTTCAACTCCATGCTTTATAACTTCATATTTTTCTCCTATATCATGAGCATCTCTTAACTGTTCGAGGAACTTCTTAGAATCATAGTCTCTCTTAGCTTTGCTAGTATCATGGAAAATACTCCAAAACAGATTTTCTTCCTGACTATTAGCTTTTCTTCTTCTATCTTCTTCAATGGCTTTATCTGTAGTACGCTCCATATATGCTGCAGCACTACCATAAGCACCTTCTTCATATCGATTATAAGCAAATACTTTACCATTATTAAAATCAAATCTATGTGCTCTAATATAGTCCTCGTCTAATTTATGCTGTGCTTCTCTATACAAAGCCTCAGGGTCAAGATTAGTGGCATTTCCTCTGAGTGCAGTTATAGCATTAAAATCTGGAACATTAGGATTACCGCTATTATTATTTTTACCACCACCAATCTTATTAGTGGATAGATATTCTCTCACCCATGTTGCATTATCTTCGAGAGATCTAAGATAGTAGAATATATCATGTTTATATTCATCCTTAGCTTTAAGAATTGCCGCTCCTAGAGAATTCTGAAATTCTTGTTGATTGGCTTTTTTATTCTTATTAGGAGTGATATAGAGAGGCATCCCTGTTTTATCATTTATATGAGCATTAGAGAATATATCTTCTAATGCTGTCATAAATGCTGAGCTATCCATATTTTTTTCAAGCTCTTCCATTCTACGTGTATATGTCTCTCTTCCGCCAAGAGCCTGATTAGAAAGTTTTGTTGCTATCTTCTTCCAATCGGTTCCATTATTTTTGCGCTGAATTTCTTTGATAGCTTTTGCAATCATCTTTATATCATTTGCATCTACAGTAGTATCTCCAGATGATATTTCTCTTGCAAGCTGCGAAGTATAATCTCTACCCTTTTTAGTATATCGAGTCCAATCACCATTATGCTCATATATATCTTTATATATAGCATTTCTGACTCTTGTTAATCTCTCGTCCTCTTCACGAGTAGCACCTCTCACATTCTTAAGAGTAGCTTCTATTTCGCCTACAAATTCATTCATAGTAGACTTAATATGATCCATATACATAGTATCGAGCTTCTTAGTAGCATCTTCCATTCCAGTCCATTTACCACTAGAATAGTCAAAGACTCTTTCTTTATTACCACTAATAATAGCTTCTATTCTTCTAAGATATCCAGGTATTACATCTACTATGGCTTTTCTAGTTATTCCATCGAAAGGTACAGGGCCTTTGTTATATTTGCCTACTTCAACTTTAGTCTTCCTACGAATCTTAACACCAAAAATTTCTCCAAGAAACTTAGTAATCGGAGAATCATCTTTCTCAGCCATATTATTCAACTTTGCTATAGTTGTTGATACAAGACCAGAAAGTGTATCATTAAGACTCTTACTAGCGTTTTTGGTAGCTTCAGGAATAAGATGATTTACAAACCATTTTGGAATAAACTCAAGTGGTGATGATACAAACTGAGCAAGCATGTTTGCATCTTCACCAAATCCACCATTAAAGAGCATTCCAGCTGATGAACTGGACATCTTACGATTTATATTACTCTTTACATTCTTGACATATTCTTGAAGATTAAGTACGCCTCTATAATCTACTATATCAGAATAACTCTGCTTCTTTTTACCACTAGCATTCTGTTCTGCTTTACGCTGTGCATTGTAGAGATTTCTCTGCATATCAAGAAACTCTCTCATCATTGCATGCATTTCATCTACAGCTTTACCAGTTCTTTCATAATAAGTTTTCTGGTTATCTGCCATGGTTTTAAGCATCTGATTAGTATTATTTATAGTCTTACCAACCAAGCTAGTAGTTTCAGCAACAGCTTTAATACCAGATATCATCTGCACATTCTGTGTAAAGAATATTCTATCACTAGCCTTTTGATTACTAATGACTGCAGATGCAGATCTAGCAACAGTATCAGAAACTAACTCTCCTGATAATCTAGTGGATTTTTCTACGGCTTCAATTACAGCCTTGTCTCCTTCTGCGATATCTCTATTTGCAAGTCCTTTTTCAAACTCTTCGATATCGAAGTCATCAGACATGTCAAATCCACCCATAGTGGCAGCTATTTCTTCAGCTCTAGCTTTATTATAGAACTTACCAGTTTTAAGGTCTTCAAATAAAGCTTTAATACCTATATCGGCAGCTTGATATACTTTACTCTGTTTAAAATTAGTCTCTATCTTATTGATAGTAGTCCTATAATTTCTAACAGAACTATATGCTGCAGTGAATACTTCCTTATTAGTATTAGCAAAATTATATATAAATTCATTATCTTTTTCAAGCACATCTGAAGTTGCATAAACTACAGATTTGCCTACATTCTTTAGATAGTCTGTAACTTTACTTAACACGTGTAAAGTCCTCCTCTCTTAAAGCATTTACTCTAATGTTCAGGCTATCAATATAGCCGAGAGACACAAAAACGTCCGTATAGCCTAGCTATACGGACATATATTTACTTTATATAAGTCGGACAAGGAGAGAATACTCTGATACTCTCATGAGCCGGAACAGTAGCTTCAGCAGTTTCACATCTCGGTGAACCATCATCATTAACTCCTACTCTCTTAGGATAATGACGAGTCTTTGCTTCAACTACCTTCTTAGAGATAGAGATATTAGAACTCTCTGTAGCTCCAAGCGGAATCTTTCTTCCTGTAGACAGAGCTGTATTGATGTAATCCTTAGAGAAGTCTATCATAGTAATTGCATCAGACTTCTTAAACTCATATCCATCTACAAGCTGTTCTGCCTCAGAGTTAGTAATCTTAGTTGTAGATGCTACAACTCCAGATATCATAGATCTGATTTCCTGTGACGGGCAACGCTCGCCAACCTTACCATTCTTGTCATAAATACCTACCTTGAATTCTTTATCATTCAAAAGGGCTTTCATGACTCTAATCTCGTCACGAGTAGAAGAGGATGTCTGAGAAAGTCCAGAACGGATTTCATCAATGATCTCTTTTACTCCCTGCTGTTTTACATCCATTGTACGTTTCCTCCTTATATGGATTGATTATATATTATGGTTATCAGTATTTTTATCTGTAACCTTATTACCTTCAAATATTAACGGATAGTCTGGATATATCTTTTTCATTTCCTGATCTCTTTTAGCAGCCTCTACAAGAGTCCAGTGTTTTGGTAACTCAACTTTTACAGGCTTTACATCAGACTTCTTTATTAGGTTCATTTATTTCACCTTCTAATTCATCAAGATGAATAAAAACTTTAATAGGTTTTCTAGGTTTGCCTTTCTCTTTAATCCACCTATCTATATCCTCTTTAGACATAGTGGTTAAGAGTTCTATAAAACTACGTTTAGTCATATAAGCACTCCTTATCGTAGATTATTTACATGTTTAGGCTATTATTAAAAATTAATCGACTATAGGGAGGTATATGTGTCTATGTAAAAGTATAATTGGTAGATTATATATTATAATAGTGATAGGTAATGGTTCTAGCTTATAGCTAGTAATTTAAGGAGGAATATATCATGAATAATACTGAAATTGCAAAGCCTGTAACTATGAGAATGAAAACAGAAACGTTTGATCTTTTTAAAGAGGCCGCATATAAGAGAGGTATAGCTATTGGCGAGGTTGCCGAGCTTGCTATAAATAAATTTTATAGAGAAGATACCCCGCAATTCGTATTCAGCGTCCTGGTCAATAGACTAACTCCTAACAATTTCAAGAAAATGGAAAAATATCCTTGTGATAAGATACTTTTTGAAACTAAGAATATCGTTTTTGAAAACGCTGAGGATTATGGAAAGGAGTTGAAGCAAGAGTTCAATCTTAATGTAGATATGTCTAAATATGAGGTCGGAGCTTCGTTAAAATTAGGTAGTAAAAATAATAATCTCATACTTCAGGAGACATTATATCTAAGGCGAATAGGTGATAATGATTATGATGTATATAAAGCTACCATATCTGAACTAGAGAGTTTAGATGATATAATTAATAAAGTCAGCAAGTTTGCCAAAACAATCGATATAATAACCATACTTGGACTATAAGTTGACAAAAATAAAACGGGGCACTCATAGCCCCGTTTATTTTTACTTACTTTATTAAACTTTTAAGCGTAGCAAAAGTATATTTGATTGTTGTATTGTTTACTTTTATTGATGCATCACTGAAAGGAGTTTTGTTATAGAACTCAACAAAGTTCCAATTCTTTTCAGTTTGCATTACTGTTTCCATAGTACTATAGAATACATTAAGTATTCTAGCTCTACAGTCAGTAAGCTCTTTACGAGCTATATCTTTATTATGATTCTTATTAAGAAGCTTTTCTATAGAGGTATTCATGAACCACAGCTTACAGCATTCATATTTCATACCTTCTATATTATTAGTCTTCTTATAAAGCTGAATCAATTTATTAGATTCTTCGAACTCCTGAGCATAGTCTAACTTCTTAAGCTTATTCTTATATATAAGAAGATTACCCTCGTTATCAAACTGTGCAGGGAATAACTTAGCTTCTAATACTACTAATTCAGTACTAGGTTTGATAAAGGTCTCATATATGACTTTATTGTTAGCATTTAAAGCTTCAGAGTTTTCTCTAAGCTTATATACATCTTCATCATGTATAAAGTCTAATACTAGATTTGACTCAAGTATATTGACTTCCTGTTCTTTAAGAACTTTAATCTTACCAGACTGTTTAACTCTAGCAAGTTTATTTTTTACAACATGCTGATTATATTTCTTTGCTGGACCATCATAGACCTTATATATCTTACCCTTATTAGATTTCATAGAATCATCTATATCTTTAGGAGATACTATTCCTCTAGAAGCTTTAGTAATATTAATATCTGCAGATTTAAGAATATTGTGTACAAATGTACTACATACTTGATCATATTGAGATTTAGCATCTCTAGTTCTATCAAGAACATAATCAAATAATTTTCTAAAATCATAATGAGATTTCTTAATATTATTTTTATAATCATTTATACTATACTTAAGTTTATCCATTATATTATTCTTTACAAAGAAAGCATATACAGTAATATCATCATCAGCATAAGACTCTATAGTTTCATTAGAGAAGCCATTAGCAAGATATGTATAGTTCTGAGACATATCTGCATCAAATCCTATACTTGCATGAGTATATTCTGATCCTGTAAATACTTTAATGATATCTGATCTTAATTTTCTACCTTTATCGAGAATAATATAAACAGGACTTACATCTCCATCATCTATAGTTTTATCTATATATACTCCAATAGGATCATTATTGGTATACGTAAGATCTACATGATCATACCTATTAGAATTCATTTCTAATATAGCATTGATCTTCTGGGTAGCAAAGATTCTATTTTGCTCAGAGAATTCTATTTCAGGATTCCATCCGAGCTCAAGTATAGATTGCTTTCTAGCATTGATCTTATCTATATCGCCAGACTCTTTTATAGAATCAAAGTCTCTATAGAGTGATCTCAACTTTTGCATCCATTTAACTGTATAGTTCTCATAAACTAGCCCATCAAATTGCTGTATATAATTAGTAAACCACTGATCCGTTGTTACACCATCATCAAGAGTAGTATTATCTGGATTAGAAGAATAGTAATTCTTATCTCCAGCAAATACTCCAAGGTCTAATAACTGATCAGGAGTAAAATAAGGTGTATCTTCAAGCTTTCTAGATAAATCTGTAGATGCCTTTTCTAATATAGCATCACTTATAACCTTGTCAAGATAACAAGTTTCAGACATATGAAAGTATCTAGGATCTCTTATAATGTTCAGCTTATAAAGTATATTAGCTTTTTCGATATCTGATGTAGCTTCATACAAGCAGTTACAGAGTTCCTGTACAGTAGATGTATCTGTAGGCATATCTGCATCCATTACAAACTTCTGAAATTCTTTCATAGATATTCCATATTTAGGTTTAGGATAAGGTTTGCAGAATATCTTCTGAAGTTTCGATGCATCATTTTTTATAAACCTAACCACCACATCAGATAGAGCATCTTCAAAAGAATTACAAATATGAACTCCTTCATACTCTCTCCACGAATATTCAAGCCATACCCACTTCTTATTATCTTCAACCAATATAAAAGTATGTGTAGGACCATCTACTTTAGCTTCAGGAAGATATCCTAAATAGAAACTCTGAGGATGAAGACCTTCTTTTTCAAGTAATTCTCTTTCATACTCTACAAAGTCATAGCATATTCCGCATCTATACTTTTTCAACTGACTTGGAGATAAAAGTTTCCAATAGTTATAGAACCAGTTATCATCATCAAAATTATCAGGATTTGTTTTAGCAATATTCTTACCAGACTTATCAGGATATCCATAATCCATACCCTGCATACTTTCATATACTTTGTATATAGAATTTATTGTAGACTCTCGTAAAGGTGTATCAGACTTTATGTCATCTAGCTCATCTTCTTCAGAGTGTTTATCATAATAGTCATCTCTATCTATGCAGTAATTCATCTCAGACCTAGCTCTATTATATCTAGTAGGAATATCCTCACCATATAACTCAATAGACTTCTGATCTATCTTCTTCCTATTAGCTTTAGGTGTAGATATATACTGATTATATACATCAGTAAACCTAGCTTCATATCTAGTATCAGCATAAGTAAGCATAGGAAGATTTGTATCTATAGACCAAGCTTTTGCAAGCTCATCTGCATCTTCTACAGCAGCTTCATTCTTAGGATAGTAATAATCATTAGGTTCTATGATTTCTACATTATGCTTCCACCAATTCTGCTGTTTAGAGTTCATATTATTTATTTCTCTTTTCATCATTTCATATCTATGATCATTATCATAACCATATATACGAATTGACTCTTCATCAGATCTATGTCTCTGATCATGCTGTACATCCATAAAAGCTGCATACATATCTTCCAATTCTCTCATATTGGTAGTATACTTAATCATAGGAAGATTTGTAGAACTCATCCACTTATCGGCTAAAGCATTCTTTTTAGCCATATCAGCACATTTCTTGTAATCGAATGATATAAGTTTAGGAGTAGGTCCAGCATTAGGATCTACTATAGTCTGCTTATTTGCTTCCATTTCTATCCTCCTCTATCATAACAGGAGCTGTATTGTTAGGACCGAAGCGATTATTCTGTATATTATCAACTTCAACCCTATGATTGTTTAGATATTCAAGGTCAAGGTATATGACTATATAAGTATCACCAAGATGTGCTTTCTCTTTAGTGGTTAACTTAAGAGTCTCCCATTCCATGTGATAATCTAAACGCTCGCCATCATTATATAACTCTATATCTATAAATCTTCTCGGATTTATATGTATTTCAAGAGCATGCTTAATAAGTCTAGCGATCTCATTTCCTTCAAAGAAGTCTTCAAATTCAATCTCTAAGATCTTATTAGGATCATCTTCATACTCTGAATATAAGTATGCATTCCACCCATCAGGATTAGTAGGCGGAATATAGAACTGCCTTAAGTTATATACAGTCTTAAACACATTATCAGAAGGTTCCAAATCTTTTCCAGTATTAGCACTTAATACCTTCTGAGCTGTATGGTATATATAATAGTGTGCACTAGGAAATCTAACTTTACAGTTCATCTCTATAGTATATTTAGAGGTGAGCGAATTTAATCTTTCACCCTGATCTCTAGATATACTATCAGCACTTATCCAGACATACATATTATCCATTCTTGTAAAGAACTCATTATGTCCATTTACACAACGGTGCTTATAAAGAATAGGAAGCTGCGAATGTCTATTAAGATATGATAAGAATGCTATAGGATTCTCTATCTCGCCATTCTTAATCTTATATCCAGCATCTAAAGCTATAGAATACATAAGTTCTCTAGGAAGTACATAATCCATACTTATATATTCACCCTGAGTATATCCAACTCTATACATCAACTTCATTCTCTTAAAGAGATCCATCTGCTGAGCAAGAGTTTCTACTCTAACTTTAAATACAAAGTTCATAGATATTAATGTCAGTATCGCAGAAATATATCTATCATTCTTCATATCCTTAAAGAATGAATCCTGATATTTAGATCTTCTGACCATTATATCTGCACCCATAAATGAATCCTCTAACTGTTCTCTATTAAAGTCGTCATCTATAGTAGGTATTATGGCAAGAGCACCCTGATCAGGTCCAGCTTTCATCAGTAATCTCTGTCTATCTTTAAGATTAAACTCATCGAATACATGAGATCCATCTACATATATAAACTCATAATTATCACCGAAGAAGTGTTTATTAAACCTCTTCAAAAACCAACTCTTCATATACTCTATACATAAAGAGTAAGAGAATTCCATAGACGGTGTTATAAGAAACGAGTTTAACATTCGTCTAGGCTCATAGTTTAAAGAAGATACTTTTCTATATCTTTCATAAGGCCACTGATTATCAGCCATATTAATACCTCCTTTTTAGAATAGTATTAATGGTATGTTGCGGGTAGTAATTTAATCCGTTTTCAAATATATAATATATAGATGTAAGAAAGCCTTGGTATTCAAGTAAAGGAGGATTTATATGAATATCGCTAAAGTAAAACTTTCACACAACTTTTCAAACAAGGAGATTAAAACTATATGTGGTATACTCGACCAAGAAAAGATTGAGTATCTTAACAAGGACTCTCCAAGAATATTCAAATCTCCTGGTGGATTAAAGTTAAATTATCTGGACGTTCTGATATTCAATTTATCAGACTACTCCAGAATAATTGAAATCATAATAAATGCATTAAAAGATACCAGACAACCAGATTACGATGGTGATATTTTAGCTAACTTCGTTATAGATTTTACCGAAGCTGGAATGCCATTTATGTCTGGATGTGTAGTAAGCTACCCTGATATAATGAGGTCTAATACTGTAGAAAGAATATATGAGGTGGAGTTATGAAGATAGTAGTATATCATAATATATCAGATATTCTTATGGAGAGTATCTGTATAAAACTTGGAGATTTGTCATGGTCTATGAAGAATAGGAAAACTTATACATCTTCAGAAACTTTTAGAGTTAAAGACACCCATCTTTTATATGGATTCCATAAATCTTTCGAGATAGATAGAAATGAGTTCCAAAAAGTATGGGAAGTAATTCATGATAGTATAATATCTAATGCCGATGAAACAAATATCGAAAATGGCATAATAGATAATGTATGTCTTGACTATACTGATTGCCTGCTTCCTATAAAGACATTAATAGCTATTTCAAAAGATAGAGTATATTCAATAGAAGTTGATTATTTACCATAAAAATAACCCGTGGAGTGATCCACGGGTTTATTTTTTATTCTAAGTGTATGAAAGGATTAATTATAACCTTAGTATCTTCATTTCTAAGATTATCCAGCCTAGTCTGTAAAGTAGATTGTAACTCCTTCAGATCAGGCTGTTTATATTCACCTTCAGGAATTATATAGATTCTATTCTGTTCGAATACTGTATAATGAGCAGTATTATCCTGATCTCCTATTTCTTCAAGTCTATCAAACTTGTCAAGTAGTTCAGGATCTATGAAGTTATAATATAGATTTACAAACCTCTTATAATTACCATACACTTTCTCATTAGGAATGAATATATAGTTATTATGTACTGCTTCATGTGCAGTCTGAGACAATGGTATTAAACCTACCATAAGATTATAATGTAAATACATTACTTCCTTAGAGGTAAGTTCAACATCGAGTGGTTCATGCATCTGTATTCTTTTTTCTAATACAATATGAATGATATCATCTATAGTAAATGGATGATGATGAAGTTCTATTTTAACTTTACATCCATTACCATAGTTCTCGACATTCTCTAAGAAAGAGCATCGTCTCATATCCATATTTTCTTTAAGGAATGCTACCATAGCATGATATTCATAGCTACTTCTAGCATCTCTCTTAACGTCTTCTATATATTTCTTTCTATCTTTTTCATCATAAAGATCGTAGTCATTTACAGAGTACATCGGAATATCTGATGATATAAGTATCTGAGTATTGGTATTCTTGTCTGCTGTGACTACCTGATCAAAGTCGCGCATATACTCACCTACTTTCTTACATATATGTTCGACTAAACAAAAGGAAGGCCGGTGCTCTTGCACCGACTATCCTTTTTATTATATATCATCCCTAGGAGGCGAATGGTGTCATTCTTCCTCAGCCTTAGCTTTAAGACCTTCTGCAACTTCTTCAGGAGTTACTATCTTCTCTACAGGATTTCCATTTTCATCACGCTTAATAACCCTAACATCCTTCTCCATATTCTCTCTAATCTTTTTATCAAGATATGCAGAGAGTGTAGCAAGGACATCTACATTACCGGCTTCATCCTTATTATTCTCAATAAGGCTTGTCAGAGTAGTAGTAAACATCGGGTTATTAGACTGCACACTGAAAGACGGACGTCCAGTAACAGCTACTTCAGTTCTATAATCCTCAGGAAGAGTAATCATAGAATAGAATTCTGTAGTGTTAGGGAAGATCATCTGAATCTTAGCATTGATATTATCAATAAAGTCATCTACCTGCTTGATACGAGTAGCAGCAAGAGATACAGCATCCACAAGCTCTTTCTCAGTATATACCTTTTCGGTAGTACCATACTTACCATCTCTTACATTGATAATATCCTGAATAGTAATACTATTGCCATTTATAATTCCGATAGTATCTTCAGGCTTAGCATCAACAAAGTCTATATTAGAAGATGTGATAATAGGAAAATATCCAGCTTCAGACAGATTACTAGCTATCTGTCTAAATGTTTCACTTGCTTCATCATTAAAAGACTCTGTTGCAGCATTAAGCAGCTTGATATGGATTATAGGTCTGGGATCATTAGTTTTCTCTTCTGTCATTTCTACAGGCTCATCTACAGCCTTAACCTCTACAGGTTCAACCTCTGTAGGTTCTTCATTTACTTCTCCGATCTTTTCGATCTTTACTTCTTCAGTCATCTTTATTATCCTCCTCGATGATTTCTTCTGTTGTTTCAAGAACCTCTGTAGCCTCATTAGCAAGCTCTGCAGATTTATATATAGGTTCAAGATAACAATACAAGTCCGTAGTATGTAATTTATCTTCTAATATCTCATGAAGAGCATTATAGATAATATTAGCATACATTCTTATTTCTGCCTGAGCAGATTTTGCTGTTCTAAGTTCAAGGAACTTTAACAGCGATCTATATGTGAAGGTCATATATACAGGACCACACTGAGAGTTCTGAGGTAAATATCCTCTAGCATCTTCTCTATCAAGACCCTGATCTATAAGCTGACCGTATATAGGGGTAAGCATATCACCTAATTCTTGGAGAGTAAGACCATTAAAAGCTTTACCTCCAATGGTGATATTATAAGTTTTACCTTTATACTTATCTTTAAAAGTATCTGGTGAGTTAAATCTAACCTTATCGGACAGATCTATATATCTACCAGATGCTTGAGTAGTACCATTTCTATGACGAGTAAGCTGCTGGGTGATTATTCTAGACATGTTGTTGAACTTGATAGTTATAGTAGCCATATCAAGATAATCATCCATACCGAAACCAAAGTCATCACATTTATTTTCAATATCTGTAATATCATCCATATTGCAGATATCTACTAATTCACTACCAGAATCTACAGGATGAAGTTCTGAGTAATCTTCTTCATCTTCTATAGGTTCTCTACCTTCTTCAAATTCATGATCAGTCATTATAGTAGTGAAACGATCTTTAAGAACGTAATCATCTATAAGATCTATCCAGAATTCTCTAGGAGTTATTTCATATAGTACTTTTGCTATCATCTGAGCACATTTATTATTCCTATCAGTAAGGCTTCTAAAAAGATGCTTATATCCTCTAATAGAACCTCCTATAAGAATGTGATACTCAACTACCTCACCATCTTCATATCCATTAACTATTCTTGTATTCAGATATCTGAAGCTAAGGCTAGCATAATCTTCAAGGTATTTCTTATCTATTATAAGAAGCATTGTTATATTACCATGCTCTAATATAGATTCATGTCCTGTAGCAACTCTCTTACGAATGAATTCTTTCTTCTCTTTATATGTCTTTGCAGGAGGTTTATCCCAGCAAATCTTAGTAGCATCATGTATAAGAGTAACTGCATCATTATATGAAATCAATTCTGCTATACATATTCTTTCATTTGCTGTTGTAAGTTTGAATATTTTATCAAGAAGCCCCATCATCGTTCTCCTTATTATAATTAATTACATTGCTAGCTTCTGCTGCTAGCTGTTCTCTAATTCTATCCATTACATTCTTTCTAGGATCAGATATCTGTTCATTTGCATCATATGCACAGAACTTAGACTCTTGTAATTCAGGAGCTATCATTACTATGAATCTTAATGCTCCTTTTACATTATATTTTCCAAGAGTTCCTATCTTATATTTATTGCTAGGAGATTTTTCTGTCCAAGTTATATCTTTCCTAAGAGCATCAGCATCTTTACCAGAAAGATAGCAGTATATATTAGTAGGTTTTCCTTCAATAAGAATCTCAGCTTTAAAACCTTCTATAGCAGTTATTAATTCAGATCTAAGATTTTCATCAATCTGTTTCTTTTTCTTCATCTGATTTCTCCTTAGAAGAAGTAGGTATTAGAGTAGGTATTACTGTATTCTCCATATATTTTGAAGCTAATTGTTTTACAACCGCATCTATATCTTCCTTATTTTCTACTCTAGGAACTTCTAGACGAGTATCATAATCATAGTTTCCAGTATTTAAATCTGATGAATTAGTTATACCTTCTTGGATCTTATAATCATTATTCTCTATATAGAGAGTAATAAGTTTTATTGTTTCACTATCTTTATAGTATTCCTTTAACCTATCTATATTCTCAGGTTCTCTTATATGTACAAAGATTATAGATAAGATATAGTCATTAGTATTATGTATTTTTTGTGTAATATACTTAAAAGAAGCATCAAACCATTTATCCAAATATTGTTTGATTTCTGCTAGCATATTTCTACTAGTAGGATCTTTTCTAGTATTCCAGTGATATTCCCTAGCAAGATTTACTGCTGGCTGAATACTAGAGAAATTATATATTTTAATTGAATAGTAGTGATCAGAAATATAATCTTTGCATTTTTCTATAAATGTATCTTTTCCTATTCCAGGAGCTCCATTTATAACTACTACTAGTTTTTTCTCCATAGGATATTTCATTCCTTTCTATATTATAGGAATATTGATTAACTTAAAGTTCTAGAATATATAGTTTTATAATTAGAATTCAAAAAATAAAAGATCTCTGGCAATTAGCCAGAGAATTCATCTCTACTTGGAAATGATAATGGTCTTTATAACCCCTTTGTCTTGTCGATTTTCATATGCTTAATCTTTGTTTTTATTGCAGTGATTAAATTCTTTCAGAATTTAATCACTGTTCAAGTAAGTACAGTAAGTTAAGTAGCTCATTTCGATTTGTAGATGATTTTTATATATCTATTAGATTTTAGTTTTCTTGGATGTTTTGTCTTCTGTAAAAAGTAATTTTTTGGAAATAAGCAAAATTTAAAAATCTCACTTATATATTATAATAGTGAGTAGGATAACAATAAGATTGGAGGTGATATCTTAGTAGTCTTATATTAGTAGCCTTTCCTATATAAGATGAATTGGAAGATAAAACAACCCAGGAGTGACACATACACTCCTGGGCCATTTAAATGAAAGGTAGGTGACTAACAATGTTTTATGTCACATCTCCGGACTATACAGGTCCAGCTGTTTATGCAGACCCTAAACTGCAGAACAATGGATGTTAATCACCAGAAAGGGCGGGGTTATCCTCGCCCTTTATTTTTTAGTTGTATAGGTAGTTATAGATTACATTTCTCTTAGGTTCTTCCATTTAAGACCATTCATCTCTTTAACCTTACGGTCAAGTTCAATCATAATCTTATTTATAAGACCATTTCTGAATACAGATGTAACCATTCGAGCATTTACAGAACTCATTGCAAGGAATGATTCTATAGGTTCATCAGGTCTAAACTCTGATGTAGGTTCTTGTCCTTCAGGGAATATATCCTGAATTACAGATTTAAGAGCTGAGTTCATTACAGTCTTATCTCCTATAGACATATCATCCACATATTTAAGATAGAATATTATCTTTACAGAGTCAGCTGCATCTTTAAGTTTACCAGTAGCTTCAAGCTTATAGTTAGAGTCATATTCTTTAGCCTTTTCAGGATCATACTTCTCTATAACCTTTCTGGTTTTATTGATATTAGACTCATAAGAATCTACTATCTTTCTTAAAGAGTCAGAGAGTTCTTCTTTCTCTACTGTACGATATATAATAATATCTTGTACAATACCAGTGATCTTAGATCTTACAGGTATTCTACCGATATCTGTAATTACATCTTCATCATCTGTAAGATTCTTCAGAAGAGCGTTTACATCAGCATCGTCAAATGCATGCTGGAAGATGATTAATGGATCACCTTCCTGAATAGGTTGACCTTTCTTTACTATATTATATACATTAGTATTCTTAGGAAGTACTACTTCTTTCTCTACCACTACATCTGAAGACATAGCTTTAGCAAACCATGTAGACATAATACCAGAGTCTTCATAGCCTTCCTGAGTTGTACATATAGCAACCTTAGTAAGCATACCATTATTAAGAGTAGGATTATCATCATATCCAATCTTAGAAGTATATGATAACTTATCGAATGCTACTATCTGATTATTCTTTATTCTGTTTCCTGCTTTGAGATCTGTATCAAGTTTTACAGTAACAAAGAATCCACCATCAGAGTTCTTATATACCTTCTCTCTAAGATCTACAAACTCATGTGTACCGTCGGTATATTCAAGTACCATATAATCATCTTCTTTTATAAGTACTTTACCATTACCTTTAGACTTATAGGAGAATACATCAGGAGACATATATCCTATAGCATCATCAGCACCATTAGTTACAAGGTTAGGAGATCCATGTGCAACTCTCATAGAGTGTTTAGATGTCTGTACAAGAGTCATTGCAGTACGGAACGGATCATCAGATACAGTTCCAAAAGGAGTCAATGCTTCTGTAATACTTAAGCTGTTTACATCATTCATATCTTCCTTATTTGTAGTCTGTTTAATAAATCCTCTAGTACCCTTTATATTCATATCTATAGTAGTCTGTCTATTTACACCAACAGTAGATGCAAATCCTGTAGACATTGCTAAGAGATTAGTCATAGAATCATCATAAGTTCTCTTGTCAAGACCATAAGATCTATCAGAGTTCATACCAGATAATCCCTTAAAAGATACATTATGGGAAGTTTCTACATAGTTAATCTCAGAGATAGTAGAGCTATCAGTAAGAGTATTCTCTAAGAGTACAGAATCTATAATAGCAGACTGCTTCATAGACATTGTAGCTCTAGCAGATCTCTTCTTCATAGTACGATAATCTGCATAAGCTTTTGCTATACATTTATAAGCATGTGCAGCAATTATCTCAGCATATCTATATCTATTACCAGAAAGATCTGTATGTCTATTATACTTATTATCTGCTAAGAGCATATTAGCATATGCAAGCATTGTGCAATAGTCATCAGGTAAACCATATTCAGCACATACTCTCTTAGTGATAGGATCAACCATAAGATCATAGAAGTTATCAAGACCATCTGCTCTGATTCTACCACCAAACTCATCTAAGAAGTTAACCCACATTGCTTTAGTATTGATCTCTTTTATAGAATATGACTGAGTATCACATTCTTTAAGACCATTCATAAGTAATGAAGATGAATAGTTGAGCTGATATATAAGATATCCATCCTGAAACTTGATTATATCATGTCCGAAAGTCATTACATCATATACTTCTTTAGGACAAGTATCAGGATTTTTAATTAAAGTAGAAGGATTCTTATCAGTAAGAGCATACTTTATATTAGCCTTCTTAAGAGCTGTAGTAAGTCCTTCATTATATCCCATAATTACTATTACAGGAATCTCTGTATTAAGGATACTAGCCTTAGAATAAGTATACTTTACGCCAGCTTTAGTCTGGCTATAAGCTTCCTCGAACTGACTATCATTATTCAAATAAATAAGAAGCTTATTAGAGAATGTCCAATAACCTTCATCCCAGTAAATAACTTCCTTCTTAGACTCATCATATCCTATAGGAAGGCCTTTATTAGGATCTATTTTATATTTCTCTCTAAGTTCATCCTGGTTAAAGTAGAATTTCAGTGCACCGATAGTTATATAGTTAAACTGAGTAGCAAAATCTATATAATCTATAGGTAATTCATACTTAGCACAGATCTTAGAATTATCTCCAGTAGACCATTTGATCTTAGTTTTACCTTCAATCTTCTTAAGAGCCTTGAATATTCTATCTGCAGTTTCAAAAGATTTACCAGCAGATGTGCCATAAGTTCTTATAAAGATCTTATTGTAGTTAGAAGTAATCTGACAAGTATCAGGATCAGTCTTAATGATAGGAAGATTCATAAGCTGACCACCAAGAGCCTTATCATTACCTCTAAGTCTTAACAGATTACCATTCTTAAACTTAGGAAGATCAAATTTAAGAGTAAATCTTGAACCATCTACATCTTCCAATGCTACAGTCCAAGTCTCTATAAGATCTTCAGAGGTTGTAGTATTCTCTATATTGATATCTCTTACAGATACAGGTATTGTCTTAGTAGCAAGAGAATCAAGAATAGCTACAATATCTTCATTCATATTATAATCTTTATTGAAGTTCATAAACTTCATATGCTGCCATTCTTCATTTACAGAATGTATAGGCAGAGCTGTTTCAGTAAGTTCTTCAGAACCAGAAGTCTGATATTCATCAAGCATCTGTTTTACAGATATGCCATCAATCTTCTTCTGATGGAACTTATCATTCAGTTCAATCATTCTAGAAGCTCTAGCAGCAGATACTTTAACTGCATTATCTTCTTCTGCAGCAAGATCTATAAGAAGCTGCTTAACGAATTCATCATTATCAAGATCTTCTATAGCTTCTTCAGCATTATTAGATCTAGCAGCTACAGTTTCTATTCTTTCTACCAATTGTTTCTTCTTTTCATCGCGCTCTATTTCAAGCTTAGTCTTAGGAGAACCAGTCTCTTTAAACTCTTCTTTATTCTTCTCTGCTTTAGAAGCAAGTTGAGTTTTAGTAGTATCTTCAGCTTGACCCTTCTTACCAGTAATATAATCAATCTTTATATGCTGAGTCTTCTCAATACGATTGATTATATCTGTAGTGATAGCCTTTGTAGAGTCTACCATAGGATCATCTTCTTCAGGATCTTCAGTTATAGTCTGTCTAGCAGCAAGACTATCAGTAAACATCTTAAACTTCATAATCTGCTTCTCATTGAACTCCTGAAGATCAAGTACAAAGTAACCCATATCTCCTAAGAAGAATATCTTACACTTACCCCATGAAGATTTAAGCATATTAAGCTTCTTATTCTTCATCATATAATAGAGTACAGATATAGGATTTATAGATTCTTTATAGTTCCATATATGTCCACCAGAAGGTTTCCATGCAGATATAGGAATAAAGATAGATTTATTAGTATATCCACACTCCGCTAAGCGTTTATCATCTATATATCTATCCATATAGTCAAAGTAAAGCTTAGCAGCTTTATCAAGTTTATAGAAGTTGTTTCTGAAGAATGCATCTGTATAGTAGTAAGTATCTATAAACAGATTCTTCTTAGCATAAAGCTTATACTGATATCTTGTATATCTTATCCAAGGACATCTTTCTTTGATATCTTTGTAGATATCATTTATATCCTTGACAGACTTAAGTCTATCCTGATATAAGAGTCTCTTCAGAACTCCATTGTTAGACTTAGTAGCCTCATAGAATACCTCTTCATCAAGCATCTCATTGAAGATAATCATTCTGTCATGAGACTGAAGTCCAAGTGTAGTGATCTTAGCATCTTCACCAAGAAGATATCCAGGATTATACTGAGTATCTTCTTTTAAAGTTTCAGAGCTTCCTATATAATAAGTAGTATCTATATGAGACTTATAATCTTTCTCAAGACCCTTGATAAGCTTATTATCTATAGAGTACCACTTAAAGTAGCTGAATACACCCTTATAGAGAGTATGAGTAGTGAAGCCATCTTCTCTTCTGAGTCTATTGATAGCAGATGTGAGAGCAGAAGTTCCTTTTATTATAAGAGGCCTACCATAGATTAACTCTCTAGGTACATCTCTATATATCTGAATACCTTCCATAACGAAACGTTTTTCAGGATAAGACTTTTCAGCTTTCTTAAGTATATAAAGTAAGCATTGGAGTGTAAGCTGAGCTGTAGGATCTTTGGATCCAGACTTCTTTATATCTACATATTCTCTATATGCTTCACATTCATCATATAGAGTCTTGCCAAACTGAGTATAAGTGTGAATTACACCCTGATATAACTGATCGAGAGATATAACCTCTACATTATTATACTTTCTAGAAAGTGTAGACTTTCCAGAGCCAGAGAATCCTGTGATATAAAGTATATTATTATACTTATCAGATCCCCACTTATCGAGATTAAGTTCTATATCCTCCTTAGAGAATATCATATTCTCATGAATAGATTCCTGAATCTCTTTAAGATCTTTATTTACAGATACATTATCTTTATAATCTCCTTCAGCTCTCTTCATAAGAAAGTCTCGGATATTATATATACATCTGTTATTCTTTACATTAGGATATCCTACATTAATACACTTACTAGGATCAGTTATATTCCAGTATACTGTACTAGAATGAAGATGCCCGCAGAAGTTTAACATATTCTCATCTACATCGCAAGGATAATGAGAGAACTTCCACTTTCTTCCGTCAGCATTTGTAACTGTAAGTCTACTATTTACATAGGTAATACCACAATCTATATAATCAGTAAGCTTAAGTATATCATTATTACCCAGTATGAGTACTATATTCTTGCACTTAAGAGAAGATGTAAAGTATTTAAGCTTTTTCTTGTCCTCTTCCCTAGAGCCAGTATCCATAAGGTCGCCACAGATTATAAGTACATCTGTAGGCTTAACTTTAAAGTTAATCTTTCTGATTAACTCATCCACATACTGTTTACCATGATCATAATCTTTAAAGAGATGGAGATCTGAGGTTACATAAGCATGATCCTCATCAATAAGATTAATAATCTTAAGCTTTTCACCTTCTATAGATTCCATATCTTTTATATCTTCTTCACTAGTAAATCCTATAAACTGCATCTGCATATTGGTATCTACTATAGTACGATCACCTTCAACACGTTCTAATATAGTAGATCCAAAATATACATTAGACAAATCATTTACAGATTCATCTACAGCTTCCATAATAGGAATATATTCGTTATTATATTCTCTTATAAGATGATTCTCATGATTGATTATATATGAGCAATCTCTTTCAAGATAGTATGATTCGTATGATCTCTTATTAATAAAATACGGCATCTGCATAGTCTTTACAGAAGACTCTATACTAGGAGTCATCAGAAAGATTGCAGAGCCTTTTTTCTTATCTTCTTCATTAAAAGGTAAATATACCTTTCGACCTGAACTATATAATCTCATAGGTTTAAGATCATTAGCAGTAACAGCCATATCTTTGTACCTCCAATCGAAAGTTAGTATTACCAAAATGTTGACATACCCAGAAAAACACAGAAAGGCCAGCGCAGTTTCCTGCGCTGGTGTGGGACGTGGGTCCCAATGGCAAAATCGACTCACATCAAAAGGCATGACATTTGTCTTATGAATATGTTATATCTGTGTTAAAAGACATGAGATTACCCTCTGGGGAGATCCAGAGGGTAATCTTACCAGGAAAATCGTTTAAGAAAAGACTGTACTGAAATATGTGTATCATAATTTGCGTCACTATATAGTTACATCAGTATTTCCAAATGATATTTCCCACAATAGGCTCGATATTGGAATGCTTAAGCAGTATAACATCACAGTTATCAAGGTTAATCTCATCATTATGAGATATAATGATACATTGCTGACAGTCTAATACTTCAAGCATCTGATCAAGCATGATTATAAAGTTTCTACGATTATAAGAATCAAGAGCTCCATCTATCTCATCAAGCTTAAGTATATTAAGCTTACTAGATGATTGGAATAAGAGCGCGAAACTTAATATCATAGATATACAAGCTACCTGAGAACTACTCATACTAGATATATCATCATGAGGAAGATTTCCACCTGAGCAAGGTATTCTGAACTCATTCTCATTAATGATAAATGGATCTAAGTGGAACACTCCATCAAACATCATAGCTAATAGTCTATTAGCTAACTGTATGATCTTATTCATATAGAGCTCCATAAATACTGTCTGAATACCAGTAGTAGGAGACGAGTAATACTTGATAGTCTCTATCTTAGTATAAGATGCTTTATAGTCTTCAAGTTCTTTCTCATACTCTTTAAGCATTTCTACCTTATGCTTTACAGTATCTCTTTCTTTATACTTCTCATTCAGATTAGTAAGAACATTGGCAAGATTCTGTCTAGTTACTTCTATCATACTAGCTGCATTAGTAACAGCAACCATATTCTTCGAGATATTATCATACTCTGTTGTAAGTTTCTCTTTAAGAGCTATACTTTCATTCAAAGATTTTACACAAGTAGATATAAGATTTTCAACATTTTTTATATCATTACTCATATCAAGCTCCATATCATTATAATGAAGTATAGTATCTTTTACTTTAAACTGGGCTTGGAGTAATCCTTTAAGATCACCATTAAGCTTATTTACATCATCAACAAGAGTATCTATAATATCCTTCTTAGACAGATATATCTTATACTCAGCTTCAAGACTAGTAAGCATATTCTTAGCATATGCATAATCTTCAAATACATTAGCCTTCTGAAGATACATCTTCAAGACATCAATCTCTTTAAGAGGAACTCTAGAGATTATTCTTATTACAAACTGAGATTTCTCAAGTAAGATATCTTTAACAGGAAGTTTAGCAAGTATAGGTCTAGCACTCTCTATCATCCTAAATATCCTATTAAGCATATTCTTACCATCTATTATCTGTAATTTAGTAGACAACTCTAACTCAAGCTCATGAAGATTTTCTTTTTCTAACTTTATAGCTTCATCTATCTTTACAGGAGGATTCTCTTTAAGATGCTTCTCAGCTTCAATAGCATCTGCTATAAAGAAACAGTTATCAAGTTTACACTCTTTAGGCCTAGAGTTTAATATAGCTACTCTCTTAGCATAAACTATAGACTCGGTAAGTTCTACCTCTAAAGCCTTGATCTTATACTTAGACTGCTCTATGCAATTATTCAAAGACTCTATGTCAGGGTTAGGAGAATCTATATTCTTTACTATCAGATCTACTACACCATCAGTAAAAGCATCTTGGAAAGCTTCTACAGCTTCCTTAATCTGTTCAAGAGTATGGATACCTATGATATACTCATCTTTACTAAGTATCACATCACCCTCTAAACCCATCTCAGCAAAGACTGCTTCGCATTCTTTAATACTTTTCTTTACATTCTCTATAGCAGATTCTAACTGATCATAGTTGGTATCAGATGTAAAGCTATCAAGTTTAGCTTGTTTGTCCTGTAATTTAGTATTAGTATCCTTGATAGATTGCTCTATTTCCATAAGTTTGAAGCAAGAGTCTTCTCTATGATGTCTCATATCTCTATATTTAAGCTTTAATAACTCCAAATGTTCCTCTGGAGTAGTATCAGCAGGTATAACTTCATGTATATGACCTGTAAGATTACTTATAGTAGATTCAACTTCTCTTAATCTAGTCTCTAATTCAACCTTTCTAGCCAAACTATCATGACCATTAAGACTTTCTATAATACTTTCATTCTTAGCAATGGTTCTATTGAACTCATCTCTGCTAGCCTCATAGTTAACTATAGTCCTTTCTATACTGGAAAGCATAGGATTAAGCTCATTGATATCTCCAATAGTATCAATCTTAGAGACTATACTATTTATCATAGATTTAAAGATTGAAGATCTCTTAGCAAGAGTCTTATAGATATTATTATATACTTCTACAGAAGAGATTATAGAGTTTACAAACTTCTTTCTCTCTGCAGGCTTCTTATCAGCAAGACCTCTATCATCTGTAGATAACTGAGATAATGCTACAAAATTAGGATCAAGCTTAAACTCAGAATATATAATATCCTTGCAAGATGTAATATTTCCTGTGGGGTTCAACTCCACAGGTCCTGCTCCGATATCTTTAGTTATATATCCTTTAGCATTCATTCTATCGCCATTAGTTTTTACATCATGTATAAAAGTAAGTGTATATATTTCACCCATAGGTCCCATATAAGATATAATCTTCTTAGCAGGGAGCCCTTGTATAAAAGAATCACTATCATCAGGAAGAGGTTTTAATGCTTTGAAGAGTGTACTCTTTCCTGATCCATTATCACCTTTGATTACGAGCATACTATGGTTACATTTTGTGAAATCTATAGAGATTTTAGACAATCCCATACCATTCATAATGCCACCATAGTTCTCTAATTCGACCATTTTTAATCTCATTACGATCACCTCTTATTAAAAGTTACCCTAACGATAAAAAATAAAATCTCAATTATATATTATAATAGTGAATAAGAAAGTTATTCTTTTTTACTTATAAAAAACAAAAGATATGCTCAGAGGTAACAAGCCTCTGAGCACGTCTTTTTGAGAAAGGAGGTGACTCATAATGAAAATCACCTATGGGTATTTACCCGAATATGGGTATGTTCCCGTGATGGTTGAGGAGATACCCGCTCCCAACCAGAAAAAGAGCACTAATATTTACAAAGTGCTCGACAAGATGATAAAGAAGTCATATAAGCCGTCTAAAACTAGAGACCGCATTGATGACTTTATCAGCTCGCTTTGCAGCGAGTAAAAAACAGGGGCTGGGCAACCAGCCCTTATTTTTTATAATATAGTTAATGCTGGTGTAAGATTATATAATGGTTTGGGTAGTCTATCTGTCCAATCTATCATATATTTAGTATTACACTTCTTACACATCATATAACTGATACAAGACATATTGAGTATTCTATTCAACTCCATCATATCATTATTTTCTATTATACTGGGGTAGTTAATGGCTCTATCTGAATCAGTCATTAGCATTACAGTTTCACCTCCACATGCCTCACAATAGCAAGGCGTATGGATGAATGGACTTATTATCTGCATTGTGCTCACCTTATATATCAGGCATCATTCTATAAAGATTTTGTAAGGTTGTAGGAGCTAAAATACCTGCTTTTTTATAGTTATCCACATATGTTGTAAGGATATCTTCACAGAGCTTCTGAGGAGTCATAGAGGATATAGCAAATTCTATATCATATTCTCCATTTGTTAAGCCTTTGATAGTCTTAAGAATACTAGCCATAATAGTTATTTTATTACTCTTATCATTATCAGGATCTTCATAGATAAATTTATTATGACGATCATTTAAGAATGAGAAGAACCAGTTATCAGCTATCTTATCCAGATCTATCTCAGTTACTCCAAATAATGACATTATATGGAATGCAAGAAGCATAGCTGTAGGATTAAGATATTCAACAATACCGTGCATAGCATTAATATCGATCTTAATATGATCTGTATTCATCTGAACAGTCTCATATTCATTTATGAACTTAGCTACCTGACAACTTCTGTATACATCGAATACTACATCTTCTGTAATGATTCTAAATGCTGCATATAATCCCATAAACATGGATACACTCTTATCATCTGATTTGAGCTGCCACCAGTCTATAGCAATAAGCGGACCATTAGAAGTGTGCACTAATGCAACAAGAGGGAGTGTACCACCTATACGATCTTTATGATAGTCTTCTGTATCGATAAGAGATATATAGGTTTCTGTAGGTTCAAACAGTGTTGTACTGCACATAGCAGATGGAGATACATTAGCATTGAAATATACTGAATAGTATCTAATGACATCCAGAGTGAATGGACGCTGTGAAATCTTTCTCCAACAAGCAGCTGTAAATACAGGATCAGCAGCAGTTTTTATTAGAGAAGCCATAGTGTCTATAAGTTCTTTATAAAAAGCCTTGTGTTCCATATATATTATTCCTTTCCTTTTACAAATGGATTGTCTTCTGCAACAGAATCATCTTCATCATAACTTGTTATTCCTCTCAGAACTCTATTAAGTCTTTTGAAGAGATTTTCATCTGTTACAACTTCGAACTGCATACCTTTCTTTATAACAGGAAATGTCCTATTACATTGTACACAGTAAGCTCTTACAGAATAAAACTCAACATCGTAAGTTACTGGTAATCCATTATCAGATAACAGAGATGAACCAATTTCATTCTCTAAGATATAACACGCCCCACTACATGCAGGACATTGACCTTCACTATAATGAATAAATGGCTTGATACAAGCATCTTCAGCCATCTTAGGATTATAGAATTTAGACATTGATATCGCCTCCTTATATTAATAATAAGTTGAGGTATGGAAAATGGAAGGTCCGAAGACCTTCCTTCTTCTTTACTCTGTAATAAGCTGAATTAAACCTGAACCTTCAAGAGGTAATCCACCATATTCACCTTCATCAGTATGAATGAATGGTCTGATTATTCTTCTAGCAGCCTGAATATCTTCTTCGAGTTTCTCTACCTCATCATTATGAGGCTTACTAAGAAGTACTTCTTCTGCTATAAACAGTTCTTTTCTACCTGTCATCTCTCTAAATTGTGTTAAAGTCTTAGCGAGTTCTTCCTGCCAAGTATTAGGTTCTTCAAACTCTGAGAATGATATAGATTCTCCATATATCCTCTGAAGAGGACACAGAGCTCCACTCATTCCAGGATCAGATGCTGAGGAAGAATCCATATCAACTCTTCCTATATGAGATGGATTAACCATCTTAAACTGCTGAGGTACTGCAGAAGATCCTTTCTCTCCTATACCAGAGATACCTTTGAAAGAATACTTTAGTACACTCACTGCATCGAGATCATTTACGAGATTCTTATAGTTTACCAGCTTACAGTTCGCGATTGCTTGTACAAGATAACCAGGATTTATCTCTATAGCTCGTTTAATGGTCTTTATTTCGGCCCTATTAGCTATGTCTGAGACTCTATGAATTCCCTGAGTTAACTTCATAGCATATAAGCTGGCAAGATACTCTGCATACCTAATTCTTTTGGTTGTCAGATCTGTATTGTCCTTCTTACGAAGTTCTGCAAATTCTGATATCATCCATCTAAGTACACAGTATATATCTGCTTTCTGTTCTTCTGGTAAATGTAAGACATACTTAGTCTGTATATCATATACATTCTCTATAGAGTCAAGTACTGCATACCCCTTCTCAGGAGTAGAATTATTGAACTCCATGCCCAAACTCTTAGCCCAGAATTCTGTAAGATACAAATCTTGATAAGACGTATCTTTCATGATAGCCTTATAGATTGTATATATTATACTCTGAACTACAGTATTATTATCATACAAAAACCTAGGGCAGTTTATCCAGATATTATTCTTCATAAAAGAGTAATAGGTTTCATCCTTCTCTTCCATAGGATAATTGGTTACTGAGATATAACTTAAACCCATAAAGTTTATTGCTCCATAGAAGCCAAACCTAGCAAAGAAGTACTTCATAATCGGAACTGTCTTAGTGAATACATTGATATCATAATATAAGCACTTGACTGTATCTCCATTGAAAGACTTCATAGCCTTCTTGGTATTTCTATAGATATTGATCGGAGTAAAGATTGTCTTCAATACTATCTTATGCTTCTTACTAGATGAAGTAGCATTGTTATAGGTCGAAGCATCTACGATCTGATAGAGTGCAGAATACATATTACCTGCAATCTTGAAGTAATACTTATCTATAACTCTAGGGATCTGGATCAATACTGTTGTATGCTCTGACTGATCCTTTATAGAGATAAAATAGTTCACCTCTAATAAGATTATATCAGAGTCTCTAAGATTGATATAAGAGTATTCATTGTCTTTAGCTCTACGGTTCTTACTATAGAGCTCTTCATACTGATACAAAGTATTATATACTTCAGCATAATCTGAGATTACTCTAAAGCTTTCTACTTTGATCGTGAAGAATTTATCCCTCTGTGCTGAGAGAATAACCTTTTTAAGTTCTTCTACTATATCCATTTCATCTCTATGAAAGAATATGGGATTGAACTTAGGTCTCTTCTCATCATTGAATTTCGCTATTAATTCGTCTTGTACCATGTCAGTCCTCCGTTCTGGACTGATTAGGAAGAACCTTTACATCTGTACCCAACAGATCTACCACTATAGTAGACCCAATAGGATTAGCTACATCAGGTTCTTTATCAGTGATAGTTAATGTTAGTCCAAGGTCTAAGGCATTCGCCATAGTAACAAGCTTAGATAAGGTTATATCTTTAGATGTAAGAATTCTCTTATCATTAGCATAGTTTGTACCAAACCTAGACTCATACTTATCAAGGTCTATATGCTTCAATTCGATAGCTTCTTTAAGACCTTTCATAGCTTGAGAGTCATCTTCAAGCTTCATCGGAACATAAATATTATCAGGTGTAGTTAATACTGCACGCTCCTGGCTTCTAAGAGCATTCTGCTGTGCAATTACACCCTGAATATTAGTCTGGTTCCTAAAATCAATTACTCTAGATGCAGAATAATTGGCCTGATCATCAGGTTCTGTAGGTTCTACAAAATGATAAAACGGCCCATCTTTATACATTCTAGGTCTTGTATCTGCTTTAGATCTTATAGGATACACATAATCTCCCTCGACTATTGCTGTATCCATCTGATCATACATCTCTGGGTTTTTCTGATACTCCTCAAAAGTTATTGCTTCATATGCATGAGTACCAGATATGAACTTGTTGTTTATTGCCATTGGTTAAACCCCCTATTAAAAATAGACCCATCGGTGGAAACCCCACCGATGGGTCTTTTATCATAGGATTAGTCCATATGATTGAAAGGATTTGTTATCTCTATAGGTGTTGTTCTAATAAACGCCTGTACATGGCTTCTAGCTGCAGCCTTAGTATCAGATTCCATCAGAGCTGCATTAGATGCGGCCTGATCATCATCCTTGATAAGCTGCTTCATCTTAGCAGAAGGAGTAATAGAGAATACCTTCTTACCCTTCTCGATAACTGTAACAGCTGTAGCATAATCGCCGATTTCAAGCTCGACTTCCTTATCCTTAGCATTCTCATCGAGCCAGTTAAGCAGAGTCTGAACTGCTATGTTGATCATCGGAATGATTATGAATGTGTTGCTGAGTCTGATATGGAACTCATTCTGGATATAGATTGCCAGAGTTGTCTGGAATGCCATATCAGTATATTCCATAACCTTATCAGTCTCATTGATAATATCGAATTCATCGAAAGACATTACATATACCCAGTTACCAGGCATTCCTTCTTCTGTAGGGTTCTCATAATATACCTTGCCACCGAGCTTGAATGCTCCCTTTTCATCTCTGATTGCAAGTGCTACACTCTCTGTAGTAGACTTGATTCTGGAAAGGAATACTGTCATCGATCCGAAGATCGCATCGAACATAACGTGAAGATCACCTTCACTGATGTCGAAACCTCCATCAGTATACATAGACTGCTTGAGGTTGCTATAAATTGTTGTCTGTTCAATCTTCATAATGATTGATCCTCCTGGTTTTGATATTTAATTCAGGAACTAGACGTTCCTGAATCATTACAATAATATATGGTTATATATAAGTTTAGATCTTCGTAGAGTTTTATTTCAAGTAATCCTCCATATGTGCTCTAAACTCACCTATTGGGACTATTATAGCATTAGGTGGTAACTTAGCAGTCTTAGTGCTAGTAAATCCTAATGCTGGTACTAGAAGTATATCAGTCTCTCTAGTTACAGATCCTTCTGTACAATCATGACCCATCTGTTGTAAATGAGTCATCATATCATGGTCTCTGCAGCCACTAAATCTAATATGCTTTCCTGTAACACTCTGACCTAAAGATACTATTACATTAGGCATCTTACTTATATAGATCAGATCGTCCGCAAACCATTTACGTTCATTTACAATAGTCTGTACACTTATAGGTCCAAGACCTTTAAGATGCATCAGAGCTATTCTTAGATCATCATCATCAAAACTCATAACCTGCTCAAGGCTAAAGTTCTGAAGAACGATTTTCCATGCAGCTTCAGCAAGATTAGTAAATCCAAGAGCTCCAATGATTCTATAATCATAGATACTAGAAGCCTTAAATGCTTTAATCTGCTCTATAATATTAGCGCTAAACTCAGGACCTACACCATGATCTTTGAGATAATCATAATCCATCTCTAAGAATTCTCTCAAGGTATAGATATCTATCTGTTTAACTGTTTCTTCTGCAACACCTTTAAAGTTGATCTTCTTAAGCATTGCAGTCATTCTTGCTATCTTTCTACCCTTACAATTAGGATTAGGACAATAGATAGATTTACCAGAATCAGACTCTACTAGAACATGACCACATTCAGGACAATGGGTTATAAATTCTACTACAGGAGCCTCATTCCTAAGGTTCTCTTCTATGTCTGGTTTAGTGATATAGGTCATGACATCATTTACATATTCTGCCATCAATACATCACCAACTCTAAGACCTAATTCTTTGAATCTCTTATAAGAATGACCAGAGGATTTAGTCTGAACCATTCCATAGAATTCAATAGGAGTATAGTTTATCATAGGAGTTATAGATCCAGTCTGTCCGACTGTATAAGTATATCCTATGAATCGAGTAAGCTTCTTCATAGTATTAAACTTGACAGCAGCAGAATACTGATTTACACTATTCTTTCTACCAAGTTTCTCTCTGATTACAGGGTCTAAGAATGATACTACTACACCATCATACATGATAGGAAGTACTCCTCTTACATACTCTGCTTCATCTACGAATCGCTTTATCATATACATTACTTCTAAGAAGTTTCCAGTGACTACTGTATATCTACAATACTCACCAGAATGATAATACTTGTTCATAAATTCTAACTCTTCAACTCTATTCATACCATGAAGAGATGTAGCTAATGGGACAAGTGTTATATAATCTCTGTACATTCTTGCATTAGAACTACCAAAGATTCCTATGATTGCATTTCTAGCATTCTTATAATCTTTACCTAGCTCTCGTCTCATACGTTCTATATTATCATAAGTTATAACTGCTTCGAACTTCATACCAAACTCATAGTCTGGTAATCTAGGATCTGTAGCATGTTTAAACTTATATCCTTGAAGTATTGGAGTAAGATCCGTGGCTTCATCATTACCAGTATCTCCTCTACTCCTAGCACCTACAACTTCACCATTCAGGATATCTGCTTCTACAGATATACCATCATATTTAAGTTCTAGCACCATACTGAATTCTTTATTAGGATCTAATATCCCAGCCTCTATAACAGGTTGGAAGAAGTCTCTTTCAAGAATCTGTACTTTAGGATCATCGAATACTCCTTGATCTTGTGCTTGATAGTTTGCTACAAACTTGCACTTATTAAGAGTACCGACCAACTCAGGATAATTATGAGCTGTATTTCTAAGTCCTTTACTTAAAAGATCTGTATGGATGAATGGATTAATTGTAAAATCTCTCTTAGTAGGTATAGGCATATTGAATAACCTATCCTCAAAGATAGGATCTACAAACTTTTCATCTGGATGAATGAATGGATTTATAATCTCAGGACCTGTAGATACTATATTACCTACTGTTTCAGTATACTGTACAGGTTCTGCTCCAACTTGGAAGTTGGGATTATATTTCTTATACTTCTCTAATAGAAGATCATATACACCATCTTCTATAGGTAATGGGTCCATATCTGTATTATTATATAAGATATTACAGATATTCAGCAATAGACCCAAGTCATTTACATCTCTAGCATCCAAAGGATCTGGTTTCTGTAATAGATCCATTGCTATGAGATTTAGTTCTGAAGTAGTCTTAAGTTTTAGATCAGATAACTTGAACTCTGGGCTCAGTAAATCTGCTCTAAGTTTCTGTAAGTCTACCATAATACACCTTCTTTCTTCATTAATAGAGATAGAACCGAAGTCCTATCTCTATAATGATATATAACTAGTATTATTTTTTCTCATCCTCTGTAAAGTGTATGAACGGATTCCGTATGAAAGGATGAATAATACCAGAGTGCTCCTTCTTATACAGCTTCTCAAAGTAATCTGGAGCAGCTGTCTCTTCAGGATGCATATGGATAAACGGATGAACCTGATATGCAGGACGTCTATCCTCTATGAAATGAATGAATGGATTCCTTATAAAGGCAGGTTTCTTCTTCTTAGGTTTCTTAATAAATATGAGTCTTAATCCCATAGTCTTAAGATAAGCATTGAGAATCTCAACACTTCTACTTTTAGAATTAGAATCGAGCTTTATATCTATATTGAATGCATCACCAGTAAGAAGCTGTTCAGTAAGTCTTCTTGCATTCGGTGAAGTAGAATATAGCATAAGGTTCTGAGCTATAAACTCAGGCCCTAAGTGGAGCAGATCACCAGTTTCCATTTCTCCCCATCTTACAGGAGTCTTAGTAAACGGTGCTCTATATGATTTATTTGCTTTAGATCTAGAATTCTCATTCTTTATATTAGTAGCAGACAGCGAAGTTACAGAAAACTTCTCTTCTGCATACTGCTTTAATCTATAGATATACTGTCTTCCAGCAACTAAAGGTCTATGAGCTTTGATATACTCAAGTTCTCCACAGCTATTTACTCTCGGAACCATAAGAGTATACTGCTTAGCCCAAGGGAATTCTTCATAAAGCTTTGCTATTATATCTATATCAAGCGAGTTAGAGATAGGATTCATAGATACTCTTATACCTTTATCAGTTATAATAGATCCAAAAAACTCTATCAGATCAGGCTCTTCAAGATTTTCAAGTGTATTTATAATATACTCACACTGTTCAGGATTTACGATCTTAAGGAATCTTTCATAGATATCGATCATTTCTCCTACATCAAGTGTATTAGTATTGAAGAAGTCTACTATACGATTACCTATATGGGTTATAGAAGTCTCTATAAGCTGAGACGGATTTTCTCTGTTAACACAAGTACTAGAGTTGAATATGCATTCTACTCTTTCACCATTGTCTAACATCGGCATATACTCATCTTTTCTTATTCTAGAGACAACACCCTTACCTCCATATCTATTAGAAAGCTTATCACCTTCGCTGAATTCATTTACTTCAAAGACTGTAAGCACTATACAGAGGTTAGAGAAAGGTCTATCGAATGTGAACTGTTCACCATTGAGTATTCTTTTACTTATATTATAGATTCTCTGGAGTTCAATGGTCTTCTTTTTGAGTGGGAAGTTATCAAGAACAGATACTATCTCTCGACAGAATCTTATATTCTCATTATAGTATTCCCTTATCTGTCCATTATAATAGGACTGCTGTAATGCATCAGGATTATTGCAATATACATTTATATCTACAATAGTACCAGAGCTGGTGATCTTTTCATCAGACATCATTATATCCTGTAATCTAGATGCTGTCTGAGTAAAGAGAGATTCATCTTTCTTCTCTTTTCTGAATGCACATACAATACCATCCTTAACATCTTCTCCAATATCAGGGAAAGTTTTATATCCATTAGAAACGTAGTTAGCGAGTTCATTTGTACCCATAACACGTTCTGTCTTCTCGCCATCATCTCCATACAGATTGAGAAGCACATCATTATCATTAATGATAATGCTTATCTCTTTTATTGTAGGAGATGCAAGTTTCTTTGCAGCAGACTCAGAGATTACTATCGGGTCTTCAGTAGTATCTCCAAGTGCCATATATGTGGTTAAGAGATTTATACCATCACAATGACCACCATAAGGGTCATAAGATGTACTCTTCTCTAATATTGTACCAGCAGGTATATAGGTTCCTTCATTATAGGAATCTATACCTTCATTATTCATCATATATCCGAATGCTTCTGTAGTATGGACATATGAAACTCTTTCTAACAGAGACAGTTCACCAGTCTCTGTATTTTCAAGTATAGTAAAGTAATGAAGTCCTGGATGCTTGCTAAACTTCTGGATCTTCTTTACAACTCTATACTCTGCATCTGTTACTTTATATGAAGATGAATACTTAGCAAACTCATCCTCATATCCTGTACATACCAGTGGAACCTCACCATGAATGAGATTCAAATGCTGATTCAAGTGCTGCAAACA